GACAAAGTATAATTAGCCGAAATAACCCTGCTGCTAGCGGGGATAAAATCGGAGATATTAAATTTACTCAGAGAGAATTGAATGATGACTGGGTAAAATGTGATGGATCGATGGTAGATCCTAATGTGGTATCTGGAAAGTATAGTGAATTATGCACAAATCCACTAGAAACAGATCAATTTATAAAATACGGCAGTAATTATGAGAGGCTATCTCAACCGATGAAGGACTTGTATGATCAGCAAGAATATACAAATGATAATAATATCTTCTTCTGGGATAATGGAGAGCAATCTGGAAGTGGATTTATATATACTAAAGAAGTTAGTGCAACAACTTTTGAAATGTCATTAAATATAGTTATAGAATATCATGATAATTCTATAGTTGATCATAAAATATTATCTATAGGACGTTCAGATTTTAGCAAAGAATTGTATGAACAATACAAAGATACAGAAGATTTATGGACATTTTGGATTCAAGAAGATATATACCTTAAATCGGTTAAATGCAATAATAATACATTAGCTCTATTAATACGCCGTGATTATGATAGTATGTTTCAATGCCCAGATTTTCAAGAATCGGAAGATGGCGGTTTACATACATTTTTCATAAAAATAGATTTAAGCACTAAAAGTTTTACATATAGCTTTGGAGGTGCTGGCTATTCGCTTCCTCCTGATGTTAAATTTGAACTATATGAAATATCTAATAACTGTGAATTTGCAGTTTCATATGTTGTACAAAATGAAATTAATTCATTCGAAGCAATGCATGCTCATGTTCATTCGGGAGTTGGTAATAGATGGACTGATAGCACGATTATAAATTCAGATACTATTACAGGCCAAGAATATGGGGATGGAGTTACTTCATATAATAAAGGATGTATTGTAACAACAGAAAATGATATGATTTTATTTATATGGAGCAAAGATGATGACAAAGGCTATAGTTTTCTTATAAATTCTACAGGAATTTCTTTTTATTCAGTGCTTAATGGTTCTGATCATATGATGGAAGATCCTACTATAATACCAATGATTGATAATAATGAGAATTCATTTATTATACTAAATGAACCAGGAATGAATACAGTTGTCTTTTTAACTCCAGACAGTATAAGTCAAGAGTTTACTGTTGGGGTAGATCCAGTGGATGGTGATATACCAGAATGGAAAATAATAACTTCAATTTATGGAAATTATTTAATTTATGATAAATATATGATTGAGATTTCTACTACAGATTCTGGATATGTAGACAAAATGGCAAATTATACTGAATCTGCTATTCAAACAGAATTAGTCGGATTCCACGGCCAGTTTAACAATGCTAAGTATTTATATTGTAATAAGCAATTAGTCTGTCCATGTTATCCAAATCTTAATGATGAGAATGCATATGTAAAGGTTAAATAACTCTATTCCAACATATTAATAAAATTATATGGTGGAGGATATCATAGTATATCCTCCACCATTTTTTTGTAATTTCGAGGATAAAAGTATTGTTTTAAAGGCATTTACCCCCCCCCCCGAAACATTTTAATAAATAATATTTATAAGGAGGCTATTAAAATGGCTATTATGTTTGAAAATGTAAGATTCTTAAATGATGAAACTTATAATAATCTTCTAGAAGATTTCATAAATGACATGGGTCTTTCTGGCAACGTTCTGTATGAAGGAGCTGTAGAAGAACCTAAAGGACTTGAAAAGTTTATATTTGGTAAATATGGCGGAGAAGATTCTAAAGTAAAAGAACTTCGTTCAACATTAAAAGATGTTATTAAAGCAAACGAGCTTGATGATTCTAAGCTTAGGTCTAAAGGAGAAGGATTTCTTCATACTTGTAAAAGAGGAATTCAAATTTGTCTTGATCTTGCAGGATCGGCATTAGCCGGAGGAACAATTGGAGCTGTCACTGGTGGCACTATTGCTACAATTATGTTTGGAGGCATTCCTGCTGCTGCATTTATAGCTGTTGTACTTAAACCTGCTCTTAGGCTTCTTATCGCATTTATTTGCGTTAAGCTTCTTCGCCTATTAGTAGATAAAGTTGAAGGCGCTAGAGCAAAGAAAGATGCTAAAGACATTATTAAACAGCTTAGAGATAAAGCATCTGAAATTAATGATGATAAGATGAAAAAATCACTCGAAGAGCAGGCAGATAAGCTAGAAAAGGCTCTTGAAAAGGAAGCATCAAAAGAGTCCAAAGATGATAAGAAAAAGGATTAATTTTATAGATTTTTACAATAGAAGATGGAGAACCATTCTCCATCTTCTTAACTTTTTAATAAAGAAAATTAAGGAGGTGTAAATATGGGCATCTTATTTGATAGAATAAGATTCATTAATGAATCTGAAATAGATGAAAAAGATAAATTACATATAGAATTAAAATCTAAAGGCGGAAGCTTTTATGATATAATGAATAATGATAAAAAAGTTGGTAAAGTAGGACTTTCTTTTTATGAAGATATTAAAGCAGTTGGTATTGGAAGTCTAGAAATTAATTCCTCGTTGAGAGGCCAAGGATTAGGGACGGCCACTATAAAGCATATCATCAAAACTTATAAAAAGAATTATGACCTTATATACTGCTATGTAGATCCTAAGAATACTGGAGCAATAAATCTTTATAAAAGACTTGGCAAAGTTCATGATAAACAAGTCAATGATGATGGATATTATTATGTAGAATTTTATAATAAAACAGGAAAGGAATGGTGAGTATTATGCTTAGATCTGAAATGTTTAATAGATGCTTACATGCAGATTACGACCCAGAAGGGCCCAGTGATTATGACATTCAATTAATTGGAGATACAATTTATATATTTTTTGAAGGATCTGATGAAAAAGAAGACTGGATAGATAATTTTAATTTTCCAGCAACTCCTTATAAAGATTGCCATCCTAAGTGGAGATGCCATAGAGGATTCCTTAATGCATGGAAAGACATGCAAGATGCTATCGTGTTTACTGTTGGAAGACTTCTTGGTTTGGATGCTGAGAATGAGATAAAGAATATTACTTGCATAGGATATTCTCATGGTGGAGCTCTATCTCTTTTGGCAACAGAAGATATGGAATATCGATATGGAAAAGAATATAATGTCAAAGGATATGGCTTTGAAGCACCCAGAGTTATATGGGGTATCATACCTAAAGAAGTTAAATATCGCCTTAGGAATTATGAAGTAATCAGAAATAAAGGGGATTTGGTAACACATGTACCACCCATATGTTTCGGATTTAGAAATGCTGGAACAATGTATAAGATGGGCAAGACATTCAAGTATGGTCCCATCAAAGCTCATTTTTCTAGCAATGTGATGACAGAACTTCTTGAGAAAGAAAAAGAAGAAGCATAAAAGAATAGTGGATAAGGAATTTCTCCTTATCCACTTATTTTATTTCTTTAGCAATCTCTGAATAAACTGTTCGATGATAAAGATAGATATAATAAGCATATAGAAATGCTCAAGATTATCCATATAATCAGCATTCTTAATAAGACTTATAATATCTCCTTTAATAAAGTCATCATCACTATTAAAGTATGCAATCCAAAGGTTATAGATTTCTTTATTATTTCCTTTTTCATACATTTTATTATTTTTAATATGCTCCATGACATCTGGATCTATAGAATTAAATCTAGTTTTATATGGAGTTTTATCGAAATATCTTACTGCATAGTAATAATCCATCTTGGTTACAAATAGAGAATTTGGATCATTAATAAGGTCCGCAGTTGCTGTCATATTCATACTTATATCTTCTACACTGCAATTCTCGAGAGCATTAAAGAAGGTTCTAGAATAGTCCATTCCAAAAGTTTTATTTGTGGTAGTTGCATGAGCTACATAAATAAACTTATCGGCATAGTCGAGTACTTTATTTCTAATAAGGAATTCAATCAAGAACGGATCATACATATTCCACCCATCATGATTATATACAAATGTCTGAAGCCTTGCATCAAAGAAGATATTCTCGAAATAAGTGATAAGCCTCTCAATCAAAACTTCAAGATTTTCAATAATCTTATAATCACAATCTTGAACAATAGCCTTGAAATCTGTCCCAATATTTGTAGCAATAAAGTTGAAATTCTTTTCAACCTGATCTTCTATTTGACCAGTAGAATCTGTCTTCTCAAGAGCATATTCTACTCTATAGAAATTTGCTCCACTGTCAAGAGTATCTGCAGTTACGGAATTAACTTTGAAAAGAATAGATTCGCTAATATGAGCTATAGAAAAGAAATCTCCAGGCCTAGGCGTAATAGTATTTGGTAGAATATATGCTTCTCCAGTAATATCATTTGCTTCAATTCCATTATTGTCATTTAGATCATAATCTGTAGCAATCTTTTCAATTCCATAAACAATAAAGTCAGAAATTTTATTATACTTAAATGGCGATTGACCTCCCAAATGAGCTTCATACAGGCCAGAAGCCTCATCAAGAGTAGATTTCTCAATATTTTGAGAATAATAAGTTACCTTTGTAGGTTTCTTATCGGAAAAGATATAATATGGATTATTGATTTTGGACTTGGTGGCCGACACCAAGCTATCTATAGTATTTGTATACTTAGTATCTGTAAATTTTCCCATAAGTAGATACCTCCGCATTTATTTTCATTATTAATAAGTTGACAAGATTAAAGAGGAGCTCGAAAGCTCCTCTTTATATTAATCATAGATAAATGGATCTATGAGCTCCGCATTTTCACGAGAATCAAAATCATCTATAAATCTATCAAGATCTTCATATTCTACCCCAGTGAAATCAATCATATCTTCGATATCAGCATATCCTCTGCCTCTGAAATCAATTTCGGCTAGTGATAAAACACAACCGGTATAGTTGCGAGAAACAAAATCTTCTTCAATAGAAGCATATCTACCAGGATCTACATCAGAACCTTTAAGCTCATAATGATAAAGTTCATAAGGAACGCTATCCCTATCAATTCTTTCTTCAGTATAAAGCATTGGTCTTTCAAATAGATTCACCAGTTGATATGAATCGACATCATATACATCTTTCATTGCTCAAGTTCTCCTTATATATTTTCTTTTACTTAAGTGTACTCAATGTATAATAGTAACGAATAGAAAAACGGCTAGATTGCTCTAGCCGTTTATTTTTTACTTATTCTTATTAAAAAGCTCTTTAAAGAAATTAATAACTTTATTACAAATCTTATAAAGCCATTGAATAAATTTGTTCTTGGTATCTTTCTTTTTAATATCATCTGAATAAATAGTATCGGTAATGCCCCATACTTCTACGAAAGGATACTCATAAGGGTATACAGCTTTTCCTCTATTACCCCAAAGCTTGCCCCAAGAATTCTGGATAAGCCATCCCTTTTCATTCCATCCATAGATCATAATACAATGATATCCAAAATTACCAGTTTGCGAAGTGGTCATGATACCATTCTTAACCTTAATATCCCTATACCATTTGACAGAAACCATTACAGGTCCATGATCCATAAGAGCTTTCTTAATCTTATATTCTCTATCATCAGCACTAATAGAGAAATAAGTAGAAATCTTATTCGGAGAGTCAGTTTCAAATTCATCAACCTCTTCAAAGAGATCAATAATATCAGGAACTTCCTTATTGTATGGGAATTCATCCCATTTAGCAATTCCACGCTTTTGGAGAGTTTTAAGAGCATCTCTAAGATACATACCTTCACCCTTATATGTATAACGGCATCCATAAATATATCCAGGAGATAGCCTGTCTGTTCTATTATGCTGCTTAAGATTGAAATATTCCTCTATTTCTTCTGCAACATGAGCAACGCAAGAACCTACAGATCCTTGATCTCTAACATCAGCGGTGATTAGAGAAAATTCTTTAGGAAGTTCTTCAACTGCACAAACTTTTGCAGGAGTATATTGATAGTCTCGTACATCAATCACAGGAAGTAAAGCTCCAAACTTACGTTCCATGGTAAATCCTCCTTTATAAAAAAATAACCATTATCAAATTGTTAAAAAGAAATAAGCCTTAGGATCATAGCAAAATCCTAAGGCTTATAACTTATATTTCATATCAATTATCTGATCCATTCTAACGCCATAATCTTTTTGGCCATCAGCTCTATTGCGATGAATCCAGATAGGAATGTTAAATGGTTGCAATATTTCTTTAATCCTTCTAAACTCTCTATCATCTATATCAGCATCTGGATAAATATGGAGATTAAACCCTAGAAATCCATATTGCATAATAAAGAATTTTATAAGATTAAAATAAGACTTGCCACCGATAGCCGCATATACTGCATTTGCTCCCATTGGTGCTACATGAAGATATATCGACAATATATCAAATGCTCCTTCAGCTATATGAATATCTAAAGGCATGTTGAGATTTATAATATTTGGGATAATGTAATACTTCATAGCATCATCACCAGAACCTAATATATCATAATTGATATATCTATAATCAATAAATTCTGGCAACTTTCCTTCGGGCACTAGACGTCTAAGCATTACATATCTATTATCCATCGATAAAAATCCGACAAAGAATTTATCGATAAGATCAATCATATCCGGATGACGAGTATATTTTTCAATACCATTGATATCTAGAAAATCTTTAAGGTTCAAAATTATTTTAAATTTAGCAGCATCATTAGTATTGAATAAGTGACCCATTCTATTCGATATATAAGATAATTTCTTTTGAGCAAATTCATTATTGGAAAGAGGTATAAGAGGATGCCTTTGTTTTATACCCTTTCCAAGTTGACCAAATTGTGCTGAGTTAGTTTCAATAACTTTACTATTATGCTCCTGACAGACATTAATGATACGATCATCTTCAATCTCAATATCTTTCAGAAACTTAGCATCTACAACTCCTCCGCTATTACACTTAAAGCAGTTGTACATAAGAAGCCCATTTCGAATTCCTATATACATATGAGCTTTAGAGGAATCTCTAGAGTCACCACAGATATGACATCTTTTAAGAATTTCTTTTCCGCCACTCACAAGTTTACCTTTTCTTGTTTCTTTCATATAGGCTTTCAAAGCCTCAAACGCTTCAATTGTTTCATTTTGAGCCATCTCTAAAGATACCTCCTTTCATAAACTAATTATTTGTATGTCTAAAGCTTAGTTAATTTAAAACATTAAACTCTTTGAATTCTTTCATAGAATCAAAGCTACCAGATGCACTTATTTTAGAAACTTTGTCATAGGTTTCATCTTTTATTTTATTATGCACATCTTTAGCCCATAGAAATAGAGATTTAACCATATCTAATTGCTCAATAAAATATGTATCCATATCATTAAGATTTTTATAATCATAGCGAATACAAATTATATTTTCATAGATATAATTATTCTCATCATAGTAAAAATCATTTGGCAACCCAAATGATTTTAATAAAAGTTTCATTGCAGGATCTAGTTCAAAAGCAATATATGCCCCAATATCAGGAACAATTTCTACGATATCATTGTTGTTGTCGTCTTTACCTTTAAGGGCATGATCGCAAGCATGACCAGAACAGCAATACACTGTCTTTAAGCCAGCTCTATTTAGAAGTGAGATAATTGGAGCCATAAGTTCATCGCATTCGAAAATAGGACCCACTATTCTCTCATCTTCTAAATATTGAAATACTTTAAAATTTCCATCAATATACATAATTTTTCCTTTCTTTATAAAATAACTGAAAGGCAAGAATTACTCTTGCCTTTCATATAAATTCTTATATAGCTTTTCAATCTTTGCAAAAGATCTCATTGTAAATCCTACACAAGAATCAGTTTTAAGCAAATGGTCTTTTAAATTACCCATATCCGTATCATCGTCTACAATAATAAACTTATCAGTCTCTGGATGCATATCCAACCATGCTTGAATTTCATCTCCACGAATTGTCCGTAATACAGGAGTTCTATCGATTACCTCTATTGATTGGCGAAGTCCTCCTTTGTATAAAGCTTCTTTATAATCATCGGAAACGCGCCATGTTGACGTAACAACTATTTTGAAATTATATTTCTTGCAGAATTCTGAAACCCACTGGCATGCCTGAAAGTTATTAACAACTCTTGTAGCAAAGCTGCAATGTGTTCCATCTTCATTCCACATTGGAGTATTTACGACTCCATCATAATCAAGAAAAAGAACATTGATTTTTACTTTCTCCTTTTCCTGATCTAAGTCTTTATCAGTTATTATTGAAAGAATCTCTTTATGCATTTTGCTATTGTCGCATTGAGATATTATTCCAATTTGTTTCATTGGTCTTTCTCCTTATACTTGTTTCTTTTGAAAACAGATTTCATAACCCATACATTCAAGATATTTAATAAGACTCTTAAGTGTAGGATTACCACTACCACTATTTTCAATATCAGAAATACACTGAATAGATAATCCAGTCATGCTTGCAACTTCTTTTTGCGTAAGATGCTTATACTTACGAAGATCTGCAAGCTGCATCTTAGTCAAACGGGTAGAAATATAGTTCTCCATTGGATCTAGGAAAACCATAGGTTCAATGAGTTCTACATTATTATTGCTCTTATCCTCAGTCAAGATTATACCTCCCTTAGGCTTAATCCAAGATCTATTTTAGACTTAATAGCCTTAAGTCTTTTAAGATCTTTTGTTGAAAACTGTTTGCCGCCAACTATTAGTGGCTGATCATTTTTTGCTAATTGAAATAGTTCCTCAAGAAATTCGATGGTACTATCTATAGCAACTTTATCTGTATCATTGAATATTGGAAGATCTGCAGGATAACGAACAATGCACATATTTCTAGGCTTGAGATCACTCTCGAGACAACACATTGTAGGTGCATTATCATTTTCTTTATCTTTGACTTCCCACAAACTTTTACCAAAAGGCTTCCAGCTAAGACGTTTAATAACTATAACAGTATCAACGCTTTGCTCTTTATTATTATATCTATTAGTCGGATCGAAAGAACAAATCAACCCAGGTTCAATTTTTAATTTCCCCATAAATTTCTTTCTTTACCTTTCTTAAAGATTTCATAAACTTGATATCTTCTCTTATAAATGCAATTTCAGCTGCAAATAAAAGACAAATTCCAAGTGTTAAAATAACCAGAATAATGTCTGCCCACCAAGGGCATCTTATAATACCTACGATATTGAATATAAGAAATACTATATCTTTTAAAATAATGCTTATACAACAAAGCCCGCAGGTTGAATCATTATAGCAAGTTTCTGCATTGCCTATAGCCCACTTTTTATCCTCGACAGTAGCAGTAGGTAATTCGCAATTTTCTATTGTAACTTTCAATAGCTCATTAAGTTGAATAAGGGGACTACAACAGAAAATAAGTAATTGTGATAAAATGATAATTATTGCTAAATACCATAATGCTATATTCCATTTTGGTGCTTCTATATTAAATATATAATAAAAGACATCAAATATAAGTATAGCAATATTAAGATAAATAAATATCTTTTGCTTAGTAGATTTAAAGAAATCATTTCTAAGCTCTGTTAATTTGTATGTATTCATTTTTATTCTCCTTGAAGTCTAAATTCTCCGGCTATATACATCTTTTCGATATTATGGGCCGGTCTAAGTTCACGTTGCGTCAAATCTTGAATAAGCCTCCATTCACCAGAAGACAGCTTAATAAGAACTTGATACATTTTTGATTCTTCATTCCATGTAAATAAAGGATTAAGAGCAGCAAGATAATTCGTATAAATTATGAAATATTTACTTCTATTTCCTTTAGATGCAATACGAGCATTTTCAAGAACACCTTCACAATAACTAAATCCCATAGAGGCATCTAGTTTAATAATATCGCTAGGCGTTTCGAAATCAAGAGGACCATCCTCAAAGTAAATTATAATCCCAGGTCTCGTCTTATCAATAGCAGTTTTAGGAACCCTATTTTGGTTAATATGGCGAGCTCTAAGAATCGCTTTAAGATTATTTGTCATATGCCAAATGCTCAACCAGTCATAAGCATTACACACTCAATAATCATAATAAAGAATGCATGATTAATTTCTGCTCTACTGGTTAGAATAATAGCAGAAAGAGCAAGCAAAAGTGTAATAGGGATATATGAGGTAATACTAGGTTTAAACACCTCAATAAGTACATCTCTAATATCATTTTCATACAACCGAGGCTTCTGCTCAATTTTATGCAAGTGTATATAGTTTATAAGGTTTGTAATTACCCAAACACAACCAGGAATTATATTACACAAATAAGCACAAGCAATATACCAATCTCCCCCATAAAATCTTGTAATCAGACAAGAGATAATGAATATTGCACTTGATATAATTGTAAGGTAACGGGCAATCTTCTTTTCTTTAGACTTATTAATAATCATTTCCAATAAACTCCTTTTGATTTATATTCTTTTATGATATCCTCTAGATCAAAATACTTATTAGCTAATTTCATATTTATAAAAATATGTATCGATATTAAACTTACAATAAGTATCTGAGGCCATATCATATTTGGATTTTGTAGAAATAATATAAATGTGATGATAGATATATGAATAATCGCAGAAATTACGAAAATCATTCCAAAGAAATCGTAATTATCATCCACAATAGAAATTCGAATATTATTGGCCACACCATCGAATGGCCGTAATTTAGAAATTCTATTTGAAAATATAAGAAATATTAATCCTTTTTGAATAACAGATGCAGACTCTGTTAATACTATAGCCATAATAATATATGGTATAGGTAGAGTGCAAAAATCAAACCACATTGATACTACTAGTATTCCAACTAGAATTATCAATGTTAATATGATAGGAATTTTGCTTAATTGAAATTTTGTTTTGGATGTGGTAAATTTCATTATTTAACACCTCTTTCTTATTTTTTAGTTGAAGTTATTGTACAACTTCACAGCTTTCTATATTTATATTATATGCTTAAAATAATCATCAAAAAAAAATAAAGGAAGAGATTAAAATCTCTTCCTTTATGCTGGTGGGCCGTGTGAGGCACGATCTCACGGTCTTCTGATTATGAGTCAGGTGCTTTAACCATCTAAGCTAACGGCCCATAATAAATAGTTATGCATAATATAAAAGTTAAGAGGGAGGATATTCCTCCCTCTGTTTTCTTAGATCTTGATTTCAGGATCTGTTTCAGAATCATTAAAGACTGTAAGAACTACAGTATCATTCGGCTCTGTATCCTGTGACATTGATAGAATAATTCTATCACCGATATAATCTTGATTTCCAACAAGCTGGTTATGAATCTTATTACCAATTCGTAATTTTTCTTGAGAATTAGGAACTCTGATGCATACTTCTCTCTTCACATCACTACAAAGCTTTTTCTCATAAGACTTGCGAATTGAATCGAGAAGATCGCACATTTCAAGAACTCCCATATCGGGCTTAGGCTCTTCAATAATAGAATCTTTATTAGTGTCTTTCTCAACCCCATAAGCTTCAAAAACATAATCACTAATTTTGATTCTGTCAGCAGATTCCATTCCGAAAAGCTTAAGAATTGTTTTTCATTCTTCAGGAGACCAATCCTCAGGTTCAAGAATCAACGGTTCTACAGGTTCTTCTTTTAAATATCTTGCATTACTCATAGTAACACTCCTCCTTCTGTATTATTACTATTATAATATATGCTTATAAAAAATAAAAGGGAATTCCCTTTTATTTTTTTTTCATTAATAGTATTCTCTGAGTAGGCATCTATTATTTAGCAATTTAAGATTACTACCTATCAAAGAAACAGCAGTAAATCGATAAATACTATTTGGATATAAATAAGTAATCTGTGCCAATCTCCAGTTTTTATCAAAAGTTATTTCAAGTTCTGAACAAGTTTCTGACAATGAAGCGATATTTTCTAAAAGCTCTTCATTATCAATATAAATAGCTTTAAAGAACTTATCAATCCAAGATATATCCGGAATATAACGATTTCGATTATTTTCTGATATGATATGTATAGTGTAATGATTTTTTGTAGAAGACTGCTCGATATGATGTTTTATTGGAATGATAAATTCGATATCCTCTAAAATATCAAATTTTATCCCATATACGAAAAGCCCAGAATTTAACTTTATAAATCTTTTATTTATTATTTGCCTTCGTTCATTTAATGGCATTGGAATATAGCTGCAAGTTTCGGGAATAGAAAACCTATGTTCTTGATCATTGGATTTATTATATAAAATTCCATCTATATTTTTATTTGGATATTTTTCATATTGAAAAATATCTTTTAAGCGTCGAATTAATGTAGCAGTACTAACTCCATACTTTTTAGCTGCTTCATTTACTGTAAGATATTTCATTTTATTTCTCCTTTTCTAGTAGCAACTTTAATGTGGTTTATTTTGCTACTCATAATTATATTATATATCTATTAATATACACCTTTACAAAAAAAAATAAAAGAGACTAGCTTCATTATTAGAAGCTAGTCTCTTTAATAATTTAGATCAGACTAATATACATCAAGATTTCTTCACAAATCAATTCTGGAATAATCGAGATAGGCTGTCCATCTAAACACTCATCCTCAGGGTCGATAATTTCAAATTCAGAACTAAGAATGATAGCAATCAAACTAAGGATATGCTTTTCAATCTTATCATTACGATATTTGTCTTTTATCTTAGCCCATAGAGGAGAGGACTCAAGTTTAGTCAGTTCTTTTTTATTGACATTCTTGCGAGTAGCCAATCTTGTAACTTTAGAACTGGCAATATAAGGCAGCAGAACCATTCCAGAAGCTTCTAAAATACGTTTTGCTGCAATAATAAGCACAATATAATCATCCAAGTTAATAGCATTAATAGTATTCGTATCTCCAAAGTACTTGAAAAATAAATTAAATACTAAATCTCTCTGGAATGAGTTTACTGTACATTTAGCACCATTAGAAAGACGATGCTTATAGAATTGAATTTCTTCTTCATCGAAAGGACCATACATCATGCGAATCTGATTCATTGCATCATCACTTGCTGTTTGATTTAATAAAAGCAACGATTCATCGCTCTTTTGCAAAAAGCTTTCAAATTTATCAAACTCAGAATTAAGATCCTCATCTCTTCTAGACGAAGAAAGACTTACAAATGAATATTCATACTCTATATCTAAAATCTGGAAACCTGTATTACGCAAAATACTTTTATAGTTAAGATGCACAAGGTTTCCATCATAACGATACTTAGGCATAATGTTGATTAATACATTCTGCACAGACTGCAGAGTGTGAATTGTAGTATTAATACCTCTAATATCTTGCATATTCCAAATACCTTGATTTCTTTTTGCAGTTCTCAAGACATTTGAAATAGCTGTTTCATATAACTTACTATAGATATCAATACCATATTGCTGATTATATTGATTGATCAATATATCATAAACGCTAAGAATAAACTCTGTAGAATTAGTAATTCTACGGGCATACATGAAATGACACATAAGTGGAATCATACAATTCATTATGGCAGATACTTTCATCATTATCTGGCCATGCCTCGTAACTTCATACAACATCGCAAGTTGTACAGTTGTCATCAACTTCTCCAAGATTTGCTTAGAGACGAGACTATATCTTCACCCTCAGCACTGCCTGTTAGGGCGCTCCCCATTTCGGAACTCAGCTTGAGCCCTACTCTACTCACTACAATATAAGTTGCTAGGTGGCTACTTATATTATGTTTTCGTTAGTCGTTGAACCTTCTTGCGCGCCTTTGCCTGGTCTTATGTAAACGTCCATAAAAATTTGCTAGGGATTGATGGGGTTGTGCGAAAATAAGTAATACGTGTTTTTTGTTTGCTAGTGGAAAATAAATCGTTTTAAAAGTTTCTGGTGCGGATAGTGGGACTTGAACCCACACGAATAAACTCATAGCATCCTAAGTGCTACGTGTCTTCCAATTCCACCATATCCGCTTAAATACCACATCAAAAACACATCTTCTTTTTTTATAGGCTGACGCGGTGCTTGGCTGCTGGTTATTCATTGTCAATAATGGTTAGACTTTCATCATACATCATCTCATCACTCTTTTCTAGATTTCTCTTCTATGGGAGCTTGACTATTTATGCCTTCTCCGGTAGCAGATGAGCTTTAGGATTTCCCAGCAATTAAAGGAGTTTCTCCTGCTATATTTCTATATCAGGGTGACTGACTCTCAATCACTATATTGCAGATTCGGATTCTTTAAATTCTTATACGTCAAATTAAGAGAGTAGTTATCTCTATTCATAAACCCAATCTTAAGAGAAATGGATCCATTCATAATATAACGTGTAAGATCATAAAGAAATGCATCTCTATTATATGCCGGCTCTACATCAATAAGATATTTAAGACGGCAATATATCATAGGAAGTTCATGTTCTTTATCATAGAACTTCTCAAAATAGTTTAGGTACTGAACTGTATGAGCTCGCATTTCAGGGTTATTGTATGATCTTTTAGCACTCATAATGAATGCATCAAGTTGTGCATTTGGCTCCATACCATAAAAAGAAGATACATCGAGCATAATTGCCCCTCGGATGGTCTTAAAGACTTCATCCTCAGGACACTTCGGTTCCCATGTATCAATAGGTTCAAACGGTATGGGGTCATGGAACTCCATAGGTTCCAAAAGTTCATGTTGTTGCGTACTCATAGTTAGTTACCTCCCCAAATTGTTTCATATCTATATTATATATTTCATTTCTTGTTTACCCTTTTAACAGTTTTGGCTCGTGATACGGTTTTAGCCATTGGAGAAGTCCTCACGGAAGGAGCAGAACCGATAGTTTTATTTAAAGCAGATAGCGCATTTCTATGCTCTTCATTTTTTGTTTTTGCTTCTTCTCTCTTCTCTTTAGCTCTTTCTTTTGCCTCCTTTTCACCAAGCTCTTGCCTTAGAGCAATCTTATCATCTGTATGCATAACTTTAGAAGCTAGCTTACCAGGAGTATATTCTACTCCATATGATTCATACATTGCCTTAGAAAACAAATTCTTAGTTTTCATAAAAAGATAAGCAAAATAGAGGATCTTGCTATAGCCAGGAACTTCATATGGGTTCTTCTCTTTAGGATCTTTCTTGAGAGCAAGTTTGGAAGACTTGGATTTCAAGTCTTCAATAAATAAACCATTCTTCAAAAATACGCGTAAGTATGTAAATACAAATGCTGGATCATTTGAAAAGAACTTAACAAAGTAGTCCTGTAGGCTGGGTGACGTCCTCTTAGCCGCATCATTTGTGTAAAATAGAATTACAGCATCATAGTAGAACTTCTTTACAGTCTCAGAAGGTACCTTAATGTGTGCTACATAAAAATCCTTCTTTTTATCTACATACAAAGTGTACTCTATTTTACCAGCCTCTCTTAGAAATACTTTATCAAACTTTTCTGTATAAAGTTGCTTATACATATCTCTTTGAGAAAATACAGCATTATGTTTTCCCATAGGATTATCTATGTATTGTTGGAAAGTCATATCCATATTTAATTCACCACCTTTAAAAGGACTTAATGTATTGTAAAATAAATGTTAAAAATGTAAAAAGTTAATGTAAAAGTTTACAATTTAACACAAATCAAGCACTTTAGAGCTTGATACAAATATAGTATATAGTTAAATTAGAAAGAGGAGAACCTTAATGGTTCTCCTCTTCTTTTATAAGAAATATTTCCATTACAACCGGAATAGGACGATGTATCTCTTCTCCAGTCTCTGGAATAATACCATTTTCAATATAGTATCCATATTGCATATTAAAACAAACACGCTGAGTTCCATTATAGATATTCTCTATGTCATTATCATTTGGAAATGGATGTACCTTGAAAGCAACACTATCTACTTTGGTTTCTAGAAGTGGGCTTTCTCTACCTTGTTTTTCATAAATATCAGCAAATAATGATGCTGGGGTTATGCAGTAAGAACGGAATTCTTTTGGAAATGTATCATTAGCTGTATTAATAAAACCATATACAGTTCCATTGTCTTTATGTTTATCATCTGGGCATAGAGCAAATAATAGTTGGACTAGTGTAATTTTTTCGACCATTATATTATCCTCCATTAATAATAAATAAAGTATAGTGGATTACTATCATCTGTCGATGTTGCTTTTACTATATGAAATATAAAACGCTCCAAATCAGATTCAAATCTTTCTTCTAAAGATTTTATAGAATCTAAGATATGAATTGGCGCATTGACCTTTTGGGCATCTATAATAACAAATTTAGCATTAGTTTCATGCGCGTCATTGATATAATCAATAAATTCATATATACGAATTTTGGAAAATAGAGGGGAGGCCTCTTCCTTAATTCTGGAGGCAAAATTATTATTTTTAAGACGAATCTCATAGACCGTATCTAATTTTTCAAATTCGACTTTTGTTGATGTATAAATTTTACGATATGCAAAACCATCTTTATCGATAAATATTTTATCGCCATCTATAAAATATTTATTATTAGGATAATCATGAGAAAAAGCTTCTGTGGGAATAACCGATTCGATTTCAGCATTTAATATATTTTCATATCCTTTTTTACGAAAGATGTTTTCAATAAATGCTCCATTAGCAATATGAGCACCACCATCAAAACGTAGAGATGAGGGAAATGTCTCATTCATAGTAGATAAAATAAGTTCTTTATCATCTTTTTTGTTTTTAATAAAATTTCCACTTAATCGAGAAAATATTTTTAGATATTCAGAAAGTGTAATGCTCGATTTATATGTAAGCATATAAGTTACCTCCATAATTTATCATAGTTTTATTAACTAGTTTTAAATTTTATATAAAACAAAAAAAGAAGAGGGGATGCCCCTCTTCTTTTAATTTAAATAGCATACTGGTGTGTCATTACCCATGCATCCTCATCAGCCTCAAATTCTGCTATATCATCATAGTTAATACCTTTAGCAGCCCAATATCTGAGAAGAGCAATTCTTCTTGCAAGAGGCTTAATCATTTCAATAGGCATTTTGAATTCATTGAAATAAACACCAAGATGATAAATATTACTTAAGATTTCTTTCATAAGATTTTCTTGAGTAATCTCTCTTAAAGGAATAACAGGGCTTGGTGTAAAGTTCTTAACAAATTCGGCTCGTCTTTCTTCAGCCTTATTCTTTTCTTCAATAAATTTCTTATGCTTATCTAAATCAAAAGCCCAAGAATATTGAGGCCTTTCATGTACATAGCAAGCTTGGAAACCATCATCGGTAAATGTAATATTTGCCAATGGATGGTCTGAAAATTCAAAAGGAGGAAGCTTTTCTTTCCATTCCTTTTGCATTCTCACAATAGCAAGATACTTTTGATTAACTTCTTTGATTATAGAAGCAATTGCTTCTCGACGTTTTGCGCAACGCTGATCGATAAGCTTATCAGTATCTTTAATAAGATCTTGAATGCAAACTAAAAACTCTTGTTCAAGTTCTTCATTAGTTTTACATTCAAGGAATTTTGCAAAATAATGTTTTGCTTTCATTATCTTTCTCCTTATTCAACAAATTTGAACCATCCTACAAATGTCGCTTGGAATGGATCTTTTCCGTGCAAATCGAGAAGTTGCTTCGTTCTTATATCCCAATATTCTTTATGAAGAGAACTAAATTCCTGTTCTACTTCATAATCGAACTCTCCAAAATAATCATTGTCATACAATGCATGGCAGTCATCATAATTAAATTTGGACGGATCTAAGACATCAACTTTTATGCATTCAAGCTTCTTAGGACCTTCATAATTATCCTTATCCACAACCAAATACTGATTGTAGTTAGGATTCTTCTTAACTCTCTCAAGAAAATCAAGCTTTTTGAATATAGTCCATTCCTCGTAACACATTACTGGGACATATCCATAAAGTTTGAGCTCATCTTCAAATGACATATTGAGGAAATAACCACGCTTGAGGGGTGTTGCATACGGCCATGCTATACCATGATGCTCAAGTGCAAAAGCCACTTCCTCCTGTGTCACTTTTCTAACCGGTTCAACCTTTTCTTTCATTTGCAATAGACATGGACTATTTTTACTAATGCCAAAATACCATTTTTCTTGTTTTTGGTTAGATGGTTCATAGCCAGCAAGCTCCATTGCATATTTAAACTGATCATGAGAAATATCCAGACCAGTAGCATAGATAAATAAATTCTTAAGTCCTACACTTGAGATTTCTCGCATAGGGCTTTTACGAGGAATTAAAGCTCTTTGTATCCAGTATTTTAGCAATAATTGAGATGCAAAGTTTAATTCCTCTTCAGGTTTTAGTTTTATAATTGTTTCTTTAGCTTCCATATTATTCCTCCGTATCTATGCAATCAGCTGTCTGATTATATATAACAATACTTAATCTTTTGGTTTGAAGGACAATAAGATATACATATCCATCATGATGCAAATACTGCATTGTAATACCTTCGGATTCATTGCTAAATCCACCAATTGCAAGATCAATGTCTGGATTGACTGATTTAAAATATTTATAAATAGAATTAATCTTATCAATAGCATCTTCATCATAAACATTGAATCCATGACATCTATAGGATTTGTTTTCGACAAGAGAGCCGTTTTGTTCTTTAAATCTATTGTCTTTGATAATTCCATAATAGAGATCTCCGCGATTTGCTTCACAATCGATAGCTATATTTATACTATTACCATCGAGCTCGAGACATGCCAAATCTTGTTTATATCCATTAAGAATTGTAGGGAAATCAAATTGACCATCTACATAATCTTTTACGCAATCTCTAATTCTTTGGGAAGAACTAATTCTATCTGGTTGCTTATGGGATCCATAATGAATATTATCAAATCTAGCATTTGCAAGAATAAAGAAAAACTCATGTAGTCGCATCTTATTGCAGCTACCCGGATTGCAATTTTTAATAATATCATATTCAAGAATCCAGTTATATGGATCATTCTTAAATTCAGTCGCATGATATATACTAGGAATTACATATCCGTGATCGTCAAAATATTCAACGAGCTTATAGTAAGCATTTATGAGATGAATAATATCTCTTGTTCCCTCATAGTTTTCTTCTTTGTATTCATGCTCCCATAAATCTCTAAGAAATTCGGTAAAGTGATGCATAACTCGTTTAAAATGAATTACATCCATTTTATAACTATGAGCATCCACTATTACATTAAAAAGTCCATCTCTAATGACTTTGATTTGATATTCAGGATAAATTTCGTAATCATTAAAGTCTTCAACGATTTCAAGTTCACAAATAGGTACAATAGTTGTACCATTATTATCCTTCATTTGGCCAATATAAATAGAGCTAATATAAACATCTTTTAGCAAACTATAATTACAAAGTCCATGGAAGAATTCAAAAACCTCAATCGCCGTTGGATAATAGCGTCCTTCAGATTCTTTATCTTTAAGATACTTTGTATAAAGCGATTCTGTTCTAGAATCGTTTATATTGATATCAAATCGTATATTGCCTTTATCATAGGCGAGTAGATCAATTAATCGCATGGCGTTCCATCCTCCTCATATAACTCACATATATTACAATAGCCTATATAATCTGTAAGAATACCTATATCTTCTATAGTGCTTCTGTTGGCAAGACTACATCTTACAAAAGTTAAGGCAATGCCAAGGCAGTTCTGTCCCTTACCATTGCACATACCCCAGTAATTATCGCCCCATGTGTTCCCTTCTACTAAAAGGGCATCTCCTGTATCAATAAGCTTTTGTTTAAGATCAGGATTCTGCTCAAATTTCTTGTAAAGAATATCGAGCATAGTATGGAATCTTATTGAATTCCATTCTTCGACATTAATTTTAACAGATCTTCCAAGCCGTTTGGCTGCTGAAGGATCAAGATTAACGAATTCATCAGCGCGACTTGGATCTTTTTGAGCATGAAATGCAGCTTCAGAATTGAGATAAGTTCGTCCGTTGTAAGTAACCCTAGCTGGATAAAAGTTGCTAAGGAAGTAATATTCTCCCTCGAACTTGCCAATGATTTTGTGTCCATCGAATTCATGCATTATAATTCTCCTTTCATTATATGCGTTGATTTTTGATTATTTCTTTTATCTCATCATCGGATTTTCCAATAAGTTTTTCATGGAAATGATCACGGATATTAATAAGAGATTTTTGACGAAGATTATACAAAGCCTGTACCATTTTAGGATTGTCTTTATATGCAATCATCGTAGCCATAGCTTTTGTGCCCAAGCCAGTCCTAGGCTTAAGAAGCTTATAAATTCCATAATTATTTTGGCTGCATATATATGGAATATCCATAACTCCTTGCGGAATAAGTAAAAGATTTTGAATATGTGAGCTAAGAATAAATTTATAATCTGTCCATTCTTCAAAATTAAGATTTTCATTTTCAATCTTTCTAAGATATGAATTGCCCCATCCAATGGAAGAGTTAAATAATTCTACAATTCTTGGAACTGACATTTTTCCATTATAGTAAAGATTGTAAAAAATAGCCATCTTGGTTAACGTGGTTAAATAATCTTCATCTCTTAAAAGATTATTTACACCTTGATTGCTATACATTCTTAAGACTTCATCAAAGTCCGGATTGATAATAGATTGAAGCTTATCCTGGACAGCATTATAATCAGATAACTCTTCTAACTCAGGAATGCCATTTTCAGCAATATCCATAAGCTGATGAGCATGATAAAGATAAATCTTTTCAAGCTCTCCTTTATGGATAAGCCAATAGACTAATTCGTTTCTAGATGATGGAAGAATATCACATTTTTCTTCTATCATAGAAACAACTTCATCTATATTCATTTCATATAGATCTCGGAAATTTTTCTTACAGTTTTTGATAAGCTGTTCATAAAGCTTAGCGGGCAATACAAACATTGCATCCGGTTCTATTTTTATAGTAGAACCATCTCTGTATATAACTTGCTGATATTTGATATTGAAGTTATACATAATATCATAGCCAGATACTACGTAAGATTTTGCTTGTGATTGACTACAGTCTAAAAGTTTTGAAATATATTCATTGGACTTGCCTTGTCTATGAAGATAATTTGCATAAACTTTCTTTTTCATTAAAGAAATATTCTCCATTTTTATTCTCCTTATTTTTGTTTACTTGTTTGTGAGCGATCATATAAAAATAGAAAGAGAGGATGAATTACTCATCCTCTCTCATTTTAATAGGACCAATATAGATTTTATGATTTTGAAATTCTTTGAGTTTAGATGCCTGAATAGCATTACATTTCCCCATATGAAAATCAAACCATATAGAAATACAACCGCTTATCTTGCACAACCATTCTGTAAAGTCTGCATACCATTCGGGTGGGCACATATCAGAAAGTTGTTTTCTATCTGTAAGATTAAGCTTTTTCATACAGATTTCAATAAGCTTATTTTGATGAGATGGTACAGCATATTCTACCGTACCATCTTCATACATAACAGCCTCTAAATAAGCTGTAAATGTTTTCTTATGCCTTTCAATAGAGAAAGGACTATGAAGAGTTTCGTAAATTTGATCGGAGTTTGCCATTATAATTTACCCTCCTATCACAGACCCAATAATCCAGTAGCTCCTCCAATATCTTCTACTTTAATATTCTGATAGTATGCGAGAATATTTATGATAGTACTAAGATTGGATTTGAGGCTATTTACAGTAAACTTTAGACTTTCGATTTTATCGAGTTCGGCTCTCAAAGCAATAATACAATTTTCAGTATTATCATATACAGTCTTCATAGTGAAAAAGTCAATTGCTTGCTGAGCTGTATCGAAAATATGATATAATGCGATATCTCCTTTTCTTCTATCTTTTAAGATATCATTAAAATCGATTCTTTGGGCACCATTGAAATCAGTATAGGCATCGATAAGAAGAAATTTTCCCTTACCTTTAATTTCGTGCTGCTCGAGTTTGAAAATATAGGCAACTACAATGCCCTCATTGCCATCTAAGATTCTTTTCGATAGTTTCATGATTTAAATACCTCATCGAAATAATATTTGTTATCATGGAGAGTTTGATGCAATCCAACAAGTCTTAATACAATATCCTCTCTAGACATTGCATTAAAACTATTAAGAATTTCGCACACTGAAGATTTGGCAAATTCGATAATAGCATTTCTTGTGTGAGAAACAATATTAGCTTTTGCCTCTTCTTCAGAATTGCAAATTTTAAAAATTTTGCATTCAGGAGTATGGCTTGCTGCTGTATAATTAGCAAGAGTTGCTCCATCTTTAAGCATAATATCTGTTGCAAGATATCTTGCCGCTTCCCTTCCAGGAAGAATATTGAGACCTACAATATCAATATCTTCCAAATACATAACTCTAGCAAAGATAATTCCATTATCTTTATCTACAAAATTTGATACAGGTTTCATTAGTATAGATACTCCTTAAAATAACAATCAAAATTTAGTTCATCAAAAGCATTTCCGATCATCTCTTGAACTTTTTGTAAATCTTTAGCGCTATCGTCTGCGGTATGCCACGTATTCATTAGCTCAAAGAGAATCCTTCTAGCTTTTAAGTTTGCTGTACTAGATACAGCTGCGGCTAAATATTCTTTCGCTTCACACAATGATGAGCAAAGCTTAAACAGCTTCTTTTCAACAACAGATTTGGAAAAATATGTCTTGTAGTCATTTACGTCTTTTGACTCTAGCTCAAAATCAACTACAAGGTATCTAGGAGGAATATGACCTTCTACAATCATACCCTGCAAATCGCTATCCTCTAAGAATAGAATTTGTGCTTTTGTTTCATCTGTTCGTTTGTTAACAAATTTTGCTACTAATTTCATAAATTCATTCTCCTTTGAAATTTATTTTTATTCATAGTTATAGTATATAGTCAAAAAATAAAAGGCTAGCATAGAAAAATGCTAGCCTTAAATATTTTAAAATACAGGATCGGAAAGTTTAGATTTGTCAGCATCAAGACAAAGGGTAAGATTGTACAAACTTTGCATAGCTTCTTTATCAGACTTTCTAATGCCTCTTCCTCCAAGAGTAAAGAAATGAGCCTTGCTATTAAGTTGTTCTGCAAGTTCTTCATTAGCTTCTTCAGAGAAAACGCCTTTTACAGTTGTTTGGTCACCATCCTAAAAGTTTATGATTCGCAAAATCAATCTCATATTTCTATGAGTGTCGGACTATATCATGCATTTCTGCCCTCCTGCTTCGAAATACCATATGCTTGTATTCCTACTCCTTACGGATAGTCTCTGAACTTTGATCAATTTTAACTGAATGGTATTATTTTTGGAATATTGTACTCTTTGCTTACATGCTTCCATCTGTGGCCTCTAGCTATATGCGATAAATTATATCTCATATTTTCCGTAGGCTCTAATCCTGCGGCAATAATAGCATCCTTATAAGAAGCTCCATTTTCGATAGCTGATAACATTATTCGAACTTCTGCTTCTTTTAATTTCGACATACCATTATTTTCTCCATAAGTAGAATAACCATCAGACCAGTATTTGGACGCTTGTAGCTGATCTTGATTATGATTTTTATTAGCTAATTCATGTAAAATATTTTCTTCTTTAGTAACCCATTCCAAATTTTCAGATAAATTATCATATCTTTTTAAATTTTTATGATTAACTTCAGTTAATAATGTAGGATTTGAATTTTCAATAAATGCTATTGCAACCAATCTATGGATATAAAATGATGCTCTTCCGCCTTTTTGTAATGATAATTGCACTGTAAAATATCCATTACTTATAGCTGGTTTTAGTGGTCGATTAATTACTTTGCTAAATACTCGACCAAAATTGCTAATCAAATATTGATTTTCTTTTATTCCGAGAAAATTTATATCTTTCCATTCTTCGAATATCATGGGTTGTATTAGCATCTATATATCACCTCCATTTTCTTGATCCTTAGCTGCTGATTGCCATGCATTCTATATTATAATATATAGACATGTTTAGGTTTCCAGCAATTCAAGAGGTTTTACGACTACAATGGTGAGGTTTATAGTCGCCGCCGATACCTTCAAGATACAAATTACTTATATTAAGTGTATCAATAAATCTATTTGATGTATCTTTTCCTATATCATCTTGACGGATTTTTGGATAATTTTTATAAAACCTAGAACCAAGTACCATTGGCTCAGTAATTGTTGTTGAAGAAATTTTAACCTTTGTTGGGAACTGATTGAAATAGGAATCTATAGGATACCTGGTAATTAGTATATGTCTATCTTTCACAGATTCCACTGCTGCTTGATATAATATGTCGCACCAAGTTAAATCTCTTTCCATTATAGGCAATTTTCCAACATCAGATTTTGCATACTCTTCTGCGGTCATATTATGGCCTTTAAATCTTAGTCTTACGGTAATTCCTTCTACAGTAGGAACTTCGATAGGAATAAAACGATTTGAGAAGCCTGTACAAAATCTATCAATCTCTTTCTTAATTCTCTCATCAGAGAATTCTACTTGGTAATCCTTTGGATGTAAGTATGTAACTTTACCTCCTTTGACATATGGAATAACAGCATCTCCAGAGAATTCATTCTCAAAGAAACGCCTTACATTATAAACCATAAAGGGAAGGAAATTTACGCATGCTGAAGCCAAAGGAAGAACAGAATAATCCAAATCTGCTTCTACATCATCTAGTTTTTCAACCTTCAGTTCAGGAGCCGAAAGAACAAGACGAGAAGCATAGTCTGTTGTTTTACTCATAACAGCTCTACGAAGTACGCCAGTCTTTCCTGGAATAATATTAGTGGTTTTCTCACCACCAATAGTAGTACCAGATCCAAACCAATCATAGATTTGTACAAGCGTTTCTTGTACACGACCACGAGTAGCTGCATTGAGGTTTAATCCATATTCTGAAGATTCTTTAAGAGCTTTAACAAAAATAAGAAGATTTCTATATAATTCATTAATAGCTCCAACAGAGACATGGCCTTTTTCTGTATTAACGTCTCTATAGTATGCAGGACATACTATAAATTTCTTAATAAACATTTCCGGCTGTCCAATATACTTTTCAAGAAATTGAACTCTCATATCACGCTGTCTAGAATCTGTCCGTTTAAATTTTATCTTATCAATATTTTTATGAAGAAATGCAATACCATTTTCTCCATCAGGGTCTTCGACTAATTCACCTTTATCATTGATCTTGAAGGTCTTAATGCCATGAATACAATCTTTAATTGCAGAATCTACCTTGACCCACATTTTATAAATTAAAGGATTTAAGAAGTATTCACCAAGATCAATATATGCAAAGGTATTAGCTCTATCATACTTAGTAATTCCAAAGATCTCATTAGATAGCAATCCATCTGGTGTAGGAACAGAATTCCTTACAAAGAAAACAGGATTTGTAATCTCTTTAAGATCATTTACTTTGACTAATCTTTCAGGATCTATCAGATTAACTCTGAGATGATCACCAGAAAATATATCTGCCATTTTGCATCACCTCTCTTAATAATATGTGAAGACATTAAATCGCGACGTTGACAAAAGCAAAAAGCTGCCTCATTAAGAGGCAGCTTTAATAGTTGTGATTACTTTAACGCCGGATAATGTCATATCGATATTGTAATCATTATTATAGACAGAGAACGATGATCCATTTAAACTGTTGAATAGAGCATCAGCATCCTCTTCGCTATCCATTACAATTGTAAAGGTTGCTACTGGAGAGTCATTATCTGCATATATATTCAAATCCTGTCTATGACCGACAAGATTGTAAAGAACCATTATCTCATCAAAAAATCTGGTTACAACAAGCGAAAGATTATCCGAACTGAAGTTTTGGATAAAATTTGCTGTATTCATCGGCTTCATTAGCCTCCTTATTGTATTTTAAAATCCTCCATCTGCCATGTCTTCGAAGGCATCTTCGAGGGCTTCGGCTTCTAATGGAGCCGCGATTGGAGCTTTGTCTGCGGGTTTCGTTTGTTGTCTTTCATCAGATGGATTATACGGCCTAGTTGGAATATACGGCTTTCCTCCACGGTTAGCCCGTTCTTCAGCTTTACGTTCCTCTTCTTCTTGTTTCTTTCTTTCCTCCTCAGCCTTAGCTTGTGCCTCAGCTCTTTCAAGGACAATTTTATAGAGTTCATGCAGCTCTCGGAACGGGCGTTCCATTAAATCTAAGACGCTTACACGACCTTTTAAATAGGTGGCAATCGTCTCGACGTATTCTACATACTGCCGATAGCTGCCAACTGATGCCGTGTAAAAAGCATGCCGTCAGGCGTCATTTCAGTATTCTCGGGAATAGCAGTTGCACACTCGGGGCAAGTAGTAGCGGGAATACGATAAGAAATGGCACTACTGTCATTATCATAGCCATTAATCTTGCTTCTGAGGAGATAGAAGTCCTCGGAGCTAAGGGTGCGAATGACATCATAGAAAGCCTTCACACGACGAGCGGAAGTCTTAGCCTGGTCATTCGGATCCGGCTTAGTATCAATAGGAATAAGGGTCTCATTAGCCTCATCAATAACGTAAATGGTATCGATAAATGCCACAACATCGATGAGATCCTGATGCTTCTCAAGGAACTGGTCATTGAGGCTTGCGGTCTCGATAATAACATTCCAGATAGAAGGAGTACGAAGTGCAAATACATAATCATTAGATACCTGAACAAGGTCAACTTCATAACTATCATTGCTAGCAGAAGTAGTATCCATCTTCAGCATATCCTGAACTTCCTTCTTAACCTTATCATCGGCGTATACGATCATATCCTCAAAACTTACGTCTCTAAGGAAGATCTTACCACAATTGGGGCAGCTGTAGTTTACGAAATTAGAGCCACCAAAGGTTGCCTTATAAAGACCGAAATAAATATGAGTCATGTCAATAAATCTTGTCTGCTTGAGCCAAACTTCGAAGTCAGGCTTATTTGCATCAAGAATATGATCATAAATAACACGATACATATCGCGGAAAGTATTAAGTCTATTACGATTTGTATTATCAGGGTTAAGCTTAAGAATCTCAGGTCCGGACAAAGCGGTAGCAGAGAAAGGACGCTTAGCTCCATACAGAACCCAGTCAGCTACATTTACATTACCCTGAGTAGCCATCTTCATAACCTTAGAAATACTTACAGCTTTCTTAGAAATAGAGAACTTGGAAAGGTCATAAGCCTTCTTAATAGGCTGAATCTTCTCCTTTACTTCAGCCTTAAGCTCTTCGATTCTTCTCTCATTAGAACCGTCATCGATAGTAGAATCAGCATCATCTTCATCATCATCACCAAAGAGATCAAAATCCTTAGTATTCGCCAGAATAGATGCTCTTTCAGATTCGATTTCTGCCTTTTCATCATCTGCAGTATTTGCAACTACAGTAGCAGATTCTTCAGTAGCAGTTGTAGTAGATTCCTCCTTCTGAGGAACTCTAATAGCAGCTCTAGTTACAGAAGTCTTAACTGCAGGGATTTCAACATCTTTATCATCATAAAGACCAAAATCCTCATCATCATTTGTAGAGGTAGAAGTAGTACTGGTCTTATCGCTGCTATCTACATCGGCTAGATAAGCTTCTTCATCTCTACGATCAATTTCATCTGCCTGAGCTTCTCTGATTGCTTCCATGCGCTCAGTAATACTCTGGCATTCCTTATCGACAGCTGCATCAAGCTCTGCAAAGAGCTCATCTCCAGCATCGGATACTTCCTCCTTCTTAGGGAGAATAGAAGCCACATCAACTCTCTCCATATTATCAAGAGATACAGGAGTAGGAATTGCACTTTCTGCAGGCTTCGTAGGTTTAACAGTGAGATCAATAGTGGATGTACGAGGAGCTCTGTCCATCATATCACCCAGCGAAACATTCTTGTTCTCAGACATGATTAATTTCCTCCTTAAAGATCATTCAAACTTGCATAATTTGTTTTGATTTCGTTTGTATCTGAATCATAATTGATACCATAAAGATTTCCATCAATTTCTGCAGTAATCTGCAACTGTTTATCTCGTTCTGTTACAGTAATCTGCGTTTGAGAAAATTGAGGTAAATAGGTTTCGATCTGATTTTTAAAATCAGATTTGAGTTCTTCCGCAATGCCTTCCTGACTATATCTATATCTAGACATAAGTCCAACTCCAGCATCGGGGTGAGATTGAATAGTTCCAGGTTCAAGAAGTAGCAATCTTACAAGAAGAGTGGCTACAGCTTCAGGACCTTCAACAATCTTAGGATTTTGAAAGTCATCAATTGAAAATAAAAATTCTTGAATTGCCATATATTCACCACCTAAATTTTTGGTAAATTTTTAATATTGTGTTGTAGTTGTTAAAAAATACACACGTAAAAGAATGATTATAACATATAAATAAAAGAGAGATAATCGAGTTTTTACGTTTTGCTTGCAAAGTTTTGTTTTTCCTTTCGTTGTGTTTGGATATGTGACATTTTCCTGCTCATTTTTGTTCATGTAGACCTCCTTTTTCGATATATCTCCGCTTTTATATCTCATTTGTCAAGGAAGAGACGGTATAACTGTCTCTTCTTTTTTCTTTTTGGCACCCTCAACATACTGATAATAATTAAAATAATAGGAGGTTTGAGATATGAGTAAACCAAACTATAAAACCTCAAGAAAATACAAGTGTCCATACTGTAACTTTAAAGCTACTAGGGGTGAACTTGTAGAGCATGTAGATAAGCTGCATGATGATCTCATTCCCGATAATTATACGGCAGCTAGAGCGGTATACGATTCTATAAATGGTAAAAATTATGGATTATGTATGATTTGCAAAGAGCCTGTATATGAGTGGAATGATAAAATCAATAGATATAGAAATCTTTGTGATAATCCTAAATGTAAGGCAAGAGTTAGAGAAATAGCTCTTGAAAGACATCTTAGGGTTTATAACAAACCTACTCTTTTAAATGAGCCTGAACAGCAAGAAAAAATGCTTGCTGGCAGACGTATTTCCGGAACTTATACATTTACTGATGGAGCTAAGATGACGTATACAGGATTATACGAAAAGAATGCTCTTGAATTTATGGATAAGGTCCTTAATATTCCTTCTAAAGACATTCAAGCACCTGGACCAGTATTAGAATATGAATTTGAGGGCCAAATTCATAAGTGGATTACTGATATCTACTATATACCAGCAAATCTTCTTATAGAAGTTAAAGACGGCGGCTCAAATCCTAATACTAGAAGTATGCCTGTTTATAGAAGCAAGCAAGCTGCTAAAGAAGTCATGATAACAAAGCTAGGGACTTTCAATTATGTCAGACTTACTGATAATAATTTTGCCCAGCTCCTTGATATTTTAGCAGATATTAAAAACGAAGCTATAACTTCAGACAATCCCAATATGAAGATTCATATAAATGAAGAGGTTGGAGGATTGCCTCCGCATAGACCTCCTGTTGCTTATGTGGTTCCTTATGGAATGAATGGAGTATTTTCGGGATTTGCATATACAGATAGCGAGCTTGATAAATATATCATTGATGATGACGAGGGAATGCTTCCTCTTGTTGAAGATGCATTTCGCACAAAATATGAGCTTGGACCTCTTCTTGTTTATGAAGCTGCTGATGTAGAGTATAAGATTAGAGAGATTCATGATTTAATATCTAATCCGCCTAAAACGGTTAAAGATATTATTGGAGTCTTAACAGGCTCAAAAATTATCGATAACAATCAGATCCTTTGCACAGAATGTTTTAGGTATTATGACGCTGAAGAGCAGAAACTGAAATGTAAACTTATTGAAAATGCTATGGTAAATATGCTTGATAAGGATTTTGATAAGAATATAATTCGTACTGACGGCGAGCATGTAATTATCTGTCATTCTGAAAAAGGATACTATGCTATTACTAATGGAGACTTCTATATGGCTAGCGAGTATTTTTCTGATCTCGAAAGTCTTGAAGCTTCTGGCATTATAGACATCATGAACAATATCTATTCCAATAATTCAAAGAAGGAGGTTAGTAGTGATGCCATTTGATATTTTGGAAGATGATCTCAGAATTGAAAAATATCTGAGTAAAGAAAAGAAGCCGGAAATTATTGATGATTCGGCTAAAATTGAAGAGGCTATTATATGGTCTCGTGAAGCAAATAGAGTTATAATGATTCCTACTACAGACCTTCAAGATTTGGAGGAGCAGTGGAATAGATTTAACCAAATGCATAAAAAATTGCGTAGAGAATCTGACTGGAAGTGCCTCGAGATATTTGGTTGTACCAATCAAACTCTCTATGAAGAAATGAGAGCAGTTGCTTTAGCTGGAGGAGATAGTTTTGAATTAGATGATTTCATTGAAGATAATGGAACCATTCAAGATCCTTCTTCTCCAGTTACAGAGTCGTATATTGACTATAGTAATTCTTATTATCCTTTGGATAGTATAGAATATTCTACAGAAGATGTAGAAAAAGCAAAAGAATGGGCTGAAGAATCCAATAGAACTATTATTGTACCCACAAGAACTATTGAAGAGCTTGAAGCTTTGTGGGATGCATTTAATATGATGATTAAGAAGCATCGTAGAGAATCTGACTGGATGAGTGAAGAGCTGTTTGGAGTAACGAATCTTCGCCATTATGAATATTTAAAGAGAGAATTCTTAAGAGACGACCTTTCTGATAATGATACAGATAAATATGGCTATATGATAGAATCTGGTACAAGTACTGATACGAAAAACTACCTCAAATCTATACTTGAAAATGAATCTGTAAATATGGCCGCAAAATCTCTTATAGAAGCAGTTATTCCTAGAAAGAGTATCTATGAAGAGCTCTTAACTAATAGAATTATATCTGATGTAATTGATGGAATGGATATTGGATCCTTGCCTGCAGTTAATTATGGTATTGATTGTGGAGAACTTCCTTTCCTTAGTCCAGACGATATGATTGATAAAGGCGTTTATGCTAGCAATCCAGAAGAAAATTTCTATGGAGTTATTGCCGATAATGCTGAACTAACTCCCGATATTACTGTAAAGGAATGGTTTAATAGTTATTACCATTTAGGAAAAGGATACTATACAGAATTTTCTAATTATGCATCTGACTGGATAAATAAAGTTAGACAGTTAATGCATGAATTGAGTTTGATGAAAGAGACGGCTACAGAAGCACAGATAAATGCTAGAAAACAGTCTATTATTGAACTAGGATGGAATCCTGAGGTAGAATTCAATGACAGGAATAGAATGATTGCTAGAGAAATTACTTCGCAGCGTCTTAATCCAAACTTTAAGCCTAGAGCTAAAGTAATTAACCTTGGAGAATTTTATGAAAATTGTGAGGCCAAGGAAATCCTTACTGAAGCAGTAGTTGAAGGTGGAAAGAATCTTAAACCTGTATATGTAGTCATGATAGAAGGAAAGTCTTACTTTTCTAACGCTATCAAAACTATTACGCATGATATTTATTCTCATATTGCTATATCGCTTGATCCTTCGTTACACAATATGTATTCATTTGGAATTGCTAAGAAAGGTACTAACGAAAGACAAGGGTTTAGAAAAGAAGATATTGATGATTTGCCGATAGGTGGTAGAATTGGCGTTTATACATTCTTTGTTGGCCCAGAAGCATATGCTAATATCGAAGGATTTATTCAAAAATTTGTCGATAATGCTGAAAAGACCAGCTATTCATATATCAACCTATTTACTTACTTATTCAATATTCCTTATAACAAGGAATGGAGTCTAATCTGTTCTCAATTTGTAAGTAGATGCCTACAAGCTGCAGACATTAATATTACCGGAAAGGATCCTTCTAAGGTATCTCCTTCAGATATGAATAAAGCTCTTAGTGCTGAACAAAGAATTTACTCTGTCTATTCTGGGCTTGCTTCAAAATATGAAGTTGGAAAGATGAAGAATCTTATTAATGCTCTTTCGAAAAGAGCTACTCCTCTTAAAGAACAAGAGCTATTTTATATTAAGAATGAAACGGGATACGCTACAGCTATTATAAATAATATCAATAATCTCTCAGCTTTATATGAAATGCAAAAGGATATTGATATTGTTTCTAATCCTGTTATTAGACGTATTCTAGAAAATGTATTATTCGATGCTATTGATATTAGGCCTTTTGGAGAAGCCAAAGAATTTCCAATTCAGTTTGATAAAGAAGGAAATCTTTTGATTAAGAATATCAAGAAGATTGATTTTGAAGCTGAATATGCAAAATCTCACAAGCTTCTAAAACAATATCATCAAGCTAAGAATTATGAAGGAATTAAATATGAGCTATCTAAATTATGGATGATGTCTTGTCTTATTGAAGAAAAGCTTCATTCTGAAAAGTTCCAAAAACTTCCTTCATTTGCAATAGAATCTTCTTCTGCTCATAAAGCAAGAGCCAAGATTTTAAATGATTTTAAATACTATTTATCTGAAGTCATGAAAGTGGAAAATGATTTTAATTTTACAGAATATTATGAAGCAAGTCCTTTTAGTTCTGCTACAATTAAAGTTAATGCTACAACAATGACTACAATGGTAGGATTAATTAAGAAATTGATTAAATCCTTCTAAATAATTAATGGGATATCTAGAAATAGATATCCCATTTTCTTTTATAAAATAATAGAGCCTAAACTTAGTAATAATCAAAATTTACATATTTGGAGGAGATAAATATGTGTTTTAGAAATGGTGGCATGCTAACAGGTGCCGAAATTGAAAAGCAAATAAAAAAAGGTCATATAGGAATAACTCCCTATGATCCTGTGGCTTTGAACCCAAATAGCTATAATCTTAAGCTACACCCCCAGCTACTTATATATGCAAGAGATTCTGATAGGTCAGACATCCTAAAACCTGATGCAGAATTCCAAGATCCTAATTTTATTAGAGATCTTGAATCTATTCTTTCAATTCTAGATTCTAGAATTACAGCTATTGAATCAAGAAATTCATTTAATTCTATTGATGCTAGTGGTATTGAGAATAAGTCTAATAGAATTATGAAGAGCATTAAGAACAAATCTAAAGCTGAAATGTTTAGAAAGTTCGATACAATTCTTCTTAAAACGAGTTGCCAAAAGAAAGAAACTCAATCTTCGGAAATAGAAAACGAGCAATTAAGCTTTTTCCATGAAAATACAGAAGCAGATGGAATTAATAATTCTGAAAATGCTAAGACAGCATATGAATTTGTTAATGATAAACAACTATATGAAGATTCTAAAGGCAATATTTATGCCAAAGAAAATGGAATTATGAATCTAGTAGAACCTGTTGCTTATGCAGTCACAAATAGAATTGATGATGTTCTTAATAAGATCGATTTGCTAGAAGATTCTTTCAGCGGAAATATTAATGATATTACAGCTCATATTGAAAATGAATTTGAGCAGATTGATAAAGCATTCGATACTATAGATAAAAAGATCATTTCTACGGATATTGCTAGAAAGCAAGCTGATACTAAGCTTAGAAATGAGTTTATCGGATCGATTTCTGATATTACAAAAAGACTTGAATACTATATTTCTTCGCTTCGTGATTATATTCAGAATAACTTTGTTAAGAAAGATTTTCTTGCTCCTCTTGATATGATGAAAGAGAATAAGACTATTGAATTGACAATTCCTGAAGAAGGTCTTGTTCTTCAGCCTGGAGTTCTTTATATTGGGCGTACAGTTGAAAGAACTTGGAGTGATAAATTTATTCCTATGATTAATGGCCGTTCATCTGGTGGCCGTCTTGGTATCTCTGTTCATGTTTGTGCAGGATTTGGAGATATTGGATTTGATGGCACATGGACGCTTGAGATTACTGTTGTAGAGCCTATTCGTATATATGCAAATACTGATATTGCTCAGGTTTGTTATTTTAAGCCTTGTGGCAAGGTAGGAAAACTTTATAGAGGCAGATATTATAAACAGGAAGAAGCTACAGCAAGTAGATTTTATAAGCCTAAGGAGGATATTTAATATGGATGAAAAGAAACCTACAATTTATACGGGTAGCAAATTCTTCAAGTTTAATGATAATCAAGAACTTGAGATAATCCGTGTAGTAAATATTGATAAAAAGGACAGGGTTAAGTATAAACAGGCTGATGGTACAAATAAATCTATGTCTTCTGAATACCTTACATCCAATTATCATATGCTTAAACCGGATGGACTCTTTATGCTATCAATTGTTAAGAATAGCGAAGTATCTGATACAATTGTAGCGCTCAAGAGTTTTAAGAAAGAACCTAAGAGACCTGATCTACCTTTTGCAGTATGTAGACAGGGAATCTATGATTTCTTTACAAATATTACAAATAATAATCCTGACAAGATTATTCATGTTGGAGTATCGGTTAATCAGGACACTTGTCCTGCTAATCTTGATTTTCAGCTTGTGCTTACATGCACAGCTCTGAAATCTGCACAACCTATTGCAGTATATCTTGACGATACGCTCGAAGATATTCTTTCTTTGTTTAGCAATGTCAAGTATGATAACTCAATTAAAGAAATGTCGTCTGCTCTCGTGGGTCAATTTAAAGATAAAGAAGTTTGTGGTATATGCTCTAGTCTTAAAGAGCTTCTTATAACAAATAACTTTATGTATGACTTTAGAAAGTGTTTCGACATTACCGAAGTACCGTTTTCTGTAAATGCTGAGGATGAATGTCTCAGTATGGAGAATATTCTTTTCTTAGAGAACGAACTCAAAGTTAATATTATGGAAACTTATATTGTAGAATATTCTAGAGAAATTGATTTAAGCAAGATCAATAGAAAATATTTGCTTATTTCTTCTGCTCAGGATAATTTCAATAAAGTTTATATTTGTGGTTATGATGCTGCAGACGGAAAGTACCTTCCCAGATCTATGAGTGAAATCTAATTATTTACGTTTAATTATTAAAGAATTAAACTTAATAATAGACATATAATATTATAGTGATGACGTGGAAGGGATAGAAGTTTACAATATCCATAACACTGAATTAAAATCAAAAAAAACTATTTTACAAGGAGAAAGTATCATGACAGACAGCAAAATCGTGAAAACCGAAACCGCAAAGACCGAAAAGTGCAGAATCACTGTTTCGGACCATCCCGAGTTTAAGGGCGACATGAAGACCAATATCATTTCGACTATCGATATGGCAAAGGTTATTTCTGAGCTCTTCGCTCCCGTATTCCATGACTACTATGGTTGCAACATCCGTATCAATGACGGATCTGCGCTTCCCACTGTAGCCGCATCTATGCCCATCGGAACTCTCTACGTCGATCTTTACTTCAAGGATCAGGGCGATGAGTCCAAGGGTGAAATCAAGAACCTCCGTCCCTACGGCTATGATGAGAAGAAGGCCGCAGAGAAGAAGGAAGATTCCAAGCCCAGCCTTGCTGAGCGTTATAACAAGGTAGCTGGTGCAGGCATTGGCCATGCATTCGTTGTTACCAAGGACACCAAGGAAGCTCTCGAAGTGTTCATGCGTTCTGGCGATCGTACTCGTTGGAATGAGCACATCCAGGAGATCAGCACCCCTATGTCTGCATATGGCAAGGAAGAAGTTGTTGTATGCGTATCCGGTCTTGACCTTAACAAGCTTATCACCGAGATCTATGGTGACAAGACTGATGATGGTCGCTTCGAGTACGTAGCAACTCCCTCTACCATGATTCCCGGTAAGAGCAATGAGTTCATCATGCAGGTTTGCCAGCTTGACACTGGTGTTGTTCGTGAGATTCAGAGAAGTCTCGGAATCTATGCGGCATCTGCTCCTCAGTTCCATCGTTATACTCGCTAATCTGAAACGGTTAGTCTCTGAGTATAATAGGAAAGGCATGAAGTTTATTCTTCATGCCTTTCTTTTTTAATCATTAGGAGGATAAATAAAATGGCATTTGGTGGAAAGAAAGAATTTCAGCTAGAAATTGATCCATCTCTCAATGTTGTATTTGATGAGATCCCTGGGAATAGTTTCTTGGCTTTGAGAAAACTAAGATGGTCTCCTAGCGGACCTTTTAAACTCGATATTCGTAAATGGTATACGAATAGTGAGGGAGAAGAAATCGCAGGAAAGGGTGTAGCATTCATGACTGAAGAAGGGCCCGATAATCTTATTGAGGCACTTCTGACAAATGGTTATGGCGACACAAGAAAAACCCTCAATGGCCTTAAAGATAGAGAAGATTTCTTCCCTGCTGTTAAAGAGATTATTGAGGAGTCTGGAGTAGATCTTGATTCAATTGCATCGGCAAGCATCGATTCTCTTGATCAAAGTTTCTATGATCCTAAGAGCATTATTTGATATACTTCTCCTTGAGTATATATAAACCCGAGAGAGGAGGATGAGATAATGCAGGATAATTTTCAGGCGTACAACCCAAATATTGCAGACCTTTTGTATGGATCTTTTATCAAATATGATAGGATGTATGAAATGACTAAGTTTGCATTATATGGAGCTACTGATGTAAGAGATATAAATATTTTTATAGATGCTTATTCTATCCTGAGAAGCCTCTATAGGCAAGGCTCAAACATCTCTGTCAAGGACTCATGCGTTATAGCATCCTCCTTGATCAACCTTGCCATTCATCTAAGAGCTTATTTTGAAACTCGCCATAAAACTACTAGCAAAGTCTATATAGTATATGGGGGAGCTAGACCAAAAGAGGCTTTCGTGAATTATTATAGATACAATGAGAAGAATATTTTTATGGAAAATTCTAATATCATGCTCAGTAATCTCATTGATGATAATCTAAACATGATAAAAGTTCTTACTCCATATTTATATGATATTTTTTATGTCATTGATAAAGAAAATGAATTTTCGGTAATTGTATCTTCTATCATTAATAAAAATAAAGAAGACAAATCTCCAAATCTCATCTATAGCAAAGATGATCTAGCATACCAGCTAGTAGCATTTAAACCAAGAACCTTTTTGTATAGACCTAAAAAGAGAATGCAAGAAGACGTATCTTGGGTTGCAACAAAAAGCACATTGTATAATGCATATAGATATGGAGAGCTTGGGGTAAAGAAGCAAATTGAAACTATTCTAGACTTTCGTATGTTTAGTATATTTCAAGCTGTATCTGGAGTTCGAGATCGTAGTATGAATGCTTTAAAGAATGCAAACAATGCTATCAAACTTTTAGAGAATGCTGTTGCTTCTAATATATTTTCAAATGGCTATAATGCCAATGCAATCTTTTTCATGGAGCCTAATCCATTCTGTTTACTAGAAAATATAAAAGGTATAACTGGAGCTGAAGTCACAAATAGATTTGCAGCTATTGATTTAAATTATCAAACTATGCTATTTGAAAATTCTATTGCATCTATGGATATGACAGCAGGACTTATAAATCTTTATAATCCTGATGAAGTTCGATATATTAATAATAGATATTTCCAAGAGTATCCGTTAGACCTTAACAGAGTGTAAAAGAGAGCAGCCTGAACATAAAGGTAGTACAAGTTTAGTACTACCTTTTATTTTTTTTTGGAGGTGATGATATATGGCTAATACTGTAAAAGAAACATATTCACAAAATACATCAGTATTTAGATATACCGCATCTATGAGATTTATACACGATGGAGAAGTATTCAATATTGAAAATAACAGAATACGCTCTATTGCTATAGACTATAATTATAAAGAAATGAATATGCCTATGATATTCTTAACGGCAGTTTTAGAAGATCAGTTGGCTGAACGAATGGATAGAAATCAAGATAGTGGTACTATTATTTTTGAACTTAAAAGGGCAAATGTTAGCTCTGATATGCCAAATTTATATACAAACTATATTTCCGATAAATTTATCTACTTCATCAATATAAATGATGGAGGAAAAGAATATAGTGCAGAAGAAGATGTCAATAGAACTGTTACCATTGGTCTACTTAGTCTTGATTGCGTAAACAAAAATAAAAAGCATCTTAATGGAGTTATTAATGGCAATCTAAGCTCTCTCATGTATTATATTACAGGGCATATTCCTGTTGTACTTGAGCCGCCTAGAAAGAATATAAATTTTGTAAATCAATTCTTACCGCCTATGAATAGTGTTGCTAAATCTATTGAATATATTAATAATTTGGCAACTTTCTATGATACTCCATATAGATTTTTTATAGATTTTGATTGTGCTTATTTAATCTCTTCATCTGGCAAGGGCATAACCAAGAAAGGTGAGGAGATTAATACCGTTATGATCAATCTAAGACAGACATACAATACTGAGTCCAAGCAGCAAGGTATGACAATGAATGAAGCTCGCACTATGTATCAAATAGAGATCGATGATGAGGAAGACTGTGAAATCTCAGATAATCATTTTTCAGAAAAGATATATTCTAAAGTGACCGCCGTCAATGCATCTGGGCAGTCTTTTAATAAATCTATTCGAACTAGCGAAGATTCTAATGTTAATGCAAAAAATAGATTTATTAGAATTATGAATGATAATGAAGGAATACTTGATAATACAGTTTCTTCTATTAATTCTTCAGCTATTCAGATAATGGTACAGAAAGCAGATATTGATGCATCGGTATTAACACTGAATAAAGAGTATATCATTAATGCAAAAGAAGTTCGCAATAATGATATATATAATGGAAGGTATTTACTTGCTAGAAAAAGAGAGTTATATATTAGGCAAGATGAAGAATTTATAGCTAACGTAATGCTCTTATTCGATAAAGCTCCATACTAAAAAAAAATAGACGAGTACAGAGAAATCTGTACTCGTCTTTTGCTTTGGAGGACATTATTTATTTTCTTCTGCTGCAGGTTCAGCATTTCCTTTACCATCAGCAGTTGCTTTTTTCTTAGGTCCATTCTTAGAAACATGCTGTTTAATAATCCACATAAATTCATTAGTAATGAATTCAGTAGCCGTGGCCTTTGCAAGCATAATAGCTTTACATGCATTCATATAATTCTTAAATGCAGCGGCTTTATCTTTTTCACCGTTATCCTTGGACTCAGCATTTCCAGTAGCAGCTCCAGCGTTTCCTTCATTATTTTTCTCTTCAGATCCACCTTCAAATTCGGCCTCTGTAAACCATCTATCATACAGATAGGAGTAGTACATAGACTCCTGTTTAGCATCAGTGTTATCGGCCTGTGCACTAGCAGCAGCCTGACCCATTGTAGAACCAAGTGCCTGTCTAGCATCTGCTTCTAACTTTGAAAGTTCTGCTTTAACAGTTGCCTGAATTGCTTTAGCATTATTAATAAATCTAATCATTTCATCTTTAGATCCATTAACTTTATCTGCAGGAATGGTGATTTCAGGATATTTATCTTTAGGCATTTTACCACCAAAGTATCCTTTACAATACTCCGAAATACTAATCTCATCATCCCATTTCAATCCCTGCCTAAGACCGCTATTCATGCTACTAAGCATAAACTTTTCAAAGACAGCTCTGTCACTATCGCATTCCTTCATACGATTATAATCAAATGAGAAATTAGATTTGGTCTGAACTCTCTGAGCTCCATTAAATACATCTCCACTTGCAATAAGATTTGATGTGAAATTGAAAGGCTTAGCAATTGTTTCTTTATTATCATTAAGATACTTAAGATGAAGTTTATTACCGCCTATTAGCTTATTAATAAACTCATTAATAATTCTCTTAATAGTAGCAAGAATATTCTGAATCTTGTTTCCAGCCTTCTCTTCAGCTTCTTCACGCATAGCAATAAGTTTTCTCCAGGTATCTGCAGAATTTTCAGCCATAATCGAAGCTTCAAGGCAAGCAACATTTCTTCTAAATTCAAGCATTTCAGATGCTGCAGCATAACATTCAGCTGTAAGCTCAAGATCCATCCATTCAGTAGGATTAAAATCGTTGATATCATCATTTGTGAATAGGGTATCGCCATCAAATGTTTCACCATGAATAGAAGCTGACTCTTTCACATTGCGAGTAAATTTATTAGCAGCTTTATTAGCATAGCTAATGAACATATTCGTCTTCTTAACAATCTCATTGCAATACCAAGTCCAGGACTTAACAAGACTATCAAGCATAGCTACAAGCTTTTGAGCATTTTCCCTCTGATCAGCCCCGATGTTATCTGCATTCTTTACTCTATTACGGCAGCGTTCAAGTTCTTTGGTAATAGCATCAAGGCATTTAGCTGTATCCTGCTCTGTAAGAGGAGTTTTAGAAATATCGAAATAATGATCTGCGAATTCCTTTACAGTTGCCTCTTTCTTTTCAGCCCAAATCATATCGGCAGTAATAAATGCTTTAAACATTTCATGGTTAATAACTGTTTCATTATAGGTATTACGACTTCTATTTTTGGAGATAAGCCTAACCATAGCGATATATGCAGTTTCAACAAGAGAATTATCTGCATCAACAGAACTGCCGTTACAAATATTATCAATCTGCATTGTAATATTTTGAGATGCAGCTCTTATAGACGAATCATCAATTTTACATGGAATATGATAGAAAATAAAATTGTACTTCTTATCGCTATAGATAGCATTACCACGTCTAATAGCACTCTTATTAGCCTCGTAATTTCTACGGGCATTTTTATCATGGGCTCCTCTAAACAAGCCTACTATTTTCTTAATAAAATCAATAATAGCCTGAATAGCTTTAGCAATAAAATCTCTAACCCCAGAAATAATGCCTTCATGAACTACAAGAGATGTAGATTCATTTAAAGCCTGTTCTTTAAGAGATCTATAATAATTAATTTTTTCATCGACATCAATAGTTTGCATTTCAAAGTTATGCTCAAAAATTGCTTCCATATATGTCGATACAGGATCTTTCTTTAATACATTTTCAGTCAATGCCTTATCTTTGGGCATTGAGCTTAGGAATATTGAATTAAACATAGCTGTATACCTCACTTTTAATTCGTTTATTTATAAGTTCGGCTAATAAAGAAGAGCACCGTAGGATTTCTCCTACGGTGCCTTTATTTTAATCTAGTTTAAGCTAGAATTATATTAGAGAATGGTAATGCCACCGAAGATAGTAGCGGACTCGTTCTTAGCGCCCTTCTCAGCCTTCTTTGCAGCCTTATCATCCTTACCAGCCTGGCTGTAGAACTTGTGAGCAAGTGCACGAGCCTGAGCTCTCTTAGCACGAGCCATCTTCATGTATACAGCATAGGTAGCATGGAGTGCATTCTTCTCGAACTTAACTGCAGAGATACCAGGAATGCAAACACCGGCAACAATACCAGCATAGGACTTTTCATGGCCTTCCTTTTCCCACTTAGTAATGATAGCAAGGCTCTCCTTGTAGCTCTTCTTGATCTCATTGTAGGTTGCACGAATGGTAGCAGTCTCTCTATCGTTCTTAAGAATATCGATAACATCGCTAGCCTTAACCTTACCCTTAAGATCAACCTTCTCACCACGGATCTTCTTAACAAGCTCAGTGGTCATATCTTCGATGCTTCCAGCATCAACACCAGCAACGGTCTTAATGATATGACCACGCATATCCTCACCATTACCAGTAACCTTGAGGACATCTGCACGAGCTTCCTCAAGAGTAGCACCCTTAGCTGCAGCAGCAATAGCCTTCTCTACAGCATCGGTATACTTCTTTGCACTGTGAAGTGCATCAGAGTTCTGAAGATGGCCAAACTTCTTAAGGTCTTCGCCATAAACATAACCCTTAGCTTCCCAAGCACCCTCAGCACCCTTAAGGATTTCCTTCTCGTGCTTGGTAACAAACTTCTTGTCAAGCTTAGCCTGAACATCCATCTTGGAAAGAACAGTCTTAACTGCCTTAGTGATAGATGCGAACATCTTCGCAAGCATATCCTTGACCTTCTGGAAGAAGCCCTTAACGTCAGCAGCCTCCATAACGAGCTCACGACCCATAGCAGCTTCTCTGAGCTCAGCAACTCCAATAGCACTCATAATAGAGTTGAAGTTATACTCGCTCTCAAACATGATGTTGAATGCCTCCTCGATAGGATCACCAACGGTGCCCTCCTCAGCAGCCTCAACCTCGTCAGCATGTGCCTCGATACCTTCATCGCCGGCAATATCCTTCTCGACCTGGTCGAGATCTACGCCAACTTCATCGGGAGTCTGAATTGCATCCTCAATAGCAGACTCGGTCTTAATATATCTAGAAGTATAAATCATTATAATTTTCCTCCTTCCTTAAGCGTTAGCAGCAGCTTCTTCGGACTCAACAGCCTCGACAGCCTGATCGATAGCATCCTGGGTATCGATATCAACCTCAACCTCAGAAGCATCGTCAAGAGCAACCTCAACCTCATCCTCAGCAACAGCAGCAGCCTCATGCTTAGCCTCAGCAGACTCCTTCTTCATCTCAGACATAGCCTGAGAAAGAGCCTTTCTGGACTGAGCAACAGTAGCCTTGGTGCAACCGATAACGGCAGCAGTAGACGTAGCAACAACAGTCTCATAAACACTTACGAGCATGCTGATACGCTTAATGGTGCTTGCGAGAGCGGACTTATCACCGTTCTCCTTATCAAATGCATTCTTCTCCTCAGCCTTAAGACCAGCCTCAAGAGCGCCCATGCACTTGTCAATATACTTTTCGTTCTCCTTAAGACCCTTGATCGTGTCAGGAGCGCTAGAAATACGCTTCTTAAGATCATCGATCTGTGCAGCAGTAACGTCAGTGGGAACCATGCACTTCTCAACTGCCTTCTTCTTGAAGTCAGCAGGAGTGAGATCGCCCTTCTCACCAAGGCACTCACCAAGAGCAGCGCCAAGAACATAAGCCTTCTCAGTACCCTCTTCACCCTTAAATGCCTTAATGGTGCCATCGATAGTATCGTAAGTCGGAATAGTGATACCGCCATTGTAGAGCTTAACGCCTTCGATCTTTCCAGCAAACTTACCGTACTTCTTCTCAGCAGCCTCAAACTCAGCTACAAAAGCCTTACCATCCTTAAGAACGTATGCAGCAAGCTTATTGACAGCTGCCTTGATAGCGCCCTTAATCTTAGCCCAGAACTTCTTAACTCTTTCAGCCATTCCCTTGAAGAACTCCTTAGCGGAAGCTTCATTGAGAGCAGCTACTTCAGCCTCGAGAAGAGTACCTTCACGAAGGCCCTTAATCTCATTGAAATCCGATGCAATTACAGCCTCGAAAAATGCCATATCATTCACAGCAGACTCATAGAGAATACGTCCAATATCATTGGATTTGTAGCTCTCATTTGCAACAAGAGTTGCAGTGGTAGCTACACCAGTTCTATTGTTAGAATAAATAGACATGAGTAAAATCCTCCTTTTAGATTTAACCTATAAACTTTTGTTTTGTTTATTGAGATTTTATTATAATGTTTGCATTTAACTTCTTAAAGCAAACCTTATTAGAACAACGCAGAGCCGGTATTAGGCATCTCGATGCCATCATCTCCAAGCTTCATCTTTCTAGATTCAGCTGTAATGGCTTTAGTGCTTTCAACTTCAGCTTTACGTCCAGTGAAGGAAATCTTATTTGCAATCTTTCTAAAGAGTTCAGCAATCTTAAGCTGCTTAGAAACGATACGCTCCTTTTCATCTTCACTCTTGGCTTCATTGCTCTCCACGTTATGAGCATTCATCTGGAGAAGGTCAGCCTGTATATCGAAGAAATCGGAAACCCTCATTCTAGTATAATAGAAGAAGAATACCATTTCTCTTAAAAGAGGAATAATGCACTTCATAATAAGCAAGAAGATACCTCCGGCTGCAACAATGGAAACGGCACCAAGACCGAAAACAAGCCCAGCGGATTCTGCCATCTTGTCAACTCTGTGCTGAATAACATGCTCCATTGCCTTATCAAATTCTCCAGATTTACAAATCTTATTGAATTTCTTAAGGTTAGAATAGAGCATATTATTCTTTGTTTTGGTGAATGCAACCTTGTCGAGAGTAATTTGGAAAGAATCTCTATTAGGAGTCTTCATAAACTCGATACAAGTAGCAATCATGTAGGAAACCGAGCTGATAATAGTCAGCACAATGTTATTATACATAACAATCGGCATTTCTACGTTATATTTAAAAGCTCTTCCGAAGAGATCTTTACGGCCTCTGACATTATCAATAGCCATGGAAATCTCGTCGATCGGGCTGGTATCCTGCTTGAACTCAACAAGGATATCACGAAGAAGAGTAGTACACTCAACAAGCTTATCATAGTTGGTCAACTCAGTAATATCACCCTTAGAATTGGGAATATCGCCATAGTCGATATCATCAATCTTAGAAATGATATTGTCATAAAGTTTAGATGTAAGAGTAGCAAGAAGGCCTCCCTGCTCAGCTTCATCCAAAGACATTAAACGTTTACGGGTTTCTCTATCAGTGATATCGAAATGCTCAGTAAACGTAGCCATGATTTTAGGATCTCTGAAGAAATTCTTATAATCCTTATCAGCTTCAAGGCCAATAGCATCAGGATCAAATCCATAAAACTTTTCGAGAGTCATAGGCTCATCTTCAGTATGGAAATGATTTTCAGTTTCGAAAGCAGCTGCCTCCTGAACAGGAGTTACAGGCTCTCTTTTCTTAGAAGAATAAATCATAGTCTATATCCTCCTTTCAGTTAGCGAGCAACTTTTGTCATAAGATTGACAACGCGCTTATAAGTATTGTCGGAAGACTCTCTTTCAAGATGAGTGAACGAGATGGTCTCCCAAGTAGGATCTTCTTCATCGTAAATGAACTTCGCTACTTCAAGCGATTCATCAACAATGCAGATGCACATAAGATTTAGCGAATCAAAGAGACCAAGTACAGTGCTGATTCTCTCAAGATCTGCCAAATTATTCTTACGAAGATACTCAACCTCTTCCTGAGATACAACAAGAGTAGTGATAGCAGCAGAGCTGTTATTATCTCTCATAGCTCTCTTAAGTCTGGAGACAGTTGCACGACGCTCAAGAACTTTCCACATCTTATCAGAAGTGCTCTTACGAGTAGAAAGAGACATGGCATCGATTTTAGCTTTATCAATGGCAAGGACAAAGTCTTTCATAAACGATGTTTCTCTAGTAGTAGCTCTAAAGAAATTAGTCAGCCAATTCTTAGACTGAGCTTTGTCAGCAATATGAGTTACAATGTCATCAGAACCGACAGGGTACAACTTTGCTTTAACTCCAACAATTGCATTTGTATAATCATGAACAATCGGAGCAGAAAGTTTATTTCCTTCATCATCGGTATCTTTATATGCTTTGAAATTAACTACAAGGCTAGTGGGCATAAGCTCATTTGCCTTCTTATAATCAGAATCAAGAACTTGATTCTTGAATACGTCATTCTGAGACTTAGCAATATCTGCAAGTCCAGAAGCTTTCTTGATTTCAGAACCTCCAACTTTATCAGCTTCAGTTCCTCCATCTACATTTGCTTTACCGCTTGCTTTATCTGCACTTCCATCTTCATAAATGATATACTCATTAAGAGAAGATTCGTTAACGGATGTAGGCAAATAACAATTAAGATTATTTCTAAGATCATTCTTAACAGCAGACTCATATGCATAAATCTGACCAGCACTAAGTGCCGATTCATTTCTAGCATCAATTCTAGTCGCTACATCAAAAACATCATCCAAAGAAGCTACTTTAGAAGAAATATTCTTATGGAAAAGACCAATATAGTCATGCACATTTTCAGCATCGGTAATCTGCCATGCAGCAAATAGTCTCTGAAGCATCGATACGGCGTTCTTCTCAACTGCTTTACTAATCATGGATGCGGTTTCTATGCTAATGCCACGGCTACAAATTACAGGAAATACCATGACAAGATTAGAATTAGCCTTAGCTATAGAAGTCGAATTCATTTTGCCAAGAGGGCTATTGGACTTATCGCTAAACTTCTTATCTTTAATCTCGTCTTTCATAGATTTGAAACCATCCCAAAGATCCATAATGTCCTTCAGAAAGGTCTCATGAATGGCTTTGCAATCTTTATTCATAGAAGATGTGACCTCCTTCTTATAAATTTTTAATTGTATGTTCAAGGCTAAAAAATAAAAAATAAAGGGCAATTGAACCACCTGAGGAACTATCAATACAAATTAGATTCATATTAATTTAGTTTCTCATTAAAATAGATAATTGGACTTATCAATTGGTTTGTAGTCGGAATTTCCGACACCATTCGCATGTTTGGATGGGCCGCATTCATTAATGCAAGAGATAATCCACTAATACTATTGGCTAGATTATTTATAGCTTGAACTTTTTGTCCAACCATCTCTCTTTCAAACTCCTGTTCTCTATCAAGACGATATTTTAGTTGTTCTCGCTCAAAATTCTCCGATCTAGTAATAAGTGTATCTTCTCTATTATATAACTTCTGCTGCTCCATTTCCTCTTCATTTCGAATTAGCTGTAGAAGTCCGCCTTGCATTGCTTTTACTTTTCGTCCCATTCAAGTTCACTCCTTAAAGAATTTAATTTGGTTTGTTTCATATAAAGTGAGTAGAGGAGTAGAAACTTGTAAGCGTAGTTGCTCGGCATTCTTTCCCTTTATTTCATATTTATATTATATTATTATGCCTTATTTTAACCTCGCAACATCAAATTAATGAAATATAACGCTTTGAAAGGAGGATTATTTCAATGGCTTATAAATCCCAGACTTTCAAAAATAATGAGAATCTAAGCATTTTTACCAATCCAGATGATATAAGTCTTAGTGGAAATGCAAAACAAAAAGCAGAAAAGAAACGCTTAAAAGCTGAGACTCAGCAAATAAGTAATCTTATACTGTCTCATGGAATTGTCGATAGATATAATATGGATTGGACACACAAATTCTCCAGATTTGGTGTTCTTGACCCATTTAATACTCTTACAAATACAAGAGAGTATCTATTCTTTACAAAGCCTGATTTATGCCTATTAACAACGCAAATAAAAAATGCTACTAATAGTGCATATTGGCCTTTGACTAAAGTTCTTTCGAATAATGCATTCTTTGTAGATGCTATTAATCGTTATAGAGATATGGCTGAACAACTACAGTCTTCCTATAAACAAGATTATCCATTTATGAATGTATTATCGAATAGCGTTACCTCGACTCTTGACCTTCCTGGACTTAGTGCTGAAAACATTGAATCGGCTGGAAACGTTATGGGAACCAAGATTAACTATAGAGGTACTTCTTATAAGTCTGATGAGGACTTTGATTTTAATCTTGAATTTGAAGATACTAAGCGTCTTGATATTTATATGCTTTTCAAAATGTACGACGAATATGAGAAGCTTAAATGGAATGGTGCTATCGATTTTGTAAATGCAGAAACCGATAGATGGAAAAATTATATTCTAAATAGAGTTCTGCATGATCAATTTAGTATCTATAAGATAGTCGTTGGTGAAGATGGCTATCGTATTGTTTACTTTGCTAGAATCACTGGTTGTTATCCTACTAGTATTCCTAGAGATGCTTTTAGCGATATGAATAGAATTAGTGAAGCTGGTCAAAAACTTACAGTTGGCTTTAAAGGCCATTTTGTAAGAGACATGGATCCTATTATTCTAAGTCAATTTAATAAACTCTCTCTTGCATATAAAAAGGGTACGCTTAAAGGAACTAAAGAATCTCCTTTGTTTGATACTACTATTCATGCAATTAATGGAGAGTGGCCTAGAACGCCATATATTCATACACAAGTTATCAATGGCCGTCGTGAGTATTTCCTCAGATGGGTTAATTGATGGAAGGAGGAAATAACGTATGGCACAAAGTATTGATAAAAGTACTAATCTTACATCTGACGTCTATGGTATAAACTCCTACGTCAATGAAATTAAGAAAAACTTTACTCCTACAGCTAATGAAGAGACTTTAATGCTTGGAATATTCGGTTATGCTGGACAAATGTTTTCTGATCTTATGCAGAATAGTATTGTTATGGCTTCTGAATTTTCTAATGAGTCGATTGCAACTAAGGCTAAATTCGAAAAGAATGTTATTGCTCATGCAAGAGGCCTTGGAATTACAGGAATTGATGCAGTTCCTGCCACAATGGAAGTACTATTAACTTTCGTTGAAGAAGATATCGAGAATGCAATTGGAACGAATCCTGATGGTGGTTGGAGCTTTACTTTTGATAAAGACACTGCTATATATATTGGAAAATATCCATTCTTTGTAGACTATGATATCGAAATCCAAAAAATTAGATTAGAGAATAGTGGTATTATTGAAGACTTTACATATACTGCAAAGTATATTATTGATGATGATAATCCTATCTCTGATATTACCAACCCTTGTATTTCGTCTCCTGTAAAGATGATGGTAAGTAATAAAAGTATTATCTTTATGCCTGTAAAACTTCATCAAGTTATGAAGACGAATATCGTTAAGAAGATTTTAAGTGATAACTCTATTTCTTCTAAAACTCTTACTTTTGAATTTGAAGGACAACTTGCAGCATTCAATATAGATGTAACTGAAGGTGATAAAGTCACACACCTCATTCCTGTATATGAAGGCTTAATTTCTTCGAATAAAAAGTACCCTTATTTTTACTATAGCTATCTAGACTCTAAAACGATTAGAATTAAATTTGATCGTTCCTCTTATGCACCTAGAATAAATAGCGAGGTAAAGATAAATATTTGGACGACTGAGGGCGAAGGAGGTAACTTTAGTTATGCACCCGAAGTATACCCTGGTTTTGCTTGCGAATCTGAAAAGTATGGTTATGCAAATATAGCTTGTGAAGTCAGACCTGTTGATGGAGAATCTTCTTATGGATCTAATAAAAAGACAATTGAGGAACTTCAGCAACTGATTCCGAGGGAAGCATCTGCTAGAGGAGCTATTACGAACTTGACCGATTTGGAAAACTTCTTTAATGCTCTTGATACAGATGATTCTAAGATTTATCTTTATAAGAAGCGTGATAATGCGCTTGAAAGATTATACTATTCGTTTATTCTTATAAGAGATGCATATAATAATATAATTCCGACAAATACCGTTGATGTTAAGGCATACGTTAATGATCTTGTAGTGTCTAATGAAAATGGTAATAAAAGGTATACTCTTCCGAGAGGCGAGCTTCTTAAGCTAACTGATGATGGAACGTGTATGCTTATAAGCAAAGACAATATTCCTGCAGACTTTGATCCGTATAAGGAAACTGAAGATGCTAAAGATGCCGATGGATTCGATTACAAGAAATTCCTATTCTATTACACATCTCCATATAACTTCACGATCAATCATAGTCCTGCTTATGGAACCTATAATCTTACAATTATGGATTCTAAGAAATTCCTTGAGTTCTCTCATATCAATGATAAATCATTGTATCAATATATAGCTACTGTTATGAATTGCTATAGAGGTACAAATGAGGAAGAATCAAATGATTATTCTTTCACAATTAAAATGGAGCAGAATATTTCAAATGCAAATGAAAACGACAAATCCCTTCAGGTGTTTGCTGTATTCTACGACAGTGAAGGAACTCCTTATACATGGGCTCAAGCAGAATGTGTAAATGTTGCAGAATCTACTGCCGTTGTATACACATATAAATTCAAATTCAAGACCGATAACTATATGGATACATCCGGAAGACTTCGTATTACAGAAGGCATGTTTGATAAAGGCATTACTGTAAAAGGTATGGCTAATCCTTTAAGAGGAGAATATGATACTGTAGAAGAGTTCCAAACTATTCAAGATCCTGTTATCGGCGATTATGCAATTGCTGCTGGGGAATATTATAAGTATGATGGTACAGAGTGGATTAAGCAAACTATGAAGCTCTCCACTAATGAATCTTATGTGCCCGCAAATTGCAAATGCGTTCTCTATATGCTTTATAAAGCCGATGGAGAAATGCCAATTGATTGGCAGGGACTTGATGCTATAATCCCTGAATTTAATGCATATAAATACGAGAATCCAAAGATTACTGGTTATGAATCTATGGAAAAACTTCAAGAGGTAGAAAAACCTGTAGAAGGAGAGTATGCTCTTATTGGGGAAACCTATTATCAGTATAATGGAACAGATTGGGTTGAAACAGAAGCTCCTGTTACAGGATACGTATTTGATAAAGTCGCTAATATTAGAGATTATACTCTTGCGAATACCTATAATGTAACTGAAGGAGTAGATTTCTTTTATAACTATTCTGAGGTTATTGATTCTCCTATTGTAATCAATAGTGATGAAAATGGAGAATATTTTATTATCAAAGGTATGCCTGTAGTTAAATATAACTATTTCGATACTGAAGATAAAGCTATCGAGCTCTGTAGAGAGCTTGTTCGTCGTAAGAATTATATTGATTATGCTGTAACTATCCTTGAGGATGCTTTCGGTATAGACTTTAAATTCTTTAATACGTATGGACCTTCTAAGCTATTTGTCACAGATGAAGTTGAACAAACTTGTCTTGATAGAACAAATATATCTCTAAAGTTTAGACTTAAACTTAGAGCAAATTATAATAAGAACGTTGTTAATTCAATTACCGAAGACATCAAGAATTATGTCGAGGATATCACTAGTATCGAGTCCCTTCATATTCCGAACCTTATTACGGAAATTACTTCAAAATATAGAGAGTCTATTGTATACTTCGAATTTGTTGGAATAAATGATTATGGTACAAGTGTTCAGCATCTTCATGCTCAAACCATGCCAGACAGTGTTGTTGTTCCAGAATTCCTTAGTATTCATACGATTCTTAATAGAGAAGGTAAGTGGGTTCCGGACATCACGATACAAATGGTATAAAACATAATAATAAGAAATTCTTCGAGGAGGTTAATATATCATGAACGATTTTAAGGTTTCTGAGAAAGTTGCCAGAAAGAATAAAGCTTTCATTGAGGCAGCTATCGAGAATTATAATAATTCGCATAAAGTCACAAAAGAAAATTTTGATCTCCCGTTCTCTGCGGAAACTAAAGCTTATCTTGAAGCTAGAGACCACCATGCAAGCGTGGCTAATCGCTATACAAGCTTTATTGAGACGGTAAATAGATCTCTTGTCGTTGAAGCCCTCTACAGAATTCTTTCCGAGTCTATTTCGGATGAAGCTCGTGCAGATGATACGAGCAGATCAATTCTTAGAGCAATGACCAATCAGTACGTTCAGGAGAATGGATACTATGAGATTCTTAATAGAATGAAGCATGGTTCTGCTGTTCTATCTGAAATGTATAATGTAATTACTACAGCTTCTGAAGCTATTAGAGAGTCTGTTGATAGAAAGGATCCTAATACCTTTACTATTACATCCGATATGAAGGATGAATTCTTTAAGCAGCTTGATTATGCTGATACTGAATCTGTAGCAGCTGCTATTCACGATAGAGTTGCTGATGCAATGAACGATTTCGTTGCAGCTAATACTAAGGACCATGAAGATATCACTAAAACTCTTCAGAGTGCACAGGAAAAGATCGATTCTACTTCTGATGCAAGCCTGAAGGAAAGCTATCAGATTGCTGCAAAGCGTAAGACTAATGCAATCAGAACAGCTCCTAAGAGTGTATTCCATGGAATGGTTTCTGCTATGTGTGAAAGTGTTCTCAAGAATAAGGATATGCATGCAGAGTTTATGAATGAGGGGCATCTTGATATTGATAAGATTGTTTCTCGTACTTCTTTGATGTATACTTTTATGGAAATGCTTAATACTAGCCGTCTCGAGAAAGTTAATGCTTCCTTTATCGAGAATACCATTGCAAGTCTTAAGAAGTAAAAATAATAATCCCCTATAGCTTATCGGCTATAGGGGATTTGTTTTTAAAGCTTGATAACCAGAATATTATCTGCCAAGCAAGACACATGACAAAAATTCGATAGATTGGTATAAACTTCTTCTGGGATAGCTCCTCCGAAGAAGGAACAAAGTTCTGTATGATGATTCTGAATAAAACTCCTAAAAATATTAGGAATGATTTGATTATAATAGAATTCAGAAGCATGATGAAAACCGCGAATTTTTCTCATTCCAGTTTTCTTAATCTTAATAATGAATTGATACTGGATAGCATCATAGTCTATAGAAAGACTATCAATATTCGTAGATATATATCCAGTAAGCTCTTGAATACATTCATTTCTATTAAAGAAATTAGTAAAAAGTATGTATCTCATCTTATTTAGATTTGCAAGATTCGTATAATAATTATTATTATTGACAATCATGATTAATTAACCTCCTTCAGTGAAAATACTTTAAGTCATATTCCGCATTGTAATCTGTACGATTAATAATACTAGAATATTGATGCTTGTTATAAACCATATTCAGATATTTGACCCGTATTTCAACACGAGGCAACACCGAATAATATCTATGGATAGACCCATCTATAACCAGTGTGTCGTCTAACCAGACATTAGCATTAAACATATCGCTATATTTTTTGCCTAAATTGTCCCAGTCTGGTTTAGATATGGGTCTATGTAATCCAATTTCTGCAAGTATAGTATCTTCTTTATTATAATAAGAAGGGGTCTTCAGAAATGCGTGAATGTCTATAATACACGGAGTGCATATCATAGAATCTAAAGCGTCAAATTCTTCCTGACTCATTAACCGTTTCATAAACATATTGTCTTCTTTACCAGTTAATGAATATACATGAACAAAATTTGGATTGGACATTGCCATATTCGACAGATTGGAGCGATTTACTAATCGAAATCGTGGACGCGGAGATCCTTCTGGGACTTCAAATAATATAATCTCTGTACTGAAATAATTCAAACTATCCATCATCATGTCTCTTTTATGCAATATTTCAAATGCTTGGCTTTCAGTTATCTTATATTTATCATACAGCCATTCGAGACGTTCCTTATAGTCTATAGGAATATCTCCGAATTTATTTACATAATCTGTATGTTTTTGGCTTCGATTTTTTCTTTTCATTCATCTTCACCAACTTTTATAAGATTTTGAGGATACAGGAATAACCCTGTATCCTCATTGATATGTTTCGGGATGTATAGAATTTTACACTTAATCCCCTCTATAGATACCCATAACCAAATTTTGAACCTTTTCCTGAATTCCTCCCCATATATCAATTTGGAAGAAGTCTTGAAGTCTACTAGAGACATTCAATGTATACCACATATCAATCATACGAGTAATTTCAGGTTTATATATATTAATACCGCAAAGGTTAGCCAAATAATCCATTAATGCAGTATTATTTAAGGTATCATACTTCCATGAAGTAGAATTTGTTGCAGTAACGGACATTGCAGAATAAAGATCCTTGATAGAAATATCTACTTCGATAGACGTAGGAATTCCATCAGGAGTCCATTGACATTCGGCACCTTTATTTACACTCATACTTGTAATAATTCCCATATCTACATTAAAGAATCCTTTATAGATAGCTCTAACTAGGAATGGGTTTGTATATCCATTTGGATTTGCCTCAACCGTCTGAGGTGCTACAAGTGCAAGTAGATGTAATAGGGGTACTATTACATTAAGATAGACACTAAGTTTTGAAGGGTCTGGAGCTATAAACTTAAATTTACAGCTATATTCTCTAGAGAAAGAGGAATCAGACCATATTTCTGGGAAAGTAAGTTTACCACCACTAGCAACTGTAACAAGATGATTGGAAAGATTGCTAAGGAAGTTTCCTTTTCCAAGAAGCTTATTTACAGTATCGGTTACATTTTCGATATTAGATGCGACATCAGCATCATTGAGAGCATTCAGATTAATAGCAGATGAACCATATCCAAGAAGGAAATTAATCTCTCTACCCATATCAGATACCTGATTAATTGTTCCAGCTATCATAGACTGTGTTGTGCTATTACTATAACTTTCACTTACAGAAGTATCTGTATCCATATAAAAAGGTATAGAAGTATATGTACCAAAATCAGCAATAGATTTCAAACCAGTTTTTGTATATGTTTCCCAGTTCATATTTCTAATTTTTGTGCCATTAAGATAGACATCTCCAATACCTAGAAAAATTGCAGCAGCTCTGCACATTGGGTTGACAAATTTATAATAGCGTTTAGGATTATATTCAAAAGTATAATAACGCCCAGCTCCTTTAAGCAAATCATCAATACTCCCGGTCTGATTTCCGGCACCAGCATTGATCAATTTACTAAGAATATTTTTCTTAGAACTTTCAGAATATTTACTCATGAAATTCGCTTTTCCTGGGGCTATGAAGAGTAATGGTATTCGCTCAATAATTCTTTCTCCATATTCATAACCAATGTTTTCTGTAGAGCTTGAACCATCGAGACGTGGGTCAGTGTTTGGAAGAAATTGATAGGGCAGACCAAAAACACCGGCCACATGCTTAATCTTTACAAATTCAGAGTTATTTATATTAGTATTTTGGCTTGCAAGAATATCTGAAGTAGAAGGAAGATATCCGCTACTTTCATCAGCAGATCCTCCAGAAGAAGCAGCTCGCATCATTATTCTTGGCGCACCCATTTCCATATAAGTCTCTTCAGCAGTATATGCTAAAGACCATCCTTCTGAATGCTTGATCCATAAAGATCCATCAATTTCTTTTGATTCTTGTTCAATAATAACTTTTCCTTGGGATAGAGCTCCTCTAACTAAAGAAGTCTCACTATACCCAGATCTTATATAAATAGAAGAAGATGTTACAGTCCAAGTTGAATTCTTAGCCATTTACTGTTACCTCCTATTCAATATTTTCTATTCAATTAATATATAGTTGGAAGGGTCTAAAATGACCCTTCCAACCTTCATTTTAGTTATTCTTTAGCGATTGCAGCCATTGCTGTGAGGATATATTCATTATCCGAGCCATTCAGCATCTTAGAGACGCTTCCAGCATCGCCGCCGCCTTTCTTTATAAGATCAGCAAGAGCTCTTTCAGTTCTAGCCTTTCCTTGATTAGCAGCTTTATTCACCTCTTCAGGATCAATATCGATATTGAACTTGCTAGATAAGATATCAAGTATCTTAACAAGCAGAGCACTATTATCAGAAATATTCATAAGAAGAGTTACAATTGTCTGCAAGAATGTCGCATAATCAACAGTCTTAGCCATAGCATTAGCTCTACCAGCCGATGTCATAATCCTGCTTGTTCTAGCATCCTCTGTCTCATAAGAATTCAGAGCATCTCTAGCACGTCCAGCATTCTTCTTAAAGTCAGCATTATGAGCCGATCCATGATAAGTATCGTAGATTGTAGCAGCATAACCCTTAGGAGTCTCATAATCAAGCGATTCATCAGTTTTATCATCCATATGATACTGCTTAAGATATGCATCAGAAGCAGCAGCATGATCAGTAGAACCACGAAGTGCAGAATATAGACTAGATCTTTCGGATTTCATGTTATCGACAAGGAACTTCATCTGAGCATCAAGATCTCCGATAGAAGCACCCTTCTTAACAGTAGCATCATAGAGCTTACGTTTTCTATTTGCTGAATGCCACATTGTCATACCATAGCCAGAACCATCAGTAGCAAACTGCTCCCTAGTCTTCTGACCTCTGTCGACCATGTAAGTATAACCAACGTCAGTACCAAGATCTTCTTCCTTAGAATCTTCAAGGTTTGCAGTCTTAAACTTGGAGCTATTATAGATATTACCCATAATACCAGCAGCACCATGTTCAGAGAAACCTTTAGATCTCAAATACTTCCAAAGTTTTGCAGCGATTTCAGGGTTTTCAAACTCTGCTTCGCTTGTCGATCCAGAGATAGCATTATATGCATCTTCTCCAAACATCGACTTTACAAGAGAACTGGTAAGAGAACCGAAACTAGACATAAGAGCATTGAAGCTCGTCTTTCTTCCTTCTTCTTCACCGTTTTCCCCATCACCTAATCCATAGCGTCCACGGCCCTTACCGCTAACAATGGTAGAAGTCATCATAGAATTCAATACCTTATCTTTCTTGTAAACAAGAGAGCTCTGAGGCATATCAGGATCCTCGACAACAATATTACCATTCGCATCAAGACCAATAGCAGTTACGAAATGAGGAGTAGTTCCAAATGTTGCACCATGTTTGTTAGTCTTATCCTGTCCAAGCATAATTACCTGCTGTCCATTCTTAAGAGCTTCCATTATAGCGCCTCTATTTGTCGTATTCGTAGCATCAATATTCTGAGAATTCAAGAAGGATTTAAAGTAACCTATATCGGTACCTCCTCCAGGAATTGTCATACCTTTGTCTTCAGCATAATCTGCAGCTTTTCTTACAGACATAGAGCCTGCGCCACGAAGACGATTAATAGCATTTGTAGCGGCTACAGGACCACATCCAGCTTTACCTATTGTACTGTCGCCATAAGGCATTCCAGCAAGTTCAGGTCCAGACTGATATTTATGCCCTAAGCCATAATGGGCACGCATTTTTGCAGCATCATCAGATGCATTAGAAGAAAACCAACCTTTTACGGTATCCCAAGCACTACTAAATGCTCCAGATATTTTATCCCATGCACCACTAATACCACTTTTAATCTTTTCTCCAAGATTTGATGCGGCTTCTGTAATTCCACTAGTAAGATCTTTGAAAGTGAATCCATCTTTTACCTTTTGGATTGCTGTTGTGATTCCTTCTTTAATCTTTCCAATAGCCTGTATAACAAGAGTTACAGGTGTCATAAGAACTTTACCGATATTAAATATTACATTAGCAATTGTATCACAAGTACTATTGCCTGTAGATTCAACTTTACTCGGAAGCTCTTCTCCCGCCCAAGCCTTAGTAAATAAAGTGCCAAATGCAGATCCGACTTTAGGGAATATTAGTTTAGATCCATCGATGAATCCCTTAACTGTATCGACTACACGTCCAACAGCATAGGTTAACGTACGAGGAACAAACATAACCACCTTAACAACTCCAAATATTACGTTCTGAATCTTATCGAGCAGATCAACTCCAGTTGTAGGTAGACTTTCATCAGATTCTTCACCCTTCCAAGCACTTGTAAACAAATTACCAGTTCCAGAAAGAATATTAGGAATAATCTTCTTAGCTCCATCTATAACTGTCTTAACAGCATCGACAACTCTTCCGACTGCATAAGTTAGAGTTCTAGGAATAAATGTGATTACCTTAACTACACCAAAGATACCATTCTGGATTTTATCGAGCAAATCTGTACCAGTGCTAGGTAGAGTGCGATCATTATCTTCACCTTTCCATGCATCTTTGAACAAGTTACCCGTTCCAGTAGCGATATTAGGAATAATCTTTTTAGATCCATCAATTACCGCTTTAACAGCATCTACTACACGACCAACCGCATAAGTCAAGGTTCTAGGAACGAAGGTCATAACCTTAACAACTCCAAAGATACCACCCTGAATCTTATCAAGAAGCTCATTTCCTGTACTAGGAAGCTCGCTATTATTCTCTTGACCCTTCCAAGCATCTACAAATAGCTGCCCAGTACCCTTAGCAACGTTGGGTATAATGAGTTTAGCTGCATTGATAACAGACTTAACAGCATCTACAACTCTACCTACAGCATAGGTTAAAGTTCTAGGTACGAATGTCATCACCTTAACTACCCCAAAGATACCGCCTTGAATTTTGTCAAGCAACTCATTTCCTGTACTAGGAAGCTCGCTATTATTCTCTTGACCCTTCCAAGCCGAAACAAATAAGTCTCCAGTACCTTTTGCAATATTAGGTATAATAAGCTTAGCAGCATTAATTACGGATTTGACTGCATCTACTACACGACCAACCGCATAGGTTAACGTACGAGGAACAAACGTGACAACTTTGACAATGCCAAATACCACATTTTGAATCTTATCGAGCAGATCATTTCCTGTAGAAGGCAATGTAGAATTATTATCTTCACCCTTCCATGCACTTACAAACAAATTCTTTGTACCAGTTGCTACATTAGGAATAATTTTCTTAGCAGCATCGATAACTGCTTTTACTCCATCTACAACCCTTCCAACTGCATAAGTTAGAGTTCTAGGTACAAATGTTACGACCTTTACAATACCAAAGACAACATTCTGAATCTTATCCAGAAGATCATTTCCAGTACTTTCAAGCTCACCGCCATTATCCTCACCCTTCCAAGCATCCTTGAACAATTGTCCAGTACCCTTGGCTACATTAGGAACTATGACTTTAGCAGCATTGATAACTGCTTTAACACCATCTACTACACGACCTACAGCATAAGTTAGAGTTCTAGGTACAAATGTTACAACTTTAACTATACCGAATACTACATTCTGAATCTTATCCAGAAGATCATTATCGGTCGATTTAAGTTGAACATCAGCATCTTCACCCTTCCAAGCAGCTGCAAATAGTTGTCCTGTACCAGAGGCAATATTAGGAACGATTTCCTTAGCAACGTCAATAACTTTCTTGACTCCTCTTACTACACTGCCGATAGCAAATGCACCGAACTGTACAGGAAGCGTAACGATCTTTCCGACAGTAAGTATAGCTTCAGAAACCTTATCAAGCATATCGTTGCCAGTAGGCTTAATTTGTCCTTGACAGAATTCTCCATTCCAAGCTTTCTTAAGAGTATCAGCCATTCCCTGGCCAACGTTAGGTAATACATTCTTTGCAGCATCTATTACCTTCTTAACAGCTCCAACAACCTTACCAATTAGGAATGCACCAAATTGTACAGGAAGCGTAACGATCTTTCCGACAAAGAGAATTGCATTAGAAACTTTATCGAGCATTTCATTTCCGGTAGATTTAATCTGACCCTTACAGAATTCGCCCTTCCAAGCTCCCTTAAATGTATCTGCCATTCCTTGACCAACAGCAGGTATTACCTGTTTAGCAGCATCAAAGAGTTTGACGAATACATCTTTAATTTTACCTACGAGAGAAGTTATAAGGATTACAGGAGTATAGAATACTTTTCCGATTCCAAGTATAATATTCGCAATCTTAGAGGTTACAGGGGATTCCTTGTTTTCCTCTACAGAATATTTATATGCTCCCTTAAGATCTCCCTTCCATGCAAAGGATAGAACTTTTCCGATTCCTTTTCCAATGGCAGAGAAAGTATCTTTGAATCCATCAAAGAGTTTGCCAAATGTGCTGCCAACGTTAGAGAAGAAGCTTGTTACGCCCTCCCAAACATTGCTAGCCTTTTCTTTAGCCCATTCCCATGCAGTAGAAGCACCGGATTTTATTCCAGACCATGCTTTTCCTGCTGTATCTTTGATCCAAGTTCCGGCTTTGCCAAGAGCACCCTTAACAGCTTTCTTAGCTTTAAACCACCACTTGTCTTTGTTATTAAAGTCTTCAAGGTTAGTATACGTATCATCAGGATGAGCTTCATTCCAAGCATCCATGATATCATCTGCACGCTCTCTTGCTGCCATAAGCTCGTCAGCACTAAGACCAAAGAGCGGGAACAAGAATTCGACAATAATATCAACTAGAGTCTCTGTAGGAACTAGTCCAAAGGTTAAGTTGGTAGTTATAAGATGTAACAAACCACAAAGAACCTTATGGCCAAATCCAACCTTAAAAGATTCATCTCCTTTAGCAACGCCAAGAATTGTATCAGCATTGTTATAACCCCATAAGAAGTCTGCTACATAAAGAGCTATATTCAAATAAGGAATACACTTAGCTAATTTACCAGCAAGCTTACCAACACCAGATTTACCAATCTTTGTAGCAACTTTACCAATCTTATCAGCAATTGCACTAAGAGCTTTCTTAATAACTCCATCATCAGTACCGGCCTTCTTACAAGCCTTCTTAATGAATCCGATAATTTTACTATTGCCAGCAATTTCAGTAAAGAAATTCTTAATCTTAGCAATAATCTTAGGGCCATGCTTAGCTACATCATCTGCATTCTTAACGACCTTTTCAGCAGTTTCTTCAACTACTTCTTTGGCCACCTTAGAACCAGTTTTCGTAGCTGCAGTTTCGGCAGCTTCTTTACCAGCTTTGCCGAATATTTTATCTTTAATCTTACTAAGAACACCTTTGCTCTTAGTTGCAGACTTAGCAGCGCCTTCTACAACGTCATCGGCATTCTTAGCCATAAATTTACCAACGTCATCGACATTAGATCCAAATGCTTTGGCAATATCATCGGCACTATATCCGGCCTTCTTGCCCATAGCTTTTGCAATATCATCAGCAGATGTTCCAAAAGCCTTAGCAACTTCATCAGCCGTATATACAGGAGTATTTGTCATCCAGCTATTTAATTTCTGACCAAGCTTATTCGATCCACCAAAGATCTTTCCAGACCATTTAGCGGCTTTGCCCATACCGCCAGTAACAACTTTAGCTGTACCTTTTCCAATACCCTTGCCGCTAATTTTACCAAGAGCTGTAAATATAGGATTCTTACGTCCAAGAAGTCCATGCAGGAATCCTCTACCGGCAACCTTAGCACCTTTACTTGCAAGACTATCGGTTGTATTCCAAGTATCATACTGATCTATTGCTATATTACCATTTTCATCATAATAAAGCTGATTAGTTGATTTCTTAGAACCGAGGAAACCATCCTCATACATTATATCCTGTCCAGACTTATTAAGCTTATTGCCATTTGCATCATAAGTTTCATCTGCTTTAGCATCATTTACGCCAAACAATGAGCCATAATTGATTTCAGCAGCCTTATTTGCAGTATATGCGGCAGAGCTCTTAGCTGTACTGAACATGTTTTTCACAGATCCTTTAGCATCTCCAAGAGCATTATACATAGCATTGGAATTTGCAACACCACCATTAAGCTCTTTAAGTGCATTACCCGTGTCAATTGTAGTATTCTTTTCTCTTACAATACCCTTATTAAGTACTGCAATTTTAATACCATTAATAACGCCCTTTACAAGACCAAGGAACATGCTAGGCAAGTTCTTGATTAGTATTGCTACAAGAGGAGTTACAATATTATCCATTGCAAGACCCCAACCGGCAATAATCTTAGGAACAACGTCATTTACAAGAATGCCAGAAATTCCACCCTTACCTTCATACCAATCTTTGATCTTGGTAAAGAATCCTCCGATCTTCTCAACAACACCACCAGTGCCTAAGAAGATTTGTTTCATCTTATCACCAAGGCCACCAAGAAGACCATTCTTTACAACGTTACCATCAGCATCTTTCTCTCCAAATAGGAAAGATTTTAATTTAGGCCATACGGATGTTTTAATCCATTCAGAACCCCATCCAAGAAGTGAAAGTCCTCCGGCTGCAAGAGCTATCTTGCCAGCAGTAGTTCCAAGACCACCAGTAAGGAAACTAAAGATACCCTTAATACCTTTACCAATGCCGCCAAAGATCTTTCCAAGGAAGCCACCTCCCTCTTCATCATCTTTGCCTTTCTTCTTCTTGCCGAATCCTAAGCCTTCGCCAATACGTTGAAGCCATGTTGCAGATTCTCTGGTATTGGCATCATTCTCATCCTCTTCAGCCTCTTCTTGCTCTGCAGCTTGTCTAGCTTCAGTAGCTTCCTTAGAGTCTTCATCATGATGAGGAATAAATTTAGAAGCAAAGCCTGTAACTGCTTGACCAACTTTACTGCCTTTTGCTTTATTAAGCATTCTCTGGACAAGAGTAGGCTTGGCAGATCCATCGACCCCAGCTGCTTCAGCAGCTATAACGTCTTGCTGTGCTTCTTCTTTCTCCGCTTTTTCTCCAGCAGCATCTGCAATCTTTGCAATTTCAGAAGATGCCGGTCCCTTAGGAGCTTCTATAGTGGCAGGAACTCCAGATTTTCCATCAGTTAATTGCGGAACACCCTTCTGCTGACCTTCTTCATTACCAGGAGGTGTAGTTTTTTCAGCCTCTCCAGTAGGATCAAGCTGAATCTTGATCAATTTGATGATTTCATCGATTTTGCTGTTAGCACTCTGGAATTGCTGAGAAACAACATCTGTCTGCTGCTTAGTAGCATCTAATATAGCTGCTTCAGCAGGATGCTCTTTCTTGAAAGCTTCATCTGCTGCAGCCGCAGCTGCTGCATCTGATTCTTTCTTTTTCTTTTCTTTTTCTGCAGCTTTGGTACGAAGAGCTATTTCTGCATCTACAGATCTCTTGACATCTCTAAGACCCTTCTTATCCTTAACCTTATGACCAAGAATTTTAGAGAGTCCCTTATTGCCTTTTTTAAGATCTGCATTAGCCTTCTTAAGCTCTGCATTTGCGCCTTCAGCAGCCTCTACTTTAGCCCCGAGACGCTGCTTAAGATCTGCTTTTTCTACAGGAGTGAGATTAGGCTCTGCATCAATAAGACGGTGCATCTCTTCAAGATCTCCGTCTGCTCCAGCGCGAGCAATCTTCTTTACATATTTAAACTTAGTGACATCATATCTTAATGTGCCATCAGGGTTTGTTTCGTTAAAGAATGCAGAGATTTCCCGACCAAGCGCACCTCTAGCTTCAACTACAGCTTTACTTGCAGTTTGACGACCTTCAAGAGTTCCGCCAGCTTGAGCAGACATTGCTTGAAGTTCTTCAAGAGAAGCATTTGCAAGATACTCGTCTTGTTTCTGCATCTTATCAGCACCACGTACTTTGGAAAAGTAGTTACGAACGCCATGCTTCTTTCTAAAGTCTAGACGCTCTTGTGCTGTCATATCTCTAGCTTTACCCTTATTGATTTGCCCCATTCTCATAGAATTGCCAATAGCACCAAGAGCTTTGAAAGGAGCTGCTACAGCAACTTTAGCAATCTTAAGAGGGAACTTCAAGATGTTGAAGAACAACTTAGTCATCGGTTTGAAGACTTTCTCCTGAAGGAAATCATGAATCGGGATTCCGAGATATTTTTCAGCAACACGATTAAATGCATCTTTAACCCCATCGCCGATAGAGGTTATCATATTCTTTAGACCTTGCTTAAAAGGCTCCCAGAAATTCTTAAGAGGCTCAAGAAGATGCTTCTTAGCATATCCTTTAAATCCTTCAAGAATCTCATTAATCTTTTCTTTAGCAGGTTCAAGAATACCTCTCTTCATTGCACCAACAAGGCTACCCTTCTTAGGATCGTCAGGATCACCAAATACAAACTTATGAAAAGCAGAAGTACTAGAAAGCAATCCAACTCCAGCACCCATAATTGCATTACCAAGAAGACCAAAGGGCCCCATAAGAATACCAGCACCAGCACCAATAAGCATACTAGGAGCTGCTTTCTTAAGGTGTTTCTTAAACTTATCAAAGGATTCTTTCTTTAAGAATCCACCCTTACCATCCTTGTCACCGAATACAAATTCTTTAAACTTTTCATTATTCTTTAAGAATCCGATAGAAGAACCGATAATAGCACCGCCAAGAGGTCCAAGAGGAGTCACAAGACCCAATAGACCACCAGCTATACCAAGATCTGTCATATCTTTACCAGATTTCTTAAACATATCCACAAGACCCTTAGGCATCAGGCCCTTCTTATAAGTACCATCTTCCATCTCTTTACCAAAGAGAGCAGTCTTGAGAGTATCAGAACTTTCGATAATAGAAATACCAGCACCTGCCATAGCACCAAGTAGAGGGTTGAATCCGGTCAAAAGACCAGCAGCTCCACCAAGAATACCACTTGCGGCAGTTCTAGCACCTTTACCTTTATTCTCTTCCATGATCTTACGAAGGTTTGCCTTCATTTGATCAGTATTTACAGTACCTTTAGCATTTAATCCAATAGCATTGATTATTCTTCTACGATCTCTTCTCTCAAGAGCCTCCATAGCCTGCTGCTCTCTAGGATCGAAAGAAGCAGGAATAATCATTTCGCCAGGAGATACCATGGTAAGACCACGCTTGGTTGCATAAGTTCCGCGAGCATTAGTATCAACAACATCTTCTCCAGATTTAGCTGCTTCAACAACTTCTCCTGTAGGAACTACTTCACCCTTTTTCATACGGGTCTTTACAGTATCATAAGCTCTGCCAAATGTATTTCCAACTCCTTCTTTGAAACGACCAAAACCTTTCTTTGCCATTCCGAATACCTGATCTTTAACAGGCTTTCCGTACTTTTCCCAAAGAGGCTTAATCTTTTCTTTGAAGAAATCAGATATAGTATTTTTAACGTTCTTAAATTGCTCTTTAAACCAGTTTCCGATATCAGCAAAGGTATCTTTAACCTTCATAGTGATATACTGGAATACGCTCTCGACTTTGTTTCCATCTTTATCCTTAAGATCAAGAGTGCCAAACATCATCTTGAACATGCTTTCATCAGCTTTATTAATAAGCTTAGTGACATAGTTTAAAGGCTTGGAGACAATATCGGCAGCGCCGCCAAGCATCTTACCGAAAAGTTTGCCTATAGGAGAGTTGCCCATCTTGTCGCGAACCCAGTCACCTAGACCTTTTTTCTTAGTACCAGATGCAGCCCTAGCTGCTTCATCAGCCTTAAGACTCTCCCAAACATCATCCCCTAATGGGCCATCATCATCTGAGGCCGGGTCAGGGTCGCCGCCAGAATCATCTGAACTTTCAGATCCGCTTCTGCGACTTCCTCCTTCTCTATGAGATGACGGTGTTCTAGTATTGGCATAACATCTATTTTTATTCTTCTTATTATGCTTAAGAGTAATAGCATTAAGAATTTCTCTAAGATAATGGAACACATTGTGTCCTTGTTCATCTTTACTAAGAGATAGCCATCCAGAACCTTTTGCAAGACCAGTATAATCAACACGTTTGCCTTTACCAGAAGGATCCATTTCAAAAGCTCCATTATAGAGCTGACGGCTAATACCACCATTGGCTTCTTCGGCAAGACGAGCATTTGATACACGCTGTCTAGCATCCATATTTGATTTAGCAATATCGCGAACAGTAGTTCTGCTCATACGTCCATATGCTAAATCGAAATCTCTTTTACTCTTGAATCCATAATGTTTCCAAGCATCAGGATCATTAGGTCTGAAATCTCCACCATCTTTATAAATCTGCATAATCATTCTATCAACAGATTTGGACATGGATCTCGCCTGTCCTTCGTTTATAGCTTTTAGCTGATCAATAAGAGGTTGAATATCAGACTTAATACTACTATTTGCATTTGCAATAGCAGAAGTTTCTACGGCATCATATTCCTTAGCGATTCTTCTAGCACCTTTCCAAGTACCACCTTGATAATCATAGTAACGTTCATCATTACCTGTCAATGCGGCTTCGATTCTAGCAAGATAACCAGGAATGGTTTCAATGATAGCTTGACGAGTAATACCGTCAAAGGGGACAGCATCCTTCTTATACTTTGAAGGATCAATATTATCTTTCTTAGCAATATCAATACCAAAAATAGATGCTACGATATCCCAAAGTCCTCCGCTAACATCATTTTTCTTAGTATTCATTCTTGCAACGAACTGCGAGAACATGCTCGTCAGCCCCTTATCAAAAGATTTTAAAGACTTCTTAAAGTCTTTAGACATGATATTATCAATCATAAATGAAGTGAAGATCTTCATTGGAGCTGCTGCGAAAGCCATGAAGGGGTTACCTCCACCGAGATCGAAACCTCCAATGCCGTATTCACTCATAAGATTGCCAATATTGCCTTTTACATTCTTAAAATATCCGGCAATATCAATTCCTCCACCAGCAGTGAAGGACTGATCAAGCTTGCTAGGCTTAGCAGCTTCCTGCTGTGCCTTATACAGATTTCTCTGCATTTCAAGCATTTCTTTCATCATACCCTGAGTCTCTTCAAGAGATCTAAGGCTAGCCTCATAGTATTTTCTGGAGTTCTCCATATGGGAAACAAGAGGACCATTGAGGAACTTATTTACAGAATCTACTGCGGTGTAAACACTTCCCATACTAGAAGAAATGATAGAAGCGCTTCTATCCATTTGAGCCATCATGAGTTGTGTTGAAGCCTCATTAGACTGAGTAACCAGTCTAACACCTTTTGCGACAGTGGAATTAGTTGACATGGCAGCGGCCCCAATAGACTGATCAAGTCTATCGGACATAGCATTTGTTGAAGCGATAGTTGCTTTGGTACCATCATCTACGCTTTCATTATCCCAAGAAAAATCAAGATCATCATCACCGAAGCCTTCATCAAGACCAAGGACCTGATCACTGTAGTCTCTTTCATTATAGAATTTACCACTCTTCAGGTCTTCGCCAAGATTTCTTGCGCCGACTTTAATAGCTTGATAGAGATTACTCTGCTTAATGCTCTTGGCAGCATTTCTAGCAGTCTGGCGATAATTCTTAGCACCAGAATAAGATTCTCTGAAAATATCATTATTTGTTTCAATAAAGTCTTTAATACCAGATGTATTTTCGGACACAGCGTCGATTGTGGCAAAGGCTAGCGACTTTCCCACATTAGCGACATATCTAGTTACTTTAGGTAATTTTAATTTGGCGGCCATACCAATCATTCCTCCTTTCTTTTGAGGATTTTAATACTATGTTCACAGTATAAAAGTTGGCTAAGATAATCTAATTCGACCAAATTCAATGCAATTAGAACATTTTAAAATACAAAAATAGACGTAGAAGTGTAAGAACTTCTACGTCTAAAATTTATTATTTTTGAAGAAATTTTATCATTCCATATCTTCCAAAGGAGTCCATGGAATACCCATAATTTCTTTTACCTGACGATCCAATTCTATCATACATTTATTTATAGCTCCAGATGTCCATACGGAAGTAACCATACGAGCATTGAATGATCTAGCTGCATATAGAGCATGGATCTTCTCATCAGGTCTATACTCAGAGAACGGCTCATATCCTTTAGGGAAGATGTTTTTAACAACGCCTTTATTTGCCGACTGAGCAACTGTCTTATCTCCAACGGAAAGTTTATCAAAATATTTAATATAGAATACAATTTTTATTCCATCATTATTATTCTTCATAATTCCTGTTGGAGCCATCTTATAGTCAGGATCAAGAAGATTTTCTCCAGGCATATTATGCTTCTTATAAAGTTTTCTAGTCTCTTGAATCTTCTTTTCATAACTTGTAACAAGAGCTTTCAGACTATCAGACATTTCGTCAATTTCGCAAGTACGATAAATCTTAATATCCTGAATTACTCCAGTATATTTACTCTTAAGACGAATTCTTCCCAAATCCGATACATATTCTGGATCTGTGATATTCTTTAAGAGCATATTTGCATCTTTCTCATCGAAAGAATTTTGGAATATAAGTAAAGGATCGCCCTCCTGCACAGACTGCCCAACTTTAACAATCTGATACAAGTTAGTTTCCTTAGAAAGATCAACATCTTTTTCTACAACTACATCGGTAGCCATTGCTTCAGACAGCCAATCAGATACAGATGTAGAGTCTTCAAAACCTTCATCGGTATTCATAATTGCTACCTTAGCCAAAACTCCCAAGTTGTATGCAAGATTATCTGTCTCTCCATTCTTATTGGAGAACGAGGTTCTATCATATGCTATAATATCACCTTTCTTAAATTTAGATCCAACTTTAAGATCTGTATCCAATTTAAGAGTAATATAGAAACCGCCATCAGAGTTCTTCTTGACTTCTTCTTTGAGATCAACATACTCAGATGTAAAAGCTTGGCCCTCTTGGTTGTATACAGGTTTCTTATATGATACAATCATATGACTATTATCAATTATTTCTATAACTTCTCCATCTTCTTTTGCTTTAAATGCAAAAGTATCAGATGCTATATGTGCCATGGCTTCATCCGCACCATTGGTAATAAGAAGAGGCATAGATTTTTGAGTTCTCATAGAGTGTTTAGATGTCTGAATAAATGTCATCGCAGAACGGAACGGGTCATCTCTTGTTGTTCCGAAAGGAGTAACAGCTTCAGTCATACTAAACGTCTTAGTTACAGACATATCATCAGGATTGGTGGATTTGATATATCCACGGGTTCCTTCAATGTCCATATCTACGGTTGTCTGCCTGTTGATACCAACGTTGGCAGCAAATCCAGTAGACAATGCAAGTTTATTAATCATTGAATCATCATATGTACGTTTATCGAGACCATATGATCTATCAGAGTTCATACCAGAAAGGCCTTTAAACGATACGGAATTAGATGCTTCAATTTCAAGAAGCGGGTTAAGGATAGACAAATCAGAGGACATTGGGTCTTCCATAATACCATCGATAACAGCACTTCTCTTTATAGAAATACCAACTTTCCTACCACGCTTAACCTGAGCTTTGTACTCTACATATGCTCTAGCAAGAGCTTTGTAAACATATCCAGCTACAATCTCTGTAGTTCTATAGCGGTTACCAGAAATATCAGTATGACGATTATATTTATTATCTGCAAGAAGATTATTTGCATAAATGAGCATTTCAAAATAATCTGAAGGAATTCCACAATACTCACAAACTTCTGCAGTAATAGGATCTACGAATAGATCGACGAAGTTATCGAGACCATCGGATAGGATTCTTCCCCCAAAATCATCAAGGAAGTCTAGCCACATGGCTCTCGAATCTACATCTGCAATAGAATAATTTTCTGTCGGGCATTCTGCAAGACCATTAAAGAGCATGGAAGTTGCATAATTAATAGGATAAACAAATAAACCATCAGAAAATTTAATTGCTGCCTCTTTATCGGGGTCGTATTTGGTTCTCTTATCATCATAAAATTTAGCATTAGTATCACACATTATCTTGGCAATTTTATGCAAACCAAGAGAATATCCTAAAAGCACAATAAGAGGAATTTTATTCGCAAGAATACTTGCCTCGGAATAATTGAGTCTAGATGCTGGTTTAATACTATTATAGAGTGATCTAAAGTCCTCAGAAACAAAACCAAGTTCTTTTGCTATTACGTATGATAATAATCCTTGATTATTATCAGCATAATAGCATACCGATTCATCTGCTTTATTAATAGCATATGGAATGCCATTCTTCTTTTCAATTTTATAATGAGTATAATACTCATCTTGATTAAAGAAATAGGTCTTTTCTTTTGTTTCAATCCTATTAACTTCAGAAGCCAAATCTATATAATCAACAGGAAGTTCGTATTTAGAGCAAATAGCTTTATTATCACCAAAATATACTTTAATTGCAGCATTATTTTCATGCTTTCTTAAAGCTTTTAGAAGCTTATCCACAGATGGATATGATCTTCCTTGTAAGCCATGACGGCGAATAAATATTTTGTTATAGTTACTTACGCACTGTACAGTGTCTTCATCTGTTTTAAGACAAGGAAGTAAAAGAAGCTGTCCAGACATAACCTTTTCATTTCCACGAAGTCTCATGAAACGATTATTTTTAAATTTCGGCACATCAAATACAAGTGTAGATCTCTTACCAAAACCATCTTCAACAGTCACAGTATAAGTTTCAATATAGTCCATATTAGTAGAAGTATCTTCCACCTTAGTTTCGACTACATTAATAGGATAGCTTGTTTTCGAAAGATGATAAAGAGCAGCATAAATATCTGCACTAATATTATACTGATTATTGAAGCTAAGAAACTTCATATCGTCCCATTCTTCATTAATCGAAGTCACCTTCAAATGCTTAGGCTCAAGCTTAACTGCTGGTTTTGAAATGAGCTGACGTATAGTCTTATCTCCAACAACTTTCTTATTTAAGAATTCATCATTGAGCTTGGACATTCTTTCAGTTCTAGCCGCATTAAATTTGGGCTTGCCATCATCTTCTTCATCAAGTTCAGCAATAAGAGATTTAATATACTCATCAGAATTTAATTTCTCCCATGCTTCTTCTTCAGTTTCTGAAGATTCAGACGCTGCATTAATAGCATCAATAAGATCCTGTTTCTTTGCCTTGGTTTCTTCCTTATCTGCCTCTTTCGTATCCGTAACAACATCTTTAACTGGAGATTTATTTTCATTATCATCCTTCGATTCGGAAGAAAATCTCTTAACAGTTGGAGTTGCATTCATTATAAGAGTACTTATTAGCTCAGAAACAATCTTATATTCCGTTGCCTTATATTGATCTGCATAAAGTGCAAAACTTTCTTTATTTTCATTATAAAAAATAAAGATATAATCTGAAAATACTTTCTTAAATTCTGTAGGAGCTTTCTTTATATATCTACAAATAGCTCCGAGAGGAGTTTTAGATTCCTCAATAGCATTTTGATCTTTCCTATACCATTTCGATACAGGAATATAAATGATCTTTTCTCTATAACCTTCAAGTTTTTGGCAAAGGTTTTTTAGAGAATTCATATAAGCCTCATCTTCTTTATATTGAATAGAGGAAGTATCTATAATGGCATTTTTGCCATTAAGCTCTTTTATCGAATCAGTAGTATTCTTAATACCTTTCTTTTTCAAGGAATTAGCAATTACCTGATCCAATACTGCTTCATTATAGGAATACATGTATCTCTACCTCCTATCTAAATCACTTATTATTAAGTTCTGAGTACAAAAAAGAACAGGGAGTAAGGAAACCTTACTCCCTGAGTGTTTATGCAGTTTCATTTAGAAACCTAACACTTGAGAATATTTTGGATTCTTCATAAGCTTTCAATGGCCTTGAGATATAGATAAAATTATTTAAAGGTCCTAATTTAAGTCTCTTAGGCATTTTACTGCATCTATAATTAAATGCAGCATCCTCCAAATGTAATGACTTAAAAGGTTTATCATCATAGCATTCTGATTTCAATTCTGTATAATTTAGTAAACAAAATCCTAATATAATGCGACGATCTAACTCATCAGTTTCTCTTATAAGATACTTATGATCTAGTTTATCTATACTAACTCCTCCGCGTGGATGGAGAAGAATTCTTACCAAGCGTCCACTTGGAAGTCTGTAATAGATATTGGTATCTCTCATATTGAGAACTGATCCAACTTGCCTTGTTATATAAAGTGTGTAGTTTGGAACATTTTCAAGATCTTTAAAATCAGGTCTTACATTAGTTTCCATTCTAGCATAAGCTCTAGGGATATGAATAGCATAACTATACTTGCCTCCTTCCTCATCAATCCTTACATCTTTATAATCTTCATTGAAAGATCTACGTCTTTCATCACAATAAATAGACATGATATAAATTCCTCCTTATGGAAAATAAATAGAGAAAACTTTTAAAGCTTTCTCTTCAAATTTATAATATATAACCATAATGAAGAACCTTACATTTGCCTACGATACTGGCGGTAAAGAATTATAGACTTTTACATCATCTGAAACTATATTATAAGCTGTTAATTTCTCATGAGCTAAAATAGTTGATTGTACATACTGCCTGTTGAAATGGCGGTATGTACAATATATTTTTGTGATAAAGGGGTGATTATAATGATAGAACCGATGAATCCTTTATATGAAACATTAAAACTAGAAATAAAGCGGTATGAGATTCAAGAGCAGCTAGCATTTGACGAAGTATTACAAGAATTAAGAAGAGATCGAGTAATTAATATCTACAACACAACTTCATCAGATAATAAATACACTGGAAATGTATTCTTATCTAAAAACTGTGGCGAGTTTATGGTAACTGAGTATTTTAATTATGACAAAATAGCTGTTATATTTTTAAATAGCGGTTATCGAATGCTTGCTAGAGCAAATAATATTAATAAAGGCGAACTTAAAGATCCATATGCTAAATCTATCTTAGGAATAGGTTGTATTGGCGTTGGACCTTATAGGGTCGATGGAAATCCATTTGAAAGAATGGTATACTCTAGATGGCGAGGAATCTTAGATAGATGCTATGTAAAGAGAGAAAGACACAAAAGTGTACACCCAGAATGGTGGAACTTTCAGTACTTTGCTGCTTGGTTTACAGCATCTTTTTATTCGGTACCTTACAATTCTATGTATGATATGGTTGTCGATAAAGACGTCCTTTGCCCAGGAAATGAGGAATACGGTCCTTATAAATGTCTTATACTTCCGAACTTTATAAATGCAAAAGTTCAAGTAAAAGACTTTGAAAAAGACCGCATTGAAGCTCTTATGAGTGGGCAGATGTCACAATTCGAAATTTTAAAACTTTTTAAGTATAAAGAGGCTAAAGAGAGTCGAATACGATCGCTAGCTGATGAAAATCGAAATATTTTACCGCCACATGTATTTTTGGCAATAAAGAACTATCGACTGTTCTAAGAGGGATTTACCGTCCCTCATTTACATATTTAAAGGTAGTAAAAGCGTTAATTATAATTCAAAAACGTGAAAACTATTTAATAATTCCAATAAAGGAGGAATTTAAATATGATTAAAATTCGTAACACCCCCCCCCCATGTCAAGTGATTCGAAAACTTCTCACGGGGCTTTTTAACAGCGTTAAAAGGGTATTGATTGTACGGAGGGAGGTGCTCTGTAATGGGTGAAGCTTTAATGTCCCGTTATGGTGGAGGTTCATCTTCCTCGGACGAAAAGATTATTGCGCAAGTTAATGTAACTACTGCAGCTCATGCAACCATTACATGCGCAGGATGCGGAACTGTTCTTCAGAGAACTCCCGCAGATGGTACGTCCACTTTCTGGCTTGAAGCCGGCGATTGGGTTATTTCTAGTACCGCTTCTGGATCTAGAAATATTACTATTACGGCAGCAGAAGTGATCGACGTCAATCTTACTCAGGTTACCTATGGTATTAGTATCGATATGAGTAATACAGATCCTGAATCTGCAGTTACATACATCGATGATGCTGTAGGTCTTAATCCTCTTTCGGTAAATCTCGAAACCGGTGAATGTAACTATGGCGACTGGGAAGAGATTATTACCGGCGGATGGGGAGTAAAGCCCTGTCTATATAAAGATGGTGCCAGATCTGTTTATCTTAATCCTAATAATTATAGCAAGACAGTTACTGGTGCCGATGCCGACATTACTTCTGGCGCTGCTGGAGATGTAATGGTCGAATTTAAGAAGACTTGGTATAAGTATTCTAAGTCTGGAAATATTCTAACATTCCAGGTTGCTAACTATGACAGATCTGCAGACGGATTTGTAACTTCTGCATTTAAGACCATGGATGGCAGCGATGGAGTTGCAGGAACTGTTCGCGATTATATGTATTTCGGTGCATATGAAGCGTATGGCGATGCGGAAAATAATAAGGCTCGTAGCTTGAGCGGTAAGAGTGTAAGTAATGGTGAAAACTATTGGACTTATCAGAACTATCGCACAAATTGCAAAGCTATGGGTGCTAAATATGGCATGGAAGACTGGTGTAAGAGATATTATATTCTTGGTCTTCTCATGCTTGTTACCAAAACTCGTGAATGCCAGGCGGCAGTTGGTTATGGTAATATTAGCGTAGGCACTGGTACATCTGGATTGATTAATGCCGGTACTATGGACACCAAGGGTCTCTTCTTTGGTGGTAAGAATAAGGGTACTGGAGTTAAATGCTTCGGTATCGAAAATATGTGGGGTAATACTTATTCTTGGTGTGATGGCATTCAGATTGAGTCTGAATCATCTATTTTGATTAAGGATTGCCCGCCTTATAAAGATGCATATGACGGTGAAGATACAAGTTCGTATACTTCTGTTGGTCATTCTTTGCCTGTATGGGAATCTCTGTATCCTACAGAAATGTCTCCTGTACTTGGGGGAGCGGCTATTTTTGCATCTGTTGGTCAGTCTGATTCTACAATTGGTTGGCCAGATTATCTTTGCGTCGGCGGCGACTCCGGCTGTGTTGCCTATGTCGGTGGTGGCTACTGGGGTAACCTGGCGAATGCTGGTCCCTTCTGCGCCGTCGTCGACTACAATCCCTACGACAGCATCGACGGTTATGTCGGGCGCCTTGTTGCGGCCTAACCCCTCGAGTTGAGGGTCGTAGGGGGCCGCGGCCCCCTACACTCAGTCCCATTACACTAAAGCGAAGCGGCAGCGGAGCGAGTGTAATGGGACTTCTTTTTTTTTGTAACTTATTAATCATGCAACTATTCATTGATGGGAGGTGATATAATATGCATAATATGGCATTAAATAGAAATATCATAACCATGAAAAATTTTGAAAATTTATATAAAAAGACATCTATTAAGCAGGATTTAAAAATTACATCAAATAACTTTTTTAATAAGTTTTGCTATATAATTTCTTCTTCCATTAGTCGACTTCTGAGATTGACTTGCAATTGGGCGTTGAAATTGCAAAACCAAGGTAATTCGGTGGAAATTCTTCGGAGGGATTTTTGGATCTTTACGTCAACGACAACTCCGGCTATGTTGCCAATGTCGGTGGTAGCTACAGGAATAACCTGGCGAATGCTGGTCCCTTCTACGCCAACATCAACAACAATCCCAACAACAACAACGACAATTATGTCGGGCGCCTTGTTGCGGCCTAGCCCTGCACAGGACAATAGTTCGAGACACTTATCTCGGATAAGTGATACTATTGCGGTAGATGCCGAATCTATTGCTTCCTTTATATACGGTTTCTTTAGCTTCATCCCTAAGTATCGTATGCATAATAAAGTTAGTAAATAGATTTCTAGCACCGAAAATTCCTTGCTGATTAAATTCAGTAAAATTTGCCCGTCTCGAAATGAGTTAGTAGATCAGAAATGATTCGAAACCCCGTTAGGGCTGTGCGTTGGGTTAAGGTAAGTTAATCATACAGTTGCAGTCATCGAATTTATTTGACGTATATGGAGTAATCCTGAGATAGCAAATAATTATGAAAGGAGATGTTCTTTTAAGTGAAGCGTGTTGGAAATCTATACGAGACTATGCTATCGTATCCAAGAATGCTAGAAGCGTTTCAAGGTGTTATGCGTGATAAAAAGCATAAGAGCCTTCCTGGTTCTATGTCTTTTATGATTATGCAGAACAAAGATTTTTATATTGCTGAGGCTGGCAGAATTCTTGCCGAGCGCTCATTTAAACCCCGAAAACCTCGAGAAAGTTATCGTTCAGATAAAGGAAGCAATAAGATACGATTTATCCAGGCTCCTGCTATATTTCCAGATCAATTTATACATTGGTCTCTTATATTGGCAATTCAGCCTGTTTTGATGAAAGGTATGGACCAGTGGTGCTGTGCCAGCATAAAAGGTCGAGGAACCTTTTATGCTAAAAATTTTATTGAAAAATGCCTAGATACAAGTAATGATAAACCTGGGCAAATTCCTACTAGAAAGAAATATAAATATTGTCTTAGAATGGATATAAAGAAATTCTTTGAGAATATAAATCGAGAACGATTGATGATTTTGCTAGAGCAAAGAATAAAAGATAAAGAAATTTTAGATCTTTGTCGAAAAATCATTTATTCAGTACCAAGTAAAACAGGAAAAGGTTTACCATTAGGCTATTACACATCTCAATGGTTTGCTAATTTTTATTTACAAGCATTTGATCATAAGATACGAGAAGTCCTCATGCCTAAATATGGAGTAGATAAATATATAAGATATATGGATGATATGATTATATTAGGCAGCAATAAGAGAAAGCTTGAAAATCTTATGAAAGATATAGACAATCTTCTTAGAAGCGAATTTGGCCTTTGGTTAAAAGAAACTTCTGAAGTTGTAGAAATTACTGATGAAAATCCTATTGATTTTATTGGTTTTAGGTTCACATTTGATAAAACTGATTTAAGACCTAGGATTATTAATCATGCCATAAGAGCAAATAGATCTCTTTATAGTGGAAGATTTACAATTAAGAAATTGCAAAGATTTGGATCGTATAACGGATGGTTTATGCATACAGACACAAAAGAATTTCAAAATAATCTGCCTGGAGATCGAAAAACTGAACAGCATATTTTGACAGAAATGCTAGCTAAGAAGAGAGAGGAAGACCTTAATTCTTCTCAATATAGATATTTAGTAAAGCTGGTAGAAGATATAAAAACGCTACATAATGAAACCCAAAATAAAGATTATACTTTAGCCAGAGTATATCCTGAAGGCCCAAGAATTGTAGCAAGATCTTCATATAGATTTCCTGATCAGGATGCGTATGAAGAAGAACAAAAAAGATTAAAAGAAGAAGCTGAAGCTAAGAAGTTACAGCCAAAACCCAAAAAGAAGAAAAACAATAAACGAAAAAATAATAGAAAACCTGGAACGTATCAAGCCTCTGCTGAACAATACTTCTCTGATAGAGATAGGGAGTCGATAATAAGAGACTATAATATGGAGATTCGTGAGTATGAACTGATAAATGCAAATTCGTAAATTTAAACGATTTCTGTTGTATATAATCGTGGTGAAGAAAACACCTATCTTCAAAAATAACAAAAAAAGAGGTAAAGAAAAATGACAACAGGAATTGCTCAAATTACAAACCCCAAAGATCTTCTAGATAGAAGCCTGCCTATTACGGTAGGAGATTTTGTTACCATTTATGATGAAGCTGACTACTGCAAAGTAGGTTTGGTTAAATCTATTAATGGTAATATAGCAACTATTTGCAAATTGTCAATAACTGCTGAAGAAGATGATATCTATATTGAAGATCAAGATATTGCTATGCAAAATTTGGTATTTTTAGACGATTCATTCGTTAGTGTTAATGGAGTTCTATGGCAACTAAGAAACTATATTCGCAGTAGCGAATTAGAATCAAAAATAAAAATAGAACTTTCAATTTAAAGTGGAGGATGGTATTTTAGGGACCATCCTCCATTTGATTTGAATGATTCGTAAAAGCTAAATAAAATACTTGTATATAATTGTGGTGAAGAAAACAAGTATTTCAAATAACAACACAAATCTTTACATAGTAATTGGTCTGAATGAGTTTTTAGAGATGCGTTCTCATTCAGACCAAATTCGAATTAGTGAACACTTCATAAAACGTATCTCCTTTCAAATTTGGTTGGGAAGCAAGTATTATACCTCCATACCGTGTGTGGTTCCAACAGTTTCATTATCCACGGTTCTGCCTCCTTTCGAAACCATGCTATTTGAGAATACATAACAACTTCAAATAAATAAAACACCAAGAAGATGTGCTAGATCTTCTTGGTGTATTTGACAATGTTATAGATGTCTCATTGGTTTCAAAGTTATAATATGTGCTCATGTCACGGCAGTTTTACGACAAGCAATTCGGTTGCTAGTTTGTGGTAGTCCTAGCATCTGACGAATGAGGTATGAGAAAGCTTTTCAATAGCCGAGAAGGGTCTGTACTCCCCTTCTCGGCTTCTCTTGATTACTTTATAATTTTTCTTTTTATCCAGTTTATAAATCTTACAATAGCAGAATGATACTCTGGTTTATTCTCTCCAAGTAATCTATATCTGAGCCAATCATCTAGCAATATTGCAAATAATACTAATGGAATCCATAAAAATGCAAATGTTAAACAAACTTGACCAAGTATATTATATGGCATAGACGAATAATCCCATACATTTAATCCTAGCCATAAATTTACAATACATCCGGAAATGAATTCTAAAAGTAATACAGCAAGATCTCCAATAATAATTTGAAGCTCTATAAACATTTTCCAACTAAATACTTCATTAATTATTCCAATAAGAATAAAACAGAGGCCACCTACAATATACATACTAGGGTGTGAATGGCCACGATAAATTAGCTCAACGCAATAGTAGATAAATCCTCCAAGACAGAAGAATAAAAGGTACTTCATAATCATAGTAAGGATATTAATGAATTTTTTCATAATATAAATACTCCTTTCTAAAGTATTTATATAAATGTTGAGAGAAGACCTTATTCGGGTCTTCTCTCTAAAATTTCTTTTATGATGGAATCAAATGTTTCTCTATCATCAGCAAGCCATGCTTTACTTAATGAAGTAGAATATCTTGAAATAAAATTTTTAAGTTGTAATTTTCTCTTATCTTGGCTAAGTTTTGGTATTTTGGCCCATTCTTTTCCAAGTTCAGAATAGTCTATATTACTAGCTCCTTTATACCTATCATAACCTAGTTCTAAGTTTGCTATAAACATATCAATTCCAGATATATTAATAGATACTTTATTTTGCCTTGATATTTGATATATTTCCCATATATGATCTGTAAGTCTAAGCATGATTAACCTCCCGCCATGTGTTTAAACCAATTAATATGATGTTGCGAAATTAATCATGCTTCCTAAAGTAATAGAGTAAGGACCGTATAGATCCTTACTCTATGAAATTTCTCATTACTGAGCTTTTGCAGCCTTCTCGGCCTCAGCAGCTGCTTTAGCAGCCTCTTCAGCAGCAATCTCTTCCTCAGTTCTATAGTCGAAGGTAATTGCTTCGACTTCTTCCTTAGTAGTACATGCATAGATCTGGCCCTTATAAGCCTGCATTTTATTGAACCAAGGATATACGTAAGCACTGATAGCAAGTGCAAGCTGGGTAAGAGCCTCGGGAGCCCAATCAGCACAAGCCTCATGAACAGCATGCCACTGGAGAACAGGGTTCTCGATACCAGCATCTACCTGAAGCTTATACTGAGTAAGGTTAAGGCTAATCTCACTCTGGTCTTCCATGGTAACGCCATACTGCTTACCATCTGTATAAGTCATAGGGTGGCTAGCAAGAAATGCAGCAAGAGCATTCTTGTTAGCAGCCTGCTTAGCAACCATGAACTTTTCAACATAAACGGCATACTCATCGGCATCGATGAATTTACCATTATCATCATTATAGAACTTTCCTTCGGGAGGAATAGGCTTAATAAACCTATCATTTCCTCTCAAAACTTTGCCCTCGTCATCTCTGGTCTTATAGCCCCAACCTCTGAAAACATAGTCAGGAGCTTCAACGAAGAGGCAAGCCTTAGGATACATGCCAATAGTTTCTTTGATGCTCTTATGCTTAGTTTCCCAAGCACAAACACCATTAATTACCTGAAATACTTTCATTTCCTATTTACCTCCGTTTAAATTGTAGTTTTAACTATAAGAGTTAGAGTAGCTTCTGTCGGTTCCGTTGCATAAACGGTAAGAACATTAGCTCCAGTCGTAATCTTATAAATCTTGGAATAATCTTCAAGAGTTGCAGATGCTTCCTCATAATCATCGGAAAGTTGAACGTCGATAATAGGAGCATCGTCCTCAGTAATGCCTTCAAGAGTAACATTCTGAGTATAATAGGTACCATCATCGGAGACTTCCCAAGCAGCGGTACCACCGAGTACATCGGCTTCAAGATGAGCAGTTGCTGCTCCACCAGAAGTGCGAGATACTTTAATCACAAGAGTAAGGTCTACTGCAGTAGGCTTCGTTGCATAAATCGTAATCTTATCTGCAGAAGTGTTAATCTTGTAGATGTAAGCGTAGTTTTCAAGCTCTTCAGAAGCAACATCGAAATTAGCAGACAGAATAACGTCTACAATAGGATAGTCGGCTTCTGTAATGCCGTAAACGGTAATTTCTTGAATATAGGGAGCGTTACCATCAGTAGCAGTCCAGTTGTCTTCTCCGCTCTTTACGGGAACCTCATAGTTCTGCACCAGAACGCCACCGCCAGCTGATGTTACCTGATGAATCTCACCGGCCTCATCAGTGACATATAATTCATGCTTCTCATAATCCACTATAAGTTCTTTAGGTAAAGCCTGATCTTCATTCAGCTTATCCAAAGGCCTAGTAGGAATTCTAGCTTTAGAATTGTAATCACCCATTAGTTTATGGCCTCCTTTTAGCAATTTTAATTAAATGTTGAAAGTCGTAAAATATTTAATACAATGTTTGAGCAAAGTTATTTATCAAACTCTTGCCTATATTTATATATGACTTATTTATATGTTTTGAGTCTCCTCTTTAACAGGCTTCGATTCTTAGCCCCTAGAGCTGCCTTACTTCAAACATATAAATAAGATATTCTAATAGGAGGCCTGGATGTTATGAAATATTTACGATGCCTTTTGGCTGCATTCCTTTGTATATTCATGGTACTTGGAATGGTGGCTTGTGGCTCTTCAGATAAAGAATCAGCAGGAGACGTCGCAGATGCCGTAGATGGCATTGCGGGCTCAATATCAGAATACGGTATATTAGCTGTAGTTTTAGCCGTATTTTTTCTAATTTTTATTGCACTTTTTGCATTGATTATTCGTTCCAATTCTAAAATGGTTAACGGCATTCTTCAAGGTAAAACCCATTCTAATAAGTTTGAAGAAGATATGCTTAATAAACTAATTAATTATGAAATGGAAAAAACTAAACAGCAAGCTAAACCCCAAGATGAGAATCTTCTCGCCGAAATTGACAGACTTAAGAAACAGGTGGAGACGTTGGAGCGAGAAAAAGGCGACGACTACCATAAGGATTTGGTAGGCGCCTATATTGATATCAATATGGCATTTAAGGATGCTTCTCGTATGGCACTTAAAGCACTTAAATGCGATAGAATTGCTATATATGTATTTCATAATGGCAATACATCAATGCTCGGTTTACCATTCTTTAAAATGTCTTGCATTCATGAATGGAATAGCCGGGTAACAAATACTCTTAGAGGTAAATCTCATACGGAAATGCCTCTTCATCTTTTCCATGATTTTATTGAGGATCTTTGGAAAACTGGTGTTTATAAAGCTGAGAATGTCGATATGTCGGCAAAGACAGATGGATCTATTGCAGAATTCGTTGCATTCTCAAATGTAAAATCACTTTACATAGAAGCTATTAAAAATGCTGATGAAGCAATTACAGGTTTCGTTGTAGCAGAATTTAGTCATGTTGATACTTTCGAAAGCGATGAAACTCGTAATAATGAAGTGCATACTGTTATTGATAAAATGATAAATCAGATTTCTCCGATTATCGGTTATCATTATATCTATAGATCTAAGAAAGAAAATAGTCCTCAGATCACTGTCGTCTCTGATTCTGAAGACAATGAATAAAATTAAGGAAGAGAATCATAGCGATTCTCTTCCTTATTGCTTTTAACTCTTATTCACTCTGTCTGATCCAGAGATTGAAGTTATATAATTGGCAATATAGGCTTTATCTACATAAATACCTATATATGTATTAGGAGATCTTACAAGCTCATCACTTTCAAATTTTAAGCTTTCCCAATCAAAGTTTCCAGTAATATATTCTGCTCCATTATAGAATAAAAATTCACAGAATATAGAAGGAGAAATGCCTTTTTCTATACAGTCTACAATACAACGACCAATATCTCCTTCAAGTAATTCGCTTAAATCAATATTAAGCTTGCTTTCAGTAAGAACAAAATCATCATCTTCATAAGTTGTAGACATATAAAGATCCCATCCATATCTGTTGGTTTCAGGGATTTCTATTTCTTTAAATGTATAGCAATTGCTTACCGGTCCTCCAGTCTGGAACCAGCTACTATAAATTGTATTTAGTTCATGCTCATTATTTGAATAATATGCATACATTTTCGGGGCAGGGAATCTTACTTCTACAGAAAGTTCGATAGCAAAATTGTTTGTCATTTGTCCTTCTCGCTCACCATCATCTGCAGAAATATCTGTTGGTCTCAAGTGTACATACATATTTGTCATTCTTAAAAAGAATTCATTATTTCCATTAAGAGTTCGATGCTTATAAAGAAAAGGCAGAACACTATGTGAATTAAGCCAATGTAAAAATCTTGGAATTTCATTAATTCTTTCCCTTACTACTTTTCCATCAAGCTTTTCTTCAGTAGTTGTAAATCCATTATCTTTAGCTAGTTGAATCATTAATGGATATGGAATATGAAAATCAAGATTTGTATCTTCTCCACAAGTAAATCCAACTCTGCAAGCCATCTTTATAAACTTATAAAGATCTAGCTGCTGAGCTCTAGTTTCTAATCTTATCCTAAAATTAAAAGGCATAAGTATTGTTTCTAATCCTATGCCAAGATAAGAATCAGTTTCTTTACATGAAAAGAAAGAATTTTTAAACATTCCAGTCTGAGTGTATAGTTCCATGCCGTAAGGATAGGCATCTATATTTTCATCATTAAAATCCCATGAAAATGACGGTGTAATTGTAAGAGACGGCTTTTGTCTTTTAATAAGATCAACTTTACTTAGCGATCTAAAATCGTCATATATATTTTTCCCTTCTACATAAATTGATTTAAAATAATCTTTATTAAATTTCGAAAGGAACCATTGCTTTACATACTCTATACAGAGAGAATATGCCTGTACTGTACTAGGAACACAGATGCTTCTATATAAAGTCTTAGAATGAATTTGATCTAAATCCGATGCTGTGAATCTTGTAAACTCCGATTTATCCATAATTTCATCCCTCCTTTAAATTCTTATTTCTATGTTCAAGGCTATCAAATATACAAAAAAAATAAAGACAGGTGCTAGACCTGTCTTTATTTTAAATTAATTAAACTGCACTATCATTTTTGGGGTTGACAACATTGAAGTTTATTGTCATATTATCATCGGCAATAGAATCCATGATAATATCCCATGCATCATCAAGAGCAAGAAAATCTCCAAGAAAAGCATTTTCATCAATGACAAGTTTATGCCATTCATCGTGAGCTTTGATATTCTCAATCCAAGCATCATAATTTGCGAAAAGCTTTTCTACAAATTCGGGAGTATTTCCTCTGTCGATATATCTCTTGATCATAGTTTCTTTTGTTGCTGTTGTGTATGCAACAAAGAATCCAATACAATCATCCTGTAGTCTACTGAGGACTTCAGCATGAGTAGATATACAGATGAACTCAAGATCCTTATAGTTCTTAAGTCCTTCTGTTTCTAAAGCTAATGCTTTAATAGCTCGAATATAATTATCGGGCCACTCGGGATGAGCAACCTTCTTTCCATCAGGCTGTACTATCCAATGGAAATCAGATGATTCGAGATCAATTACCTTTCCAGGTAAACGTCTTCCTGCTTCAGACTTTCCAACTCCAGGAAAGCCGGCAATGATAAGTGGTAGTCTATTCATTATAGGGTTCCTCCTTTTTAATTATCAAGGCATACTTCGCTGCTGATTCTAATTTCAGCATATCTGATCATTGTACCATTGACCAGATCTTCATGAGTATTGAATTCTTCATCTTCATCACTGATATAGAGGTATGGCTCTTCAGGATTTGGTGAAGGTTCAACTGCAATGATGCTCCGTAATGCATTTCTCCAAGAAAATCGAAATACTTTACGTGAGCACCTATGATGGACACGTGCTTATTCATTTTATCACTCCTTTTTAAAGTATGTATTATTTAGAAGCGATAAAGGAAACTGTATCTTTTACGCTAATCTCGGAACCGAAATCTGCATGAAAGTCCAGTCTATTTTCTCCCTGAGAGATTCTACTTACTCCCATAGGAACAGAATCGAGATCTACTCTCAATCCTCTCTTTTTTGCATCCTCGTCAAAAACTACGGATGCTGTATAACCAGAAGCTGTTCTCTTCCAGTTAAGGTTTGCTGTGATTCTTGTGGAATTGCTCATTTTCCATTCTCCTTTTATTATTGTTTATTTTTGAAGCATTTTATTTGTGGTGCTTCATAATTATAATATGTGATTATACTACTAAAGGATTACAATTCAATACGAATTGATGTCCATTTATGCGAAGTGCATTCTAAAGGAATACATCCTTCTATTTCATGAAAATCTACAATACAAGTGCAGTTCGTTTGACCCTTTGCATGGATAAAACTAATGCGTTTAATATCTTCATATTGGCTTAATGTGTAAAAACATGTACTATGAATTGCATAAATAGTAGCACGATCGGCAACAGCATCTTCAATATCAGTTTGAATAGATACTGTATTTTCAATATTACTGATTATAATACCGAAATTCTTATCTTTCTTACAGACTTGTTTTACCAAATCGCAAACAGGCATCATAAGGCCTTCAATTTCTTTTGATGTCATAATACTTCTCCTCTGTTTGTATATATTAAATGCTTCATAATAGGAGCTCCATTCTTAAACTCCCCATTTTCATATGTAATGCTAAATTGATATGCTTGACACATATAGCATTCTACGAAAATACTTCTAATGCAATCTGCCTTCTCTAAAAGATCAAAGCAGGCATTGTGAAGATTGTTAAATGCAGAAAGACCAGCATTTCTGTCTGAGCTAGAAATGCTAGAGATATTGCTGATAAGTCCAACTTGTTTAAGATCTCTTTCCATAGAAATCTTAAAAGTCATATCTTGAACTTTTGAAAGCATTTCCACTTGTCCAATAAGTGGGCTTACAAGATTCTTTAAGGTTTGTTTGTCCATTATTTTTCTCCTTTAAAAGTTAATTACTTATGGAGCTAAGATTGATATTTTTGGCTTGCATTCCATTTACAATAATAGCGGCAACCCATTTCATTACCAATTGTCTTTCTCCAGTTCTTTTATTCTTGCACCAGTAACCATGCCAGTGCGCCTTTCGAACATGAGGTATTTTAGATTTATGGCTTCCTTTAACGCCAACCCTATGACCTCTTTTTGTTCCAATAGATTCTAGCATAGTGGCATTTTCACGGATACGATCTCCAATCGTAATTCCGACATGCATTACATCTGCTAGATCTTCATGATATTCATCGAGCTTATAATCTATATCAACCTGCTCAATAGTAGGCTTGCTATTATTTATAGATCTTATAAACTTTTTATGCTTACTTATGTCAGCATTCTTTGCCAAGATATACATAAGAAGATTTGTAAACTGATGTATATGATCTTCTCGACTCTCAGCATAATACTCTTCAATAGGATCATGATTTCGTTCAACTCCAATTTTAATACACTCTTCTATTGTTTTTCCTTTTATTAATGGAAGATAATATTTAATAGGAGCTGTAAATACCGTATCCTTTGAAAGTTCTTCTTTAAGAACGTCAATATCTAGTGAATAGAAATATATGCATTTATAGTCATCTACCGGACGTTTGTCGAGACAAACAAAAATTGCCTTTTCTTCGTCATTTACAATAGCTATCATGCACATACCTAAATATGGTAATCTTTCAAACATATTAGGATCCATATCCAACTTATTAACTTCCAAATGTTTGACCATATCTGCTAAATCATTATCAAATTGATATATTTTCTTGCACATACGCCAAATATAAAATGGTGTTATAGTATTAGAATAATGGATCGCATCTTCATCATAGTTGAAATAATTACTATTATCACAATTATTAAGATAATGCTTTATTATAGACAATACAATATTATATGCCATATAGCATCTTTTATTTGCATTTCTAGGAAGATTTCTTATAGCATCTAAAGCATCGAATACTTTTAAAAATTTATTCTTAATATTTTCATACTTTAAATACAATAATTCAGGAATAGTATCCGGAATTTCTTTTTCTTGAACTTGAATTTCGTCTTCGTAATACTCTTCTATAGGAGGAGCATCATTATCATCAGGAATCCATAGTCTCTTTCAATAAAGTCTCATCGATATCAATAGGTTTTCGTCCTTTATATACACCATTAGCCTTTGCTAATGCTATGCCTTCTGCTTGCCTTTTTCTTAAATAATCTTTATCAAGATCTTCAGCAGCTTTGAATACATTAGCAAATAGATTAATTGAATCTCGAGTATCTATGCCTTGTTCTGTTACTACAAGATCTATTTTTAAAGCTTGTAAATTGGCCAATAAAGATATAAAATTTTTACCGGTATGAGAAAGATGGCAAATATTACGTGTAACAATAATATCGCCTTCTTTGATAGTAGACATAATGTCATCAAATTCTGGTCTCTGAGTAACATTCTCACCATATTCAATTCTCATTTCATCTACACCAAGTTCTTCTTTAGTTCGTGCCAAAAAATCTTTATCCTTTCTAAACGATTCAGGCACAAAAATATAGCCATATTTCATAATTCCATTCTCCTTAAATATATGAATTAATACTTAATTTTATCAATATTATAATATATCATCAATTCACATATTAAAAAAAATAAAGAGTTCTACTTTTTTACAGTAGAACTCTTTACATTTATTAAGCACGGCTCTGAGCTATCTTAATTCTATTAAGCTGCTCTTCTGTATAATGAGCTCTGCTAAGTTGGCAAAGAGTATTCATATTGATAATGCTATCTCTCTTATGATTGTAGGAATTGTTAAACATTCCATCATTCTTAGAGATATACATAGCATTTCTCGGATTAAATACATTCTCTGCTGCTTCTTGAAAGTCTTTGTTGATGATTAAAAGGATATTCAATGTGTCACCCATTTATCTTCATATAGATTCGCAACATCTATACCGTTCTCTTATGAACTGCTATATGTTTCCATATAAGTTGAGACTATATCTTATCTCTTATGAGACTGTAGCATTTCGATTTAATAGGACTCACGTGCTTTCCAAACACAACCTAACCCCATAAGCTTGGGCTCTACGTTATTACTAACTAGTCGTTGAACGTTTAAGATTTGGTGGCAGGAGAGGGGCTCGAACACCTCAGTTTGGATCTGGACTAGAACCAGTAAATCGACTCTTATATCACGGGGGTAGCCACGTAAACGATATAAGGCCGTCGACTGCGTTTTCCAATTTCGCCATCCTGCCATATAAATCTTACTTCGCTGCTGATTATCATGATCATTTTCAGACTAGACTCCCAGCAATTAACCACATCGGCTTATGCTTTCGCATAAGGACAGTTTTCTATCAAAATCCGCAGCCAGTCCTTCAAGTACCGGTAGCGGAATCAACATCGTATATCCTTTTGATATTCCTGTGCAATAGACTTGCAAAATACCGCCATACGAGATTGTAGGATTTCGGTTAATCAATAACGGAATTCCTCTTTCTGTTGATGCAATAATACCATCAATAATTTGACGGATAATTTTATTTTCTTGATGCATAGATTCATGAAGAAGTTTATATGCATCATTATATTTCATGAAATAGGTCTTGTGCAAGATATTGATTATTCTTTGCTCAAGCAATCCGCAAAGACAAGGATAACTTAACCATACTTCATCAATTCTCAAATCAGGACCAGGAGCTATAACTGAACGTGCAGTAAAATTATATCTTCCGCCAAAGAGTGCTCTAATAGAACCTTTCTTTCCAGAAATAATTTTTGTTAATTCAGTATACAGCTCTTTATATTTCATTTGCATATCGAAAAGAAGCTGATTCTTTGGTTTCTTCTCTCTATTCATTTTAGTTTTATCATCATTGATTCTTGCTGCCAAGTTTGCAATGATATTATACGTCGCATTAGTACCTTCAAAATGGAATACTCCACCATCAAGTCTATAAGGACGTAAATGAATTGTAAATACAGGAATTGACTGAATGAATACTTTTTCTTTATCATTCATAATACTTTCATAATAATCCCTTTTGTTAGGCTTCTTATGATAATAATATTCCATGATCTCGTCAAACTGATCATGGAAGCCAATCATTCCGATTCCTCGGAAAGGTTCATCCTTTGGTCTCTTAATTTCAAGGTCATGACCATCTTCATCTTTTCTATCATCAGGAGTAATGATTCCCATAAAATCCTTTTCTCCAATAAAGAAAGCTAAAGACATAAAAAGATTAGGATGAATAATAAAATACGGATCTTTAAGACAAATATAGCCAAACATGCTAAAATTATCATCTTTAAATTCTACCTTTTCTCCACATACTTCACATGTAAGACCATGATAGAATCTAGATGTGGTATGGCCACATTTGCAACGATATCTATTGCCGAAAGCATTTGCATCCTGAAGACCAGGACCGTACTTAGTCGAGAAAATACCATTCGGATCTTTAATATCATCTTTAATTGCTTTTGGTGAACTAACAATGAAGCCATTACCTGTCAATACATCATGACGGCGTTCTTCATCTAAATTCACGCGCTCAAGTCTAGTTTCATAGTCAAATTCATTTGACCGTGAATATCTAGTATTTACCTTCATTTGCATGCGTGTACACCTCCCTATATTAATAAGTTAAGGCATGAGTATAAATCGACAAAGCCAATAACATTCATGCCTTAATATAATATCTATTTACTTTAAAGTAATCATGACTCTATGATCTTCTTGCTCTTTAAACCATAAAGCTTTTTCAATTACTTTATTATAGAATTTGAGATAATAAGACATATCCAAATCAGATGACTCTTTCTCTAATTTAATAAGTTTCTTTACTAGATATTCTCTATATTTCTCATTTTCGACAAATTCTCTAACGAGCATATCGAAATATACTACAGGAAATGCAACAGCATTATCATAGCAATACTTAATCCAATAATATGGATCAAAGTACGATAATGAGTATCTAACTTCTTCATCTACTTCGAGTCTATTTACAACCCTAAGATGAATAAGATTTTCACCTTCTTTATGCTCATATGGAACAGTACTTCCAAGCTCATAATAGGCTAGATCAATAACTCCTTCTTTTCTTTTTATGCATATTTCAACAGCTCTATCAGAAATATTCTTGACTTTTACTGCGATATACTTTTCATTATTTACTGTTTCTGATGAACAGAAGTTTGGAAGGGGCGGATTTTTAGTAGATGTTGATCTTGTTGCAAGATCTTTATCTGTTACAGGAATGTGTCCTTCTAACATGATGAATCTTCTCCTTTCTTATCACATGGTTTATCTTCGAACTTTGCATCGCTTATATTAGCAATTTTATACTTATTGTAGTTTTCATTAACGATTTTCATAATTCTATTAAGTCTATCTACAACAGTATTACAAATATATTGAAATACTTCAAAAACTCGAGAATGAACTTCTGTTTTAGCAACACTAAGATCTGATCTGAAATAATTTTCAAATTGATCCATAATAAAATCACAATAATCTTCATTATGAACCATTTCATCAATCATATCTTCAAAAATAGCAGGAAGTTCTATTTCACATTCTTTGCATATGATAATCCATTTAATAGGATCAAAATAGTTTAAAGGTGTGTATAATTCATTATAGTCGATAATCTTATCATAGAATACTTTTACAGATTCTATTGTTGATACGCCTTTTATCATTTGTACACCATATATTGCAGAACCTATTTCACAATATCCTAAAATATTGTCGCTAGATATATAATATTCTGCCACAGCATCTGGAAATCTTTTCATTCGCTATCTCCTTCATTTGCTAATTTTAATTGCTTAATATCTACCGAAATTCGACTTAATGATGAAAGACGGTCTTCCATATCTGCAATAACTTTTGTCATTACAGTATAAATGAAATCTTTAAATGCATCAAAATCAGAACCACTAACGAAGTTCTCTTCAATAGCTTCAGATTTCATAGTATTGTAGAAATGCACACAATAATTCTCATTATTAGAGCATTCATTAGTGATTACATCGATCATAGCCTCAGATAGTTTGTATCCTCCTTCATAAATTGAAGCAGGATCAATAAGTTCGAGACCCTTGTTTAATACTTTACCTTCGAAAAATTTCTTAGTGTCATTTGAAACACTTTTAATAGAAATATCTACAAGGCTAGAAGATTCACTTCTATTACAAACTTTTCTTAAAGCAGAAAGGCCTTCAGAAACAGTCCCAGCAACATTATAATCGAGATATATAATCTCAACTTCATTTGTTGCTTTACTAACAATTCTTACTTCAACCATTATCTGTATCCTCCATTGAAATAACTTTGCTATCTCCTTCTTTGTTTACAAGAGAAGCCAGTGTATCAATAACGTTATCAAGAAGCTTATCCGCAGCATTGCGAATAGATCCTCTTACTTCTGCAGCACAATCTGCAGCTGAGTCTTTGAGCTGATCAGCTCTAGCAATAATTTTTTCGACAGGTCTGATGCCTTCATACTTATCATCATTCTCTGCCAGGAACTGCATAAGTTCCGCATCATTTGCATCATCAAAATCATGTCCAAGATTGATGAGTGCTCGTCTGGATAAATCTTCATATCCTCTTGCCATAGTTTTCATTCTCCTTTGTGAATAAAATAAAATTAGAGAAGTAGACAAAGTTCTACTTCTCTAATCTATAATATATATTCATTTTAGACTTAAGATTTTTTCTTTCTTTTAAAAAACTTCTTAAGTCTATCAAAGAAACTAACTTCATGAAGTTCGAGAGGAACCTCGCATTTAGTAATTATTGTTATCATCGCATTTTCGCCACACCCATTTTTTATTTTTGGTAATGGTGATATAGCAGCACTGCAATGAATTCCTGGATTTGTCATACTAGTGATAATATTTTTATTATGGTAAAAGAGAACAACTTGATCTCTATCAGCAGGCCCAATACCAAATGGCCAGCTAGTTTTACAAGCTTCATCTAAGGCATGCCTTAAGTAGACTTGTAGTTCTTTGGCATGATTGACATCAACCCAAATGGTAATTTTATGATGTAAGCATTCATCATATTTCTTTGATGTAAAGTCTGAAAGATGTTTTGTAACTATATCGGATTCGGAAGACTCAATAGATACAAAGCCATATGGGAATCTATTACTAGCAATTTTATGTATACAATCCACAAGTATTTTTAGCCAACAGCTCATATTGGCATAATCACTTGCGGCAATTTTAAAGGGTTCTTTTTCACGCGTTGTCATTTTCTTTATATTATCCTTTCACTTTTTAGATGGTTTTATTATAAATGAGTTTGTAGAAACCACTTCAAGAAGAATAATATAAATATCTTTCTTTTGATCATATTTATGAGACATCTTATAGGATATTCCTATTTCAAAAGTATCATCATCATAAATAATGCTTCTAAAGATTTTAGATATACGATTCATTAAATTCTTTTCTGCAGTTTCTGTATAAGCGAAATCTTCCGGCGGTTCAATTGTAATTGCTATATTTTTCTTAAAATGAATCGTATGACCATTCTTGAAATCTTCAATCATAGAAAGTCTTGATGGGCCATTCAAATGGGAAGAATCTACAACTGTAAACCCTTCAATTCTTCTCTTTAGCACATCGAAAGATAAATCTATCTTTCTATTAAAACTTCTACTAAATTTATCAAGACTGAAGACTGTGACAACGACTTGAGAGCTTGTAGATTCAACTACAGGACCTCTATTAGCCATTGCTGCCGTCCTCCTTATTATCAGTTGTATCAATCTTTTTAATCTTATTAATAATCTTCTTGAAGAATCCAACAACTGCATTATTTACTTTAATTGCAATAGGCTTAAGATACTTTTCTAAGAAAGCAAGAATCTTAGTAGCAATCTTGCCATGTTTATCACAATTAAACACTTGTTTGACATCGATTTTAATATTTATGCAATTATCCTTTATATCTGCATAGATCTTGAGGAAAGGATAACGGACTGAATTATTCAGCTCGATGCTATGATTATTAATATCTCTTTCTCTATTACGGAATTTAAAATCATATCCAAATTGCTCAATAATAGAAATAAATTTCTCCTTAAATGCATCGTTAAATGTCTGCACATGATAAGGAGCATCATCACCAATACTGATAATGAAATAATTAGACATAACATTGTCTTTTTCCTGAACCTCTACAGCATCTGCCATAGTCTCAGTAGAATGACGAATCTCAAAAGGAGTAATAGCATTAAGATCGGCTGCATTATTCGCAATAAACTTATCCAGTTCTTTAGTTGCACAATTCAAATGAAGTCTAATCAAGCCAAACTCTTTTCTAGAAATAACTATTGGGGTTTTGTTGTTTAAAGACATGATAATTTACCTCCTAAATTTGGTATTATAAGATAGTTGAACAGTTATTTGTTTGCAATTAATCAAAAAAAAAATAAAGAGGGTTAAAAACCCTCTTTATTGTGCAATTTTTCTTAGTAATTAAGAATCTTTCTTTTCAGTGAGATCTTTTGCAACATCTTCAAATACGAAATTTTCAGAATGCTGGCGAATTTCGAATCTAACAATTGCTCTGAGCAATTCTCTAGCTCTCTCGTTTCTATAAAGGAAGGGAGTGCTAAATTCAAAATTACAAAGATTATTAATATCCTTAAATCCAGCATCTTCTGCATCTGCTATGAGTTCACAAAATTCTCCATTGATATAAGATTCCTTTTCATCACAATCATAACCGATTCTAAGAAGAATAATTTCATCTTTATGAGCTTTTGCAAATTCATCAAAAAGCTCTTTCGGAGCACCATTGCCAGGATTTACATAGCTGATAATAATAACCTGATCGAATTTATTTTTCAAAATATCACCAAAAGACAAAACATCTCTTGCAAGAAAATCATTCTTATCTCCATTTTTAGCATATGCTCTATAATAAGAAATAGAAGCATTATTAGCATATTGCTCCGTAATAACATCTGTTCTAGTTTCTTCCACTTTGACGATATTCATAGAATCATCAGATAAAGAATACTTGGAAATAAGGAAGTCCGCAATTTCACAACCATTATCCAATACAAGGAAGTGAGCCTTGTTGTCTTTAACACGGCTAATATCTTTGATTTCTCTAAATCCGATAGACAAGAATTTCTCCAATGCAGCATCATCATACGTACGAGTACAGATAAATTCCTCAGCACCAAAATAAAGGTCATTATCGAACATCGTGATGATATCATGATCACTTTCAAAATTAGATTTCTCTACATCATTATGAATCTTAGTAATGATATAATAAAATCTATCCTTAGCATCAGGAATATTATCCATGATGTGCTGCTTAACTTCGTAAGAGATAGTATCATATACACTCTCACTCTTCAAGTTAATTGGATTGCTCATCCACGAAACATAGGTGCCGTTATTCTCAAAGGTATGAAAATATTTTCTTCTACTCTCAAGAAGAGCATGAAGCATAGTATTTCCGGCACTATTACCGGCATAAAAGGCATAATGTCCGCATTCTTTATCCTCAATGTCAATGCCAAGGAATTCAGAAATATCCCATACATCTTTACTAAAGCAGTAAAGACCAAGATCCCCAGTTTCAATAGAAAGGGCATCTTTTTCGTCAATCATAAACTCGGGTGTTTCAGGGAAATGAAACACAAGAAGAGTTTCTGGAGAAAGCTGACGAACCATATAGCCTACAAGAAGTTTTCTAATCGTATCCATATCATGATCATAGGCAATATCCAAACTATTGATAACAGTAAGTTTGTTTACAATAATATCATGATCAGGATAATCCGTATAGTAGGAAGCTAAAAGATGTCTTACGACAGACTGAATAATGCTTTCATTTCCTACACGCGTTGTAGGGTCTTTGCTAAAATCAATGTTGCTATCGGTAAGATTGATAGCTTCTTTTACTTGGTTATCTTTACCAAGTGTTTTAATAAAACTTCGATCTGTAAGAATTTTTGCCATTTGTTTCATTCTCCTTTTATATAATTTTTATTATTGAAAGTTTTACTTCTTTCATATTTATAATATATTATTAAAACAAAATATATAAAAATAAAACCGGAGGACTATTGCCCTCCGGTTTCTTTCATTCCCTACACTCAGATTGACTGAGTGTAAGCTTTTCCAGATTTGTTTGTATAAACAATTCGAAGAGTTTTGCTCTTACCATCATTGCTCAGAGATACAAATCCAAGATCCAGAGCATAAGGAAGATACTTACGATCTACTTCAGATACGATAAGCTGTCCTTTATCAATAGAAGCAATAATAGCTTCCATATCATAGAAAGTTTCAAACTCATCGCTATCACCATCAGTATATACATTGGTGATGTATGTAATGAACGAATTCTCATTAAGCATCTGAGCAAGATTCATTGTTTTGAATGCTGCATAGATGCTATTGGGAGCGGTAGAAATATTATTTGCATTGTAATTAGTATACTCAAGACGAGCTTTACCGTTTGCAAGGCAAATCACCTTCTGAGCGCGAATATAGAAAAGATCATTGATAAACTTTCTTCCCATATTGTTCATATAGATGAAGATCTCACAGTTTCCAAATTTTCTTGCATCCTCGGGATACGAAAAATCCAGAATATCATCTGTAAGATTGTAAAGGTTAAAGCAAGAGAAATGCTTTCTTCCTTCAGTGGTGCTAACCCCAGAGTAGTTTACTCTGGCAAGAACGATTGCGTCCTTTTCGAAAAGAGGATTTGCAAACTGGCGAATTGCCGCCTGGACATTGTCTGTAGTAATTTCTTCCACAGTTATGTCATTAATAACGAAGACATTCTTGATATAATTAATCTTGGTGCCTTCGACTTCGGTCATGTTTCTAATAGCAGAAACAAGCTCATTGGGGTTGCTAAGGAGATAGTTTGTTGCGCTAGCTCCTACAGGAGTTCCTTTCTTAAAGAACTCAGTTCCAAGGGTAAAGTTTGTACTCATTTTTCATTCTCCTTTTATTTGAAAATTGTGGTTTTCTGAGACATATATTATTTGTTTGTCTCACGATTATAATATATGACTATTTTATATAATCTTTACGAATAATAAAAAGTACGATAGACTATATAAGTCTATCGTACTATATTTTTAATCATCTGGGCAAAATGCTGCCATAGGATCCATTTCAGTAAAATTAAGCTGATCGTCATGGAACAATTTCATCGAAAGCACTTTAAGTTTTGAAGGTATTTGAGGAGTAGAAGCCCCGACATTTCTAATACCAAGTCTATAAAATAGATTTCCGGCACACTTATTACAAATACCATTCTTTGCTTCGCACATAGACGAGAATCTAAGCTTAACCTCTTTACCTATAAATTTATCTCTATTTTTAGATGTAATTTCTGTAAGGCTACCATCATTATTAATGACATAGCAATACATAATAGAATTGATGTTTTTATTTGTAACCTTAAGAGTTATATGTCTCTTGGTTTCACAATCTGAATCTGGATCTAAGAGTATTACATGCTGTAAAGAAGACATAAATAATTTCTCCCAATATCCTCCTAACTCAGTCTTTTTAGATCTTGAGTAAGGACCAGCTGCGAGTGTATTTGCTAATTTAGAGTATTCTTCTTTTGAAACTCCATCTACATAATTAGATGTAATAATATTATAGCTCTTTCTAGGGTCAGGATCCTGTACAGATCCTCTCATAATGAACATGTTTTTGAAGTTATTTTCAAAAGAACCGCCTGCCCCAGAAAGAAACATATCCATTGCAGGATCGTCTTTCATAAGCTCTCTTGCATAGTCTAAGAGTTCTTTGCTTACCTTATCAACGACAATAACATCACCTTTATCAAAAGCTTCTTGATTAGCTTTAATAAGTTCAGCTTTCTTTTTATTAATCTGCTTTGTAATTGTAAGCATATTATCTGAATGGTTTGGAGATAGAATGCTTACGTAAGGCATGAACTTTTGACTCTTTTTACAGAATTTCTTATATGCATCTATAGAAATTTCATTTTCAAGAACTGCATAACCTATAGAATCAAACATTTTTCCATAAGTCTTTTTAGATACATTATAATTTATAAATCCAAAGAAATTAAGAAGTTCAGGATCTCCTTCGATGAAATACTTATTAAATATAAGTCTTCCCACAGTTGTTGTAAATGGAGCTTTATTCTTCTTATCCTTTCCATTAGGCAATTTTCCACCATATCTTCCAGTTGGAACGGTTATAATGTCATATGGATTAAACCATTGATGCTTGCCAAAGTCACCAAATAATTCCATAATAAGTGTAGTCGTTATATCGTCTTCTTTAAGATTTAGAAGAAATTCGATATCTTTTATATCTTTAACTTCGCGAGAGACGCGCTTATTAATAGCCATTATATTTCTCTCCTCTCTATTTCATTTATTCATTTGTTCAATGCATAAAATAATAGAGATACCAATGGTCTCGGTATCTCTATTAAAAGAACATTTTGTTTATATCTGATACTACATTTTGGCCAGCTCTAAAATCTGACGGTGTTGCAGAGATAGATATATTCCATCTATCGTCATTAATAAACGATAATTTATAATGACCATTACCGCAATCGGTTAGTTTCATTCCTAATGTATGTACAGCCTGATGAACTTTACTATCAATTCGCACATATGAACTAAATATAGTAGTGAGAGCTTCCTTAAGTTCATCTTTTCGTTTAGATGAGTGATTTGCATTTAATATAGATTCACATATTTTATATGGTCTTGTAAATTTTTCATAACTATTCATAGCATTAGCTACTAAAGAAATTAAAAACTCTTTTTGTTCATCTGTATACAAATCTTTTTCCGATCCCTCAATAATCAATGGTATTCCCATTTTACTTTTATAAGACTCAAGCGTGATATTCTGGGATATTATTTTTCCATTAGCTTGAGTCAAACTTCGGTGCAATTCTGCTATTTCTTTTTCATACTCTTCTTCAAGAGCTTTATAATCTTCAGCCTCTTTAGATCTTAAAGCTTTTTCTTTATCCAAATCAGCATCTAGCATTTTTATATATTCAATAAGGTCTTCTCGACTCATTTCTTCAATATTTAATGAACCCATAAAGAAATCTCCTTTCCTTGAAAATTCATATTATCTTGATGTAAGTATGCATATAATCTTAAAATAACCCCAGATGAGCCATTCGACTCATCTGGGAAATTATATTACATGTAGATGTGATAGATAATATCAATACCCTTAGAAGTATCGATAAGAGACTCGCTGGGGAAGTTAAGCTTAGTAAGCGGACGGATATCCTTATAATAAGTATAACCATCACTTCCCTTAACAGGATATGCGCTACAAAGAGAAATAGTATTAATCTTTGCGCCCTCAATACCAGTCGTAGCAATAAAGTACTCTCTGATATCTTCCTTAGTAATCTTAAGGCTAAGTTCTACAAAAGTTTCAACTTCCTGCTCAGTAGCATCGCTATAATCGTAACTAGTGATTTCGTCACCATTTACGTACTGTTGCTTAAGAACAGGAGCCTGATCAAACTTCTTGAAGTAGTATGTCTTATAATTCTTAGATCCAATAGTCTGCTCGCAACGACCAAAATAGGTATCTCTAAGAGAACTATCGATATCATCAGTGCTGCATCTGAAAGGAACAAGAGCTTCAGGCTTTGTCCACATCTTATAAGATACAGGATTTACGGTAAAGCTTTCACCATTACATCCATCTGTTCCACAGCAGAACAGAAGAACCTTGTGGTTATTAGCATTTGCAACAGTGTCTTCCTCATCATGAGCGGTTTCGGAACCAGTATACTTCATGATAGAAGCCATCGCCTTGTCATAAGAAACAGTAATCTCCTCTTCGGGCTTAGCAGTATCATCACTATTGAAAATATCAAATAGCTTGTGTGCAATAAGACCAGAACCAGGAAGAATTACTTTATTTCTCAAACCTTTAAAAATATATTCACCAGTTTCAGAATTTCTTACATCGATAGAAGTATCGAATGCTGAATGGCGTCTGTTGAGTTGGTCTCTTGTATCCAACCCATCATATAAGCTTTTCACTGTATTATTCATAGCAAGAGCCTCCTTATATTTTCATCATGTGTTGTAAACCGTCGTTAAATAGTTTAATTATATGTTTGAATTATGCTTCTTTAAGAATAGAAAATTAAGCTATAGAGTTATAAATCCAAAGCTTATCATAGATACCTATATTATCAGATTTCTTAGAAGAAGCATTTACTGCAAGACAATCAATCAAATGAATAGCATCATTTCTATGATCGCTACTTACAATAGCAAAGATATAGTCATTCATAATATCATACAAATCCTTCTTGTCATTTGCAGCAACTATAGAAGAATTAATGATAGTTTTTAGCTGAATGTTTATGCCGATAGAAGCAATCATTTCAGCAATTTTGACCTTTTCTTCATAAATATCATCGTTGCTCATATATACACTATCAGTAATCTTAAGTCCAGACTTATAAGCCGTATGAGTTATACGAGTGGCAAATACATCTTTTATATGCATTATACTGTCATCTTTCTCAATATATGAATAAATTTGAACAAGATCCTCTAAAAGCTGTACAGATTCTGAAAGAGCATCCCTATGGTTATCTCCAGGTAGACCATCGAAATACACAAAGGTTGAAATATCAAAATAGAGTTTCTCAAAGAAACTTATCTTTTCTTCAGGAGCCTTGCTAATAATAATTTCTGCAATATTCTCCATTAGATATACACGTTCAATAGGAGTGATTGTGATTAAGAATTTGGCCAATTGGCTAGAAAGCAATTCAATATTCTCATCTTTACTTATATCCACATGCATATCATCAAATGATTCATTAAGATTAATATCTTCTTCAGGATTTTTACGTATAAGCACATTTGATAAATTTTCAATAAGTTTAACCCTAATATCTGGATTGACAGATACCAAAACATTTGTAAATTTATCCAATAGTGCTACATTTTCTTCTGAATATTTAGATACTAATATTCTTACAAATTTCTCAACAAAATCAATATTCTCCTCAGGTCTTTTAGTTATAAGCACTTTTACCAAAGCCTCAACCAATTCGACTCTTAATTTAGGATTGACGCTGACAAGAAGATTTGCAAATTTGTCAGTAAGTAATTTTATTACCTCTTCTTTTTCAAAGAAGATATTGATATCATGTATCTTTTCAGATACAATTGTCGTACCAATATTTTTACCTCTCTTGATCACTCTCGTATCGTCAACAAGCATATCTCTATGATTGTCTCCAACTTGGCCATCAAAGTATACAAAGGTAAAGATATCAAAATACAACTTTTCAAGAAGTTTTAGCTTCTCATCTTTTGTAGTTCCAACTATTGCATTTCCAAATTTCTCCCAAATATTAATAAATTCAGGTCTATCGAAAATGGCATTTATTCTCATATCATCGATAATCTTTATTAATCCTTCATGCTTATCATCCATGGTATAAATAGTATTCAGCCCAAGGAAATCTACTTTATAGGATTTATAGAAATCAATAACTAGAGATATATATCTTTTTACAGACTCGCTTCCCATTGCAGGAAGATTTGCAAATAATGCTTGGAATTGATCAGAATCGATATATTCTTCCATAGCATAAACAACGCTATCGATAACAGTAGCAATATATTGATTTTTAGAGTTTTCATCTGTATAGCTCAATGCCTGAGCAATAACTCCATATATAGCGAATTCTTTAGCCTCCAAATATGCTTTATATGTGGGGACTCTTTCTCCGTCTATAGTTTCTCTATAATAATCACAATAAACTCCTTTTTCATTACGATAATAATCATAATAAACACGACCATTATCTGTATCTTCAAAGTAGTAATAGTAGTAATTACCATTCGATTCCCAATAATCTGAGCCAGCATAACTTCCATTTCTAATAGAAGAAATAATAGATGCATCTGTTATCAAACGATCAGGATCTTCAACGGGATTAATTATACGATCCTGGGATGTAATAAGTTTACCGCTTGCAACATCAACTTCAACAGGATTGATCTTGAAATAATTAGTGGTATACCTAACTGTCATAAGGGAATCATATAATGCTTTATAAATTTTATAAATTGTTAGATTGTCTGCATTCTTCATTCCTTCAATAAGAGTATCTCTAACAGACATATTATTTACATACATATCCATCATTTTACTGAATGAAGGAATAGAGCTTACAGGCTTCTGAAAGCTTGATAGCTCACTTGTGCCATAATTTTCTTTATTGGCAATTTCGCTAGCTAGTGCAGCAAGATCTGCTTTGAAATTGAATCCATTTACATAAAGAATTTTGCTAGAAGTGTCCATAATAATATCCTCTATATTATTAGTAAGATAAGTAAGGACGGTAAGCAAAGTAAATAGATCGGCAACTTCAAATTCTTTTGCAGTATCAATAAAAGGTACTTGTAGTTTGATAGATGTCTCATATTTAAGACTATCGTAAAGCATATTAAAGAAGTAGCTTTGCTGTACCGACATTTTGGTTACATCATAAACTGTGTCGATAGACATATACTTTGTTTTTACAACATTAAACTCTTCTTTAAGAATAGACTTTACTAATTCATTATGATCAGCTCCGCCATTCCATTTAGAATCCTGATTAACAACTTCGTCATAATCTAGATAATTTGTAGATACCTGGCTATATTGATCAAAGTCATCTTCAAGCGGAACTTTAATAAATCTTAGTTCATACTCTTCAGTCGGATCATGAGTAAGATCTCCATCCTCATTAGTAGAATAAAAATATGATCCATCCGGATTTGTCTTTCTATCTCTAAGAAGATAATACTTAAAGATTTGAATATTTTCAAATCCAAATAATGAGCATATATCAATCATACATTTAGACGTGGATTTATACTTTAAAAGAGTATGAATATTTTTAACCATAGCAGTTTGATATTTTAGCGGAATTTCTTCAAAGAATGGTACACCATAAGATTCAAAGATATATTCAACTGACCTGATATCAAAGATTTCTTTTCTAGCAATAAATTCATGAACTCTAGAAATGATATCAACCATTGTAATTATTACAATGAGAGCTGCAATAAAGTTATCATAATAATCCGATCCATATTTAAATGCCTCAGAATATACTGTTCTTAAAACATAAAATTTGTTCGAATCTAGTTTATCCTTATACATTCTATATACTTCATCAGATTCAATAGTAGGTATATAAAGAGGATCAAATCTATAAGCTTTTCTAGCAAGATAATAATCAATTTTCTTATCACCAAGATATTTCATATACTGTCTTGTAGTTGGCTTGAGCTTGATCATCTCTTCAATAACACCATACTGGTTTAATATAGCAATCTCTGAATCGTTCATTCTATGAATAGGGCCGAGATGCTTTGTTACTCCTCCAAAAGAAGATTCAAGCTGAAAAGTGATAAATGCATTATCGAAAACATCTTCTGGTATAAGCATTGCCAAATCATCTTCAACATAATCATCAAACTCTGTTGGAGTTTTTACAGGAAAATTAGGAAGGCCATGAAGCATACGATAATAATTATTTTCTTCTTCATAATTATTAATATAATAATCTCTATGATATTGAGTTACTTTTTCATAGTCCTCTTTAGAGATTCTTCCTTTTCTATAGTCATCAATAAAATTTTGCTTATTGGCAACATAGGATCCAAAGTCTCCGCCAGATGTCATACCAACCTTATTCAGAGCCTCTCTCATTACCAATGCATCATTAGGAAATACTTCCATTATAGCCGTGCCTTCTAAGCACGAAATATAAAGCTCGGCATTCTTAAGCGAGCTAACAGTTTCTGCAGCATCAGCTTGATCCTGCATTTTTAGAACAGTCCCAATGCCTAGTAATTTAGTGTAATAGACTAATTCATCGACATAAGGGTTATCTGTATATATTTTACTAATCTCGAAAGACATATACCTCACCCTTTCTCAATTAATTTCTTATTATTATGTGGATTCAGTACTGTTAAACTTATCCATCTTATATTGCCGATATGCCCAATTCCATTGAGTATCGAGCTTTCAGGTTAACATCTTAGTAATACATATAAAGGAGGGATTAGACCGATGGAAAATTATAATCCTTTTCCTGGGATCGAATCTTATCAAGAGAATATGAATCCTATTATAACTAGTCCGAATAGCACCTTTTCTATCAGTTTTTATCAAACAAGAGAAAGTCTAATGGATATAGATACATATAGAGTATTCTTGAAAAACTGCGAACAAAGATTCAGACACTCTACCACTTATAGCAATTATAAAGGATTTTTAATTGGTTTAGGAATGGATAGGTGCCAAGTTCATGGTTTCATTCATACTGATATGGAAGGCGTGGATATTGAAATGCATCACGCCATTTTAACCCTATTTGATATATGTCTACTAATTACGGAACATTTATTAAATACTGTAGGTTATGTAACCACATTTGATATTGTTCAAGCTTTGAAAGAAGAGCATAAAGCAAATAATATTGCACTTGTAATGCTGTCTAAAACACCACATCAAGTTTATCATAATAATCCAAACCAGTTCTTTATACATCCTAGCATGTGTTTTGGAAACTGGCCTAGGTTGCTTGAGAAATATAGATATGGATTGACTCAGGATGTTGCATTCAAGTTACTCTATTATTTAAAGAAAGCTATAGAGCAAGGCAAGAGCGATGATGCTGGTCTACTACAACTGAGGGAACAAATAAAAGAATGGAGTGAATATTGTGCCAAATTATGAGTTTATTGTGATCTGTATCATGGTAGGAGTTTTTCTACTTACTATGATAGCGTTAGCTACGGTTGTTATTCTCTTGAATAATAAACATAGAAAAAAGCTTGAGGAAATTACACTATATAATATCAATGTAAATTCTCAAATTGATAAGAGCATCCCAGAACTTTTAGACATAATTATTTCTGAGTGTTTCAAAGATTATCGGATTAAACACTTGGAGCCGATGGAAGAAGGGTATATCAAGGAAGATCGTGAAATAGAAATTCGAAATGATGTTGTAAAGATTGTTTCTGCTAGAATCTCTTCTGCATCGCTTGATAAAATTTCTCTATTCTATAATATTGAAAACATCGCTGAAGTTCTTGCTGATAAAATTTATATCCAGGTAATGGATTATGTTGTTGAGCATAACAGCAAGTTTATGGCCGATGAAGAAGCAAATTAAAAAAAAATAAAGCCACAAGCATAAACAGCTTGTGGCTTCATCTTTTGTTAAAATAGACTCTAGAATACATCCTGTTTAGTTGCCTTAATATATTCGCATTACATGATAAGTCTATATATTTCTTATCATAGTTTGAACAATTGTCAGAATACAATCTACCAACAGAAGTCATTGAATTTACAAATCTGAATTGAGATTGAGAATTCAACTCTCTATAGAATCCTATATCTAATTCTTTATTGATAAATTGTTTATAAAAATTGTTTAAAATGCTTATAGCTCCCTTACAGTCTTCAATCTGAGCCGTATAGAAAAGTTCAGCTAGAAAATCTAGCATAAATTGCTTATGAAGTTTAATAGATTCATCACTTAATCCTTTTATATCTAAAACTTCAGTACGAGTAATAAGATCATAATTATAAAAGAAATCCATATAATCTAATTTATAAAAAGATCTATAAGCAGCTGCTAATCGAAATGCAACTCTATCAGTCATTTGGAGATTTGAAATAGGCCTATCGCCAATAACCATAATAGCGTCATTTCTTATAGCTAAAACTTCATTAGTTTCTATGCCATTAGTTTCTATAAAAGTTCGTCTAGCTTTCTCGATTCCACTTTTAAGAACTGGCACAATTTCTGGATGTTTTCCTTCTAGCTTACCAATATATACAGATCTTTCTTGTTTTGGAGCTCTGTATAAATATTGATACAACTCTTCGGTAATTACATTAGCATCTCGTAAAACACTAATATTTGCTTTAGTTATATCGAACTCCCGTATAGTCATATCTATAATATACTGAACAGGAGCTCGATAATTAATTTTTTGCCATAAATCATTCATAAGGATCACCACTTTCTAGTGGAACCATTGTATGCCATCTAGCAATATCCTGATCCAAAGTAAATAATCCAGGTATGCTAAAGTCTGATTCTTCAGCATAAATAAAATCTTCAATCTCGTTTACTCGACAAACATTGTAACCATATCGTTGCTGAATAAGTTTGATTAGAGATTCTTGAAACGCTTCTCTAAATGGAGAATCATTTACAAGAATTTGAACAAGTGTTTCTGGAGATTGATATGCTGGTATAATGATATTCATCAGCTGCATAAATGCATTATTATTTTCAATAAGATACTTATGATAACTGATATCAAAGCTTGGGAAATCACAATCTCCAGCCAGACTCTCCTCTGGAATATAAGCTGTTGACGGAATAAGCATATTGAGAGTTGGAACATCGCTAAAGTAAGAAGACAGGTTGTACGTAACAACCTGTCTTATTCCTTTATATTCAAGCATCTCAACAGGTATAATTCGTATAGGTGTAAAAATTATCATATTCCTACTAGCGGGTCTACGAGGAATTTTCCACCATTTTTGTAAACCGCCTGTTTTGCATCTTCAAAATATTTTGCATAATGCTCAAAATCTTTTTGTTTTATAGCAGGATTCTGCTCATATGCTAATTTCGAGATTGCGGATGGATGAATTGGAAGCGGTGGATGCTTCTCTAAGAATGCCGGATAGTCAATGATATTCATATTATAAAGCTTGGCCAAATCTAAAGGCAATGCTGCCTCTTCGATATATGGCTGTACTTTACCATCAATGCCAAGGACCAATCCATAAAATTGATAGAGATAGTCTATAAACATTTTTGGGAACTGCATATTCAACTCGTCTCTACCAAACATTATTCCAATTGGAATTTGTTTAACGGCTGCTGCTATTAAAATTGATACATATATATCTGCATCCTCTCTTTGAAGGTATTGCTGATACATTGCATTCGATTCAAATATATTGCCATCAAGTTCCGCTTGGATTGCTTCGAATGGAGGCAATAAAGCTCCGGCTGTTGTGATAGCCGGATGAGTTCTAAATTTTGGTTCTGGTTCATCGGCGATATAGACAATCTTACCGCCGGTGAACGTAAACCTATCGAACTCACTTTCATTTATTACCCAAATATTCATTGGATAATTTGCCATAATGATTCTCCTTACTTCTTCTTAGAAACTTTGCTTGAGCTGCCTTTCTTATAGGAAGAAGATCTGGATCCTTCTCCATCAGAAGATCTCTTGTTAGATCTACGAATAGGAGTACGGGTTCCGGCAAACATTTCATCGTCATCATACATAGAGTAATCGTCAGTGTCATCGGAACTAAAAGTGCCGGAATTAGATTCTTCAGCATCAGAAGTATCATCTTCATCAGAGTCATCTTCATCAACTTCGAAATCAAGATTAGTTTCTTCAGCAGTAGCAACATCAGTTGCTACTTCGGGAACTGCTACTTCTACTTCATCATTTACCTTTGTGTCATCTTCAAAGATAAACTCCTGAGCAGTCTCTTCCTTAGCTTCTTCGACTACAGTCTTTGCTTCAGCCTTCTTGGGGGAAGATGTAGTCTTGGCTGTGTTCTTATTTGTATTTTTCGATACGAATCTTCCATTAGCAGCTCTATTAGGCTGAATATTAGAGGATTCATCCTTCTTTCCAATAGTAGCTTTAATGCCACTTTCATTGGAAATCTTTTTTTCCTCGGCAACTGACTTAGATCCGCCACCGATAGAAACCTTGATCAAACCACTTGTCTTAGGAGAGGCGGGTTTTTCGATAACCTCTTTTGTGGAAATAGAAGAATAAATTACTTCATCTCCTCTTTTGATACTTACTTTCATTTCAGATCCTCCTTTGATTATAATCTTGTTTGTATTGTCATTATCCTTTAAATCTGTTGCTAGATATATTTTCCCACATCTAGCACAAACTAAATGATTGAATCCTGCATCATAATCGATTTCTCCATTACATGGCATATGTGTGATGGGGTCCTCTTTTGTACAAAAGAGTTTCTTACCATCTAATTTATATACATATGGAGAATCTAATAATACAGGCCCGAAGCCAGCTCTTATACCCCAGTTCATAAAATACTTTGTTCCAACATCTTCTACGACGTATTCTCCAAGGATTTTATTTACTAATATTTCGAACACATCTTCGGCTATTTCTCTAAATTCTGCTTTATTCTTAATTGGCAGAACTCGTTCCGAGAAGCCTACAGTTCCACATGGCGAAATATAAAACATCTTCGTCACATAAGGCTTCAACAGAAATTGAGTTTGATATTCCATTGGATTGTCTTGCATTCCAACTTTATCTACAGCTATTTTAACTAGAAATCTTGTATCTTCTAGAAAGCTATAGACAATTCGGTTTGTACCTGCAGAGAATCTTTTAAATCCTCTAGGTCTCATAATGTCATCTATCATTTTATACTTTAATTCTATTTTAGAAGATAATCTGACAGATGTTGCAATAGATCTTAATCTTTCGATATCTTGTGGTGTTAAATAATTCCATATTGGTGGAATCCACAGATTATCGAATTCAAATTCAGCAGGAGATTGCTTTTTTGCTCTTAAGATGTCCAATACATCTATTTTAGCCATAGCGTATCACCTCCTTATGTGCTGCTATCGATAGATCTAATAAACGATTCGCGAGCTCGTTCTAGTCTATCTCGCATAAAGTTTGGAGCTGTAACAGTATACTGCCCAGTTTGTGGATTATACGAGAAGCTATCAGCTACTGCAGGATCATGTCCAGGACTTACTGGTCTGCCGTCTGGCATAATACCATAACGCCCAGCATAGCGTTCAAGAGCTTTCATTTTAGATCTGGTTCTTACGCCATTATTCTTGAAAAGTCTCTCTCTAAAGGAATCTCTATTATAGACTTGAGCTGCTCTTTGTGCACTTTGAATATACATTTCCTGTACTTTATCTTGTGCTAGAATTGCACCAATACCATCATTAAAGAGATTCATCATGTCTGTTTTATCAAACATTCTTTCAGGAGCTTGATCAAATAAGGTATTCCGATAAATAGCCATATTTGTTTCATTGAAAGTATGCCTGTACTTCATCTGTTCAACATACATAGCATTACGCTGGTAATCTTGGTGACGAAGTTGTACATTCTCCGGTTTCATGTCTGCTACAACCTCATCACCAATCATGACTTGTACATGTAAAGGTTTAAAAGTTTTTTGCTGACTAAAATCTTCCTCAATAACCGGATATTTATTGATAATATCGAATGCTTTTTCACATTCACGTGCTTCTTTTTCATCTCTTCCGAGATTTCGACTAACAATTTTGGAAATCGTTTTGTAAAGATCGGATTCTAACTCAAGTTGCTCATCATAAGTTAATCCGTTGAATATTGCCATTGCAAGTCTTTCTCTTGCATCATCATCCATGGGCTGCATATATGGATATATTCCACCATAACCACCAAAACTAGGATATCCTCCATAGAGTCCTTGCTGATAGTCTAAATAAGGATTACTATATTCAGCAAATGCTGCTTGAAAACCAGGATTGTAACCTCCAACAATATTTTGCGGAGCAAAACTTGTTGGGCTATAAATCATTTGTTCACCGCCTTGTGAAAGCATTTCCTTCGGAGAAGGGTAAGGCATTCCTGTAGGCTGAGAAACTTGTTGCTGACTGACAGCTGGGGAAGCTCCATAATACACGGGCATGTTTCCAAACCCTTGTGGAGTATTATTAAGCATTGCCTGAACTGTCGGACTGTTCATATTAAGCATAAATATTCTCCTTTGCTATTTATTCCAAATATATAATATCTAATCAACTCCTAAATTAGAAAATTTGGAATTCTTCATGAATGGTTTTAATGCAAATATCAAGATCCTTAATCTGAGGTGCATCTTTATTAACATTCATAATTTCGAGAAGGTTTTCAATATAGATGCTAAGGAGCTCAATCTTATCATCAATATTGCTTTCGTAAACAACCCCATGATGCGCATCAATATTTTGCACAATGAGATAAATTACCTTTTTGAGATTTGTAAATGTTTCTGTTACAATTGGATTAAGAGTAAGTATATCACTTGCTCCACTTGGATCCGAGTGCCTTACCGCATGTACAATCAAATTTGTTATTGTGGAAGAGATTGCCCCTGTAATAAGATTTTTTCGTTCTATTACATTCTTTTCTCCTTCCACTGATGGGTCATTCTTTAAGAATCTAGCAGATGCTTGAATTCTTTCTCGATAATTGGCAGAATAAATTTCGCCATAAATCTTTGGTTTGCTACTAGAATCGAAGCTGTTTAATACAGGTTCTTCTGTACTATTTAGTTTTACATTCATTGATTATAGCCTCCCTTAAAATCATGTCTGGTTAGGCCTTCAAGAGAACTCTTATTGATACATCGAATATATTGATGCAGCATATTATCCTTGATAGCCATATCCATTGGTACAACTCTTTCTACTTCTGTATTAGGTAGAATAGAATGATGAAAAACATAAGATCGAACCGCTTGTCTAGTCAAATTATCAACTTTCGAATTACATTGACTAATGAATTCTATGCTCAATCCTAATGCTTCTGGGGTTACTTTATTGGCTCTAATAAACTGCACTCTAGCCTGATCCAAGCTAGTCTTGCCAGATTCTCCGACATGACCTCTTTGATGATACAGTTCAATATGCAGATTATTTTCTACAATAATATTGTAGATATCGATGAATCTTTGTTGATTCATTACTGGTTTGCCAGATGATGAGATAAGTATTCCATCTTCTTTCATATTTGCAATCCAGTACTTCATCCAATCTCTTAATCCATATAACGAAATTTTAGAATCAGAGAATAGTCGAAATACAGCATTTGGGTATATATTTCGAAGCTTTAAAGCCTCAACAACGCCAAGCCATATTGCTAAAATTTCAGAAGAGTTATTTGTAGCATGAAGCTGAAGAGCCCTTCTGAATCCAATTTCTTGGATAGAACCATCATCCATTTGAGCCATGATGTATGTGCCTCCACAGGCAATTTTCTTCTCTAGCTCAATAGACGCATCACAGAATAAATTGATTATCATTTTGGTTTCTCCTTTCATTTAGATTTTATTAATTTATTTTTCTGTTTTCATTCATATAATATGCAACCAAAACGGGTTATAAAAAGAAAAAGAGACGTCAGATATTCTGACGTCTCTTCAATCATTTAATTAAAATTTTTAAATAGGATAATGATTAAGCCTTAACCATCTGAACCTTGCCGGTAAGCTCATCAACAGCCTTCTTAGTCTTAGCAAGCTTCTTAGCAGCCTTACCATTCTTCTTGCCGCACTTAGCCTCAAGAAGAGCAGTCTCTGCAAGGAACTTAACAGACTCAGCAGTGATTACAACAGCAACCTGCTCGGGCTCAACACCATTCTTAGCAGCGATATCTGCAACTACATCAGTAGCGCAGGGCTCCTTAGCCTCACACTCCTCGGGAGTGGGCTCTTCAGTCGAACCTGCCTCAGCAGCATCTGCAGCAGCGGCAACCTCACCCTCATTCTCCTTAACGGCAATAACGTCCTCAAGAGTAACGAGATAACGAGCTCTACCATAATTAGCAGCAGACTCAAAGAGAGCAACAGCCTCAGCAACAACGGGAATGCCACCATTAGTGGTCTTATCCTCGTCCTTAACCTCTTCAACATTGTTACTCAATGCATCCTCGAGGTCATTAATAACTTCCTTTACTTCCTCGCTAACCTCAGGATTGAGAAGGTCAGCAGTTGCAGCTTCAGAAAGAAGCGTTCTAGGATTCTTAAACAACATTTGGGAATTCCTCCTTATAAATATATTTTATTGAAATTGATCAATTCCACAATCATATCTGGAATTTATTTATATGTTGTGGTTTGTTTTTGTTAAAACAAAAGTTATTTAGATGAAATTAGCAATATATGGGTTGTTTTAACCTTGTTTATCGACTAATTCCTTAATTCTTTCCTTTACAAGAGCTATAATATCTTCTGTTCTAGGCATTTCGTATGCTCCACTCATATCGACATAAATATAATTAGTCGAAAGAAGAGTTCTGGCATCCTCACCATTATAAACAGAAGTTGCTTGCTCAATATGCTCAATAGTTTCAAGCTGTTCAGGAATCATATAGTCTTTATATCTATCAATAAATTCTCTATATTTTCCAAGCACAGCTGTCGTTGGTACGAATAAATATTGAGCATGAACTAATTGATGCACAGTTTCAGCTAATGGAATAAGTCCAATCATTAAGTTATAATGCAAATACATTACCTCTTTAGCTACATACTCTTCATCTAATGGTTCATGAAAAGCTACACGCTTGTTATAAACGATTAAACAAATATCATAAAGGCTAAGAGGTTCATGATGTATTTCAATATGGACTTTAGTTGTATCTGTATTATTGACATTTTGATAAAAAGCACATTGATTCATATCCATATATTCTCTTAGGTACTGAATCATTGCTTTATATTCGAAAGATCCTCTAACACATCTTTCAATAGCTTGCATATATTTCTTAAATGATTTTTCATCATTAAGATCATAATCATAAAGATCATACTCTGGAATTTCACTCATCTTAATAATAGTGGGAGGTGCTTCAAGCTCATAAGCTTTCTGCACTATACTATTCGGATCACGCATAAAATCACCACCTTTTATTCCTATGTTAAGCTAAATAGGCACAATTAAAACAGGGTAGGGATTTAAATCCCTACCCTTTATATATTTCAAACCTCACTACCAGAGGGGATATCTGAAGAATCCAGATTTACATCTTTATCAAATCCTGCAGATTTCATAATATCTTTTTCATCCATTTCAATTGTTTCTTCAACAATTCCTTCATACGCATCTATTTTCCAAGGATCTTCAATAAGAAGTCTAGGGTTTGTATAGAGCTTGATTAATTCTTTAGAATCGAACTTAGTCAAAGTTCTGAAGAATTCTCCAACTGCAGATGCATATTTACGAATCTCAGCCTGAGCTGCAGGTTCTTCTCTTAGATCGAGGAATTTGATGAAATTCTTATAAGTAAATGTCACATAGATTTTGCGGCACTGCACATTGCTAGGTAAAAATGCTCTTGCGTCTTCTTTTAGTAATGCATAATCTGCTCCAGCAACGACAGGATTGCGTAGCATTTCATAAATATTACAAGTAGCCTCACCAATTTCAGAAAGTGTCATCTGAAGCTGAGAAGAAGGACCAAATCTAATTGTATATTTATGATTGCCATCATACTTTTCTGGCTTAAACATCTCGGGGCTGCTGAAACAAGCCTTGCTATAATCGACATATCTTTGAGATTCCTGTGTAATAGCATTTCTATGTCTTACCAGCTGATGAGTACACGTTCTACTCATATTCTTAAATAGAACTGTAATCGTCACAAATTTGATAAGATCATAAGTAGTTAGCTTCTTTGCAAACTCTTCGTCAATATTAAAGATATTTGTGTAAAGTTTTCTAATATCACCAATATCTTTAATAGTATAAAGATCTGTATCATTTACAATTTCTCCATCAAGAGTAAGAAGATTAAAGTTCTCATCAAGTTCAGCATTATTAAACATAGTTTTATCAAGAAGACCAAGTTTAATAATATCTTCAAACAATGCAGAATGGGAATATCTATAAATAGAGCCAGTAATAGCTTTAAGAACTGGATTATTTAGATCTTCAGCCTCTCTGTAAAGATCAGAGAACCCTCTAAATGAACCACCAATAAGGAGATGCCATCTAGATCCATCATCCGACTTTGCAGTTACCGTCTCAAGATATCTATTCCATGAAAGGAATTCGATAAGATCTTCTTCATAGAATTTGTCAATAGAAATATAAAGAACAAAATTACTATGCTCAATTACCGAGGTATGACCAATTCTAGTTCTCTTGGCTATATACTCAGCAACATTCTCAAATCCTTCAGGAACGACTTTGTCCCAGCAGCATGCACATGCTTCAGAGCATACATCTGCCCAATTATTCATTCCTACAAGATATGGTCTAATAATACCAGTGTTCGGATTTTCGATAGGAGCTGCGACTTTCTTAGCTCCAAATTTTGTACGTATTTTCCCTACGATACCAGTTGATTTTTCCACAAAGGGATTTTCATTGTTGTTCATTTTGTTTCCTCCATAATATTTTATAAAGATAATTCTAATCCAGATTGAAATTCTTCGTCCATGATCTTATTCCATACTTCATCAGCAAGATCTTTTTTAGAACGAATATTTCCATCTTTATCAAGAATTTCAATTACAATTACTTTTATTCCACATTCTTCAAGAATATGATTTGTTAAAAAGTTTTCCGAACGAACCCATGCATTGTATAGAAAATCTAGATCGAGTTCATTTTTATCTTTATTTTTCTTTTTCGCAATAAGTTCTTCAAGAACATTAAAATCTCTCATACGCATCCATACTACGATATCTGCTTTAGGAATTCCACATTCAGTTGTTTCATATGTAATGTCTAAAGTAGAAGGCGTACCAGCATTTCTTGGATTATATATCGCATTAGAAATATTGTATCTATCAAATACAAAGCAAGTTTTCTTCTGGCCTGCTGCTGTACTATACAATATCTCTGCATTAGATCTTTGTCCATGTACTCGTTCAAACCAGTATCCAAACCTATCTGTCATATAAAAAGAACAGACAGCTTTTGGATTCTTTAAACAGATTTCTCTATCATATGAGCCATCAAGCCATTTCTCAACAGCCATACAATTTTGATTTCCATATCTAGGAAATGATTCTATATGAATTTCGGCTTCAGAACCGTATTCATATCTTAGTCTATTAATGAAAGCTTTATAATTTGTTTCTTTAAAACAATTATCTAAGCCTTCGAAAGCAATTATTTTCTTATGAGGGAATTTCATAACTAATTCTCCTTTTCATATTTAATTATTTAATTGTAGACGGTTAAATATATTTGTAAATAACATGAATTATATTTCGATGATATAATATAAAAGTAAAGGAGAGTGATAAATTTATGACAAATCAAGAATACCACTATTATTCTGATATAGCGATTAGGCTTTTCAATTATATGAATGGCTATATCAATAAAATGAACAGCAGATGCGAATTATATATTGACATGTATGATTTCGTTAAAAACACATATGCCAATATACGTTTTCCAAAATATATAATGCTTCATATAGGAACTATTGTAGATTCATGGAGAGATGAATGGAGTTCTGTAATAAGCAAAGAATCTTATATTGTAAGTGTAATGGCATGGGCATTATCACATGAACTCCATCATGCTGATCAGCTTATATCTATGCTAAATTATAATCAAAATACAGCATATAGAGATTCTGTTGAAGGAGATGTTGAAAGAGCCAGCTATGACTGGGTTTGCGATCATGCAAGAGAACTTACAAAGGTTGCAGGCTATAGAGTGGCTTTAAATTATATTCAATCAAAAAATCTTCCTGATCATGGAAATTATGAAAGAGCAACGATTGCTGAATTCTATAAGCAAGTTATTTTAAATATTATAATCCGTGATATTAATCTGTATAATAAATTAGGAGTGTTTACAGACGATAGTCTTTCCGATGATATAATGCTTGTATTTAATGACGGAGTGAATCGGGATTATGTAATTATCAAAAGTAATGGAAAATATTTAAAAGAAAATATCAATTTATTTAGTGAATATACGTATCGATATACTGGATACTTTGATCTATATTCTATTTCCGCTAGTAGAGATATAGATAATCTTGAAGATGGAAGGCGTATCGCATATGTAGAATTCGATATAGTCAATCAGCTTATTCGACCAATGATATTTAAATAAAATTATCCCTCTAGATCAATAAAAGATCTAGAGGGATGTCTCAACTTTATATTAAAAATGAAAGGAGTAATTATCTATGTATAATATTATAAAAATGGATCCTTACAAAACTCACTATTATCCTCATTTATTAAATATTATTAAATCTCTTGGGGTGAGAGTTGATTCTGAGAATGATACTAATTATACAGTATGGTGCCCAGTGGACTCAGTAGATCTAACTAGAGATGACCTTTATAAATGTAAAAATTCATTATATCTTATAGTAAAAGATTGCCAAGATTGCAAAAATACAAACTTATGCATTCATACTACATGTGCTGCTGTTGGACTTATGAAAAGCAATATGAAAGAGGCTAATATTAGCGAACTCTCTTATTATTGCCAAGATAATGCATTTGTATATTCTATTAAATTCTTTGCATATAATGCCGATGTAGATATCAGCATACTCCAAGAATTAATTGGAGGACTAATAAATGACAGAAATGATGCATTTATAACTTATGAAACAGAATCTGACGATGTGGATTTTCTGTGCTCAATCTTTGAATATTGTGGATTCAAGATATATCCAAAAGAACAAAGCACATTATTTATCAAAGAGCCGACATCTGCACCAAAGAAAGAAACAGAGCTGGATTGACCAGCTCTGTTTATTTTTTTTTGTTATTACTTTACCCACGGAGGGCAAGGAGCATGCACACGAATGCTATCATGAGCAGGAACCGTAGTGGGTGTCTTGGAATACTTGTCGGATCCATCATCATTTACGCCAATCTTCTGAGGATAGAGACGAGTACTTGCTTCTACCTTCTTAAGACTAAGAGAAATATCAGATGCCTCACGAGGACCAAGAGGAAGCTTACGGCCAGTCTGAAGGAATGTGTTAACAAATTCCTTAGAAAGATTGACCATGCTAGCAGCTTCAGCTTTACGAACAGCATATCCATCCATAAGATGAACTGCTTCAGAAACAGGAACTCTTGCAGCATTAGAAATTACGCTTGCACACATTCCACGGAAATCTTTTGCAGGATTATAAGTGCCTTCGATTCCATCTTTTCCGTAAACGCTTACTTCATAAGTGGTATCACTAAGCATAGCCTGCATAATACGAACTTCGTCTTTTCTAGACGAGCTGACCTGCGAAAGACCATTGGAGATTTCTCCAAGAAGTTCTTTAACAGTTACAGCAGCAGTAGTAGTGTTGTTTTCTGCCATTTTGTTTTCCTCCTAAAAGTACTTTTAGTTTATATTTCTATATGATTAGGCTGCAGCCGTCTCATCATATATCTAGTTTAGTTTGATCTTCTTTAGGCTTAAAGAAGATCATTGGTTCTATGAGCTTTCTAGGTTTTCCCTTTTCCAAAATAAATTTATTTATTTCTTCTGGAGAAGAGTTTGCTAAAAATTCTATAAAATTACTTTTTGAAATTGTCGGTTTTTGCTCTTTTATTTTTTTCATAATCTATCTCCATATTTCGTATAGATTATATAATTGTAGCTTTTATATTTTTCTACACATTCCTAAAGTGCTTAAAATACGGCTAATTATATTTAATTTAATGTAATCGCTCCTGTAAAGGTTAACATGGGAAAGGGCTAACTTATTAATAAACTGAAAAAGGAGTGTGAAATATATGAGAATGATGGACGAACTCAAGCCGTTATTTCTATACTCGGCTAGTAAAAAAGTCTATGCTCCTGTGGATGAAAAAGATAGACGCAAAAATGCATCTATTCTGCTATTAACACCTAGCATGGAAATTTCAAGCAGACTCATGAAGCTGCCTTATATTCAAAACCCTAACCTATTCGTATCATATTATATGGATAGAAATATCATGGCATATATAGATAATATGCCAGAAGAAGATCTTGATTTTGATGAGCAAGAGGAAGAAGTTGTATCTGAAGCATTACAAAGAGCATGGTCTGGTAAAACAAAGATAAAGTTTAATGAAGATATTACGTTAATGAATAGAAAGCGTATCGAGGAAGTTGCCAATTCCAAAGTTATTGAATTCTTTTCTTCCAGTCTTCAGCTTAAATTCATTCCTGAAAATATATTCATTGAGGTTTATCCAACGCAATCGGCTCTTGAAAATGCTGCTCCTACAAAATTGACAAAACTTTATAAAGATAAATTATATTCATTTAGTAGTGGAGAATATTCGCATTTGCTAAGCTATAATGTATATAATGAAAAAGATACAAAACTTCCATATGCTATATATGTACTTGCCGAAATACTAACCAATGTATTTATGCAGATTAATCCTGACTTGGATTATTTTGTAACACGAAAAGTTGTATATGCACTTATAGGGTCTAATAAAATTATTACGACTAAATATAAATACTCTAATACACCTATTGAATTTGATGATCAATTCATTAGAGCTATAATCAGAATGCTTGATACAAAGGGTAATAGGGCCATTAGAAAATATATAGAAACTGCTGATGTTGGGGTATTTAGAGATTTTATTCTTAAATCCTCTCTTGGTGGTTTAAGAGCTATGCTCTTTGAGGGAGAGCTCTCTTATATGGAACGCCAAAGATTATTACCTTCTGAATTTGGCATACCTAATAAAAGAAAATATCCTCTTAACGATGAGGATCATGTTAGAGCTGCAATTCGTATGTTTAATAACTGCGATCCTGATGATGAAGAAGAACTTGCTGAAAATATTATTCGCAAAATTAAGAAGTTCGAAATCAAAGATGTTAAAGTTAGTGCAGCAAATAGATTTAAGAAATACTATAAAAAGGAAGAAGAGAAAAAGGAAGAATCTATTACAGAATCTTTCATTCCTAGTGATTATGCCGATGTACTTGCCGTTTGCAATAGTTTAAATAAAGAAGAATTCTCTCGTATTAGTTTTTATGATACATATAGGGATTCTAAATTTATTATTAAGCGTATTATTAAATACGTAGGACCTAAGGCTGCAGGATTTCTTGATGTTTATCATTTCCCTTCTAAGCCTCATCTTGCTCAGATTGTCATTGCAGTTCATAGCGATTTTAGAGGTCAAGGCATTGCAGATTCAATGGTAAAAGAAATGCTTTCCTATGATCTTCATAAAGATCATCATTTTACTACCTATTATTGGACAGTGCACAAAGATAATCCCGCTTCAAAGTCTCTTGCTTTGAAAAATGGATTTATGGAAACGAATAAAGAAGATAAATACGGTAGGGATATTTTGATACTTCCAGTAGTTCTTAAAAATGATATGTGGAGACAGATTCCTGATTATATGAAACCTACTCCTGATTATGAAGAATTTGCTATGACAGAAAGTTCTTTTGTAACTTCTGATATGGCTTTTATTTCTGAAGCAGAAGGGGATAAATATTCTCAGACTCTTAAGAAATATTTATACAAAGAACGTATTAAGAATAATAGAGGAACTCTCCAGGTTTATGAACAAATCAAAACTCTTAACCCTGAAATCCGTAGAATGTATATTAAACTTGATATGTATAAGAGATACAATATTTTTGTAGATCTTTCATATTATCATGCACTATTTTTACAAAAGAATGTATATAAGCTTGATAGGGCTGTTAATTATTATTTTGATTTCCTTAATAGGTTGCTGAATAATAAAGAAATTGATAGTCAATACAAAAAGAAAACTATATTTATTCCTGTTGATGCAGATGTATGGCCTACTCAGCCCAATACTGAAGTAACAGACTTTAGGAAAAATCTAAATCCGATTTCTAGTATTTTCCGTCTTATTCGTACCAATCCTATGGCTCTTAAGAAAGCATGGGGAGGTAAAGACATTATCTTTGTCGGTACAAGAGGATATTTTAAAGTTGATTTCAGCACATTTGAACTTAAGAATCTTTCTAGATTTAAAACGAATCTCAGAAAACTTATGTCAGCAGATGAAACTGTTGTTGATGAATTTGAAAAAGATACTCTAACTGATGACAAAGATACTGATAATTATAATTTCGATAAAAAGAATGTAGATAGCTCTAGAGCTATTGCAGCTAAAATAGTTGATGATATTGAAATGAATAGTGATATTAAGTTGGACAATATGAAAAAGAGTGATAAATCAGAATCTTCTGAAAAAACTCCTCATCTGACTCTTAGCAAAGAACCAATCAATATTGATGCATCTGCTAATGACAATATTGCTATCATTACTGTAACACCAGATGGCTATAATGATTTTCAAAAGCTTTCTACAACAGTTTTATCAGGAATTTCTGCTGATAATTATTGTATTCCTAAATAAAAAAAAATAATACCACTAGAGGAAAATTCCTCTAGTGGTATTTCTATTTATATTAGTCCATATAGACATTATGCATTGCTGTGGGAAGAATGAACTGATTACAAGTTGCCATAATTCCAATGATACGAGAAACTGTATCAAGAATTGTTACATCGGACATAATAGATGTAACGACATTATCAGACCACTTTTCTTCACGAATGTTATAAATAAGTCCATCCTTAATAGCATTATTCACAATATTAGCATAAAGATCTGCATTTGTGCTTCCTTCGTTCTTAATACAACGAGCATACTCTGTCACTTCATAGAGTCTGCATACAAGAGCCTCATATGCTTCAGCAATAGCTGTAAAAATAGATCTTTCAAGATCATTGTATTTACTAATATCTACAGAGTTAATTGCAATTACAGCCGACATATTAGCTGCATATCCAACTCCATTTTCAGCAGCAGACCTAAGGTTAAGTACAGCATCTTCGACAAGATCTCTAAGAGAATCTCTATCTGCCTGAGTAATGCCTCCGACAAACAACTCAACCATATTAGCCTCAAGCGAATGAAGTCTTCTCTTCAAAGTTCCAATAGTTCTAGCATCTCCACCATCTGCTGTCTCACGAATAATTTCAGATTTCAGGAATGCATGGAGGTTATTATACATTTCGCTATAACTTCCATCTTCCTTATACATATGAGCAGGGCGGATAAATGTAGTCTTGCTAGAATAAGCTATAACTTTATCACATCTTCCAGCAAAATTAAAAATAGTTTCAGGGGTGGGAGCTCTACCGGCTGCTACATCAGCTTCATAAACGCCTTTATCGATATATTTATGAATCATCTTAGCTCCACAAAGTTTTGCAAGATCTTTAAGCTGTTCAGTCTCATGAAGATCTGTTATAATACAAATAGGAAGTCTATTTTCAACAGGCATAGAAGCCATTGTCGAAATAAGACTATTCATTGTACTAGACATATCTCTAGAAATCTTGGGAGCAAAGATAACAGTAGGTCTAATCGCATCCCAGTTCTGTGCATTAGCAGGAGTAATAAAGTTATGAGAAATAATAGAGTCAAGATATACTCCAATTTCTCTTGTATCGATAGGGTCTTCAAAGAAATATACTTCAGGCTTATCGACTTCAGAAATATTCTTTGTAGCATCAGTTACAAAACAAGCATCGTCATATCCGGTATTAAGAGTCATACCGTTATAGGACTTGATCACCATCTCTTCACCAGTAGAGGGGCTAACATCGATAAATACAGTCTTTCCAAACTCATTATAGATATCGACAAGCATATTTGCAATATCTACATTACCGTTTGTAGAAATCATTGTAATATCATAAATATCCTTGTCAGTAATTTCTCTGGCAGTGGATTTGATTTTCTTCTTAAGGTCAGAAACAACCTTTTCAAGAGCTGTAACGATTTCGACAGGTTTATAAGAACCAGAATCTTCTACATCTTTGATGCACTTAAAAATAAGAGATGAAAGAATAACTGCAGAAGTTGTGCCATCTCCAACAGTCTTTACAATATGACGAGTAATAGATTCGATATCGTCCTTGATAGACTGCTCAATGATGCCATTATAATGAAGAGAGCCAATAATAGTATGGCCATCTTTACTGTATCTAGAAAGAGCATTTTCTTTCTTAATACACGCATTAGATCCATTAGGACCAAAAGAGTTAGAGAGAATGTCAGCTAGCTCGTTAAGAGTATTTTCCTGAATTTCTCTCAGTTTTTCTTTAGGGATTACGTTGTTCATAATAAGTGTTTTCATATGCCGTTCTCCTTTTTATAAATTTAGCCTTTGATATCAAATTCATTGGTATATGCGGATACAACTTCGATATCATGAATATCGCCTAAACTAATAATAAGTTCAGGGTTTAATTGTGTAATATCTCCAGGAGTAAAGTTTTCTCTAAAATTTAAAACTAGAATACTCTTTGGACCTTCTAATTTATATTTTAAAGCATCCTTATAATCTCCAACTATAAGTCTACCATATTTCTCCATATCAATATTTTCTCTACTACCGAGTTCAATAGGAGTATCTGGATATAGTTTTTGGATATATTCTTTTTGCAATTCGTTTTCGCACTGAACTGCTGTTTTTATAACACCATTACCAGCTTTAGCATAAGCAGTAATAAGTCTATTTAAAGATGTTTGGAATGCATATTTCTTCCATATGTTTCCTTCATCTCTATTTATAATCATTTCCATTATTTTTTCATAAGAATCTTTCTTACTTACATCGGAAATTATAGATCTGAATACATCTTCCGGATTATAAAGTCTATCAAATATCCAAGTATCATTTGGTGTATATAGTATTCTATCTTTATCAAAATGATTAAGAGCAGCATCTCTATATTCTCCAGCAATATACTTAATAACAGATAGTTTTTTATCCACAAGAGAATAGAAATCAAATAGTACTGAATTTGTTCCAGACATTGACTATACCTCCTTAAAATAAAAAGAGAGTTGATCTATGAAAGATCAACTCTCGAATTGCTTTATTATCAATCTTCAAGATCATCGATGGTTGCAGCACCATAGCTTACATTCGAGGAATAATTATTGCTGCCAGAATTACTAGAATTACCACCAGATGCATTATTGAAATATGTGTTGCCACTGAAACGACGAGAAGAACCAGAAGATCTAGCTGTATCAATTCCAAGATTAGATGCAATAGCATCAATCTTGTTTTCCATACGTGCCTGAGAATATTTACGCTGATCCATTACTGTAAATGCTACTGCATTAGTAGATGCCTTAACATACTCTTCAAGAACAGTGATAAACTGCTCAATTTCAAGATTCTTATAGTCATCATATGCAGAATCAAAATTCTTTCCATCATAATTACGAATAGCAAAATGGAAATTCGTCTTAAATTCATAAGCAAAACTTGCTACTACTTCACCAGTCTCGCTTACTTTACGAATTGTCAATACAGGGGTATTCTTTCCATATTCGCTACCATTAGAAATACTAATAGCTGCAGAACCAGAAGGAACGCCAACTGCATTATAAGATACAGGGTCGCTAAGGAAAAGCCTAAGCTCATTAGCGAGAATACGAGCTTTTGTATGAGACAAATAAATGGTAATACCATTGTCCATATCAAAAGATACTTCATCATTGCCGGTATTCTTCTTAGGGAAAATTCCGACACAAAGATTGCTCTTCCAGAATCTAAAAGTAAGACAAGTAGGATCGATTTTAGATTCTGCATTGTTCATACGATAACCAGAATAAATGGTTACCTCAGGTCCACTTTTTGCAGCAGCCTGCTGATTGTTGTTGTAAGTGCTTCCAAATGCCATTTTGAAGTCCTCCAAATTTTTAAATTTTGATTATATATAAGTTTTTGTTGTTGTAAATTCTTAATTATCCTAAACCGCCCAAATTAGGCTTATTTAAGAAGTTCAAGCGGAGATTTTTCATTTGAAAAGCCAGATGCGTGGAAGTGACCTCCACCACCGAATTTTTCGCAAAATGCTTTACAATCAAAAGATGATGCATCAGAAGAATATACACTATATAGATATTTCATAATGCTACCTTCAAAATGATAAAGAATAACAGCATCATATTTATAAATCTTGTCTGCAAAGTTATAAGAATTGCCATGGCCATTTTTGCATAAGAACTTTGTACCATTGTATTCAAGTTCATATGTTGCGCTCAATTCTTCATTAAATCTGCGTTCATTATACATTGAGATTGTTTTACCCATATTGAAAAGATTGGTAATATAATTATCTTCAGTTGTAAATTTAGTCCAAAAATCAATATTGAATTTATCGTCATTAACAAGATTCCATTCATGACAATTAAATCCATTAATAATCTTTTCAGTTTCAGGATAGATCTTTTTCCAAGCATCATAATCATCAATATGACGAAGCCATTTAGGAACCTGAACTTCAATATTATGCATTTCATAATCTGAAGATGTGGGTCCCTTGACAACTACTTGTACAGTAATAAGTTCATTATGCTTGGGGTTGACATAGATGGTTTTAATTTCATAAGAATCAGTTTCAATATTACGATTAATAACTCTATCCATAATATTGTCCTTGATTTTAAAGAATGCATAAGTAAGAGCTGCTCCACAATAATCTTTAGATACAAAGTATACCAAATTCTTCATCTTCTGTAGTTCATCTTTATGAGCAGCAATTACATCAAGAGAAGACTGATGATGATCGATCCAATAAACTCGTCTAGCTGTTTTGCAAATGTTAATAAGATCAGGATAAGTCGGTTCAGTAAATGATACGTCTACAATATAAACTGTATCAGTATCTTTATGCTTATCAAACTTATCACCATAATTCGTAGGTTTAAAGAAATCCGGTACGCAAACAATTTTTGATCCTCTTAGTACGTTATAAGCTGCAGAATGTCCATCTGCGTCCGTGTGATGATAGCAAATCATAGTTATTATTCTCCTTTAATCTATAAAATTTTTATTTTAAAGTTAAGGCTCTTATAAATTAATATCCTTTAACTTATAATTAATAGAGAGGTGAGGATATATGCAAACAATGAATAATTTTTATGATAATTTAGATTTGAAATACCCAGAAATAGCTATAGCTCTGGAAGACATAAATAAAACCAATCCTGGATTGGTTAAATTCTCTATACCAATATTAACGCCATCGCTAGATAACTCTAAAAAAGTATCTAATATAATTCATCAAAATCCTGGCAATTTAAGAAATACAAAAAAGACAGCCCTAGAAATTTCTAATATTACTATAAGTAATTATGTTGAAATACCGCTTAATAAAGCATTATGCATTGATGATTATTCTGATTATATTCCAGCAGGCTCAAAGTGGATAGTTGTATTTATTGGAGGGGACATAACTAAACCACAAATTATTGGAAGATATATAGAGTAACAAAAATCATACCAGTAGAGGCTATGCCTCTACTGGTATTTTAAATATAAACTTACACGGAGGAGAAAATCGAACAACAACATGAAAACACAAACACGCGGTTTACGGCAAAGTTCCATCACGGCAGGGAGATAGTAACTTTTACTTTATTGTTAATAACGATTCTCTACAATATCCGGGTAATTTACGAAAATTCCGTAGTGTTTATTCTTATATACGACAGTACTGGAAAGTTTGTCACGAAGCTGTACGAACTTATCATATGCTTCTTTCCACTTATTTTGCTCATACTCATCACAGTCTTGAAGATTCTTGTACTCATCGATAATAGAAATACAGTTGTTAATCTGTCTCATGAGATAGAGAGCATCATGCTCATCTTCTACATTTCTTACCTGCATAGACAGCTCATAAAAAGTGCTGTCAATAGTACGAAGATTATTCAAACGAGCCTTCTTAAGTTTTTCCTTAATCTTAAGGCGGATGCCACTCGTCGTTTCAGCAGCTTCCAGAACAACGCTATCATCAATTCTCTGAATTCTACGAATAACGTTATCTATTTCCATCTTTTCAAGTCTAGAACCAGTAAGAGACTTAGATCTAGCCAATGTCTTAAGAGCACCAACTCTATGAATTTTAATATTATTATACAAGCTCAAAGCCCAGCTAAATACAATAAACTTACTGATTTCGCTATCCTGATATAGTTTGAGATTATCACCCTTGATCTTGTTATATCCTGAAATCAGATGGTCTACGAGACAATAACTGATCGCAAATTCATCACTATTAACATCGGTAATATCATCTTTATAGAATAGCGAGGTACACTTCGACAAATAGTCTTTCAAGCCATAAGCAAGAAGTTCCTTATAATGAACAGACTGAGAAATCTTAATATGAGTTCTATTAGAAGAGAGATAGAGTGTAAGAGCATTGCGAGCATTTTCCATAGGAGTAGAGTCGCCAACCATCTTAGCAACCTCTTCGAGGAGAATGGCAGTAAGCTCAAACTTATTAAGATCAATAATAGGATTAAGAAGTTTGGAATCGATCTCTACGATGTAGCTCTCAATACGAATCTTCTCATTGTCTGCCAGATATTCATAAATTTCGTCTGCATCGATCATAGGAATTATCTTGATACCGAAAAACATATTGTCAAGATTATTTGTATAAAGTACATCTTTACACGTAGAATCATCGAAGAATCTATTAAGCTCATATTTCAGAGTTTTCAATTCATCGGGAGTAGCATTAGATTTCGTGCGCATGCTTTCGAACACATTATGAAATTCACCGAAATCATAATTTATTTTATTCATGATTGTGTTTCCTCCAATCTTGGGATTTTTCATTATATCGTAAATATAAGATTATTTAATAGTTGACAGCTAATAAAAGAAAAAGACAAGAGAGCCGAAGCCCTCTTGTCTTATTTTTATTTAGAGTGTATCTTTCTTAATTACTTAAGAAGATTAAAGTCATTCATGAAACGACCGCCGATAGGATCCTCGTTAGGAGCGATCTCAGCAAGGCCGGTAGGATGCTTAATCTGGATACGACCCTGAACAGGCTGATACTCTACGAACTTCCAACGCTCGAACGCATGTACAGCGGGAAGTGCAGGGTTAACCATGTTACGGATCTCATTCGATACGTACAGCTGGTAGTCGTAAATACGATATACAATACGATTCGTATTTCTGGGGCAGAGTACGATGATGAGGTTTGCGTTACCACGGAGCTTATCAGATGCGATGAACTGATATACTCTCTTGTCCGAAGTAACAACGGTCTTTACGAAGTCAAGCTCAACAGGACCGATGTTAGAAGGAGTCTGATAAGTATACTCGGTAGGAGTGATCTTACGAATAAGATCAGGAGCACCGAAGATAGAAACCGTCATATTAGGATCGTTCAGAACCTGGAAGAGACCAGTGCAAACACTGTCAAGGTAGTCCATGAACGTCTTATGACGCCACTCAACGTGATCAAGAGCATAGCCCTGACGAGGAGCGAAGTCAAACGTAGTCGAGAACTTGTTGGTCTCGGGCATACGGAGGAAGGACTGATCAAGCTGATTCTTGATAGAAGTATCCTTGTACTCGCCAAGAACAGTCTTCATGAGGGAGAGAACCTTAGAGAGCTGATTTACATTGTAAAGAGCTCCAACGTCCTTAACTTCCTCAGGAGATACAGTCGTGTTGATAGGAGTAGCCGAACCGATTTCAACGATATCGGTGTTAACCTTCCAACGAACGCTGCAGGTCTTGAGCATTGCGGAAGAAGTATCGATACGAGCGTTAAGCTTAACAGCAGTTACGAGACCGGTAGAACCGTTCAGCATGAACTTGTTGTTACGCATAAAGCCGGTGATAACGTCCTTATACTCTTTCTTCTGGCCAGCATTTGCAGCATCCTTACCGATAATAACTACCTGAGAAGCGATGATGCGGTCAATCTCGCCGTAAGAAGGAGTGAACTCGAGCTTAACGGGTGCCCAGAAAGAGTACTCGCCAGCAGTGGTGATCTCCTCACCAGTCTCGGGGTTGTAGTCACCAGCCTCAAGATGAACGCCAGTAACCTTAACAGCCGAAATGTGAGTCTCGATAGAGAGATTATCCTCACCGGTAGCACCGATCTCAGCAAGAACATCAGTAGCGCCCTCGGTCTGAGGAAGAGTCATCTCTACTTCCTTGTAGGGTGCAGTAGCAGCGATCGCGTCATGGATCTTGTACTGCTCCTTGAACATATCGATCTCCTGACCATCGGGAGTCTGAAGAATTCTCTGCTCAAGGGAAATGGTGAACTTAGGTTCACGAGCAACAAACTTCGGAATAGCGCCCTTATCGAATACGTTGTTCATAAGGATATTCTTATGAAGCGGGAACGTCATACCGATAACAGGGTTCATAGCACCAACGTTAGTGTGCTCGTAGATAGCTTCGAGGTCATTCTCGAACTGAGCCTCCATCATAGCCTGAGCATCTTCAGCAAGCTCTGCTGCATGACCAGGGTTAACTGCGGAAAACTCGTTTGCATCGAAAGAATTCTCCATATAGAAATTCTTAAGTGCATTCTTGGTAGCTCCGTTCTGAAGAGCCTTATAGGGCTCCAGGAACAGATCTACGCCTTCGTTGTAAATATCCTTAGCGACTTCTCTAAAGCTCTCGGCAAATGCATAAATGGAATCATGCATATAACCGTCGCCCATGGAAGCCGTGGATCTGCGATTACCAATTACAGGCATATTAAATGCTCCTTTCTATTAAGCTTAATATAAGATGTTTCAAATACGCCCTGATTACGGACAATATTTTTACCATGATGTTATGATAAGTCAGAATTGAAAAACATTATTTAACTTCTTTTTGATTCATTTCCTCTAGAATTTTATTAATTCCGTTCAAAATAGCAAGAAATTTATTATAATTAATGGAATTTTCAATATAAGACTTAGTTTTATATACACTATTTATATAATCTGTCATCATGTCTCTAAGCGAAGAGAGCTTATTAGATACAAATTCTATAATAGGCATATTTTCTTCTGTTGTTGCAGCATCATTAATTCTTTCAATAATCTGAGTTGTCAAATCAAACATTGATAAGAATTGAGTCTTCAGTTCACGATGTTTGATATCTAATTGCTCAGGAGTTAAATCTGCGTACATTTCTTCTTCTTGACGTTTAAGTTCATCTATAGAACTTTGTTCGCCATCGTTATTTGTCGAGGGTGTACTATTACTGTTATTATCATTAGTATTATCATTACTTCCCTCATCTCCCATGGCAGAATAATCTGTAGAATCATCCTCTGGATTTTCCATACCATCACCTAAACCAGTATCATCTGCTGAAGTATTATCCTCTTCATTATTAGAAGTGCTTTGGTCTTCAGGGGGATTATCATTATTATCGGTAGGCTCTTCCGTAGTAGCTGTAGTATTGTCTCCATCTTCAGCTTGAGCACTATAGTCTGTAGTACCTTCAGTACCATCTTCATTTTCAGAAGATTGACCGTCTAATTCTACTTCATTAAGTGGTTTTACCTTATATCTTGGAAAGAAAAGACCCATATAAAGTTTTCCTCCTTTTCTGAAAAATATTTAATTTAATGTTGAACCAGCATAAATAAAAAGGAAGGATCAAAAAGATCCTTCCTTTTGTATTAGTCATCATCAGACTTAGCATCATAATACTTTTGACCAAAGTCAACTTGCATTTTATATTTAATACGCTGTTTCTGACGCTCAAGCTCTCTCTGAGTTTGAAGCAACTGTTTAAGAGCCTTCATATCATTTTTCTGCTCAGCAATATCAATATACTTTTGACACATTTTCAACTCGATCTCTAGCTCATCAATAATCATCTGACGCTCTTTTGCTTTAAATTTAGCAGAGCATCCGAGATATCCAAGTAGGCCAATTACTGCAATTACGGGATTAATGAGAGCCGTGATTCCAGTAGCAAGTGCTATCTTTACAATCTTTGATGCAGAAGGCAATACACTTCCTTTGATAATGGCTTCTCTATTATCATTTGTAAGTGCTCTTTCTGCCGATTTCTTAAAGTTATTCATGCTAATATCGATATTTCGAGAAATTTGCTTATCCTTATCTTTTAGCTTTGTCATAGCCTGTTTAAGTTTTAACGATGCAAGCTTAATACTATTACCAAAAGATGCTTCAAGAATAGAATTATTCTTCTCAGCAATTGCATTACTCATTCTTACAACTGCTTGATATGCCTCTCCAAAGTAATAAACTTTCATCATCATATCTTTCAACGAATGTGGATCATTAGTTGATATAGAATTAGACTCAAGAATATTGAGAGCATCATATAGTGCAGCAATCTTTGTAACTCTAGATATTGTAGATTCGAAAACTATTTTATCAGATCTGATATCTACTAATTTATCTCTAATAGCCTGGCAAATTGAATCCTTGTGGAATTCATCAGGATACATTGTAGCGAGACTACATAGGTTTATAAGATCTTCATCATCTGCTTCTGAAGCAAGATTATAAATAGAAGAATCAGAAAGCGGATTATCGAGCACGAACTCTCCAACAGCTTCTGTTAATTTAGCACTTTTCTTAAAGAAAACCGACTCTAAAAGATCATCATCTTCGAATTCATCATCGAAGAAATCATCATCGAAATCAAATTCATCTTTATTAGATTCAGCACTAGGAATTTCGTACTCTTCATTATCCCCACGAAGATCCATGTAATACATAGTAATCTTTTCATGAGCTTCTTCAAGAGATTTAATATATTTTTCAAGTCTCTCCTTATCTTCAGCATTATTAGAGCTCTCCAATTTTGCTTTACTAGCTTTTATTTCATTAGCAAAGTATTTAGCCATTTTTTCAGACTCTTCTCTATTCATATGAATAGAAATAAATCTATCTGCAATAAACCCTATAATCATACAAATAGGGCCAACGATCGGAATTGCAGCAGATCCAATAATAAAGAAAGATCTAATCCACTGTAAAAGATCAGGGGTGTCTTCTACAACGCTATTTACGTTTCTAGCATAAAGCTTAGAAATTAATGACTTAAAACGAGTCATAAGAGTTTTTTCATCTTTAGATGCTTCTTCTTTCTTAAATTTATTGAATAATTCTGAGAATTCAACAGATTCAGAAATTGTTCCAGCATAAAATGCAGAAATCTGCTCTTGAATATCGTTTCTATCATCTTCCGGTTGATCTTCCATTAGCATTTTAATATTATCATTGCTATCAGATTCCTTATCATAGAAAATAGTAGCATCCATAACTTCTCCGCATTCTTTTAAACCATTTGGCTTGAACGCAAAGTAATTCAATGCAGTTTCTATAATATCAGATTTATTGAATTCAATATTATTCTGACTGAATCCATATAGCGCTGTTTCAATAACTGTATTAAATTTTACAGCATTTGGCATTTCATATGTATCAATTCTTGTGCATAATTCGACTATGGTGTCTTTAACACCATTATGCTTTGTATTTTCATTAATAAGATACTCAAGATTAAATCTTTTCGAAATCCTATTATAGTTTTCTAGAACTCTATCGCAAGCAATACAAATATTGATTTCATCAAGAATGGTTTGATACCCTTCTTTGATAGCAGCAGTATTTTGTTCTGCTTTTTTCTGATCAGCTACGGCTTTAGAAGAATTTATTCCTCCGCTTGTATGGCCATCTTTACGATCATAATTAGCATATACTTTATGAGCAATAGAAGTATTTTTGCGTTTCATCAAAGTTTGCATCTCTTTAGCATTTCTGGTTTTAGGAACAATATTTTCTGCAATAATGCTTGCCATTTTAGAAATATCGCTAGGAGTCCCATTTATAGCTAAAGCATCGAATAGTTCCATTACTGCATAAAATGGAACTTCACGATTTGAATAAGCGGCCGCCTCAATGTGCCGCTTAATATCTCCTGGTCTGTTTTGTTTCAAAACAAATTGTGCTCCTTCTAGAAAAGAACGATTCTTATTCTGTGACTGAGCATTATTGATTTTGGTAAGACAATGCAATCTATTATTAATATCTTTAACTTGTGCTTGTTTCATGCTAGTTGCCGCCTCCCTCTATTTTTGATTATTTATAAGTTAGACGTCAAGTAAAGTAATTCAATGACTTTAGAAAAAAAAATAAAGGCAGAAGCCTTTTCTACTTCTGCCTTTATGATAAAAGCTTAATCAGGAATGTTTACAGCAATATGCTCCGCATTATCGCTCAATCCATTTTTCATAGCGTCAATCTGATCCAGCATATTATTATGAATCTGCATAGCAATCTCAACGCCATCTCTAACAATATCAGGATGAGCAAGAGGAATAAGAAGAGCACTAGGTCTCTGAGCATTTCCAATCATACAAGGTGTACAAACAAGCCCACCATCTGCAATCTTACCATCTTCTTCAGGAAGTGCATACCTAAGACCTTTATCCGTAGCAGCAATCATAGTCATTGCGCAACTATGAGGTTCGTGGCTAACACCATGAAGAGCCATTGCAGGAAAATAAGCCGCAAGCTGCGGAGCTTCGCAATTCTTAGGTCTTACAAAATATCCTTCATCACTAATTCTAAACTGAGCTTCTTCCATTCTAGGAAGAACTCCTTCGAATAGAGTCTGCTCATAGTCCATGAGCTGATTGATCTTGCCCATAGCTACTTCTTGATATGTGATTTTTGCAGCAACAGCTGTATTTTTATTACAAGAACAGTTTTCGCCACAATCACATTCATGCTTCTTGTTGTTCTTAAAACTTACAATGTGTTCCATTTCGTAGTCCTCCAAAATTTATTTTTTTTTATTAAGAAGTTTCGTACTTCTTATTTTTATAATATATAGCTATTATATAAAATAAAAGCCCCGTGCACTCTAGGACTGAGTACACGGGTGAAAGGAATAAAACCAGAAAAGAAAAAATCTCACGAGCTTCAAATATATGTTATTTTTAAAAAGTAAAACCTATAGGCTGCTTAGACTCAGCCTATAGGCCGGGCCCTGTATAAAGGGACCTTACATACATTTCATTCATTAGTCATCTCATTATTTTCTCTAGATTTGGGCCATCACCTCCAAATCTAGAAAAGACGTATATATCGCTATAGCAAATATATAGTTTAGGGTCTATATATTTACGAAATATACTTCTTCAGCTTTCATATCCTCCCAAAGTTTATTAAGCTCTCGAGTTCTTAATAAACTTATATAAGAGATGTCCTCTTATCAAATGCAAAATACATTTTGATAAAAGTATCGATCACCTGTATCCACACGCTTACATACCCGTAATCGAAATAATCTCTCATTATATCGTTGGCTTTGTAATATCTTTTTAATGCCTAAAAAGTCTTAAACTGCCAACATATCGATAAATGAAACTAGGAGGTGCGTATACAATGCCTATGAATAAAACGATTGGATATGTAATCCTCGAAAGTGCTCCTTTGGAAGCTCAGGAAGCAAAGGTTATTTCTGAGAATGGCAAAAGAGTAATTGGAGAAGGAATTATTCAAACTGCAGAAGAAGAAAATAGAAATGGCCGCTGCTATCTTCATAACGATCTTCTTCGTGAAATAAATTGCGCAAGAACAAAAGAATTGCTTAGTACGGGAAATATGCTGTCCGAGAATGGTCATCCTATGGATAGTGCTATGATTCGTCAGCAGACTATTGATCCCAATAATACCGTAGCTCGTTTCCTTAAGATTTGGATGGATGGAAATAATGTTATGGCTCATTTTAAGGGTACAAATAATGCTCTTGGTGAAGAATTTGACCAGGATCTTAGAGAAGGAGTTCTTCCTAGCTGGTCTTTGAGAGCTCTTGGATCTCTTGAAACTATTAAGGGTCGTAATGTCGTTCAAAATCTTAAAGTTATTACTTGGGATAGAGTTATCTATCCTTCTCATCCTCATGCATATACTACGAAGCTTGTAACAGAATCTGCAGGATTTGCTAATAAGCCTATCGAATCTATGAATAAAAATGGACTGCTTATTCCTATTACAAATGCTAGCGTGCTTAGCTATATTAAGAATGAATCTGCTAATATCAGATCTTTGATCAATCAGATTGATTTCTTGTACGAGTCTGCAACTGTTATTAATAATGGCAGTCAGGTTAGGCTTGTAGCTAAAACTGGAGATATTTTTATAGTAAATCTCGAAAATCATATTGCAAATGAGATTCAGAATTATTGTCTGAAAAAGAAGGTCTAAACACACACGATATGAGGAGTCTTCGGACTCCTCATATTTTCTTTAGCAGCCAACTTATAATTAATATAAAATTTCTCTTTTCATTTTATAAGAAAGGAGGCTAATCTTATGGCCGTAATGTATGGTAAAACACAGACCACAATCTACTATCATATGAGTACGACTAATAAAAGTTTCCTGGAAGTTTCAAATTATTTGAAAGAAACTGGTATAGGAAACTATAGATTTATGCTCGTATTGCTAGATCCTGATTTGGCCAGAATTGATCCTCATGATCCTAATTTAAATTCGATCATGAAACAAAAAGTTTTACGAGAATGTATATATAATCCATGGTACTTTTTCAGAGAAGTTGTTCGTATTCCAGACTCTGGTCAAAAGACTGGTGTTAAATTCGAATTAACCCGTGGAAATTTAGCTCTTCTTTTCTGTCTGATGATGAATTTGAATATTTTCTTAGAGCAGCCTCGTCAGACAGGTAAAACTATTTCGAGTCTTGCATGGTATTTGTATTTGTTTAATTTTGGAACGGCAAATGCTGAAATGACATTCTTAAATAAGAAATTTGAAGACTCTAAATTAAACTTGCAGCGTATTAAAGATATACGTGAACTGCTACCAAGTTATCTTGTTATGGACCAGGCCTTTGGACCGGATGGTGTAAAGGTTAGAGGAAAGAATAACGTAGAGACTATGCAGCACCCAGTTAATAATAACCGTATTAGAACAGTAGCATCTGCAAGAAACAAAGTTGCAGCAGCCAGCCTAATGCGTGGTCGTACAACGCCTTTAATTTATATAGACGAGTATGGCTTTATTCAGTATAATACGATTATTTATACAAACATGGTCCCTGCATTTAATACTGCATCTAATAATGCTAGACGTAATGGAACTCCTTATGGTATGCTAATTACAACAACTCCTGGTATGCTTACAACAGATGAGGGTATTGAGGCATTCAACCTTAAAGAGGCTGCAACTCCGTTTAGCGAAAGATGGTATGATCTTAGCAAGGAACAAATTCAAAATATTATTGAGACAAATACGAATTCTACATTCGTATATATTAAGTATACATATCAGCAGCTTGGTAAGACTGAACAGTGGTTCAAGCAGCTTTGCATGGCGATGAATAAGAAGTGGGATGATATCCGCCGCGAGGTTCTTCTCGAATGGTCGAATTCTTCTGAAAATTCTCCCTTTAGAGCTGAAGATCTTGATACTATTAAAGGTCTATTGAGACAGCCGATTAATACAATACTTCTATTCAACAAGTATGAATTAAAGATATTTGAAAGATTCAATATTCAATATCCTCCGATTATTGGTGTTGACGTATCTGGAGGATATCAAAGAGACTCATCTGCTATTACGGTAGTAGACTCTTATAGTACAAGAGTAGTTGCAGAACTCAATAGCAACTTTATTTCTACACCAGAATTAGCAATGGTTATTCACCACATCGTTTCTCAATGGTTGCCCAATGCTGTAGTAAATATAGAACGTAACGGCGGTTTTGGATCTAGTGTTATAGCACGCCTATTACAAACTTCAATCAAGAAAAATCTATTCTATACAATTAAGGATAAGGTTGTTGAAGAAAGAATAATGGGATCTGCTATTCATAAGAGAACACAGAAAACTAAAGTTTACGGATCTGATTCTACAAAAGCAGAGCGTGAAGAACTCGTTGAGATATTAAGAGATCGTGTAGAATACCATAAAGATAAAATTATTTCACCTACAATATATGAAGAACTCTGCGGCATGGAAGTTAAAAAGAATGGTAAAGTCGAACACAGTTCCAATACTCACGACGACCAAGTATTTTCATGGCTATGGGCGCTTTATGTATATTATAAAGGTGGAGACTTAATGAACAACTGGGGTATCACAAGACGTGTGCTTAGAACAGATGCAGATCTGGAAGAAGCCGTAACCGATATTCGTGAACCCCAGTCTGATATGACTCAAACTCTTGATATTTCTGATAATGAGGAGATTAATGAACAGCTCGAAGAGTTGGAAAATGCTCCTGGTCGTCAATTATATGAAGATTGGATGAAGTCTGAAACAGCAAGAGATCAAGCTGCTATGGATAGACTATTAAATGATAAACTAGTTCAGAAGACTTTGGCTGATAGGTATCATGTTGTAGTTCCTCAGGCACAGACTACTGTGCAAACTATCCCAACAGATGTATTTTTAAACTTTAACAGCGATCCTGAAGAAGAGTATATGAAGGATACTATTAATGTCGGTAATTTAAGTAAATATTGGTAATATAGATTGGAGGAGCATGTTGTTCATGCTCCTCTTAATCGTTTAACATTTATAATAAATAAAGTTTATATGGAGGTGTTATCATTATGCCAATGAATAAAATGAACGCCTTATTGAATAAAATAGAGCGTCGTCTTGGCACTAAACAGCTAAATCTTCCTGAAGATATATGCAAATCTGTTTGGGCCGAAGAAGTTATAGCTAACGAAACACTTGATACTTTTAGTAGATATTTTCCAAATTCTATGCATATACAAATTAGCCTAGCTCAAAGAAGAAGAGATGGCTATTACCTTATCGATGAATATGTACCAGAGGGTGTTGAAGTTATAGGAGTAAGAGATATAGACTGGTCTCTATTTTCAAGAGATAGTTTAAGGCTGCAAGAAGCACAAGGATATGGAACTTATGATTTTATGACAAATAATTATGGTTTAGATGATATTGCTCTCCTACAAATGAGAGCTGACCATATGTCGCTATTCAACAACCAGATCTTTGTAGAATATAGACCTCCTAATATGGTTAAGATTTCAACTGTTACTGGAGCAGACATTACGAGAGGAATGAATTCTTTTCCATTAGAAATATTTATTAAACATGCTCCTAATCTTATGACTATTCCCCCTTCTATGATGGAAATTTTTGAAGAATTGGCTGAAGCAGATGTAGCTAAATTCTTGTATGAAAATTTAAAGTATTATGAAGGATTAGAAACTGTATTTGCAAATATCGATATTAAGATTGGGGATCTTGAGAGTAAGGCTTCTAAGAGAGATGAGATTATAGAAAGACTAGATGATGCTCATGTTTCTGCTGCTAATGCGCATCAGCCTCTTATCTTTACTGTATAAAAATGATAAGGATAGAACGATTTTCGTTCTATCCTTATCATTTTTAAAAGCCGAGGTTTCGATGTGCTGCAAAATATCTCCTAAGAATTGGATCTATTAGATTCATCTTTTTAGCATATGTATCTTTATCGAGAACAAGCCTAAGATTAAGTCCTTCTCCGATACCAACAAAACACATTGTAGTTTGAGTAATCTTTTCTACTCCAATAACACGTCCATGTTTATCTTTAGTCTCTTTCTGTCCTATAACCTCATCGTAGCTAAGTCTAGAAAGCTCTAGATCTAGTTCTGGAGGGATATCATAAATATCAATGGTATAGCTACCATCACTATTTCTTGTATATTCCTTTCTCAAGGTCTTATAAGAATCTAGAACTCTTATAAAATGCTCTATCAAGTAATCCATTTTTTTTCTCCTCCTTAAAAATACAAATGTAATGTATCTGTGATATTTATTATATTTTTATAAGTATCACATGGTAAAAGCTCAATTGTTAGAGTAGCAGTTTTATTCGTATTCTGCTTATCTAAATCATTAAAAGCTTTATTAAGTAGTTTAAAATCTTCACGTAAAGCTTTTACAGCAAAATTGCGAAGTTTTTGGTATTCTACATTCTTTAAAGTAAGAGAAGAATGAACGTAATGATTTAAAGGATTCATTAAAGCTCCTTCTTTTGGCACATTATTAAAATTCCACTCTCTACCAGGATCCCAGTACATTAATGGTGCAAAAGATTCTGGACCTTTTAAAGCCTGATTGACTATTGACTTAACAACAAATTGTCCTGGATTATATGACATAATCTCAGCATCAATATCTACGAATGAGCAATATTCTAATATTGCTTTTTCATATTTTTCAACTATAGTGGTTTCTACAGCCAGATAATTTGCCATCTTTACTGTATTTACACCATACATCATATCAATCATAGCAGCCAATGCTCTTGTATCCATTTTATTTTCCATTCCGTTGAAGAATTTCATAACAAGATATCTAAGAGCAGGCTCTCTTTCATCTTTATCGAAAAATAAATGCATATTTGGATTAAACATTGTTATTGTCCTCCTTCCAAGGTTTTTATATTGTCTGGACTTCCTTGAGGAGTTACAAATCTTCCTTCTATTCCAGATGAGCCATACCTTACGCCAGATTCTTGACCCATTAGATGTGAAGGCTCCATCACAAAGCGATTTGTACCAAATTCAGGTCTTTGAATATAGTTGACCATGATCAAAGCTGCTTGATACATATTAAAGCAAGAAATTGTATAGTATAATCCCATCAATCTATCAAGATTAATGTCAATTACATTCGAATTATCACCCAGTGTTAATCTAATACCGGGTTCTTTATCATCATTGGCCATACCTCTATCAATAATAATTGGCTGAATGTGTATATACTTTTGCATTGGAAGATTTTGCATTACAAATTCTGGTACTGGAGGCATCAGAATTAGTTTACCTCTATCTCTTGCAAATAGTTTTGCATATTTATTATCAGTAAACCAGGAAATAGCTTCTTCAAGTCCTCTTTTAAATATCATATATTCTTGAGGACCAATTCTTATAAATAATTTATTTCCACTATTATCTTTTGTCATATTTTCTATCGAAAGATAATAGTCAAAACTTCTTTTTATAGTTACAAGAGTCGAAAGGCCCGGAACGCCTCTCGACGGATATTCATATTCTTTATGAAAATGAAATCTCTTTCCATTTGACATTTTGGATAGAGATACATTAAACTTCAGAATGACATTAGGACCAATAGCATAAACATCATCTGAAACTTTATCTATTTTAAAGAACTCCATTGGTTCTATTAATTCATTCGGCATGATTTTCATTCTCCTTAAAACTGTTACTTAAAAGTTGCCGAAGCATTAAAAAATAATCCCAGGTACCAAAAGGTACCTGGGATCGGCAAATGCCCAATGATTATTCATGAGACATTGTTGCCTTGCCATCTTTTCCAAACTTGATTGTGATATTTTTCTTGCTCATGCAAGGACCACAGAATCTGTAAGGAACACCCTGGCTAGAGAGTTCGAACTCAAGGGTCTGCTTATTGTACGACTTAGGTACAAAGCGGAATCTTGCGAACTGATCGATTTTCGCTGCTTCTTCGAAGAGACCAGATCTCATTGCATTGAGCAGGCGATCTCGAACGGCCTTACGAGTCTCAGAATTCATGTGACTTGTAGGCATAGTAATGATTGCTACATGCTTATTAAGCTCCATATAATCTTTTGTGTACATAGAGCTAGGAGTAAGCATTTGTGCACCTCCGACAAGAAGAGTTTTAATCAACTTAGCATCGACAACCTTCTTCTTATTGTCAGATTCTTCCTTTCCATCTCTGGAAATCATTACAGGATATGCGGGAAGATCCTCATAACCTGCTTCAACAATTGCAGGGAAGATCTTTACTCGACGATCGATGATAGCACCGGTGTCGATTGTGAATCCCTTGAAAGGATTCGGAGTAGGCTGACCTGTATACACATAGCATTCGATCAAACCACTGGGCTGGCCATTGCTTCCGGGCTTCGAAATCATCTGGACATGGACTCCGACCTCAGATGCAATCTTCTCAATATCCCTCAAAAGTCCTGCACATTGATTGAACTGAGCAATCACTGCAGAATTATCAAAGGACTGAGCAGTTTCGGGAATGGGCTCTGCATTCTCAAGAACATTGTTCGTAGGATCAGGCCAAGTCTTAGGAGGCTTAGGTGGCTCTACTTCAATATTGAGAACGCCGGGAGTAAACTCAACATTATCCGCTTCTGCCTTAGGAGGCTTGGGCTTCTGCTGAGTCGGGTTATCAACCTTATGTCTACCTCTTCCAACAACAGGCTGCTGACTTGCACCCTGCATAGGAGCTCCTTTGTTCATAGGCTGATTACCAAAAATGGGATTTGCCGCAGGATTTGTATTGATGCCGTTTCGACGAATGGCATCGTCTACCATACGTCTTGCACAGGCTTTCTCTTCTTCCTGCGATTCAAATCTGACTGCTCCAGACATTGCATCGGTATCAATTTTGACACCAAACATGCTAAAGTCAAGGACTCCATCAGATCCTGCGGATTCGGAGCCAGCAGTCTTTGCTGCTTCTCCTACATCTGTTGCGTTGACAGTTTCGTCAACTTTGGTGGTGGTTGTAGCTGTATTATCTTTACGAGTGGTTTCACTCTCATTATCATTGATAATACCGGCTACACGGTCTTTCGCGAGTGGAGCTGTTTTATCTGCTCCGTACTTGTACATCGTAACTAAAGGATTAAAAATTGCCTTTCCTTTCATTATTCTGTACCTCCTTATAAAAATTATGAGAGAAGGATTTATTCCTTCTCTCATTCACTTTTATAGTATATCGTTAAAGAATCCTTTATTTACGATTCTTCGGATTTAAATGGATTATCAGCAAATTCCATTGGTTGAATCATTTTGCTTCTATTATCCATTATACCCAGAACTCGTTTATCAATATCATCTTTATTCATATTAATTTCTACGCATTCAGATGCATATTTTTTAAATACAGGCTTCTTAAAATCATAGAATTTCTTTGTATAATAGAATCCTGTGTCTACAATATCTTTATATAGTGTATTTGCTGCTCTAGTTCTACCAAGAGTTTGCTGAGCCAAAACTTTGGATTTAAAAGGCTCTGCAAGATTAACTGTTTCTACAAGACCTTTTATATCCATTGCGGCTCCAGCACTTTTAGTCGTACTTAATATTATCTTCTTTTCAAGTTCTCTAGGCTTTTTATCAGGAGGAATTATACTTGTATAAATTCCTATCTGTCCTATCAATTCTGGAAAATTCTGATATATTAAGTCTCTTACATAAAGAATTGCTTCATTAGTTCCGATATAGAACAAATGTTTTCCAGGTTTTCGAATTGCCATATTGACCAAAATAATTAGTAATTGCTGAAAATTATCATTTCTAACTAGATAATCGGTATATGCAATTCTGTTTAATCCATATTTATTTTTACAGCTAGCTGCATTAACTGGGGTCGGATTAGAATTGAATCTAATTGCAGCATATTTCGTATGCGGATCTGATTCGATATTGAATAGATTGATTGACGGCACATTTTTGAAATATAAACTAAATATTGCATCTTCCCCGGCATCGCTTCTACCAGGAGTAGCTGTTAAATAATAAGTCAAAAATGTATTTGAATAACAATCAATCTGAAACATATTGTCAAAATTCAAATGAGCCTCATCATAGTATTTGATTCCTATCTGACAATGAGTGAAGAATGATCTAATCTTATCCCATCCTTGCTTATCTCCAATACTCTTAATAGTAGAATGAGTTGAAAGAATAACTTTATATTTTGAAATGTCTCTATTAAAGAGCTTCATTAATGAAGGAGCTCCTGAAATCATATAGATCTCGTCAGCTGTAATATCTGTGTATTCAATAAAGAAATTTTTCCACTGCTCTAACCAACCAATATTATCTGTGATAACTATAGATCTATATCCCAGATATGCAGCAGTTGCAATAGCACAATATGTTTTACCTTTACCAGTATTTAAGTTTACTGACAGCATTGTGCTATTTTCATTTCTTTTATATTTATCCATACTAAGCATAAATCTTATAGCTTCTTGTTGTGTAGTATCTCTAGGTTTATATTTAAGCATAATTGGACCCACATCTCCTATTGGATCTATAGTTCCATCAACAACAGGTTCGGACTGTAGAAGCCTTTCTACATATCCGATATCAATACCTCTAGGGAGCATGAGTACTCCTCTCTCTTCATCATATATCATTCCTTTCGGAAATCGTCTATGATAAAGTCTATCATAAACAGAGAATGTTTTTTCTAATTGAGGGCAATCCCCTCTTCTATAATTGTTTATTTCTATATGAGTTCGATAAACAACGATTTTATTCATAATTCATCACCCCTTAATATTTCGTTCTAGATTCTATATAAAGCTAACATGAGGTAATTAAAAAAAAGAAAGAGCTTTATAAAGCTCTTTCTTTTCCATAACTAATTTAAATTAGTTATGGAAATATGCATTCATGATATCATCAAGGCCGGCAGATCCGACTCCTTCATAGATTTCAAGAATCCAATTTGCGAAATCAGGGCATCTTTGGAAGATGTCCATCCATTTCTTCTTTTTAGCTTCGAGCTCTTCAGGACTTGCTTCGCAAGCCATGGGATCAATAAGCTCTTCATTTTTCTTATTGATTTCGCTTGCAGGATTTTCCGGATTGATATCCTTTTCAAACTCTTTTTTGTTGATGTTGTTGAGGTTATTCTTTCTGAACTCTTTATTCATAAGATCCTCTTCTGCTGCAAAATTGCTGCCGGTATTGTCGTGTGCCATTTTACCATTCTCCTTTGCGTAAAATTTTTGTTTTATATATTAAACTCTTTCGAGGTTAATAACGGTCAGACTGCTAGTGCTAGTAGCAGAATGATCCCGGGTCCCACATGACCACAGGAGGCTTTGAATAAGGAGAATGGTTGAATTCACCACCTCCTGCATATTATATGAGAATAAGTAGCTTCGAATCGACATCCAATTGCGCGCAGATCAGATGTCTACGAATAAAAGGATTAAGAGATTCTAATGCTTCTCTTTCTCATTGTAATGATATACAATTAAAAAACCTTTAAATTACAAAAAAAAAGAATGGAGGGTATTACTACCCTCCATTTTCTTAAAATTTAATTATATTAGTAGAATTATTTGTATCTGGACCTCTAAATAGCCCTATAGACTCAATCGGGAATCCTGATACATTGTCCTTAATAATGGGAGCGTATTCAATAAATGGCAGAATCCATCCAGGAACAGGCTCGTTAGAAGGAATAGCTATAGAAGATATTCCTGTAGAAAATTCCTTTGTCTTCATAAGTTGTATAGCCTTCTCATATACATAAGGAAATGACTCTCTAATACGATCGATATTTTTCATATTAATATCAACTTTTGCGATATCAACAGAATTTCTTATGCTCATATCCAATGCTTCAGTTCCAGGTTCATGCAATGCATTATATGCATAGGAAGCTACAATACCCTGAATACGCATAGGATTTTCATAAGAAGAAAGAGACTTTACCTTTACAGGTTTAAAGAATCTCTTTTCGCCATTATTGATAGAATCAAAGATTTCTTTTTCAACGATAGCTATATCCTTTAAAACCCTAATCTGATCTATAGATTCTGAATTAAGAATATCATCATAAAGAATCTTTTTCAATCTTTCTTTAATTGCATTATTAGTACTGGATTTAACAAATGCATCCATGCCCTTAATATCAAGGGATTTATCTTCAGGAATAATATTTCCTTCCTGAAGTTCCATCTTTGATGCATAGTGCTTTTTAGCATCTGTAATAAGAACACGCTTAAATAGGAATTCGTTCTTGAGAACAAGTAGGCAAGGACGTTCATTATCACTATGAGCATTTCTTGCATACTTTTCCATATAATCATTGACAAGCTTACCAATACAGTATGCCAGAATATTGATAATAGAGTATCTGAGTCCATCCTGAGGTGTGATAACCATAGGATCTATCAGTCTATCCATTTCAATCATATCATCGTCTAAGAAGCTATAGTCCATAATCTTTTGTTTAGATTCAGATGTTTTAACTTCTCCGCTTTCAATAAATTCAAGAGCATCAACAACTTCATTCTTAATATTCATCGGCACACCGACACATAATTGTCTTACATACTGATACCAACCATCAAGGCTAATGATAGCAGAGTCTGTGTCTTGAATAATAGATACGGAACGAACTAGGGATGCCATCTTCTCAATACGATCTGTAATTTGTTTATCATAATAAACATACTCTTGAACAACTGCCAAAAATTCATCAAGTGCTTCTTGAATTTCCTCTGGCGGCTCATTCGGATCCATGAAGGGAGCAGATAATTGCTGAAGAATAAACAAAATAGACTGTTTTACTGGAATATTATCGATAAAGTGGAATAGATTATTCTTGTAGAAAAGCCTATCTAATTCATCTTGATTTAATTTAGCAAGAATATCCCAAACGATATACATCTCATCATACGAAGGTACCCATCCGAATCCAGTAGTGGACATTAACTGGAAGAATGTTTCATCAAGAGTTGCATGGTTGGTAATAATATCATTGCTGTTATAATGATGCTTCTCATTAAGCACATTATGAATGAATGTAATAAGCTCATTCATAGATGCATGAGGAACATTATTATTTAAGAAGCTTTCAAAGAATAGAGCAGCTGCAGAGTTACAAGATCTTCCTTGAGTTGTTACACTAGATGCAGTATAGAGGTTATAATATATACAACTATACTGGCCTGTGGCGCCATAGAATCCATTACTGTCTATCTTCAAAAGTAACTGAAGCAAATTGTATTTCTCGAAATCTTCAGATCCTTTCGGATACTTAAACATTTCTTTTTTCATTTTCTTACGGTCATTAATAAATCCATCGACCATTGTATATATAGGATTCGGCAATACACCGTGTCTGTTAAATAGAACTCCATAAGAGGTTATAATTGGTTCTCTTGAGATTATATAATCTGCAAGACCTCTTAATGTCATATCAATTGTTTTCTTTTTATAATTATTATCAATCTGAACGGCAGTATCTTTAAAATGCTTAGAAATAGAGTTATCAACAGCCGCTGCTAACTCAACCTCACTCAATGACGGAAAATTAAAATGTAGCATTTCCATTGCTACTTTCTTATAATTATACAAGATATCACTTTCTGGATATCTTGCTAATGAAGTTCGCATATTATCTTTCATTTACGCTTCTCCTTCTTTTTGATTATTATAGTACGGCCAAATAATCTAAAGTAAGTATCCATTTTAGACTCTTCTCTAAGCTCTTTTCTATAACGCTTAGAATATTGCTTTAAAATGTCATGTACAATTACAGAATTTCCTTGCTCCATATTTACTGGATCTACGATATAATAATTGTCTCCAAGCAAATATCCCATTATTTTGCCTATAGCTTGTTCATAATTTAAAAGCTCAGACTTATGAGGCGATTGATTTCTATATTTTTTACTATGCTTATATAAAATTCTATGAACTCTATCACAGTTTACTTGCTGCACAAGATCTGCTTTTATATAGCCATTTGTTAACTGGTCTAGTGATAAATTAGGGGTTGATTCTTCGTCTAATAAATATTTTTCAAGCAAATACATTGCTTGCTGTCTTGTTAATGTGTCTGGAATTCGCATTTCTAATATACCTCCATTTAATATATTATAATTTTGTTTTTGGCATTATGAAAGTTCATATTATGCTCATAATGATAATATCTAATCAAGCAACATTTATATAAATATCAATTAGGAGGACTCATGATATGTTTATGGAAATGGTAAACAGCAAGATCTTTGGATCTGCTGATGTCAAGTTAGAAAGTGCCCTCAAGAACCCTAATCAGTTTCGTGAGGCAGTTGTTTTTGAAACTTTGAGCAATCTTCCTTCTGCGAAGATTAAAGAATTTATTAAATCTGATGAAGCCAAAGCTATGATGGAAGCTGGAGTTATCAATCAGGATATGATTGATAGACTTGCTGACGGTAATGTGAATACTCTTCTCAGAACTACAGTTTGCCATATGGCAAAGGAAGAGGATGATCCCCTTTGGGATGAGCTTGTATCTCTTCGTATTCAGGAACGTAGAGTAATGAATGATCTCATTGCTAAATATGGCGATAAATCTGCTGTTGTTATGAAAGCTATCGATAAAGAATTTGTTGAAGCTTCTATTCCTGAATATTTCAGAAAGTAATAACATCTATATAAACAAAGATGTTTTCGGTTGAAGTTCATTTTGTTTATCTCCTTTCATTGTAATAAAGTACGTATGCGATAGTCTTCGGACTATCGCATATTTCTTTTTAGATACATATTATAATTATGATAAAAATAAGTTGTTAATGTTTCAAAAACAAAGTAATAACAACGAAAAGCAAAATACACATAAAAGGAGAATGAAAATGGCAAAACAAACAATCAACGAAAAAATTGAACGAATGCGCCTTGAGCAGGGTTATTTCGTTCAGGATTGTGGCTCATCCGCATTAGGCCACCCAGAAAATTATGGTATTTATGCCCCATTAGTTAATGGTGAGCAAGTCTTTGTCAAAACAAAAGACATTACAAAAGCAAACTGGCAGAGTCATTATGATTCTGTCTTAAATCTTCTTAGAGATGGAATCGAAACAGAATTAATTCAAAAATCATTTATTGTCGTAAATTTTTATGATAAGAAAGTTTTGGATTTGATGGTTCCAGATTATTTGTTAAATCTTATTATGTGGGATATGCTAATTCAGACAGGGGTTCCTGTAGAATCAAAGCATGTATTCTTTGCAAATGAGATAAAGAAAGATACAATTAAAGATTATATTGATAAATTTCTTATCGATACTAGCCGCAAAAAATTCTCTAATAAAGAGCTTAATAATATCATTGATGATACGCTGCATCGTATTCATGATATAGATGAATTTGCACTCTTTTTGGCAAATACAGTTAATCTTGAAGATAATGTTTTGCTTATGCAGAAATGCCCTGAATTCTATGAATGTATGCATGCAGATCTTCATAATGTACCGATTGAAGATGTTAAAGCAGAAGGTATGAAATTCGCTAACAGAGCAATCGATATTATGAAAAATGCAAAACAATATTTGGGTTATGATCATTGTCTTGCAGATGCTTGTAGAGCTTCTGAAGGAATAAACCCGAAGCAGTTTAAAGAATTTACAATTAATATCGGAAGCAAGCCTGATGGTCATGGAGGCATTTTCCCTGTTCCGATTTATAACTCATTTATCAATGGCGGTGTAGCAAATCCCATTGATTATTTCATTGAATCATCTACAGGTAGAACAGCGCAAATTATTAAATATAATAACGTTGGTTCTTCTGGACACTTTGCACGTCTTCTTGGTTTGAATAATATGGATTCGTTTTTGAATCCTGATCCCAACTATGATTGCTGCAGTCCTAATTTTGTCAGAATTACTATTAAGGACGCTAAAACATTAAAAATGCTTCGTAATAGATATTATAGATTAGATCCTCATGGGGTTGAAATGCTTATTACTCCTAAAGATAAGCATCTTATCGGTAAAGAAATTCTATTACGTTCGCCTATTACTTGTGCATCAGCAGCAAGAGGACAAGGTATTTGTTATAAATGCTATGGGGATCTTGCATATACAGTTTATGATGCTGCAATTAATTTTGGTGTTAATGTAGGACGTATCGCTAGTGAAACATTGTCATCTAGCCTTACTCAGAAGCTTCTTTCTGCAAAGCATCTTCTTGAAACATTTGTTGAAAAACTTGTTTGGGTTGATAAATTTGCAGAGCTCTTTGAAGTTGAAGGAAACATGATTCGTATTAATTCCGATGCCGAATCTAAGAATTGTACTTTCGTTCTTGATCCGGAGTTCATTGAACTTGAAAACGAAGAAGACGATGATCTCGGGGGAGATGACGATGATGGACCTTCTATTTATAATGAATATATTACAGAATTTGATGTAATTCAGAATGGAGAAACATTCCATATATCCAATGACAAAGGAGCAAAGCTTTATATTTCTAATGAATTTAATTCTGTTATTAGAAAGAAAGGTGAGCCTATTGATGGATGTATTCATGTAGACTTTTCTGAACTTGCAGAAATGACATTGTTTATTGTTCCTATCGAGAATAATGAACTTTCTAAGACTCTTAATCACTTGAATAATCTACTGAATAAAAATAGTACGATTAAAGGAATGGATATCCACCAACTTCTTCAAGCACTTCTGGAGACAGCTAATGACGGTGGTTTAGGAATATCTTCAACTCATATTGAAGTTATTGTGTCCAATCAATTAAGAGATCCTGAGGATATTTTAAAGAAGCCGAAGTGGTTTCTCTATGATCCTAATTATGAGATTTTGTCACTCAACAGAGCATTGACTTGCAATCCTAGTATCACGGTATCTATGAGCTATCAAAAAGTAGGAAAACTTCTTTATAATCCGCTAACCTTCAAAAAGAATGGTTCATCATTTATGGATCTATTCTTTATGGAAAAACCTCAGTATGCAATTCAAGGAATAGAACCGCCTAAGGAAGAAGAATTCAAGCCAAATCCTGGAGAATTCTATGAGCCTATGATCTTCTTTGAAGATCCTGATAAGGTTACAGCCTCTGCTTCAATTCCTGATGATTGTGATGATGAATAAATTAAAAAGAGGAACGATTATATCGTTCCTCTTTATTTTTTTTTCATCTTTATTTTTAGGCGAACTTAAACATAAGAATTTATGAAAGGAGATTTCATACTTATGAGTAGTTTTAATGCAAATCTGCAGTCTTTTAATATTACAACAGAAAATGAACTTGCAGATGTATTGTCTCATTACAATTCAGAATTTGTATTTACTATTGTCGATGAAGCTCTTAAAAGCAGGTTTTCTGGAGTCCATGTACTTACAAAACCAAATGTCGTAGGAGCTTGGGAGCAGAACTTTAAGGCTATTATTGCAAGATATGGAGCAGATAGTCGCGATGAAGTTCTTAGAGTAAGAAACGAGACGTATAAAGAAATCATTGATATTATTTGTAGAGAATTTGATTTGAATTTTACTATAGATCCTGATATCGATCTTTATTCTGCAGCTTTCCATCTTTATAACTTGATGGTATGCGAATTTACCAATAATATGGTATCTTTCTTCGCTAATTTTATTTATCGTGAACGTAGTTATCTTTACGATTCTCTTGGGTTGACTGACCTTAAAAAGAATAAAGATAGTAGCACAATTTATAGCAAGCGTGTATATAAAGATATTAAGCTTGCAATTATCAATGCAAATATTGATAAGGTTATCACAGAAGTATGTGGAATGGAAATGCCTTTCCATCTTATTATTTCTCTAATCTGCGGAAACAATTCGGAAATGAAAAGATATTTCCTAAATATTGTTTCTGCTAATTCTAATTTCTTTGAAAAAGCTTATATTAGTATATTGCATAGTGATATCAGAGCTGATGTAATTACTAGTATTAGATTTAAGCTTCAAGAGCTAGCTATGCATCATGATCAGACTATAACAGCAGCTGATGTAGATTCTAATATGCAGGCATCTGAAGTTTCAGATTCTGAAAATTAAGGAGAAAATGACATGGAAAACACAAATGAAATTAAAAACACAACCCTAACAGATGAGCAGGTTGATGAACTTGCTAAAGCTGCAGAAGATTCTGTAGATAAGGATGTAGTTGATATTCGCAAAATTGCTGAAGAAACTACTGTAAATCCCGATGCGCCTCTTGAAGCCGAAACTGTCGATGCAACTCTCAATGAAGAAAATGAAATTGATCTTATTGCTCAAGAAATCGATCATTTTCCTGCTGCTGATGTAAGCATTTTTGATGTTGATAATAAAGAGGCTGTAGAAGAAGCTGTTAGAAATCGTGCAGTTGATAAAATCAAAGGAGATTTTAATATTTCTGATGAAGATACGTACCAGATTCTTGAAGTTGTAACTAAGATGAAAGATGGTAAGTATAAGGTTTATGATAATTTGCCTAAATTCTTCCAGGATAATATTGATGCTCTTATGGCCGCAAACAATATTCCTGTAAATAGAAAGGAAGATGTGGCTAGATTTGTCATGAATGAATTCGTTCAAGATGCAGATGTTGAGCAGGCATTTATTGACTTCCAGAAATCTATTGATGAAGCTCTGAATATGCCTAGCATTTCTGACCTTTATAGCGAGCATACAAGGGAAACTATGGAAGTTCGTATTCCTGCAATGATCGAAAAAATTAAGGATGAATTTCCTGATAAGGCAGAAACTCTTGAAAAAGTTCGTGATGCATTTAAGAGATCTTATACATTCTCTTATGCTAAGGAATGCTTTGAAAATTCTAGTCATACTAGAAAAGCTGTTCGTCGTTATGAGCTCGAGTTTAAGAGATGCCTTGATAATTACAATTATTGCAACTCTAAATCTCAATTTAAAATGACAGATGCAAAAGAAATGCCCATTGCTCTTAGAAAGATTCTTATTGATGATGCTGCTGCAATTAATGTATTGAATGCAGAAGAATTTGTAACAAATGTAGATCTTTATAATAAAATTAGAGATCTTAAAGTTACAGAAGTAGACATTAAGAAATTCTGTATTCTTATTACTATTACAACTAGAGGTCTTAACCCTGATGATGTAATCGATGCAGCATATATGTATTATCTGGTTAAGAATATTGCCGTCCTCAGACTTACTCAGGAAGCTAAAACAGACTTTAGCGTTGAACTTATTAATAATATTTGCGATATGATTGCATTTATACGTAATAAGGAGGCCGAATTCTATGGGACGACAAACGTACAGTCTGGAAAGAAGCTTCATTCAAACAAGGCTAACAAACGCTGAGCTGCTTTCCTATTTAAACGTAACTATTTCTAATGATTTAGGGGCAAAAATGAAAGATGTAAAGGTATTTACTAATATGGAATATAACTTTACATTTTATGATGCTTCTACTGGATCTAGGCGTTCTATTACTGGTTTAGTATTAGACGTATTTACAGATCAAATTAAGGTAAAGACAATTCATAATAGTGATAAAAAGAAGCCAAACTGCAATTCATGCGATAAAAAGCATAATTGCAAAGATTATCATTTATTCATGAAAACTAATCAGCCTCCTATGCCTACTTGTAATTGTGTTCTTAATCCACCTGATACAAGTAAGTATAATGAGACTGAAATTATCTTTATTCCGCTGGCCAATTTGATAGATGTATCTTACATACTCAGTGACAATGGTCAAAATAAAAAACCAAAAGGAGGAACAAAAGTTTTGTTACTTGGAATTTCTGCTACAATGGTTAAGGCCATTGTTATTCATCTAGAGTTCTTCGATGACAGTATTGAGAATGCTGTTAAATACGTAAATCTTGAAAAAGATGGTATTTATGATATTACATACATGTCTAGAAATGGTACTATATTTGAGGTAAGGGCAAAGATTGCTGAAATCACTGAGCTCCCTCATCCAGATCATGCTCCTCATCATCACGGTCCTACCGTAGTTAGAGAAAATATTGGAGCAAAGAATTCTGTATATGCTGGTTATGAGGATGATTGCTGTACAACAAAGCATGATTTCATGAAACAACCTCCAGCACCTCCTGTGAAAATTGTAATGGATACTTCTGATACCTTTGAAGGTAGATATGAAACCATTATGCTTGATCAGATTAGAGGATGCAGTACTGTATATTCTCCTTCAGAGAATGGAGAAGGAGTTATTGAAGATACTTCTGAACCGAATTGCTGTGAATGCTGCGATAAGAATCAGAAGTTTGAATATAAGTATGAAGATGGGTCTAAAGCTATTATTAATGGCGATAATGTATCACTAGTAGTTAATGGTTCTAAGACCGATCTATCACTTGATGATCTAGTCAAGTTCTATCTAGGCATTGGATAAAATGCCTTAAATAACCCCTATGCTTTCGGGCATAGGGGTTTGCCTTTTGTAACTATTTAATAATCGATATAAATTAAGGAGGTAGATTAGATATGCCTATTATTTCTGCCGAATGTGTAGATAAAAAGATTTACAGAATTTGTGTAACTCTTGGAAATGGTATGGTTGAAAATCTCGTTGTTACAGATGATGGTATTTATGATATATACTACATTTCTAATGGTAAGAGCATTAACCGTACGGGTAAGATTGTTAATGTAGTACAAAATAGAGCTATGCCCCATAATAGCTATGTACTGTTTGACTGGTCTGAGGACAATTCTAGTCGTAAAGAAAGAATCTATTTCCATCAGATTCAGTATATTAAGGATGTGACACCAAATGATGCTTATCAGATTGCTCTCCAACATGGATTTGTTGGAACTGTAACTGATTGGCTAGAGTCTATGAGAGGCTATCCTGGAAAAGATAATTATGAGATCGCCGTCGAATGCGGTTATGAAGGAACTCGTGAAGATTGGGTAAAAGAGTGCCAAGGAACTCCTGGATTTAGTGCTTATCAGATTGCTGTGAATAATGGATTTGAAGGCACTGAAGAAGAGTGGCTTGAATCTCTTAAGGGTGCTCCTGGAAAGAGTGCTTATGAAATTGCTTGCGATTATGGCTTTGAAGGGACTGTAGAAGAGTGGCTTGAATCTCTCCATGGAGGTGGAGAGGGTGGAGGCTCTGGAGCTCCTGGAAAAGATGGTAAGAGCGCATACCAGATTGCTTGTGATCATGGATTTGAAGGTACTGAAGAGGAATGGCTTGAATCTCTTAAGGGTGAACCTGGAGAAGATGGCAATCCTGGAAAGAGTGCCTATGAACTTGACGTAGAGCATGGATTTGAAGGTACAGAAGCTGAATGGCTTGCTTCTCTTAGAGGAACTAATGGAAAAAGTGCCTATGAACTAGCCTGCGATAATGGCTTTGAGGGCACTGTCCAAGAATGGTTAAATTCTCTTAGAGGTGCTGACGGAAAAAGTGCATATGAGCTTGCACTAGAGCATGGATTTGAAGGTACTGAGGAAGAATGGTTTGCTAAAAATGGTGATACTGTAATTATTCATCAGACTGTTACTGTGCTTGAGCAAGATGTTGAAGATCTTAAAGCATCTTCTTCCTGGTCGGATGGTATGTAATATACTGGGGCAGAATTTATAATTCTGCCCCTCTTTTATTGCATCAGTGAAATGCTAAAATATAAGATCTGATAGAATTTTCAGATCGAACAAATTAAGTAAAGGTTTAATATTAGGGATTTGGGTTCCTAGTAATTAGCTTTAAAATCTTATAATAAGGAGGATTTATACTCTTATGATGATGTGGCATATTGTCACCTCGGCTATGTATCATGCCGGTACTCCTCAGGATGGTCATATGTACTTCTTGAGCGATACTCGTGAGATTTACCGTGGTGCTGAACCGTTTACTGAGAGTGTAGTTCTTTATACAGAACTGCCTACTACCAGTATTGCAAGAAATCGTCTGTATATTAACTCCACTACTCTTGAGGGTCGTATTTACGATGGTTCTAAGTGGACCACTGTAATTAAGCCCGTTGTAGATGATGTTACTGCAGATGGTACCAATCCTGTATCTGCAAAGGCAGTTGCTGCTTTTGTCGCTGCAGAGATTGCTAAAGCTGTTGGTTCGGATGGTGTTGTAAGCTCGCTGTCTTGGGATAGTGCTGAGCATCTCCTTACCGTAACTAAGGGTAATAAAGATACTGAAACTATCGTATTTGATGGTCTTGGTGTAACCCTTACCTATGAGGCTGCTACTGGCAAACTTCAGCTTGCTGATGCTTCTGGAAATGCCATTGGCGATCCTATTTCGCTCGATCTTGAGCGTTTCGTTACTGCCGGTGAATATGATGCTGAGAATAAGAACATTGTTCTCTATTTCGATGCTGAGAAGACCGACTCTGTAACCATTCCTGTTGGAGATCTTGTTGACACATATACTGCTGAGGGTGATGGAAAGGCACTTAGCCTTACTGTTGAAGGAAGCGTTATTAAGGGCTCTATCAAGATTTCGACTGCTGCTGGAAACCTGATTACTTGCGATGAAAATGGTCTCTATGTAGCTCCTATTGATATTTCTGGCAAGATGGATAAGGTTGCCGATGCTGTTGATGGCGATATCGCTATTCTTGATGCTGAAGGTAATGTTGTTGATTCTGGCAAGAAGTTTGAAGACCTCATTCCTAATACTAGCGTTTATGAAGGCGCTTCTCTGGAAGAGGCCGTAACTGGTCATACTCCTGTTAAGGGAGATGTGGCTATCGTATCTGAGCCTATCGGAACAACCGGGAAGGTTCAGAAGACTGTTTATCAGTTTGATGGTGAACAGTGGAAGGCATTTGATTCCGATTATGATGCTAGCAAGATCATTCTGCCTGCAGATTGGATTACCACTAGCAAAATCGGTGTTCATCAGACGCTGACTAATGGTCAGGCTACTATTGCAAATGCTGGTACTGATATTGCTACGGCACTCAATCAGCTTACTGCAAAGGAAGATACTGATCCTGATGTTACTCAGCCTGCTGTAAGTTTCTCTAGTAGCTCCGATAGTGAGTTCAAGGCTTATGAGGCTGGTACGGAAGTTGCTGTGGCTGTAACTGCTGCACTTAGTGCTGGTACCTATCAGTACGGTAGAATCGATGGAGATGGCAAGTTCGAAGCTTCTACTTCGGCTGGCATTGCTGCTAAGTCTTGGAAGATCTCCGATACTAAGGGTACTGAATTTACTGATGGCAATACGGCAGACTTCGGTACTATCGAGGTTACCGATGGTATTAACTACAAGGTTACTGCAGAAGCTTCCTATGATGCATCCGCATATACCCCTGCAACAAACTTTAAGAAAGCTTGTTCTAAGGCCGGTATTGCTGCTGGATCTAAGTCTAAGACTACTGCTGCTATTACGGCATATCGTAACTGCTTCTATGGTACATTTACTAGCAAAACCGATCTTACGTCTGCTCTTATTCGTAGCTTGACGAAGACCGGTAAGGCTGTGGCTGCTGGAAGCGCATTTAATATGCCTATTCCCGTTGGCTGTATGAGAGCTGTTATCGCATATCCTGCTGATGCAACTTCTCTTAATCAGCTCTCTTCTGTTAAGGATGCTAATGCGTCTGATGCGCAGATTAATACTGCTTTCACTCTTATGCAGATTGATGTTGAGGGTGCAAATGGTTATGAAGCTAAAGCTTATAAGGTATTTGTTAAGGATTGGGCTGAAGCCGTTACTGCAGCTAATACCTATAAGGTTACTATTTAAGGAAGGAGGTAGAATATAATGGCATACAGTTATGAACAAATTGCTAATATTCTGAGCTATGCTGTTGCTCTTAGCCCCGATGCTGCATTCCCGCTTGATGCGAGAGTTTACTTCGGTTCTTATGATGCTGCACATGTTGCTGCTCAGAGTGCTAAGCCTGCAGGTTCTACCGAATCTGTATATTTCTATGGTCAGCAGCTTTATGTTGTAGAGAATGATGTTGTCACTACCTACCTCATTCAGACTGACAATACTCTTAAGGAAGTTGGTTCCGCTACTCTTGGAGATAATAAGACTATTACCCTTGGCGATAATGGCGTTCTTAGCCTTAAGGCTTTTGGTAAAGAGTATTATGCATATATCCCCGTAGATGTAGTTATCGAAGGTGAGTTTGCTACGGCAGACGAGCTTCCTACATCCGGCGTTAATGCTGGAGAGTATGCTCTCGTTGGTGAGACGTACTATATGTTTAGCGGTTCTACTTGGACTGCTGTTGATGCTAGCTTCACTCCTAATACTGAGGCTAAGCATGTTCTTACAACTGGTTGGAAGACTGGTCTTGAGCCTAAGGTCGTAGCTTCTGCTTCTGGCGATGGTTACGAACTTGCTTGGTATGAGCCTTCCTCTACGACTGTTGAAGGACTTACTTCGATCGTTTCTGGCGTTCAGACCAGTGTTGATAATCTTGCTAAGGCTGTTACCGATAATAAGGCTGAAGCTAAAGCAAATCTTGATACTGAGGTTGCTGAGCGTAAGGCTGCAGATACCGCTCTTGATGGAAAGATTGCTAAGAATACTGCTGATATTGCAGTTCTTAATGGCAATGCTGAAACCGAGGGATCTGTGACCCATACTGTAAATAAGATTCTTACTGCTCTTGTAGGTGATGGTACAGCAGAGACTATTGACTCTCTTACTGAGCTTGTCGAATGGGCTAATGAGCATTCTGATGATGTCATTGCTATGGATAATCAGATCCAGCAGAACAAGACTGATATTAGTGCTCTTCGTACTCTTCTTGGCGATGCTCTTCCCGAGGGTGTAACTGCTACTACTGTTATTGCTTATATTGCAGAAGCTGTTGCTGCCGAAGAAACTCGTGCTCTTGCTGCTGAAAAGGATCTTTCTGATCGTCTTGATGCTACTGAAGAAGCAATTGAGGGTCTCGGTACGGCTGCATCGAAAAATGTTGAAGAGTTTGCTACCGCTGCTCAGGGTGCTCTTGCCGATACTGCAGTTCAGTCTGTTGTTTCTAGTGACAATGGATATGTGGCTGTAGATAATGACAAAGTTAAAGTATATGAGCTTCCGGCTGCTAAGGTTAACCAGCTTGGTGGTATTAAGCCCGATGGTGCTTCTATCATTACTAACGACGAGGGTGTAGCATCCGTTTCGGCTGTTGATTATACCAAGGTTACTGGCCTTGATACTCAGCTTACGGCAACTCAGCAGGCTGCTGAAGCAGCTGCAAAGGAATATACTGATGACAATGCAGTTGCTAAGGCAAATGTAGTTGCTGATCAGTCCGGACTTGCAGCTACTGTTGATGAAGCTTCTGGTGAGAAGGTTGTTTCCGAGAAGACCATTATGGAACTCTTTACTTGGAAGACCACGATGTAATTTAAACTAATTTAGGCTAGAGAGCTACTTTGGTTCTCTAGCCTTTTTTAAAGTCCAAAAGCCCAAATTCATTAAGGTAAGTCAACATAGTAGTAAAATTTGACTTATCTTGTATAAGCAAAATTTAAATAAAAATATTTTTATAGGAGGAATTTTTCTTATGCTTAACTGGTATTTTGTCACAAGATCCGTTTTTGATGCTGCAGTTTCTGCTGGCAAAGTAACGGATGACATGCTTGTATTTATCAGTGATACTAAGGAGATTTATCGTGGTACTGTTCCGTTTACCGAGGCAGTTATTCTTGTTGATAGCCTGCCCGATACTGGTGCCTATGGTAAACTCTACGTGATCAAGTCTACTCTTGCTGGTCATGTTTATGGAACCTCCGGATGGACTCAGGTTATCAGAGGTGTTGCAGCTACAGTAACTGCCGATGGTGCTGATCCTGTTTCCGGTAAGGCCGTTGCTGACTATGTTGCTACTGAAGTTGCAAAGGCTCAGGCTAATGTAACTGCTCTTGAGCAGACTGTTGCTGCTAATAAGACTGCGGCTGAGAATGCTGTTGCTGGTGAGAAGTCGGCACGCGAAGCTGCAGATAAGGCTATTACCGATTCTATCGGTACCGTAACCGATGGCAAGACTGTTGTTCAGATGATTGCAGATGCTCAGGAAGCTGCTACTTATGATGATTCCGATCTTCAGAATCGTGTAGGTGCTCTTGAAGCTGATGCTCCCAATCATGCTCTTAAGACTGAGGTTCAGGCTGTTTCTGAAGAGCTTGGCGATTATAAGACTGCCAATGATGCTGCAGTAAGTGCTAACACCAATGCTATTGCAGTCCTTAATGGTAATTCTTCTACTGAAGGTTCTGTTGATAAGAAGGTAGCAGATGCTCTTAATGACTTTGCTACTAAGCTTAGCGATGATGGAACTGTTAATACCTACAAGGAGCTTATCGATTATGCTGCAGAGCATGGTTCTGAGTTTACTGAGCTTGTTGGTGAGGTAGATGCTAATACTAAGGCGCTTGCAACTCTTAATGGCGATGCAGAGACTGCTGGTTCTGTTGCAGCTAAGATTGCTGCTCAGGCTGCAACTGATGCTAATACCTATGAGACCAAGACCGATGCTGGTAATAAGCTTACTGAGGCTAAGGGCTATACCGATACTGCTAAGGCAGCAGTAATTGGTGTTTCCGGAAATGCTTCTTCTGCAGATACCATTTATGGTGCTAAGAAGTATGCTGAAGAGAAGGCTTCTGCTGCTCAGAGTGCTGCTGAAGCTACGGCTGCTGGTGCTCTTGCAGCTGCTAAGACTACGCTTGAGAATGCTGATACGGCTCTTGGCCAGCGTATCGATGGTGTTGTTGAAAGTGTTGGGGCTGTAGAGGACAAGGCTGATAAGAATGCTGAGGATATCGCTGCTATTAATGAGTCTCTTAGTGATTATGCAACCGATAACGAGGTTGAACAGATTAGATCTGCTCTCCAGACTTCTATTGATGGCAAGATGGCTAAGGTTGCTACTGGCAATGCTGGCCAGATTCTTATTGCTGCTGCTGATGGCGGAGCTTCTCTCTCTGGTAAGGCTATCGGTGGTGCTACTTTTGGCGCTGCTCCCAATGCTAATACCGTTGCAACCGAGGCTGGTGTTGTTGCATATACTGAGGCTTATGCTGTTGCTAAGACCAATGTTGTTGCAAATGGTGCTATGGCTACTACTGTTGCAGCTGCTTCTGATGAGAAGGTTGTTTCCGAGAAGGCTACTGTTGCAGCTCTTACTTGGAAGACTTCGTTCTAATAGAAGTTTCTTAAAAATAAACGAGAAGAGGTCCTTCGTGGCCTCTTCTTAGTTTTTATTTTTATTCACATTATATTAAATAATTTTAAGAAAGGTGGTACCATTTATGTTTAAGTTTTATGATGTGCCTATGGAAGCTTCATTGGCCAGTAAAGCATTTGAAGCTGAGGCAATCTACTTTTGCATGGATACAGGTAACTTTTATGTAGATAGCGTAAATGAGCAAACACGTAAACAGATTAGTTATGATACAATTATTCTTGCTACTGAATCTGCACGAACAGCTCTACTTACTCCTATCCCCGGAAAGATTTATTGTATTCTTGAAAGCGGATGTATGTATATCTATCTAGATAATGCATGGCATCAATTTGGTAGTCGTCCTAGATTTACTTTCGTAAACGTTTATATTGAAGCTGGTGGATCTATTACTATCGATGATGCTAGAATTCTTGCATCAGATAAAGCCATATTTATTCCTGATCTTACTATGGCAGATCTTTGTACTGCATCTACTGCAACATGCGCTAATGGATCTGTTACAGTATCTATCACTTCTTCTTATCCTATTACAGGAACGGTTTATATCAATAACTAATTCTGAATCAAATAAGGAGGTGTGAATATGGCATATAATGTGCCTAAATTTTTAAAACGTGATGGAGACTCATTGCTATTCAATCAAGATGGTCAGTTCGTATTTTATGTACCAGAATTGTATTTTGATAGAGGTGATGCTCAAATTAAAGGAGAATATATTAATCTTCTTGGCATTCTTGATTATACTATTTATAATCCAAATGGCACAAATATAGGATTAAAACGATTCAACTTTCCTACAGTCTTCTTGTGCAAGCCTTCTAGAACAGAGAAGGCTAAAAATTTGAAATTAAAAGAGGCCACAGAACCGATGGACTATAGATTGCTTATTTTTGAAAAGGGCGATGCTGTAGTAGTATCAGTTAAAGTTCCTCAAAATATTGCTAATGTTGAAGATTTCTATAGAATATTTTTAACTGGCAAACTTCCTACTACAATTCCTTATGATAAACTGCAAAATTATTTTGTAGATGCTATGGAATTAAATGGATCTTCTTATGATATGACGCTTCAAATGTTTGGAGTTGTTATTAGCGAAATGTGTAGAGATGCCAAGGATCCTTCTAAAGCATTTAGACACACTAATTTTAAAGATCAAATGTCTTATCGTGCTATTAGTATTAAAGACCTACCTAAGTATATTTCTCCGAGCTCTTCTATTGGTAGTGAGAACTGGGATCTGGGCGTAATTGGTGCAATTATGAATCCTACAGATACAAATTCTCCTATGGAAAAGTTGTTGATGGGAAACCATGACTGAGTGGTCTTAAAGAACATAGAATTAAAAGCTACTAATGCCCATTCGTAAAAGCATTCGAGCTATTTACAAATTATACTATAAAAAGGAGGAAACGTTATGTATCCTGGTGTTATTGTTGATTACGAGGACCAGAGTAATATTGCCAGTGTCGTCGTAGAAACAACTGAAGTTAGAAATACACCGCTGTTTTGTGCGGTCTTTACATCAGATAAGGGTACTGAGAAATGGACTCGTATTTCTGGTGAGAGCTTCTTTAATATGTATGGTAAATCTATCTCGTTCAGTCGCCATGGTCAGCCGTTGCTTCAGGCTGCTGCCAGCATTAGCGCTGGTGCTGAGTTGCTTTGTAAGAGACTTGTTGCTGACGATGCAACTCTTGCAAATATCGGTATTATCGCAAAACTGGGTACGACGGAAAAGACCGTTACCGAGCAGAAGACTGATGCAGATGGAAAGCCCCTCTACTATGAAGTAGATGAGCAGGGTGCAGCTACGACCACTGAGGTCACCACTGTTACCGCTTATCCTGTAATGGTAGAGAAGTCCGTTGCCGTTAACACGGTAAGTTATCGCACTGAGTCTGCAGTTGGTGCTTCCGATGCAAAGGATGCTTATGAGAAAGTTAAAGCTAATCTTGCAGAGGGTGAGTACCTTATTTATATGATTGCAGACAATGGTCGTGGTTCTAGCAAGAAGAGAATCAAGATCGTTCCTAATTACAAGCTTTCTAAGAATCTTGGCTATACCTACTATACTTTTGCAGTTATTGAGGATAGCGGTGAGACTGAGAGCTTCTCGTTTGCACTCAACCCCAGTACTATTCAGTACAACATCAATATTTCTCTTAAGGCAATGATCGATACCAATGCTACTCAGATCTCCTGCTATGCATCTGATGAGGACATGGATAACTTTGTTGCTGCTGTAGAGAATGCTCTTGGCCTTGAGGCTGGTGAGGGCTATGGCCTTGACCTTCTCTTTGGCTATGACTATCGTGGAACCGCTATGGATAATTTTGTTATTGCTGAGGGATCTGAGGATCTTCAGTATGCATATGGCATTACTCTCCTTAACGGTGACAATGGTTCGTTTGGCAATAGACCTATTGGTAACGAAACTGAGTGGGTTAAGCAGGCTACCGCTGCATTCAACGGTAAGTTTGACCCCGTTATCTTTAACGTTGAGCAGTATAAGATTAGCGCTATTATCGACGCTAACTATCCCGATGCTGTTAAGCGTGTTATCGAGACCCTTGCAGTATTCCGTGAGGACTTTATGTACTTCCGTGACCAGGGTCTTGGCCAGAACTCTATTTCTCTTATCGAGGCTAAGTGTGAGTCCGAAGTTAAGAGCATGTTCTGCGCAACCTATCCCCAGTCCTATGATGTAATCGATCCTTATACGAAGAGACAGATCTCCGTTACGGTTGGTTATAGCTTGGCTAAACTACTTGTTGCTCACCTTAACAATGGTTCGATTCTTCCTTCTGCAGGTATGAAGTTCGGCATGGTTATTGGTGATGCTGTATATGGAACTCTTTCCTTTGCTCCTACGATTTGCCCTGAGGAGAATCAGAAGGAGATCCTTGATGACATGCGTGTTAACTATGCTTCGTACATTGATAACCAGCTTGTTATCGAAACCCTTTATACCTCTCAGGAGAAGTATACTCAGTGGTCTTATATCAATAACGTAATGGGTATTCAGGAAGTCGTTAAGGCTATCCGTACCAAGTGCCCTGCTATTCGTTATTCCTTCATCACTGGCGATGATCTTGAGAATTATAAGGCAGATGTTGATGAAATTCTCGATGCTTATAGAAGCAACTTCGCTACCCTTGAGCTTGAGTATATCAGCAATGCTACTTACGCTGCTAACAAGATCTTCTATGCTATCCTTAATGTTGCATACAAGAACTTTGTTCAGACAGAGTGGTTCAAGGTTACTGCAATTCAAACCGAGCAGTAATTTATAGAAAGGAGAATTTGATTTATGGGCGCTTATAATATGTTTACCGATCTCAAAACTCCTAGAGATCTTACTGCTTATACGCTGTTCCGTGGTACTACGGACTTTTCTCAGCTCAAGCAGTTTGACCTGTATGAGAGTGGTTATCCCTATCTCGTAGTAGTTTCGGTTCCTGATTTCCTTAAGAAAATGGCTGACCGTGACGAAGAGATTGCTGGATTGCTTAATACCTATATTCACATTCTCGAGTACGAGTTCCGTGGACTTGATTCTGGTCTTGAGAACATGACTGGTGAAACTCAGGATATCACTAATGGTCTCCAGAGCCTTAACCTCATTACTAAGACTACGGCTCAGGGTGGTTCTACGTTCTCGATGAGATATTACGAGAAGGCTGGTTCTATTCTTACTAAGATGCATGAGCTTTACCTCAGATCTGTAAGAGACCCCAGCTCTGGCTTCAAGACTTATAATGGTCTTATTGGTTTCAATAATGATCAGATTAATCCTCAGGATGCCGGCGTAAATAAGGAGTGCTTCAGCTTCCTTTACATGCATACCGATAATACCGGTTTGCTCGTAGAGAATGCAGCTTACATCGTTGGTGCAATGCCTACGACTGCTGAGCTTCAGATCTACAATGGTTCTAAGGGCGAAGTTAACTTCCAGGAGCTCACTTGTGAGTTCTCTGGCTTCCCGATTCGTGGTGCAGCAGTAAATGCTCGTGCTAAGAAGATCCTTGACTGGATGAACAGCTCCAGCAATGCTAAGCAGGTACAGCGTAATAGCTGGACTTACAAGTATGCTGGTGTTGATGATACCAATACTGGTCTTGCTCAGAACAAGCTTGCTCCTGATACCAAGAAGTAAGAAGAAAAAAATATAAGAGTATGGAGAGAAATCTCCATACTCTTATTTGTTTTAAAATCCACCATCATCCGTGTGGGATTCATCAGCTTTTGCAGCAACCTTTAACCTACATCTATTGAGTATATCTTCATGAGACTTAATATCCAAATGGCTTCCAAGATAATGTTTAATTAATTCCATGGTGTACTCATTCTTAAGAGCCTCATTATCCTCATTAGCCAATTCGACTTCTACAATAGAATTTACAAATGTTTTAGTATTATCAACAAGCTGATTTGTATTTGTTACATTTATGAAACTAGGAGGCGGAAGTTTAACTTCTATACTTGCGGTATCTCTATATTCATAATTATATAGAGGACCGATCAATTCAGCAAGATCATCTTCAAATAGCTCCTGTCTCTTATAACAGAATCTTAGAACTTTGCTAGAAGACATTGTAAGTTGCATAGCATAATCAACAGACTGTCTCGCCTGAATAATCTCTATCGGTATTCCAGTACTATTGATAGCCATTTCTTCAAGCTTATCAAGCAAATCTTCATAAGTGTTAAACTCTTGCCCAGGTATAACTTCTACACTAATAGGAGGATCGCCTGAAGCATTTGTGGGAATTACAAAGTCATTGAAACGACCTGTAATATTAAGGATATTGTTTATATTTTGGAACTGCCTAATTCCAAAGTTACCTTGCTTAATCTGTGCAATAGTATTAAGCAGTGTTTGAGCAATATTGGTATCAACTGTTTGTTTTACATAATATGCTCTCTTGTCTTGACCTCTTGTAAGAATTCCAATAGAGTTTGTTATATACAAGCTCGAATAAATCTTTGCAGGTATAAGGGACTTATCAAGATCTGAGATACCTCTGTGAGTTTGTGGATCAAGTCTAAAATAGAAATGAACCATATCTTCCGGAGGTACAAATGTAACTTTAATTCTATCAATCGATGGCGTATTGAAAAGATCATTGTATTTAAGAATCATATAAATCTCTTTAGCAAGATCCTGATTATTATTTACAAATTGCTTATCAATAAAGCCAGACAGCTGACCTGCAACATATTTTATCGCGTCATCTTGCCTTTGTGTATCTACAGAATTAAATGTATTACGCTTATCTCCACGCATATTTGTTAGAGGGTCACCAAGAATATTCTTAAATCCAAAGAATGATTCAGAATCATCTACAGTTCTTACCTCGAAATAATAGTATCCCATACACATATCATCTATATAGATGGGAATAGTATTTTCTCTAGGCAACTTCTGGATTACGCATCCGGGAGCTTTAACATCAGGAAGCGATGGTGCTTCTCCTGTGACTAATCCATCATTAGCAATCAACCTTGCATCTAAAGGGTTCTTATCGTCAAATTCAAGATTTCCTTTCGCTTCTGGTGTCTTTGAATTTCCAGACTCTCTTAAAATGGTTTGCTCATAAATTTTGTTCATGGAGTCTGCAGAGAATTTCATCTTTTTCTTAAAAGCTGCTTTTACATTTGCAACAGCAGATTCTATAATACCAGACTTACAAATTTCAATATTAAGATCAAACTGTTCTTTTTCACCAAGAATTGCAGACTCTACTTCAGAAAACGTTCCAGTCTTCTTATTCTCTTTCTTTACTATATGAGTAGCACTTTCATTAACCATCTCAGTTCCAATTGTAGCTTCTTTGATAGCAAATGATTTATTATCCATATGAATAGTAAAGTAAGTATTCATTTCAAATTCTCTTGTTTCGCCTGTGCTTTCATTTTTCACAAGAGTAGTATTTGCTTTAGTTGCAAGAAGTCTTGCAATTGCAGTACTATAAGGAACCCTATATACAAATTTTTCACCATATTTAGAAGTTTCTTCATAAATATGATCAACTAATTCAGCAAGTTTATACTTTTTCTTAAGATCAGATATTCTTTCTGCAAAAGTACTTCCATCAAGTTCTGTGGAACCTGCTGCACTAGTGATATTAATAAAATCTTTAGAGAAATGATCTGCTGAAAGAACACAATCCTTTTGTACTAGAAGTGCTTCTTCGAGTTTGGGCATGTACTTACAAACAGTATCAATTTCATTATCAAGCTCTTTCAAATATCTATTACTCATAAACAAGCTATAGATATCATCGTTAATAAGACCATTATCAAATAGGCTTTCAAGCTCACTAATGACTCTATTATTCTTTGTACCTCTTCCTTGAGTAGCTGCAATACGCGTATACAATTTGGATACGCTTGGCATGCCAATTGTATCCATATTTCTATTTACAATATTATCAATACTAGAGTTAATCCGACTACCGAGATCTCTAAGATCCTTTCCTTGCTGTGGCGTTGTTAGATATGTGCTCCTATAGAGATCGTCCATACCTTGATTAATGCCATTAGCAAGGTTTTGAATATTGCGATTAGCTCTAGCTATAGCTTTATTATCTTTTGCCATAAATATCACCTCGCTATAGTATTTTGACGTATTTCAACTTATTTAGATGTTGAGCTAATGCTGTATAAAAAAAAATAAACCCCTCTAGATATAAGGTCTAGAGGGGTTTAGATTAAGCCATATTAATATACATACAATGGATTTTCTCTTGAAAAGCTACTCCATACGTATTAAACGTTAATGGGTTCTTTTTCTTTTTAGGTTTGAATGTTGCCATAAAACAGTTTCTATTATATAAATCTGTGCGAATTTCAAGATCTAATGTGTCTGCTTTAGCCAACGAAAACATTCCTTTGTAGAAATAGAATAGTACATTAATATTCTCATTTTTAAAGTTGCATAGGAATCTTCCCATAGCCGCTTTACTATCAAATGCTTGTCTGATCTTAGGATCTTGCTCTACATTTGTAAAGAACTCTGGATATGATAGTTGTTTTATTCTTAGCAAATATCCCTCCAACTGTCTTAAAATAGCAGCTTTGGATAAATCGAATTCAGGATTGCTTCTAAACATCTGAATTTGTTGAATCGGGAGACCTGTTGTGCGATCTATGATAAAATATCTTTCATCAATATACTTAGTCACCAGATCTCCAGAAACGTACATTTCCCAATAATAGTCTGGTAGAATGACCCAATTGAATCTGTCTGGGACAAAGAAATTTTTATAAGAAGCTAATAGTTCTTTATCTACTTCATCCATTCTAAATATTAAATCAGTATCTACCAAGAATGGTACATCGATTTCATGTATACAACAGCAATCATCATTAGCTCCATAAAGTTTATTTGTAGCTTTAAGCAATACAAATAAATTGCATTTACTGCATTTTGCTAGATCGCATATATACTGAAAATCTTTAATGGGAATCATATTAGTAGTGCTGGTTTGGATTTGTAATTGCAGCATTTCTCCATGCCTCCCATCTTTGAATATCATACGCTACATAGCGCTCATCAATAACTCTACGACTATCATTAAATATCATAGGCTCGTATAGTCTATTTTTCGTTATATCAATTACATCAATCATTGGAATGATTAATCCATCTTTAGTATACTTCTGAACTCCATTTAAAGCTACAGCCATTTCTCTAAAGAACTCTATAACTTCAAAATATAGTTTAGTATAGTCTGCTAGGCTAAACCATCTAGAAGCGACCTCTAGCCAAACCTGAGACTGCATATCTTCCATAAATGCTCCAGCTCTACTCCAGTCATCTCTATTCGCAGGATTCTCTTTATCATGAACCTTATTGGGCAACAGGAGCTTTCCAATTTGGGTGTGAGCTGCTATATTAAACTGACGAAGAATAGATGGATAAAGGCTTGCATAGTCGAAGTCATCTAGATTATTAAACAGATCTACGAATCTTCCAAATATAGTAAGCCTACTTGTATTATCCAATTTAGTAGGATCCGCTACATAAGCACCTGGGAATTTTTCGGTCGGTGGCGGATTAAACTTATTGACATTGTTTCCAATTATAAATCCTTCTTTTCTAAATTCTTTACAACCTCTATTTGTCAAATAGACAGTTTGTCTATGAGTTTTAGAATATCTGGTATTATTAAGAAGAGACTTTCCAAATACATAATCAATATCACCAGTCATACATTCAATGCAATGCTGAACAATGGTATCGATAATATTATAGAACACGAATGTTTTATAATCTTTATACGGAAGCTCAGCAATGTTTGTAGTAATATGCTTATAATCAAGTTTTCGTACTTTAGCTACGGCTTCACCAATAAAGTCAAGTGTAAATGAGATAAATCTACTTTGTCCTTTACGTCTAGAAGCGAATTGTATCATCTGATCTAGGAATACGGAATATGATGAGATTAAAGCAAAGTCTCCACGTTCTGCGAATTCACTTTTCATTCTTTCATCTACAAAATATTGTGCAATTTTATTCTTAAAATCAGGATGACACATAATATCTTCAGGAGCATATCCGAGCTTTTGGCATCTTGCAATAAGGTATGGAACGTCGAATCCCATATTCCATGCCAATACAAAGTCTGGTTTAAAATTGTTTAAGGCATTAAATAAGTCCTTGATGAGATTAATTTCATCGTCTTCATCATAAAAAAGAAAGTTATATTTGAAATTAATATTATATTTCGCAGCCATCTCCGGTCCGCCTACAGCATTTACTACAAATGCTTCAAGTTCGGGAAAGATGGATCCGTCTAATACAGAATTTTCAAATTCTGCAATTAAAGGATTGGCCTTATTTCTAAGCAAGAACGTATAGACCTGCTGCTGTTCTTGCAGTATTAATGTGATGGCATTAACTGGGCATTCTCCAGGCTCTGGGAAATCGCCTACCATATTAATGGAATCAACCTCAATATCGAAGAAAGATTTAGTAATCGGAACTGTATCATTTTTATACATTTTATCGAATCTAAATCTATAGTGATCTTCAATATTCATATCACTATTAAATACATCCGGGTGCTGATGTATTTTTCTATTTTCTGTACGGTTACCATTTTTAATATTTTCATAAAAATAATCAAGGCAACCAACACGTTTTGCAATATCTTTTTCAAGTTCTTTATAAGGAACTTGAACGGCTTCTACATCATCAGCCGAAACAAATAATCTATTATAATCAACCCTTTTATCAGGATTAATCATATAATATTCATAATCAGGATCTACTTTTTCCTCAATATACTTTATTCCGGTATCAGCATCCTTATAGATAAGAGCTAAGAATTCTTTAAACTTCTCATCTTTTGGATCCATTCTCCTAAAGAACATTGTATTCATTAAGGTAATATTATCTCCAGGTTGTCGTCCTTTAATCATAGGATTGCCCTCCTATTCTTTTTAATTAATATTTTGTTTTTGGCACTATTATAATATACACTTATCCTTTTATTTGAGAAAAAACAAAGGCATGTACTACAAGAGTACATGCCTCGTCTTTAGGAGTTACCATTCTTAGTACATACAAAAATAAAAGGAAAATATAAATGCCCTTTGAGCAAATCAGTGCATTTATTTTTATGTTTATCTCGTTATTATTTATTACTAGAACATTTTGATAAATATAAAATGGAGGAAAAAGATGGCTGAAGTTTTTATTTCTTTTACAATAGCATTTTATATACTAACTTCATTCTTTTGGATTCTTGTAACACAGCATGTAACTGCAAGTGAAGTATTGAATCCTATAATAATATATGAAGAAGGAAGTACTAATTTGCTAGGATCTTGGTTTTTGCTATAGTTGCTAATATAGGATTTTTACCAATAAGCATATGCTACTGGGTTTATATGCTATGCACATTTAATAAATCAAAGTAATGGAGGAAAGTAAAATGAGACAATTAATTGATCCCTTTATCATGAATGATACCAACACGACAGCAAACAAAGAAGACTCTGGAATAGGAGTCGATTTCGGATTCTTCTATAGTGATGATGCTTCAAAAATCGATTCAGGAAATAAGCCTGGAGATGACAAAAAGAAGTCTAATCCTCGTGTTAAAGCCAAACTCAATATAGATGGAAGAGTTGATTCCGAGCCAGCTCCTCAAGGACCAACTTCTGTTGTTGAAGTTGATTATGCTAAATCTTATGCTGAAACAAATGCTCTTATTCGTGGAGCAATTGCTCAGGCAGATGAACTTAATGCAGAAATTAAGCAGGATATTGATTCTGTTCGTTCTAGTAAAACACTAAAGAATAAATTCACGTATCTTACTAATCTTACAGCATCAGCAAGCTCTCTTATTACTACAAAGATCTCTGCTATTAAAGAGCTTAATTCTACAATTACTCAGGCTCATAATCTTGAGCTTAATAGAATGAAAGCTCTTAAACTTGATAAGCAAAATGAAAATGATGATATGCGTATTATGGATATGTATTCATCGTTTGTCAACACTCCTGTTGGAAGTTATACCCCTGCCGTTCCTTCTATTCAGGATATTACTATCGGAGTAAATTCACAGAATCCTGGAGTGGCTCCTGTCGAAATGATTGCTAGTAATATTGGAGGTGGTTCCGCACTTACCCCTGAACAAAATAGAATGAGGATGGAATCGAATCCTAATATACAGGTTGTTGTTAAATACAACCAGGCCACGGGTCAAAGATATTTCGATGTAATTGATAGAAGTACTGGGGCAAGCATTCCTAACTATCCGAGGCCTGATGCATTCCTACTTGAAGATACTACTATTGATATTCATGCTGGTATTGCCAGAAATAGAAATATCAATCAAGTTTGGCCTCTTGTTATGGAAGGTGGAAATGTTCCGATTAATGAATATTAAAAGCGTACAGCAGCATCTATTCTTAGATGCTGCTGTATCCATTTTTTGTATGATATATTGACGCCCCTCCCCCAATCAAATGGAAAATTGAAGGTTCGCTGCGTCCTGGCGATCTTTGGATTATACAAACTAAGACTAGGAAGATCGACAGACTCAGATGACCTATTATCTTAGTAAGTAATCAGGCTGATAAAAAGAATGCGTATGGAGAAATATTAAAAAACGGAGTTTTTTATGATTTGCAAAAATTTCACAAAGGATATATAAAAAATGGAGTTTCAACGCATGGCAAAAACGTAAAAACACTTCAGAGGTATATATGGAAAACTTTCACCCGAAAGGAAACAAAATGAAAAAGAACCCAACTGCGCGCCCACGGCGAACTCCAATACGCAAGCCTGATTAATATTTTGTTATAATTGTCATAAGTAAAAAAAATAAAGGCATGGAGTATATCCATGCCTTTAATATTTACTGAAATCTCCAAATAACATTTCCTCTTTCATAATCCATATTATTTTCATCATGTCTGAGAAGGATTACATCGGAATTATCAATTTGAAGTTCTGAGTTATGAGAAATCATTATGCATTGTTCTGTTCCCATAATATCCATTATACTATTAAGAACTTCTGTAAAATACATACGATTGTTATAGTCTAAAGGACCATCAATCTCATCAAGCTTAATAATATTATATTTAGAACTAGAATGATGCAATAATGCAAAACTAAGAATCATAGATATCATACCAATCTGAGAACTACTCATAGAGGATATATCATCATTTAAATATCCATTTCCTAAACAAGGTATTCTAAATTCGGATTCATTAATAACAAACGGCTGAATTTTAAATTGCCCATTAAATAGTAATGACAATAGTTCATTAGCTAATGCAATGATTTTACCCATATAAAGTTCCATAAATACCAATTGTATTCCTGTTGTAGGAGACGAGTAGTATTTAATGGTTTCTATAAAGTCATAATTTGCTTGTAGTTCTTCTTTTTCAGTAAGATAATCTTTCATCATTTGTACAGAATGCGATACCTTATCTCTTTCTTTCATGAGAGGAGCTAAAGCAAAGTTACATTGATTAATACTTTCTTTTGCTGTTTCCGCTCTTGCTAATGCAGAATTAATGTCATTCATTTTTCTATTATTATCTAGAAGTTTAGAACGACAATCCGCTATTTTAGCTTCAATAGGGGCTTTCTTTTCTAATTGAATTATAATAGCATTATAGACACCTTCTAGCTCTTGAAGTTGAGCTATCTTTATTTCTCTTTCAAGAATTTCTTTATTTATAGGATCTATCTTGTCCATTATAGCGTTAATAGTTTTATTGATATTATCAATATCTTCATTTAATGCAATAATGATTTCAACTTTTCCTTCATAAGATTTAAGCTCTTCATTATAACTATCATAAATAGTTTTATATTGTTTATAGGTATCGAATAGATTAGCCATATCAATATATTTATAAATATGACGCATGTACTCAAAACTATAACCTTGAATAAGTCGACTAAAGAAGATAGATTTATTTTTAAACATTTCTCCTTCTGGCATCTTGGACAGTACAGCCCCATTCTTATCAATTTCTCGTACAATAATAGCAAATTGATTTATTGCATTATTATACTCTTCTACATCTGTAAGCTTTTCATTCTCTATATTAATAAATCCTTTTAATGAATATATAAGAGCATCAAGACTATCTAATCGATCTTTAGGATTTCCAGCAGAAAATTCTAATGCATCTTTTATAAATGGACAAGTATTATCAACACATCCTTCAGGTCTGAGTTTTAATTTATCGAGCAAACCAATTCTAGAATTAATAGCCGCTTTTTCAAGATTGCAGCCATCGATTTCATTTTCTGCATTCTTAATTTCGCGACTAATCATAGCAGGATTCTTTCTTTCTGGAATAATTCCAGTTTGCATATATTCATTTACAATAGATTCTAATACTTCTAATCTTACAGAATCTTTAAAAGAAGAAATATACATATCTAGATCTTTTAAGGTCTCTAGCGCAAGAATATACTCTTCTTTATTTATAGAATTCATATCTAGAATTCCAATTTCTCTAAACGTTGCTTCAATAGTGCCAAGTTCTTTTGCATACTCATCTACTTTAGATTTTAGAGTCTCATATTTATAACCGCTCTGTAAAGAATTAAGTTTTTGGATCTTTCCAGAGAGCTCTTCAGCTTCTTGCTCTTTTTGCCGCATCAAAGACTCGATACTATTTCTAGCAATTTGGTTTTCTATAATTAATGAATTCTTGTTATCCACAGTTATTTTATATCCTTTATAATAATCAGATACTTTAATACCATTATCTATGACAAGTCCATCTATAATAGACTGAATCTGGCGCGCATCTTTTTCAGCTAATTCAAGCTCCGCAATAACTAAAGCATTAGCATTTTGAATTGAGCCATCAGGATCAAGAAGCTGTATCGTTGATTGCTCTTTTGCAAGAGCAGCAACTGCAGCATCTTTTCTATTTTGAAACTCATTTATTTTTTCTTCAAGAGCTTCTAAATTTGCATTAAGCGAATTTTCGTCACCCAATACATTAAGTTTTCCAACAACAGCATTTATCATAGATTTATAATTTGAAGACCTTTTTGTTAAAGTTTTATAAATACCATTATACACATCTAAAGATGAAATAATAGAATTTACAAATCTTTTTCTGTCAGCAGGACGTTTATCTGCTAAACCTCTATCATCGTTACTTAATTGAGATAGAGCTGCAAAATTAGCATCAAGTCCAAGCTCAGAATAAAGAATATCTTTAAATGAGGTTACATTACCATTCTCATTTAATTCAATAATTTGATCACCAAATGTTTTGGTAATGTATGCTTTTGTTGGCTCTCTATCACCATTTTTTGTTACACCGTGAACAAAAGAAAGTTTATAAAGAGTAGTTCCATCAACAAGAACTATCTCTTTTCTAGCCGGCATTCCAGGAATAAATGAATCTGTAGGATCTGGGAAAAGGCTCATTGCCTTTGATAGTGTAGATTTTCCGGATCCATTATCACCACGTATAATGGTTATACGATTTTTACACTTACTCATATCGATATGGATTTCATATAAACCCATACCATTATAAATTCCTATATAATTTGAAAGATATATAGATGCGAATTTCATTAAAAACACCTCCATATCATTCGATATTGTCTTATTATGTTGTTGAAGAGTCTATATTTGTATAAAAATAAACTCTTATGACAAAAATAAATACTGCTACTCCTACAGGAAGTAGCAGTATTCTTAGTACCCTCGTACAAATTCAGAAAAGAATCTATTTGTTCTATAGCTATTTTTCAATGGAACTGGAAACCCCATAGTCCAATCTATTACAAATTCATGATTACATGATTTACATTTCATCATATGAATTTCGTATTTATTATAATTTACCTCATATCCTCTAAGATATGCATTAACAGCATCGCTATAATTTTGAGGTATATTATTGAAGCTATAAAGTTCGACTCTTTGAGCTCTGCATTTAGGGCAGATATCATAACGCTCGGTAATTATAAAAGGATCAATAAGCCCTTCCGGATTTGAGCGCGGTTCTTGTTCAAATGAGAATGCCATAATTATCACTCACTCATATGCATTCTGATAAGCGAATATATAATAGGCGGAATATCAGAAAATGCATTCATAACGACCTGATTGATAACCGTTTCGGCTTCATTTTTAGATTTGACTAGCTTATTATTTAGAAGAATTTCTATAAACAACTCCTCATTAACATAAGCTGGAAAAATCGAGCATGCATGATGCAAAGTATAATAAAATGGTAACATTTTTAACAGCATTCCATGCGGATTTTTTGCTGCCTTTGTTACACTCATGCTCATATGATCATAAGAGATTATTTCATTAATCACGTTATAAACATGCTTAATATATTCATCTGCTTCTTCATTAGAGCCAATATCAAGAAATCTTTCATCAATTATATCGACATATACAATTGAATTGTGGCAAGTAATGACACCACTTGGAAGTTTTCTTGTATCTTTTTCTTTAGGCCCAACTAAAGTAACAATGTCCGATATTGGACAGTTGTCAACTTCTATTTTGGATCTATAAACGTCATACCTCGGAATTTTAATATCAAAAGCTTCTTCATATACAGTTCTAATGCTATCAAAAGTATTCTGAGGTGGTGCAGGACGTGTTAACAAGTTGTCGTAATGGAATTTTAACTTCCCATAAATATTTAACATGTTTTCCTCCTACGATTCTATGGCAAATGGATTTTTGCCATTAGAATTTTTATTGATTTCAGCTATTCGCTGAGCCATTTCATCTTTGAATTCCATGGTTCTGATGATTTTCGAAGATTCACTATATGGAATATAGGAACCTTTAAATCTCATCATAGGAATTTTGTTGCCACAGTGCATGCAGCAACCCATGCAGCGGATTGTCGTTTCTGAACTAATAGGATCACCATCTTGGTTTAAGTCCATGATAGTAAGTTCGCTATCAGCTACAGTAATTGGTCCGCTGCACTTTGGGCAGCCACCTGGACCGTGATAAATCATTGGTTCTATCAGCGGTTCTTTAATCTGCATATTTACCTCCCACCAGGAAGTGTATAGCTCATTTTATCAGGATCGCCTTGCGCTACAATTTTAGCATCACTATATCGAGATTTATCAGTTAGAGATAATTCTGTAAAAGGCTTTTTAACACCATTTACTATTACTTGTCCAACCTGAAATTTCTTTCCTAGCCTAGATTCAACTGAGCGCATCATCTGCAATTGTTCTGCAGAATAGATAAAGTATTTAATTTTTGTTTGAGCCATAGAGCACGTCCTCCATACTGATTTCTTCGCCTTGATCTGCAAAAATCATTGGTTTAATAATTTGTTGCATCGAGGCAATGATTTCAGACGTCACTTCTATCTCTTCCGTCTTATCTTTACCCAAAATTCTCTCTTCAAAGATCAAAGCATCTTTAAGATTTTGAGCTTTCTTATATTCTTCCATAGTTTCCATAAACTCTGATGCCCATGCATTTGGTTCATGATAGTCTTCAAAGAATCCATCATACACTGGAGCATAGGGGCAAAGAGTTCCTGTAATACCAGGATTTCCATCGCTAGATGCATCAAGATCTACACGACCAATATGACTAGGATGGATAGAACGATAGATATCAGGAATAGAATTATTTGAATTTTCTCCAAGGCCAGATACACCTTTGTAAGTGTACTTAAGAGCCTGCATAGCATCAAGATCAGAAACCATGTTTCTATATGATACCATTTTGGATTTGGTAATTGCCACAAGAAGATAATTAGGGTCGGTTCTAATAGCTTTACGAATGCTAAGAATACTAGCTTTCTTATTCATATCAGAAACACGATAAATACCTCTTGCAATCTTAAATGCATAAAGAGATGCAATATACTCAGCAAAACGAATCTTTTTGCATCTAATATCAAGGTTATCTTTAAGACGAAGAGCATTAAATTCTCTCATAATCCATCTTAGTACATGATACGTTGTTTCTTTATCCTCTTCAGGAAGTTTGATAGAACGTTTTGTACTGATATCATAAATGGACTCAAACGAGTCAAGAATGCTATATCCTTTGTCTAAAGTATCAGGGGTGGTATCATCTTCTTCATCATATACTGATACAAGTCGTTCATCACCACCACTAAATTCAGCACCGAGATTTCTAACCCAATAAAGATTATCAAATAGAGTTTCAAAAGGAATTCCTTCAATAATACTATTATAAAGGGTTACAATTACAGATTGCAGCATTACATTTCTATCTACAAGAAACTTAGGACTGCTTATATATGCATTTTCATGCACTTTGAAGGTGTACATATCTGAATCATGCGGGTCTTCTCTAGTAAGATAGATAGATCCCTCAAGACCAAGGAAATTTAGACCTCCATAATACCCGAATTTAGCAAAGATATATTTAGCAGCAGCAATACCTTTATTAAAGATTCTAGAATGGTAATAAGTCATTCTAAGCTCTTCACCTTCTGTTGTCTTTAATGTATTATAGTATCTGCTAACACGTACTGCCATGAATATAATCTTTAGCGTAATACTAGGGACTTTCGCATTTGAAGTTCCATTGTTATAGGTACTACCATCAACAATCTGAAATAATGTGGAACGCATAATTCCATTTATTTTGAAATAGTACTTATCAATAACTCTTGGAATTGCGATAAGAACGTCGAGATAGTCTTCTTCATTCCTATCTTTTATATAATAGCGAACAATCAAAAGTCTGATACAGGATTCATTAAGATTTATGAATGCATATTGATTGTCCCTTTTCTTTGATTTTGATTTATTTTTCGTAAGATCTTCGTAATAATGATAAAGGATATTATTAATCTCTTCATAGTTATCTACGACTCGATACGAATCAACTTTAATTGTGAAGTATTGATTCTCACGTTCACAAGAATAAATAACATTCATCAATTCAGTAACAATTTCATCTTCATCCCGTTTGAAAAAGAGAGGATTAAACGGCTCTCTCTTATCTCGGATAAAGTTTGCAACAAGTTCTCTCTGAGTAAGCATATTTAATCCTCCTCTTCATCAACAGTTGCACCACCGCCAGTTAATTCAGCAACGATTGTTCGACCAATAGGATTCGGAACATCAGGCCCAGCATCTTCAATTGTAATAGTAGCTTTGATATCAAGAGCATTACAAATAGATCTTAGCTTTCCAAATGTGATATTCTTCTTCCTAAGAAGTCTTTTATCATTATTATAATTAGGACCAAATCTGGGTTCATACTTATCTAGGTCGATATGCTTATCCAGAATGGCCTGCTTAAGAGCTTTCATCTCAGGCGTATCATTTTCTCCAATATCTGGAGCAAATACATTATCAATAGTGGTAAGAATAGATCTCTCAGCACTTGCAAGCTTCTGCTGTGCTTGAATTATTTCTCTAAGATTTGTAGCATCCCTAAAATTGATAATATTTTGCTGAGTATAGATATGAGCTTCTCCGAATGTCGGAGGCTTAAAGAAATCAAGACCTCCTGTAGGATAAAATCCTGGTCTTGTATCCGATCTCGATCTAATCGGATAAACATAGCCATCATTTCCTCTGATAGCAGTATATGCGCCATATGCGTTAGGGTTCTGATTGAATTCATCAATAGTTATAACGTCATAAATCGCATCATCGATTTTTGCTTTTTCTAATGACATAATATCCGCCCTCCAAAAATAAAATAATAGTTTAAAAATAAACCGGATGGCCAAAAACCATCCGGTTTTCTATCTTGGATTATTTATCAGAGAGCAGCATCATTCTTGATAATCTGCTTGATATATTCTCCAGGAACAATAGACATCACTTTCTTACCGCCTTCGATTGCGACAGAAGCTGTAAAGATGCCACGAAGATTTACATCAACATCATCTGCTTCAGTTGCATTTACATCGAGGAACTGTACAAGGGTGTCAATTGCACAGTTGAAAATATTGTACATGATTTCGGTGGAGCGGAAACGGCCATAACAAATATTGTTTGCCTCTTCAGCTGCACAACGAATAAATACGTCAGAATGGTTATCGATCTCAAGCGCAAGATCCGTCATATCTTCAGGATCGAGCGTGAACTCAAGATACCAGTTACCGGTATCCTCTTCAGAATCTTCCTCAGGCTTCTTATAGGTAAGAATAGCACCGAGTTTGAAATGACCCTTATCGTCTTTCATGATCATTCCGATACGGCCAGCCTCTTTAGACTGATTATGCTTAAGAGTATCTGCAATTGCAGAAAACAGGGTGCGATAGAGATCAGCACTTCTAGTGTCTACCCACAACATACCGAAGTTATCCTTCAGGTTGATAGAAAATTGACTGGGAATGCTGGTCTGCTCGAATTCGAAAGTTTTGCTCATGGTAAAAATCCTCCTAAAATTTTTGTATATAAGAAAGTCTCTCAATTCCCACTGAGAGACTTATCTTCAAATTTATAATATACGATTACTAAAAAGTTTAAGTCTTTGTAACTTTTTACAACGGTTTTTGTTAAATGTAATTTTATTACAAATATATGCAAAAGAAAAAGGGAGCATTAGTGCTCCCTTAATCTATCAAGAGATATACTTATCAGGATCTGCACTAAAAGCGGCATAATCCACAATTATAGTATTATCTCCAACTTTTGATGTTTTGGAACTAGAGAATCCGTTATAAGGAACTACAAGCACATCTGTAGCTTTTGTAACTCCTGCATCAGCTCTAGCATCACAACCTTTAGAGGTTAAATAATTTGTAAGTTCATCAGTCGGACGACAACCAGTGTATCTAATCATCTTTCCAGATTTAACTCCAAAAGAAATCATTAAACTAGGTAGTCTTAAAATTTCCGATATATCACTCTCCAAATCATGCCTCTCATGAACAATAATTTTTGCTGTTACTTCTCCAATTCCTTTAATAGATTTAAGCTTTAGATAAAGATCTTCATCTGAATCTGTTGCCACTTCTACTAAAGGAATTACATTAAGAATCTTCTTCCACGTTTCTACAGCTATTCCTGTAAATCCGATAGATCCCATAATTTTATAATCATATAATGGAGTCGTTTTAACTTCATTTATTCTTTCAAGAAGTTTTTCAGCAGTAGCTGGACCAAGTTCTTTAATATCTTCATAAGTGTAATTAAGAAGTTGACTCAAGCTCTTAGTCCCAAGAAATCTAAATGTCTCCTCTCCAAAATCTTTGAGATTGAGCTTAGACATCATATTTGCCATTTTAGCAATAACTCTTTCCGGGCATTGCTTATTAGGACAAATTGCAGATTTACCAGACTCATTAACAATAAGTGCTGTTCCACAATAAGGACAGAACTCGGGAAATAACTCTGGCTCATTCGCATTTCTATAATTGGCCATAATTTCAGGTTTTGTCACGTATGGCATAACGTCATTCGTGTATTCTACCTGAATTATATCCCCAATAGCAAGCTGTAAATCTATAAATCTTTTATAAGAATGACCACTAGATTTTGTATGAATTGTTCCATAAAATTCTACTGGGGTGTAATGGATCATTGGGGTTACTGTTCCATCTTGTCCTATGCTGTAAGTATATCCTGTGAATACAGCTTCTCGAACAAGAGGATTGAACTTGATAGCCATACTATATTTATTTATAGAATTTTCTCTACCAAGTGCCTTGATTATTTTAGGATCTCTATAAGAAATAACTACTCCATCATACATAAACGGAAGCATATTTCTCATAGTTTCAGCTTCTTCTACGAATTTTCTTACTTGATAAAGAATACTTGTATAGTTTCCTTTAAGCACTGAATATCTTAGATATTCTCCAGAATGATAATACTTATTTAAGAATTCTATTTCTGTAACTCTATCGATATCTTCCATAGAAGTTGCTAATGGAATAAGTGTAATTAAATCTCTATAGTCATAAGCATCGGAAGATCCCAAAAGACCAATAATACCATTTCTGCTGTTTTTATAGTATTTACCCTTTAATCTTCCAAGCTTATCGAGGTTAATATAGCTAATTATTGCTTCAAATTTCATTCCAAATGCTTCCGTTTCAGGAATCTCAGGAGCATAAGGAAATTGATATCCGCCAAATATTTCTGTCATATCCGCTGCTATATCTTCATTTACGTCTCCACGAGATCTTGCACTTAGAATTTTATTTGTGACATCTGCCTCTACAGATACACCATCGTATTTAAGCTCTGCAACAAGCTCAAATGGAGTAGTCATATCTATAAGACCCATTTGCAAATGCTTTGCTAAAAAGTCTCTTTCGAAGACTTTAACATTGTCATCTTCAAATGCACCTCTATCTATAGCTTCACAATTAAGTGTAAATTTACACTTATCAAGAGAGCCTACAAGCTTTGGGTACATATGAGGAACCTTAACATTTTTCTTAGAAATTACTTTTCCAGAATTTCTATCAATGTCTTTAATAAGGTTTATATCCAGCGGAGGTCTTTTATTAATATCATCAAAATAAAATGAGTTTTGCTCAAAAATATCAGGATTTTCAACAAAAACCATCGGCTCTATAAACTCTTTTTCAACAACGGCTTCCCCTTGCTGATTAAATTGCACTATTGGGGCGCCTACCATGAAATTTTTATCATATTCTTTGTATTTTTCTAGAAGTAAATCATAGATTCCATCATCTAGAAACAATACAGAACAATCAGTATTGTTATAAACAATTTGACTCATGCTAATAATAATACTAGCACACATTTTATCATGCTCATCCCAAACGGGTTTGTTTAACAAATCAATAGCCTGATCAGCTACCATGATAACATTTTCAGAATTTAATACAGATAAATCTCCAGACAATAGTCTAGACAGTATTTTGTTTAATATTTCATACATAATAATTATCTCCTTTCTTTTTATCAAGATTATATTATATAACTAAGAAAGAATATAAAAAATAAAGGCATAGTCAAATATGACTATGCCTTTATTGCTTTGAGCATTATTATTCAGATTTCTTGGCTGCTTCTTTGGCAGCAAGTTCTTTCTCATAAGCTCCAGGCTCTCTTGTAAACTCCATAGGATAGATATCCATAGCCCATTGTTCATGATTCTTTTCCTTAATAAGTCTGAGAACTTCAGCTTCCATATCAAATTTCTCATCTTTATTTAACGGAATGAGTCCTTCAACAAGTCTATGAGGATTATCATAGAAGTACATCGGTTCAATCAACATCGGTTGTTCGTACTGTTTAGGTTTTCTGCTGAATACTAATTTTAATCCCATTGTTTTAAGATAAACATTTAGTATTTCAACATTTCTATTCTTAGATTCCTCATCCAGTTTAACATCGATATTGAATGCATCGCCAGTAAGCATCTCTTGAGCAAGACGTCTTGCATGAGGAGATGTTGAATATAGCATAAGCATTTGAACAACAAGTTCAGCTCCAAGGTGTATAAGGTTTCCAGTTTCCATATCGCCAAAACGAATCGGTGTTCTAGAATATAGAGCTCTATAGTTGTTGCTACTCTTGCTCTTACTATTTTCATTACGAATATTTGTAGCAGACAATGAAGTTACAGAAAACTTCTCCTCTGCATACTGCTTCAATCTATAGATATATTGGTATCCATAAATTAAGGGCCTTCTAGAGGGAATATATTTAATCTCTCCAGCAGAATCTGTAATAGGCATCAGCATATGTTCAGCTTTTGCCCAAGGAAATTCTTGATAAAGCTGTTCGACCTTATCAAGTGTCATTGCTTCACTCATAGGCTCAATTGCAAGATACATACATTTTTCTGTAGCACAAATTCCTGCCATATAAGCTATGCATTCATCATCAGTCATTTTAGTGAACTGTTCTTCTGTATAATCAGCCATAGAAGGTGATACAATACGAAGAAGATTTAAATAAAGCTCAATACACTGATCAATGTCCAAAACCTGAAGATTGATGAATTCAATTATTTTCATGCAAATATATGTGACGGTAATTTCAAAAAGCTGTCCAGCATTTTCACGTCCATAAACGCCACACATATTCAAAATAATATCAACAGTTTCTCCACTTAATGTTTTAGGCATTAATTCATCTGGCTTTACTCTAGCTGTAATACCTTTACCGCCATAACGGTTAGAAAGCTTATCACCTCTTAATACAGGAATTTCTTCAATTAAAGTTACATTAATAACAATATTCGAAAACTCTCTTTCAGAGAAATAATGCTTTCCAGAAAGTATTCCTTTGCAGTTATAGTATAGAACTTGAAGATCATACTCCATTTCGCAACCTTCTGCAATATAAGGATCAAGAATGTCTATAATTTGATTAGCCATTCTTAAATTATTATCATAATATTTCTTAAACTGCGTATTGTATTCGTATTCTCCAAGCTTTTCAGGAGCGTTGCAATATACGTCTACATCTACAACTCTTCCAGCAACTGTGTATTTTTCATCAGAGATCGAAAGCTCTCTAAGTCTTGCATATGATTGTGAGAACAGTGCTTCCTCTTTCTTCTCTCTGCGGAAACCACATAAAATACTATTTACACTTTCTTCTCCAATATCCGGGAAGACTTTATAATTTTCAATATCTCCATAAAGATTAAGAGGAATATCATTATCATTAACAATAATACTCACTTTCTTAATTAATGGAGATGAAAGCTTCTTTGATGCTGACTCAGAGATGACAATAGCATCTTCCATTGTTTCTTCACAAGAAGAATACAATGTGAGAAGATTCTTACCATCCATTCTATTATCATATTCATCAAAAGCATTGCTTTTCTGAATAACGGTTCCTTTCGGAATCATATTTCCAGGGACAAGAGCATCAAGCATATCATTATTAAGAAGATAACCATAATTCTCAGTAATATGCTTATATTCTTTTCTTTCAAATACTCTAAGTCCTCCATTATCTCTATTAATTGCAAATACAAAATAATGATGCATAGGACACCATTCAAATTTTGCTACACAACCAATTACTTCCAGATCTTCTTCTACTTTATTGAAAGACGAAGAGTTCTGTCCAAATAATGATTCATATCCAGTTCCTACATAAGGAACGTCCGGTTTTGTTATACCTAATCTCTGTTCTGCCTGAGAGCCATACATTATTTTACGGCTTCCAGAGTTGGTAGGATTAAAAGGCATCATCAATCCTTTACCAAGCATATAATCAGATTTTTCGATATTTAAATTTTTTATATCTTCAACTTGATTAAAATTTGCCATAATTTCATTCTCCTTTGTTGTAAGTACTAAAAGATCTGATGGAACTTATTCGCTCCATCAGATCTATAATATATCTCTATGAAGAGATTTACATTTGAGACGGATTGAATTTCGACAAGATTTCGCTGCTCAACGAATAATCGAAATTATCGTTTTCATCTCCAGAATCGTTCTTATCAAGATCTTCCTTAAGCATTACCATGACTTCTTCAATAAATGCATTACGAAGTTCAGGGATTTCTCTTAATTTCTCTTTAAAGTTCTTCTGGGAGAATTTATATTCAGACTTGTCTCCAATATAAAGGTATGCACCAGCTCCATTAATTTTCTTTGCATTTTTCAGCATCACAAATAATGAAAGTTCCGGATCAAATCCTTTATTCTGATCAAAAACAAGGGTACAAGTTTTACCAGCTCTATTATTTCTGGACTTGACAAGGGTAACATCTACCAAGTTTCCAGAAATGCCAAATGCTTCATCTTCTTTCATCTTCGAATTATCATCAAAACGAAGAAGCACGTTTGTGAGATAAATAATTGTATTGCCTCCAGGAAGCGATTCATCCTGTTTTAGATAAGATACCTGAGCTTTTGTTCTCTGCATAGGATTAATATCAATTTTCTTATTAATATGATTAATCATAAGAAGAATAATATTAGCACTCTTAAGCATAGGAATGATTCTTTTAAAGCTCATAGAATTTGTTTTTGCGGCAGCTGTAGCACTCATAGAACCAGAGAGTTCTTCCTCTTCAGTATACTGTGCAGGCATTAGGAGTGCAACAGAGTCTAGAATGTATACAGTGGGTTCAAGCTTATAAATTCTTTCACCATGAGAATCAAAGTAACCCGTATCGTATTCATAGTCTTCACGATTCTCCATCTTAAGATCATGAATCATACGAAGACGCTCATAAAAGTTTTCAGCCGTAATACCAGTATTTCTCGATAGGTATTTTAGCTGAAGATCTTCTCCATGGAATCCACTAAGAAGTTCTTTTCTATATTCTGTAAGACCACCTTCAATATCGTCATGAAACACGCAAGCGGTCGGAAAATTTCTTACAATATTAGATGCGGTCTGAACTGCCCATGTAGTTTTACCACATCCAGATCTACCAATAAGCATTACAAGACATCCATCTTGAATTCCTACTGAATAATAATTAAAATTTCTTTCTTTTGATTTTACGTGAACAACAGTTCCATTCATGAAATCAAAATTAAGAAAGCCAGTAGAGTATCCAACTCCAGCGGCCGATTCATCTTTCATTCGAAAGTCTTTATGTTTAGAAACGGTTGCTCTAAACTGCTGAGATAAAATACCTGCCATCTTTTTATCCTCCAAATTGTTTATTTACTTTCTTCATCAAAATTAGCACATGATTCACAGTCACCAAAATCTTCATTTAGTTCTGCTCCAATACGTCTAACTTCATCAATAAAATTCATATTTTCAATATCATCAGTCTGCATAATGAATGCATTAATAATATCGATAAAGTGCTCCTCTAATTCAGGCCTAATAGAAATTAGAGCCACTACAGTCTGAGCAATGAGTTCAGTGTTACCATCTTTTTTAGCCATATCCATGGTATATGTAAGATGATTGAGTGCATGATGATTTGCAGAAGTTCTACGATATAGCTTATTAACTTCATCGTATTTTTCATTTAAATTGGTCTCGTTAGCATATCTAGTAAGAATAAGTGTAATATCACTTCTATTCTCACCTTCATGGAGACAATCTCTAGAATCTTTTACTTTAATAATTGCCATAATAAGTACCTCCAGTAAGCTTATTACAAGTTATTCAGTTATTAAAAAGTTAATGTCCGTATAAAATACTAAAAAAGAAAGGCTATCTAGAAAACCTTCTAGATAGCCTTGATATGCAACAATTACGGAATATTGGTTCCGTTTTCCGTCAAGTAAGATACTACACGACTGATTCTTGAATAATCAGCACTCAATGCATGTAGACTGAATCTAACTTGAGGGAAATGCATATACTCCCATTCAATAGAATAACCCATTAGAACCTTTCTGATATTTTCAGAAGTCATATTATTAAGAATAGTAAGAATAGCTAAACTCACTGTTCCATATACTTCCATAAAATTCTCACCAAAATCTAACTGCTGTTGAGGTGTATAAACTTCAAACATTGTAGCTTGGAAAAGGTCAGAGATTCTATTAAAGAACTTTTCGTAAATCCAAACAATCATCTGCTCATTCATCACAGCAGGATCTTTATGATAAATTGTAAAGTTCAATCTTTTTACATTAGTCTTTTCATTAGAAGATGAATATCTAGCTAATGCAAGATTGCAAGCTGTATTTTCATCAAGACCAATTGCAATAAGCTTATTTATCACATCTCTGTTTACAATTCTACTCATATTCAAGCATTGCTGCTTGATTTCCTTTTCAGGATTATCAGAAGTAAAGTAATCATATGTGATTTTATTACAAGCTAATTTGGTTGAGTAGTCAATAGGAATAGAGTTTATTGCTCTAATGAAGCAAGATAGAAACTTTTGATCTCTAAACAATGGAGCATAGTCTTGATCTTCCTGTAAAATATCAGCAGAAATAGTATCGATATTATTCTTTATCAATACTGATAGATTATGATCATCCATTTGAGAGATATATGGAATACTATTTTTAAATACATTTTTGTTCAACTGATCAAAATTCGTTGTAATCAGTGTAGGTTTCGTAGGCTGAACCTGCTCAGCCTGTTTAAAGAAATCTTCAAGTGGATAAGGCATAATAATTACCTCCTTTAATTCTATAATAAAGATTTGTTTTATCTATATTATAATATCTATTTAAAATAAAAAATAAATTATTTTAAACAAATTTGAGGATGGACTCAGACGAATCCATCCTCAAGTCTTTATTATTTTAAAGTTTGTTTTTTATTATTTTTGTAAAAATCTATCATGCTCTTTTATCATAATATCTACAAATCTAGCCATATCACCAGAATTCATAAACATTAGCATGAAGTCCTTATCAATATCCCACCAGAATGTGGTTTTTCTTTGCCTCCAATACATTTCGCCTTCACCTTTAGAATAATGAGAATGAAATCTACAAGGAGCTTTGGTAGTTCTATCGGGGTATTGATGGTTGAGATAGTCTCTAAGACGTTTCTTAATTGCCTCAATGTCATCTTGTTTGCAAAGAAGATAAGGAATATCACCATCAACATTTGCAAACTCATCAAGAGGAAGGTATACATACTCTTGATAATGATTAAAAATTCTATTGAAGCTGTTGTCGATCATTGCTTCTTCAAAATCATCAGAATCCATTGATTCGATGTAGAGAAGACTATCATTTTTATAAAGAGACTGAGGTGCAGATATTGCTTTTACCTCACAAGGTTGAACTGTGTAAAAATACATAAGCTGTACTCTCCTTTGTATTTTATTTTATACGTGTTCTGTATCTATAGTTGTATATCTACGGTATTCATTTTTCATGACAAGATTAAATCCTTTGACCCTGTCTTCAGCTCCAAAGAATCCCATCCAATCATTTACAAAATCCCACCAGAAATTATTATGCTGTCTAGCCCATACATCGCTCTTATATTCATCATATAAGAGATGAGCTTTTAAATGGCAAGGCTCTTTCAATCTTGTATCGGGTGCTCTCCAAGAACGATTACCATTAATGATTTTGTAATCAAGATAATCCTGGATAGCATCTTCGATCTTACCAAGATCTTCAGGCTTGCACCAGATATAAAAAGGAACATCATTTGCATTTTTGAATCTAGATTTATTCAGTTAATACTTTTCGAATTCATCCATGATTCTTTTGAAGCTTCTACCAGATGCTCCCCATTCATATTCTGCCGCTCCCATATAATTGAAACGGACAAAATTATTATCCTGAATTCTACTACTAAGGTATACATGATCTCCAGTTGTACAAATCTTTTCAGAGATAACACCGGTCTGAATGATGTAGAGATGAATTTTGTTTTCCATTATTATTTCCTCCATATTGAGATTTTTATTTAATTATTAGGAACGATATAGACATTGATATTATTTCCTGTAATAGCATAACAATCATTATGCGTAGGGCAAGCAATATCTATTGTGCTATCTCCAAGATAACCTCTATCTTCTACAACATAGAATCCATATCCTTCAATATAGATTGTTGTACCGAATGGAAGGTTATAAGGAGCGGCTACACTATATCCGCAAATCATTTGAACACCACTTGCTCCAATGCCTTCAGTAGCTTCACAGCAATGCTCACAAGAAGGAGTATATCCTGTAATCTTATAACTACCAAGATATGTAAAGGAAGATGTATTCACGGATTTAGTATAATTTCTCATATCATTACCAGAAGGGACCGTTATATCTACTGCAGGATCCATCCTTTTTCCATATTTATAATTATGATTAGTTCCTGCTTTGATTGTTTGCCCTTTCATAGAATTATTAAACTCTTCAACCTTTGTCTGATTGCCAGAAACAATATTATTATAAAGATTAATAAATGCTTCATCATCAAGACTAGGTACTAAAAGTTTATCTCCAATATGAAGAATAGAAGTGGTAGAAAGCTCATTATAGTATGCAATAGCTGTATAGTAAATTCCAGTTCCATAAAAATCATTAGATATGGACCAAAAGGAATCTCCAGATTTTACATAATAAGTTTGAGCCTTGACTTCCGGTTTTGCTACTTGCTCTGTTTGAAAATTATTGTAGCTTGTTGTTTCTGCTTTTATATACGAATCATTATCATCTCTTTCAATTTCTTTATTCTCAATAAATAAAGAAGCTAAAAGAATTATTACTGTAACGATAAGTGCAAAAAGCGTGATAGCAATTAAATTTGTAGTTATTTTAATTGCCTTTTTCTTGTTCTGTACTCTTGTGGTTTTCATTTGTTTTTCTTCTCCTTAAATAAAATTTTAGACCAGAAGCCTGTGGTAGCTTCTGGTCTGGGTTACTTGAGTTGAATTACTTGCTGTTTTCTTTATTAGACTTCTGATCTTTATCATCAGTAGCCTTCTGCTTCTGGTCAAGTGCATTTTTGTCGGATTCACTGAGGGGATTAAAGCCGAGGTTATTTCCTGCGACGAAACCCTGCTCATTGATTACGCCATAATTTTTACTCATATTAATAATCTCCTTTCCTTTATTTTAATGAGATAAAAATGTCGAACTTTTTATCATTTACTTCTAAGTTCATAAATATAATATGTAATCAAAAGTATACCGGATAACGTTTTACGCTATCCGGTATTTTATATAATTAAGGAAGGTGTTTTGACTCTTTGAGGATAGAGTCTGAAATGAAACGCGTTTTTAGGCTATGAAACAGAACCTTACTTTATTGTTATCAATATTCTCTTTCAATCTTTGCCTTTTTACCAGCCAATGTTTTGGGTAGCATATAATCTTTATTCAAAATATTTGTATTGAGTAAAGCAGATACCATATATGCGTTTAAAGTATTCTTTGAAATAGAGTCCGTTTCTTCAATAGGAATTTCTTTTTCTGAAATTTTTCCCATTGTGCTGATTGTCTGGTATGCAACCGATTTTGCATCCATATAGTCAGCTCTCCATGTAGACATTTCTGCCATAGTCTTGTCTAATCCCATAACGGCAAGAGCTTCCATTTCTCTATCAGAAGTTTTGCCACCTTTATCAAAAGATACAAGCAATCCAGATTTCATATCACGAGTATCAATTCCAGAAGGTGTTGAGTTTTTCTTTGTAATAAATTGTTTCATTTTCTTAATATGAATATAAACTACCATTGCTTCTTTTGACCATACTGGGTTTCCATCTTTATCAGTATAAAGATAAGGCAAAGCCACTTTTTCAAGAAGCGGTACTCTAAGTACTTTTAATGCTTCTTTAATATCATATAATTTCGGTTCTACAACGAATGGTTTAGTATGAAATCTAAATGGTAAATGTCTTTTACAGAAATTCATAAACTGTGCATCACTCATTCCTGCAAAAAGTTTTTTATAATGAGAAGAATTATATTCATCTTTATCAAGTTTATCCATTACTTGATAAATTAAGTTTTCAGCTTTTTCTCTTTGGGGTGTCATATTGTTACCTCCTTCGAATATTTCTTATTTTTATGTCCAATAAGAAAATCATAAATTTGGTAAAATAAAAAGAAAATGCAGATAGAGGAAAAAGAAATAAACCTCTATCTGCATTACCTTCGGCCGAAGGATTTAAAAGATCTTAAGAGCTCACTGGGGATTTTGTGAAAATGGGAACAATATCATCAGTGGGGGTGTGGCTTTGTGTATAATAGATAACAATTTAAAGGACTTGATTTGGGGAAGTGAAAAACCAATCAGTATCCGAATTAGAGAGATTAAACCCGTATCTCTCGAAATTTATTAGTATAGAAATGCTATATCACTATTTAGCCCCTAAATAAATAATCTTCTCATAAGACACAACGTCAGGCTTCAGATAAGCGAATTTGCTATAATTTAATAAATTTATGGAAAGTGTGTATCAATTGTTATGCTTTGGGGTACACATTGCGATATATCGTGGTGGACAATATATTATATGATACCATTCAGCAAGCTCTTATTTAAGTGTTATTACTAAGTCTAAAGTTGAATAAATGTATCTTATATAATGTTTTATTTTTATATAAATTAACTAGAAAGGGATCTAAAAGATCCCTTTCGTGCTTTCTGATATTTCGTGCTTTCTGATATTTCGTGCTTTCTGATATTTCGTGCTTTCTGATATTTCGTGCTTTCTGATATTTCGTGCTTTCTGATATTTCGTGCTTTCTGATATTTCGTGCTTTCTATAAATTAATTATCTTTATTATTTTATTTATGAATTAATTAAAAGATAGAGATTGTAATAAAATAAAATCTTACTAACCTTAGAATAAGGGTGGTGGATAGATGGTGGAATCCACTTTCTTTTTTTTTGCAAAATTTATTCCCATGGAGATTTCTCTCCATGGGATTTTCTTTTTATCTATTACTATTATGAATAACTAAAGCAAAATACATTCTAACTGCTCTTTCATAAGCATTTTTAGTTGCTATTCTAGAACGACGCCTCATATAAGCAGTTCCAGATTCACAAAGCCAGTTTTCAATAATTTCTTTAGCTCTAAGTATTTCTGTTTGTTTTGCATTTGGCTTTGGAGAAATGGTGTATGTAATAAAATTAATATTTGACACATCCCTTTCTCCTGTAGCAAAGTATAGGGATATCATTAAAGATATTAATTCTTTCATAGTATAGATATTTTCCTTATTGCCTACAATACTTTCTATAACAGCTTTACATTCATTAGGAGTTATGTCCGTACTAGAACACATCTTGCAAATTCTATAATCTATACCAATAGCATTTATAGAATTCATAGTTTTTTCTGTACATTTAGCAACTTTAAGAGTATCGCTATCGGCAAGATGGAAATCATCTGATTCATAAGAATCCGAAGAATAAGCAATATAGAGGTCTTTATCCTCATAAGCTTTATAATATTCTATAGCAATATTTTTAATAAAACTTCCGACACGGCTATGGAGCTGTTGTACAAGATATACAACATCCTCATCGGTTAAGCTCTTGAATTTATTAGAATAAGTTTCCACCCATGTTGTTGCGACAGATTTTATAGCTCCAAATACACTTCCATAAGTAGTCAAGTCATACTTTTTACTTAAGCAATTATTTACTACATATTCCATTACATGCCTTACTGGTACAACTGTAGGGTAAGAGCGATAATGCAAAGAAGGATAAAACTTTCCAGAAAATGATAAATGAATTAAAGCAAGTTCGCATTCCTTTTTCATTTTATTTTCAGAAAAATATTTTATAATCAAAAGCATGAGAATTGTAAATTCATGCTTAGCGGCAAGAGGATTAAAATTATCTATCTCTCCATAATAAGTCTCTTCTATAATACTTTTTACCACTTTCTTATCAATCTTCAATGCATCAAATAGTTTATCCATTTCAGCTTCTGAGCAAAGAATACGATCACAAGGCAATGTATCATAAAGACTTGCTGTTCTATTTGAAATAAAGTCATTTACTAGTTTCTTATATGCTGATTTAGCAGCTGGCTTTGCCATACATTCTTCAACCATTGGCCATAATTTTTTCTTTATAGCTGAGGTATTTGCTTCATATTTAATAGCCATATTAGCATCTCCTCTCATATATCATTATTCAGATGTTGAAATCTATAATTGTCACAAAAAGAAATCAAAAATACAAAAAAGATGGGGCCGAAGCCCCATCTTTGTTATCTAAGCACACAAATAGGACTTTGATTTGAACATCCTTCATTTTGTGTACTCAGATAACTACTTCTTTTTCTTTTTTATCTTCCTTTGATTCCATGATACGATACGGACAATTATTCTTATTACAGCCATGGGAATTCGTTCCAAAATGCTCATCGTAATCCTCCTCTAAAACATTGATACAGGGAATCCAATCGTCATCGTCATCTTCTTCTTTTGCAGTAAAGCCTTCACAATCAGGATTATTTTGGCAATCTGTGTTCGCACATTCATTGCAATCTCCTCCACAAAGGGGATCGAACAAGAATGGATGACACTTGCCAATATTCCTTCTATAAAGAGCTCCTTCTATAGCCGATTGAACTTCACCAACCAGTTCCATATCATGTTCAAGATTTTCATCGTTAGCAAATAATCGAATTAAATCCATGGTTTCATTATCAAGAACATCGTTTCTCATTATCATGAAATTCTCGAATTTTTGTCTGTTATCCATTATAATTTTCTCCTTAGATTTTATGGTAGTCGAAATAAGTTTGTGGCCTTATTTCATTATTATAATATATTGCTGAAATTTTATAATATAGCAAAAATAAATAATCCAACCAGCGGTTCAACTGGTTGGATTTATATATGTATATTAAGCCTCTTTATTTGTAAAATCAAAATCTCTTTTATATCTATGAAGAATTTCATCAATAAGCTTTACATCTTGGTCGTCCATTATCTCAGATTTTTCTTTCTTACCGCCAGGAGAATTCCACCAGTCAGCAACATTCTGATTTCTAACCATAGACATAGCAATCCAGTCACAGAGCATTTCAATAAATGCAACTTTACTCATTCTCATAATAATGGTTTTACCATTAGAGTTTACCACCCAATATTCAGGATGATGGAAATTATGAGAATAATGATGTTTCCATGCAGCTTCAAAATTCTCTCTAACTTGGAACGGATTTTCCAAATCTTCTTTACAAGGATGCCATTTAGCCCTATATGCTTCAAATTCTTCAATACCATATTTTGTATGATCATGCGTAGAAATAATATTAGATAAAGTATTATATACTACTGTAGAATCCTCATGTCTGCCATCATCACGATGGGTGCAAACATACTCGGTTAATTTAACCCCAAACAAATCAAATGCTTTGATGACAGCATCAACATGCTCTTTGATGTATTTCTTATAGTCCTCTAGAGATTCCTGTTTTGTTTCAAAAACCTTCTTTTCACCTGCCATTTCATTTCACCTCCTTTAAAAAATAAATTGTATGTAGGAAATTATAGACTGGGCGAGGCTTAAAATCACCCAGTCTATAATCAGTATTAATTTATCGTTCGATATAACAGTGTAAAATTTTGTTTCCACGAGTTGTAAGAACCTTAGTTCCGGGACTAATAGAACTTCCAACTGCTAAATCAGCGAATTTGACTAAAGCATCACCCTCAGCCATTTTAATATGGATAGTGTCGTTATCATTTCCACTAACAACACCGGCAATAGTATCACCTGCAGCAAGCTTAATCAAGTTCAATCCGCTCTTGCCTTTACCTGTATTGGGAAGGCCTTGAAGAATATTAATACGATTAATCTTACCAGATTCGGTAATTACTGCAATATCGGTGCAATTACTATGAATAACACATACACCATCAACATGATCAACTCCAGCAATTGCTTTAGATCCCTTAGTGTTTCTCTTAAGATAAGGAGCATCATTTACTTTCATTACAGTAGCTTTACGATCACTATATACTACAAGAGAGAAATTACTATGCGCAATTACAATATCTTTAATAAAATCACCTTGGTCGAGTTTTGCATAAAGAATTCCAGAAGGAGGTACACTGATAAAATCATCAAGATCCATACGTTTAATAAGACCACTATTTGTAAGGGTTACAATATAATGCTTATTATTATAATGACCTTTATCCACGAGATTTTTGAATATACTTTCCGGAATAATAGTACTAATATCAGAAGTCAATGTTCTTATAAGGAATCTGATGTCAGTACCATTTGTTGCTTTATCTGTAAATGGAACTTTATGAACAGGTAGCTTGAAAACCTTTCCAATCTTATCGAAGATTAGAATACTATCAGTATTATCAAGCTTAATAAGAGATTTAAGACTGTCATTTCTGAAAGAACCGATATTACTATTAGCTGGAACTTTACGAATGAAATTCTTTTCAGTAACTGCAATAAGCATTTCACCTTTAGGAATTTCATTCATTTCATCGCCACTGATAACAGTGCAATTTCTAGGTTTTCCATACTTTGCCTTAATATCTAAAAGCTCTTGACGAATGTCATTTTCAATAACTTTATCGTCCATAATATGAGTCATTAACTCATTCTTTGCCGATTCAAGTTCTTTGGCTTCCATCTTATATTTATTCAAATAACCAATAGAAAGCCTCTTCAAATCGGCATCAATAATATATCTTGCCTGAAGATCTGTAATTTTAAGCTTCTTAACCAGATACTCGATAAGATATGCATCATCAACAGTTTTCTGACCCTTAATAATTGCAATAATATTATCGATCTCTCCAGATTCAAGAGCTTTAATATATGCTTCTCTTTCATGGATCTTAGTTTGAATAGCTTGGAGTCTATTTGAATAGACTCTAAATTTTGTCATCTTTCTAAAATCAATAAAGCTCAGCAAATAAGATTTATAAGACATTCTCAAAGGATTTAACCCATTCAAAGTCTCAAAATTAATTCTTAAAGTCTGCTCAAGACCGGTATTTTTATAAAGAACTTCCTTTACATAGTTAGGATCCGAGCCTGGCTTAAGAACGACTACATATCTCATTTCATTTATTGTCGATTCATCGAAACAATTATCAATTTGGATAATTTTCTTTTTCTTAATAAGATCTTCGATTTTATCTGTAATACTATTGAGATAGGTAAGATTAGGAACAGATTTAATGACTAGGGCCTTTTTGTTTTTATAAGTTTCTTCGACAACTTTTCCACGAATCTTATAATGACCAAATCCAGCTCTACATATTTTTGCGAAATCTGTTTCTACAATTTCGCAATTCATGCAATGATCAGGAATTAATACAACCTCCGCATTCGGATTATCCATCAACATAAGAGTTGCATCAATAACTTCAGCAAGATTGTGAGTAGGAATTTCAGCCCTCATACCTAGTCCAATTCCAAAACTTCCATTAATAAGAAGAAGTGGAACCTTAGTCGGAAGGTAATCAGGCTCTTTAGCTGCACCACTATATGTGGGAGACCAATCAACAGCTTCAGGGCTGTCCATAATATCCCCAAGTACATTATCTATAGCAAACTTACTTAATCTACATTCTGTATATCTTGCAGCTGCCATAGGATCTCCTTGGAATGTACCAAAGTTTCCATTAGGATCAATTAATGGTACATAGGTCTCGAACCAGTTGGCCATCGGCTTCATGGTTCCATAAATTGCAGCATCACCATGAGGATGATATAATTTCATTACATCACCAACAACTGCTGCAGATTTAACTCTTGTTGTAACGGCTTTTGTATTTTTATACATAGCCCATAAAATTCTGCGTTGTACAGGCTTTAAGCCATCTCTATAATCGGAGAGAACTCGTCTATAGAGAATATAAATTCCATATCGTGTATAATCAGTTTTAAATTGATTGCTTGACGACATTTCAAGTATTTTTTCAGACATAATATCATTCTCCTTTGTCTTTATTTCGAAGATATAATATATCACCAAAAAGAATATATGAAGAGCCTTTACGACTCTTCATATATTCATATGTATAATCGTTTAGGCTTCCATTGCCGGAACGATTTCGAAACCAAAGATCTTCGAAACGATGCCAGTCTTATGATTGCTACGAACACGAGGAACGATAACCATCGTATCATCGATCAGTCCAGCAACCTCGAGATTCTTGCCAGCGAAGACAAGCTCGACATTTTCAGTTTCTGCGTCATACTTCTCAATTGCAGCTACAGTCATAGTACCCTTAGCATCTGCATCATTAGATACAAGGGATCTTGCTGCCATAGCTCCTACATTGAGCTTTGCAAAAACATCGGCATTTGCGAGAGTAGCCATGATTTCCTTGCAAGACTCTACGTCATACTCATTGCCCTTGGCATCTCTTCCAGTTACTACAAGAGGAAGAGTCTTAAAGATAGGCTTCGGACGATTGTCCTGCTGCTTGTTTGCGTTTGCATTTTTGTTGTTGTACTTAGCCATTGTGGTATTCTCCTTATATAAAATATTTTTAGTTTTCGGTCATGATGAAACCATTATTATGTTCCATGGTATCATTTCTGATTAATTAGAAGTTTGTTGTATTTTAAATTATTATCATAGGCAAATTACAAATTGCAATTTAGTATCATAGAAAAAAAATAAAGGGGAGAATTTAATCTCCCCTTTATTTATTACTCTGTATCGGCTTCCTCTTCGAGAAAAACATAAAGAGCATTTCTTGCAATGGTCTTGATACTGTCAAGGCAGTCATGCCTATCATGCTTTACGTATACGAAATGCACAATATTATTTATGCATTTACGATAATTATTGAGATCATTGATAAGATTCTTATTCTCATCAGTCTTTTCAATACTGTTAAGAATAACCTCTTGTTCATTTCCAAGTTCGACGGCATATCTAACGATATATTCTCTTGTTTCAAGTTTGCCCATATCATCGATACAGAAAGTATCAAGTTTTTCGATGAAATCTTTTGTTCTTGATTTCAAAGCTTCGATTGATTTATCCAGCATAATAAAATCTCCTTTCTTTTTATTATTCTGTATCTCCGTTATCTTTTGATTCGACAGCTTTAACTTCAGGCTCTTCAATAAATTCACAGATCTGATCTGTAGAATCTACAAAAAGATCTACAAAGCTTTTTACAAGCTTCATAATCTTCCCATAAAATTTAAGCACCCAAAGAACAAATCTCGAATCGATATCGATATTGATAGTGCAGTCATTTGTATCGATATGCATCTTGATGGATTTCATATCGATATACTTATCATTCGTAGGAATGTTATTTTCTGTCTCGAAGTCCTCACATGCCTCGTTGACGGTTTTGATGGCTCTTGCCATTTCGATTCTGCTAAGCTTTGCCTGGATTTTCATTGTGGTAGTTCTCCTTTGTATGTAAAAATATTTTTATTAACCAAGGTTGATATGATAGATTTCTTCTGCAAGAGCTGCAATAACAGCACTTGCAATAAGAAGGGATGCTTTAACTTTGCTACTCTTAAGTTTAGCATTGTTATTTGCAAGATCATTATGCTGCTTCATGAATTCTGCCAAAGCATCATTAAGAGCTCTGCGTATAACAGTAATAGATCTTGCATGCGAAGCTTCTGCTATAGCAGACTCAGACATCTTTTCGATTTCTTTAAATCTTTCAGTGATGTCTCCAAATGCTTGGACCAGGCCAAGTCTTTCGTCTTCATTGAGGGTGGAACCGTCGCGATAATCGAAGACTTCATACAACGCGTCGGTATAGATGAATAAGCTTTCAAATTTTTCTTTCATTTTGCATTCTCCTTATGCTTTATTTTTGTTGAAGAAATTATGTGGATTTTTCTTCTTCATAAATATATTATATGGCCAAATTATTATAGCTTTACGAAAAAAAAAATAAAGGCATTTTATAATGCCTTTATTTCTTATATAGATTACTTTTCGCTATTATCGAATTCATAATCCAGCCTATCAAAATTTTGTTGCTTTTCGATAACGACCAAAATATGATTAAGGTACGTCTTAATACCTTCGATGCACTTATAAGCCTCGAGCTCTCCAGCTTTTCCTATAAGCATATTCGACCTATTATCATAAGCCGTTTGAAGCACAAATCTATAATTGTGCCAATCGTCGCAAAATCCTTCGATCGATTTGCTTGCAAAAGATCTTGGAGGAAGCGTTTCAAGAAGATTGATTATATCGCATGCAATAGAAGATACTGCATGAATAATATCCTTTTGGGCGGATATGCTCTCAGTTTTTCGGATATCCTTAAACTTATTGATAGTATCAACCTTTCCTTTAATAGTTTCGATTGTTGCGAGTGTTGTTTGATCATTGTAGTACTCGTACATGATGAATCTCCTTTTTATTTATTTTAGTATTTGCTTGATTCATAAATATATTATATGATTATTTTTATGACTAATTACAAAAAAAAGAAGAGAGGATTAATCCTCTCTTCTTTCTATTTATTCGATATCGGCTTTGGTAATTCTAACTTCTCTGAGCAATGAAGCCATGCCGTTATCGATATGGCGGAATGTCTCAATTTCTTCTTTAGCACTCTCAATCGTATAACGAATAAGAGTTCTATCTCCATCAGGACGAAGTGCTGAAACTCCAAGCTGTTCCGGATTCTGTTCACCAAGACCCTTATATCTAGTCAAACCAGAAGGAATCATCTCATCAAATCTGCACATAAGAGAATAAATCGAAACTTTTTCTCCATTGACTTGATAATATAGATCTGCATTGTTTTTAATCATTTCAATCAATGGCAAGCAAGCTGTAATGAATTTATCGTTAATAAATACATATTGATATTTTTGATTAACTAGGCCTTCAATACGAATAACACCATTGGTTTCAATAATATTTACAAATCTATACTTCTTTTTAAGCTCAGTATTCAAAGACTTGATACTGAATGTCGGCTTAATATAATAAGCTATACGCGTAGACAAAGAACCTTCTGTAACTGGAACTTCATCAAAATTGAATCCATCTTCATCATCAGAAGAATATTTCTCTACTTCTTTAGTAGTTTTGGCAGATGTTGCCTTTTTAGCAGTAGGTTTCTTTGCTGTGCTTGCTGCTGTTTTCTTTTTAGATGCTGTAGCCATAACTTTAGCTTTTGCCGCCATATCTGCTACAGCTTCAGGATTACCGATTTCCACATAATTTGCAAGATAATACAAAACTGTTTCCAGCATATCAGGATCTACTGCAAATGTTGTGGCTACAAAATCCATCATGTCTTTATAATCCATATTCTTAAAGAATAATGCCGTAGTTTCCGCATTTGTAAGTTTGCGTCCACAGCTATCTGTAAGTGTATAGGTATTGGCAAATAGATTTTGTACATACTTAGTGAAATCGAGTTTTGTTGTGAAATACTTTGTAGAATTCTTCGTAGAAATACCAAAGAGAGGTGGTACTGCTCTATAAACTTTACCAGCCGAGATCAACTCTGGCATATACATTAAGAAGAATCTTAAAAGTAGGGTTGCAATGTGTGCTCCATCGGGGTCTGCATCGGCCAAGAATATAATCTTATCTAGTTTAACTTTAGATATATCAAAATTCTTTCCATAGCCACCACCGATAATTGTAATAATCGATGCAATCTCTTGATTACTTAGGAATGCAGCTCTACTTGTCTTAAATGCATTAGGCACTTTACCACGAATAGGGAAGATTCCTTGGCATGTTGCATCTCTACTGTTTTTAGCAGAACCTAAAGCCGAGTCACCCTCAACAATAACCAATTCAAGGTTTTTGTTTCCAGAAGGTGCTACATATTTTTTAGGTTTGCCTGTTAATGCACTAGCTTCATAATTATTAGATAGCTTGATCTTACTATCATCGCTTTTCGCTCTGATCTCTGCAATCTCCTTGATGCACTTACAGACTTTCTGTAAATCACCAGGACTCGTCTTTGCCCACTCATCTAAGGATTTAGCAGTTAAATCCTTAATATATTTTTGCATATCTTCATTTGAAAGTATGCCTTTAAACTGTCCGGCAAACACCGGATTCAAATGAGCAGCATTAACAATGGCCTTTAAGCCAGTTTTAATGTCATTATTTATTATGCTAATCTTTGATTTCTCACCTAGATAGATTTTATTCATGTAGTTTCGTAGGTAATTGCAAATACCTTCTACGAATCCATCAACATGCGTTCCACCCGTAGTGGGAGTAAAGTTAGCATAGCTGACAATGTCTTCAGCAGACGTTAAATCGCTAGAGTCATAAGTGAATGCAATCTCAGCTTTCATGTAGCCAGTATCATCTTTAAAATAGATAGGGCTTACAAGAGGAGTCTGAGTTCTAATCATTAAAGATGAAATAATTCCATCTTTATTCACTAATTGCTCAAAATATTTCTTATTTCCATTCTTGTCAAAACCGATAAATTCAATCTCATCCCCAATATTCATCAAAGGATAAACTTTAAGAACAAGATCTAAAATATCTTCACAAGCAAGATTTATTTCATCCAAGACTGAAATATCAGGGATCATATGGATAGAAGTTCCTTGACGTCCTTCAGGACAAGGGATCACTTTTTCACCCTCCGCCCAAGGGATTCCAGCAGAAAAATGAACGTGCCTTGCATTTCCAAGCACGTAAGATTTAATATCAAAAGAACTTGATAATGCCATAGCAACACCAGAACCTACTCCATGAACACCTGATGTATATTCATAAGGTTTTTTAGAGTAGTTTGAACTGGTATGCTGACTAGCATAAATTGTAATTATCTGATCATGAGGAATACCACGACCAGTATCTTCAATAGTTGCAGATTGATCTCTTTCGTCAAAGACTAATCTTACAAAATGACAAGGAGATTCTTTACGAATAGCCTCATCCACAGCATTTTGAAATATCTCACGAATACATGCCTTCCAACCTACATTTCCTTTAGCACCTATATACATGCCAGGAAACCGGCGAACAGCTTCTGTAAAACTTTCAATATGCTCAATTTTGTTTCCATAATTCTTTATGCTTTCTTCAAAGTCATTTAAAGTTTCCGGAATGGTTTTCTTTGTACTCATAAACTTATCACCTTCCTTTTAATTCATTGTTAATTGAGCAGTTTAGATCTATCTTCTTTTGAAAAATGAGCTAAAATTGCATCGAAGTATCCTTCCTCTCATATATGTATTTTTCTCATTACTTCATGATTATAATATATAAATGAAAAGAAAAATATAATTTGAATTAAATTAAAAGAGAGGTAGCACATTCATGCTACCTCTCTTTCGAGTCTAAGTTCAACTTATACGTTGAAAACCTGCTGCTGCTGAACCTCGCCCTGCTGAGTAGCAGGAGCAGCTGCGGGTGCTACAGCGGGAGCGCCAGGAATCATACCAGGTGCAGGTGCCGCTGCAGGTGCGGAAGGAACGGCTCCGGGAGCGCCGTAAGCCATCGGATTATTGTAAGCATCGTAGCCAGGAGCTACAGGTGCGGCAGGATAACCATAGGGTGCTGCAGGAGCAGCGGGATAAGCGTATGCAGGAGCTGCAGGCTGCTGATAAGCAGGAGCGCCATACATGCCGCCGTAAGGATTGCTAAGAAGGGTCTGCATTGCCTGGAAGCCCGAGTAGCCAGGAGCCATCGGATTTACGCCGGTAGGTACGTAGCCCTCATACTTAGCGAAGTTCTTGATTGCATGATCCCAAAGACCTGCGAACTTCTTGAGGAGCGGAATCATCTGATAGTACTGACGAACCAGCTCTTCAGGAGCATCGAGGTAAATGGTCTTACTGGTCTGAAGCATGTCGATAAGAGTCTGAACTGCCTTATCAACTTCCTCACGAGTTGCATCACACATCTTGAAACGCTCATGACAAATCGTGCACTCCATAGTGCCCTGATCGTCAACTGCGATAAGCGTGCTCTGTCCGTTCTTTTCCTTGTGTGTGCAGACAGCTGCCCAAAGATCTTCCTGCGAAACCTTCATGTCGAACGCAGCGCTGTCATTTCTGAGCTTTGCAATCTGCTCAGGAGTCAGCGGCTGAGTATTCTTAGCCATGGGACGCGGAACGCTATAGGCGTAGCCGAACTGCTGGGGGTTGTTGTAGTTGCTGAACATGTTGGAATCCTCCTAAAATAAATTTATTTTGTTTTTTGATTTTTGTGATCTACACATATCAACAAATCAATTACAATTTAGTTGCTTAGATATTAAATTCTAATCTCAAAAATTGATATCTGTATCTCGAGGTCACCAATATAGTATATTGTTATTTTTTAGTTTGCTATGTGAAAATTTACAATATATTTTGGCAACGGAAACAAGTACAGGTCAATCAACCTGTACTTGTTTGTTAGTTTGTTTTTAAAGTGCAATAACTTTATTGAGGCCAGTCGTTTCATGAACGATAACTCCATAACCTTGGAGAATATAGTCCTCGTGTACCTCAGTATTATAGCTACCGCCAGAGATAATAATCTTATCTGCTGCGGATTCGGGCCAAAGATTGCCATCTTTATCATATGCTGCAAATGCAAGAGCATTATCAGATGTAATCGTACCTCCATGAAGATGAATACTGGGAACGCCTCCAGGATATACACAGTAATCGGCAACGATAGCATCACCGGTGCAATAGCAACCATTAGCGCTATGCTTATACTCTGAAGCAGGTCCAATACCGCTAATAAAAGCATCATCCTCTACTATAAGCTCACCTGCCTTAATATAAATAGCAGTATTACCTATAATCTGGGAATTGCCTTTAATTGTAAGCTTTCCGGAGTTGGGCCAGTAAATAGCACAGTCAAGTTCATTAATTACTATGCCACCGTCGATTGTAAGATTAAGCTTATTGCTCTGATCAAGACCATTGCCTTGAATTGCTGCGAATGCACCAGTTTCAGTCTGTACGATACCATTTACAGTAACGTCAACATTATTACGTACAAATAGTGCCACATTATCAGTTGATACTATAGCAACCCCTGTACCAATAATAACCTCTGCCGGCTTCTCATCATCACCAATTGCCGAAATAGTCTTTCCAGAAGATTTAATTTTACCAGAACCGACAATTTCAAGCTTGGATCCTGCATTGACAGTAAACAAAGGTTCACTACTAGAACTTTCAATATCATGCTTATTCAAATTAATAGTTGCAGAAACATCAGGTTCTACATTAATTGGAGCATCGAGAACTACGTCCTCTCCAATAGTAAGAACGTCTCCATTATGAAGATCATTAAGAGCTTCGGCTACAGAATTATAATTAGCAATTGTTCCATCCTCTCTAACCGTTTGTGCACCAGAAATAACAACAGCTTCTCTCTTAATTCTGCTAGTATGCATAGGAATTGTCTTAGGATTTGTATTCCAATGAGGTTCTGCATCCATAGGCTGCTGAGCCTGATTTGTAATACTTCCGAGGAAGTTTTCAATAGCAAATTTCTTCTTTTCTTCGCTAGTTTTGATAAATCCATTATCCATAAATGTCTTAAAGTTAACAGCACTAAGAATAGATTCAATCATATTAATTTTGTCATATTCTGCAGTAATAACTTTAATGGGGAAATCAGCCTGGGACTTCATATCATCATTAATGCAAACAGCAGTAATGATCTTATTATCATCATCCCAGAAAATGCAGTCTTTACTTGTTACCAAATCTGTCTGATCATCGATAACAATTTTTAAATATTCGCCGATACACGATTTTCTGCCATCAGGTCTTGTAGCAGGCTGCATCAAGGCATCGCGAATCAATTTAACCTGGTCAAGTGTCATGTATATTAATCCTCCTATTATAAAAATACGAGCTGAGTAAGAATTAGCACAGGACTATGAGAGCCCTGTGCTAATTTCTCATACATCTTATTTAAATGTTGTACTTATACTTTGGCAAGTTGGACGCCAAAACATACAGAAATCCAGTATCTCCGCCAGAGATAGCAATTCTGCTAAGTACATCACGTATAAGTGTATATGCTTCGAAAGTCTTCTGATCCCTTAACAAAAGATTTTTAACCGTAGGATCAGTTGACTGGCCATAAGCGTATTGCATAGCTTGAAGGTGGATAGCGGCATCTTTCAAACGCTTATCAACTTCTTCAATGGTTGCATTTACGAATGTTAAATTCCTAAAGACGTGACCGTCATTAAAAATATTATACGTTCCAAATGCAATGTTGTGAATAATCTTCATGCCCTCACGACCCATTGTACGAGTATTACTCATAGGGTCCGGATTATTCGGGGCTTTTCTTTTCTTGTTGTTATTGTTGTGAGCCATAACATTTATTTTCCTTTCTAATTGTATTTTATTTTTGTTTTAAAACCATTCATTTTGATTTCAATTATATGATATATGCTTGAAATCAAATATTGGTCCCTTCATTCTTCATTGTATTAAGAAATTTATCACGATGCATTGAGGCTTCGAGCATCTTCCTATATTCTACTTGCTCAGGAGTAAGATAGTTAGGCTTATCCTCTATGTCATCTTTAGCATCTTCTGGAACTCCTGTAGTATTATAATCCTCAATATCGAAATTATCTTCACTATAGAAATCCTGAATGCTTAAAAGAAATGCATATAAACTAATGCACTCATTGTATGGAAGTAAATAATACTTCCTGTCTCCAGAATCTGTCTCTGTCTGTTTTGTCTCAGTAATAATTTTAGTGCGATGAATATCTATCGGAACTCCTGATACAAGTTTTTCTTTAATAGTATTATAAGCATCAGTACGACCAAGACAAATATCGTAAATATTTCTATACATCTGATCCATCTCATCAATATGATCTACTTTGTATAGAATAATATATATTTTTTCTTCGACGCTCTTTGTACGAACATCGAATTCCATTGGATTAATTAATCCATCTCTATTAGGCACAATAATTTCTGATTGTTTATTTCTATCCTCATCAAAAATCATTGGCTCTATCAATTTATTTTCATTAGGCATTCTAATGCACCACCTTTATTTTTACTCTGTTATCCATTGGTTTGAGCAAGTAAGAATATTTGCCATCGCTTTTATATTTTTCGCCTAATTCTTTAGCCTCTTCATATTTGGCAGTACCCCTCTTCAAACCATCATTTGAAGGGAATATAGCCACAATATATCTATTATAGTAATTATCTGTCATAGCAAGTTGAGCTAATTTGATAGCTTCTTCAGAACTTTCTATGTCCTCATATAATGGAATTAAAATAGCATTATCAGAATCAATATATGCTACAGAATATTTTGTCATAATTATACCTCCTTAATAATACTTTCGATTCTTCTTCACATAAATACATTTATTGGAGAATCTGCTTAAAGCCGTATAATTTAATTGACGGGTATTGCTAGGAATAAATTCTTCAAAATAAACTCCAGTTTTCCATTGAGAACCCTGTGCAACATGCACAGTTTCAACATAACCAAATTCAAAAGCTTCTCCATAGCAATAATTAAAATTCTTCATATCAGCTCTTTTTACAGGGTCAGTAGTAAAGAATTGATAATCTACTGGTACATCTATAAATGGCTCTGGCCCCAAATCTGGCATAAAGTCAATTTTAAAGCACTTACCATCAAAAGATGATACATCGGGTTTATTTAATACGCGGCCAGTTAAACCATTTGTGAGATTAATTCCGCCTGCAGACAATCTCCAGTCATTAATCTTGCAAATTAGTTTCTCACCTTGGTCTGGCATCTTACTCTTTTTACCAAGAACTTGATACCTAATAAAATCGGTATACTTAGTTCGTGTTTCATTTTTTGCACACAGTACAACTCCAGCAACTGGAAGTATTCTATGAGCAATTTGTTCAAAATCTTTTTCTTCTAAAACAAGGACCTCATTCCCATACACTCCCGTGTGTATGGGAAGCCCAAGTTTTGCTCTTTGGCATAAATAGATTATGGCAGAACCTTTGTACTGCCGCATAATTTCATCAAGCACATAAACTTGACCATCAGCTAAAAATGCCGGATTATCTCCAACAGGAGGAAGCTGATCCAGATCTCCAGCTACCAAAACTTTCTTACCTCTAGATAGAATATCTTTTCGCATTCTATATGGAACGGTTCCTGCTTCATCAATAGCTATTAAATCTATCTCAGGAAGCTCTTTTGGAATCTTTTTGAATGTCACTTCAGGTCTATTGAAATACGGATTTATAACAGGTTTACCTGTACCATCAAAAACTGGTCTTTCTACTATATCATAAATCCAAGAATGAATAGTCTTAGCATTTTCAAGACCTTTTAATCTCATATTAATCGCTGCTGCTCCCACATAAGCCATGGGAGCAACTCGCTCGCGATCAATACCTATAGCATCTATAATAGCATCCATAACGACCGATTTTCCTGTACCAGGATTACCAGCAAATTGAAATACTTGTTCAGATGAATTATGATACCACTTTACAGCTTGATCTACAATAAATTGCTGTTTATCTGTTAATGGAAACTTTCTTTTTTCTGCCATTTTTAGTCACTCCTTTACTTTTTACGCCAGTATTTTCAGGAGGATAATCATACTCGCTGAGATCTACAGTTCCTTCGCTGTCATTAAGCTGCATAATAATATCTGCATACTTAAGACTATCTCTGCCATAAACCCCAGAAGTTAAAACTGTTGAATCGCTAAACTTACATTCAACTTGTCCAGCCCCTGCTTTCTTATTAATTAAGTAGAAGCTATTGCAATCAACTCCAGTCTCATCTGCATGCTTCTCTAGGAAGAATCCAAAGAGCTGGTTCATCATTTTTCTATTATTAAAAGGATCAAATTCTGCAGTAGAACGACCATATGCTGCACCAGGAGCCATAATATCAGCACCATCAATGCGGATAGCCATACCGCTATCTTGATCATAAACCCTATTATCGGGTCCAATATCCAAGCCAATCTCTCTCATAATAGCGAGATTGATCTCCTTATCTTTTGCATTCATAGTAATAATTTCCTTTCGAAAATAAAATTTAGTTCTTGAGCTCTATCTGGCTCAAGAACCACAATAATTCAAAGAATCAAATTAATTCCTCGAACAATCATTTAATAGATGGTTATTATTAGATTAATAATTAAAGGAGGATTGATACAATGCTACCTCAAAATACGACAACAATTGAAGACTTTATCGATGCAGGTAGAAATACAAATGTAACCTATTTTGATATGTCTTTTAGAAATATGATGGAAAATGGAACATGGGTATCTATAAAGAATGCTGTATCTGACTATATCCAAGAGCTATCCAATGTTTCTGTTTCTGTAAAATTAAGTGAAGAAGATCAAAAAGCCTATTTCTATAAGCCAAAACTTCTTTGCTATGATGTATATGGAAATCCAGAACTTTATTATGTAATTCTTCTTCTAAATGATATGGCCGATGTGAAAGAATTTACAAAACCCGTTATCAAGATGCTCTCTAAAGAATATATGTCTCTTGTCATGGGATATATTTATGATGCTGAAAGAGAAGCAATGGAATCATATAATGATACATGGGATAATTAAACGGACAGAACCTTTTAAAGGTCTGCAGGTATTTTGATTCATCAAGATACCTAAAATAAACGGGATAGAGCTATTGCTAGCTCTATCCCTATCTATTTATAAACTACTACGATTATAGAAAATCATTGGCTCAATTAAGTTCACAGAATAACTCTTATCTGCTTCTAATTCTTCAATTCCTCTACTCATAACTTTAGCAGAGAAAATATTTGATTCATTAGAAATAGATTTCATTATTTGACCCATATCCATAATCGTATTAGTCTGGTACTGAGACTGAGGAGGTAGTCCTCCGATATTTCCAAACGGTTGTTCAGGCCTCATTGTAGTTTTAAAGTTTGCAATTCCTCCAAAATCTTCCATAAGCTTTAAAGCATTTGAAGCAAATGGTAAGTATACAAACTCTCTATTTCCTGCATTATATCTTATCTTAATTCTTTGTACACCAAGGAACTTTTCCCCATTCTGAGTAATTTCTGGTGCAATCAGGAATCCGGCATCGATATTATTCAGGATAAGCATCGATTCACTAATATTAGAACGACCAATCAATCTAACAAGATCGGACTTACTAGCCTTTCTACCTTCATCTATATGCTTCGATGCATCTCTATTAAGCTGAGCAACTGTAATTACAGGAATATCTTTAATTTCTGCAAATGTTTTAAACTCATCTACAATTGCTCCATATTCAAGACGAGTATCTTGTAATCTTTCAGTTGAACGAATACGTCCAATATAATCCTGAAACATTGCAATAACTTCCATACCCTGATCCTCAAGATCTTCTGTCAATGAATACAAATAGCTTGTATCGACAGAGTTTGATGGCTTGAATTTTATAATCAAGTCTATAGGCGACTCATCAGTCAAGTACAATTCACCTTCTTCTCTAAGCATATCAATAGCTCCCTTAGGAGAAAGATCTGTCATTGTATTTCTATTTGTCGCCATTCCAAACAATCTCTCTACAGACTCTGTGACAGTATTTTCCATAGTCAATAGTACAACACATGGTCTTTTAGTTGGATCTTTGGTTTTATAGTCTTTATTATATTTCTTTAACTGATAAATCATATTAAGTATGATTGTTGATTTACCTTCTCCAGGAAGACCAAAATAAACATAACAACGTCCATTTTCAAATCCTCCACCAAGAAGTTCATTCATACCTTGCATACCAGTTACAAGTTTACGTCTAGGTGAGCTTAAAGTATTATATGTATCATACATGATATCTTCAAAGTATCCATCACGCAAACTAAACATTTCTTCAGTTTGATTTTCATTCTTTGACCTTCTAAAATCATTCTGAATATTGTTGATGGCTTTCTCAAATTCGGCAACCATCTCGGCCTTGGACCCATAATCAGCTGAACGAATTCTTGAGCATAAGTCCATAAGAATATCTACATTATTAAATACATGCGAGTACTTCAATGCTTCAGAAACCATGTTATTCATCCATGATACTTCAGCACTTGAAAGTCCTTTAAATTCATCGAGATTTATGATTCCATCATCTGAAATTATGCCTCCGTTTATATGAGACATAATCATATATGGATCTGTTAAATTAAATTGAAGTCTAGCTTCTATGCCTTTTTTGATAAAAGCTATACGTTTTGATTTTTCCGAATCATTAATATAATTATCCGGTTTTATCAAATATATCAGATTACGTAAGTTTACTAATTGTCCACGTCTAATCGTTTGATTATCGCTTACAATACACTTACACATGATATCTAAGGTTCTGAGATCAAGATTCATGTCAAGTTGTTTATTAGATTTAACAACAGAAGATCCTTGACCAGAGTATTTGGCTCTTCGTTCAAAGTTCAAGAATCTCACCCTTTCATTTTTATAAGTATTGATATGTTTTAAGAAATATATTTAACTACAAAATATTTCCTAAACGTGCCTATTTTAATGGGTTTAGGACTATTACAACCCTCCTGCAAGAACGGCTTTAAGTCGCTCCACAGTGATATATTGACTGCCCATATTATGATTAATAAACTTTACAAATTTTGTATAGCTATCCATCGTAGGGTCGAGTAGAAAGTCTAAATCAGAATACTTCGATTGAATTTCTTCGGTAGTATTAATTTTTGGCCCCTCTTTGTCTACATATCTTTTAATATTGACGAATTGGTTATTTGCATAATACTGCTCAAAAATTTTCTGAGTTGCAGGATCATTTAATCCGGCAAAATCAATTCGTATATGATCTTTTCCATTTAAAAGAACTGTATCTAGATAGTTGAATACAGCTTTAGGGTCTTGATATTCAAGTGTCCTAATATCTATTGTATCATATCTAAATGATTCAATTGGCATAAACTCTAAATGATGATAGCCATTGATTTTATCATGAAGTACAATACAAAATCCTTTATCTTCCTCTTCTCCAAATTTATATCTTATAGGATTAGAGCAATAATATATATATCCATTTAAGCACATTGCCTTATGTACATGGCCACAAATAATTGGACCACGGCATCCAGCAAAGCTATCGATAGAAAATACGGGATATTTCGGCGAATTAAGATCTTCTCTAACAGCTCCATATACTGAACCTTGAATAGTTCCATGGATGAAAGCTGTGTCATATTCATCCTCTAAAAAGAACTTATAATATTCTTCTCCCTTTCCATAAAGCTCGGGAATGCAGAGAATTTTAAGCCCTTGCACATATTCCATATGCACATTTTCTACAAATCTAATATCTAGATTTTCCATATTTGCATAATGATGAAACAGCTTAAGTTGTCCAGCATCATGACTCTCAGTTCCAGATATAAGTATTAAAGTTGCATTCTTTTGAATACAGAGACTAACGCATTCATTCATAAACTGAATAGCATAATATACAGCCTGTGAATTAGCTAAGAATTTCTTATCAAACAAGTCTCCATCTATAGATAAAATATCAAAATCAATAAGAGCAATTTTGTTAATAAACTGCTCCATCAGTATATTATATTCGGTTTCAGGATCTATGCAACCGAAATGAATATCGGCAATGTGAACTTCTGTCACATAGCCTTTATATGGTTTTGAATGCTGATAATAAGTCATAAATACCTCCATATTGATAAAATGAGGAGAGACCCATTGAGAGTCTCTCCTCAAACAATTTGGGTAAAGACTATGGCAAGATATACCTTAATCTCTACTATTTTGTTAGCGTTCTTGTAAGTATTCAAAACAATTTATCTGGCTTCATAGCAGCGCCAAAACAGGGATAGCATTTTAGAATTAATGATTTTAATCACCTGCTCAAGAAGCATTTCTTCATACGGTGTAGGCTCCATCTCCCATTGTTCATGGGAAAAAGAAAGAGCACTTCTTAGCTTATTTCCATTGAGTCTATCAATCTCAAGAGCAACTCTTTGAGCATTTGAGTATAGTTTTATAACTATAACCGACTCATTTGTTATAATCTTAAAACCATTCTGGCCTCTTTCATATTTTCTGGAAGAGTAAAGAGATTCCGAAGATTCTGTAGAATTATCGAAGAAAAATACCTCTTCGGCAAATTTGATAAAGTCAGCCATTTTCCAAAGCATTCCAAAGCTAGGACTGCCATTTGAAATATCTTTTACAAAGCGTCTAAGCTTCTTCTGATACTTTCTATATTTCCACCAACCTTTAAATCCAGTTGGCTCAGGAACTTTTTCGTATATCATATTCATGAATACGTTCGTAGTTTCTTTTGTGTTCATTTTAAATACCTCTCTTTCATTCCATCGATTAAAGCTTCAATACATGTGGTATATGCATTAGGAATAATGTGAAAAAGAACATTAATCCTGCGACTATCCACATCAATTTTGTCAGAAAGCTCAATGGAATCAATATCTAGATGACAAGTATCATTTCTGCTAACTGGTTGCAAGTTATCTTCAAATTTAATAGAAAAGTCTATTTTAAGATGACCAGTATTATCATACTCATTATCCATTCCAGCTTCTATTGTAATTTGATTAGATTCTGTCAACCCAAGTGAAATAATTGATATCATAGGCCATCTGGATTTAGCAATTCCTTTATGACATATAATAGTGCAGCTATCTCCGAGATCACCATCATGGATAAATCCCATTGTTTGCGCAGTATCGTAGAGTAATGCAAGATTTATAATATCAAAACTTGTATATTTTTGTATCCCAGATTGCCTATTATAAAGTGCATTTTTGCATTTTTGGATTATTTTACGTATTTTGATCTTTTTAATTATCTTCCATGCATTAGAGTTTTTAATTTCTTGAATTTCATAAATGAATTTGATAAGAATATCTGCCATAAATCTATTTTCCATAGTTACTCTCACCACTTATATCTATCAATGCCAACGTAATATCTATTATAATAATACGATAGCATTCTGGCAAGAACTTCCATCATCATAGATGCAGCCTGCTCTTTCCAAATATGATAATTCATTAACTCTGCATGCCCAATAATATGATCTCTATCCGTAATATCATAAGAGCAATATTCAACACTATTGATGTTGCTAATATTGATTTTGACCTGCGAATCATTGTGCTTATAACTAATGCAAGCATTTGCATCGGAAATAACAATCCCAGATCCATCATTAAAAGAAAATTCTGTAAACCCTACATCATCTCTAAGAAATCTTAAACATCCACAGATTATACCGTTATCAATGTTTCCTGTTCCTTTCGGATGCATTCCAAAAAAGAAATGATATGCTTCATCTCGAGGATTTACTCTTTTTTCAATAAAAACTCTTTTGATTCTTTCGGTAGTAGTTTCAAAATGAGTATGTATTGCCATTAAGAACACCTCCCTTTAAAAATTTTCTTAAATTGCTCTTCTGCTTTGACCACATTATAAAACCCATAAACTAAAGATAAAAATGTTTCTTCGCAATGGAGCATAAAATCAGCATGCTCTTGAATAGAAAAATCCAAGAGATACTCATTAAAACCAGGTTCCGCTTTATCTAGTTGAAGCACTATAACTCCATCGATCTCAATGTTCAAAACTCTTGCGAGCATAAACCTATAAGCAGCAAGTTGACAAAAATATGAGAAAGTCACATGGTTACTAGTCTTAAAATCAACCAGATAAATCTTATTTCCTATTTTCAATAAGGCATCTAGCGTGCCACCAAACCAGCGACAAGCTAATCGTTCTTCAATAAGAATAGGTTCAATAGGTAGATTGAGAGTTATAGTTATCTCATCATACCAAGATAAAAATCCTAAAAATGGAATATTATCTTCTGTCTTTAGTTTCTTTTTCAGAAATCGTTCAATAGCAGCATGAGCCAGTGTGCCGGTGTGCGCTGCTTGATCCAAAACTGTTTTGTATCTTAGTCCTTTAAAACCAAGAGCATTAGCCCAATACATTAATGCATCTTTGTGCATCATTCGTGAAAGTATCTCTGTAACTCTCGGAACTCGCACATTATCACTGTTTACATAAGGGCTTTCATCTTGGTCTGGAGCTGTATAATTCATAGAACTAAGCGCTTCAATCATCAAGCTCATATGTAAAACTCCTTTTATAACTTTATTATAAAAGTGTTACAGGCTTGATTTTTAATAACAAATTATCCTTGAATTTGCTTCATATAGCGTCAACATTTCATTAATTAACAAAAATAAAGGAGGTTTTTGCTATGGCTAAAACATATGCTGGAACTTATCTATACGGTCAGTATTCTCAGTATGAGGAGAAGATCTTTTCGTATATGATGAATGGACAGGAGATTGATAAGAACTCTCCTGATTTTGAAGATATCAAATATGAAGTAAAGAGACGTCAGGTTAGTAATTCTCTCGTAAAAGTCCTTGAATCCAAAGAAGTAATTCTTATGAGAAATGAAGAACCTCTCTCTAAAGCATTTAAAGTTTTCTGTGCAAAAGATATTAAGGGTCCTAAGAAGGATAAAATGAAGGTATTTATTGATTGCAGTAATATTATCACTATCGATGATGCTAGTGGTAGATATGTTTGCAAGGGCAATAATATCGATATCTTCATCTCTTACCTTGTATCTGCTATGCATACTCTTATTTATTATGCAGATGAGGATCGTATCTGTTCTAATGCAAAAGTTATGAGCACTGGAGCTGCGGCATTTGCATCTGTATTTACTCATGTTGTAGATTACTGCTGCAAGATTAGTAGCATGCCCTCTACCAAAAATAAGTGCATGTATCTTACAGCACTCTATTATCTAAGTAATATTCTAGGCAAGGATCATACTTCTGAAGGTTGCCGCCGTATTGCTAAGAAAATTTCTGGCCTCTCCGATAGAGATGCTGGAATTGTAGATATTCAGATTAAGTCTGAGTCTATGCTTAATATTAATTATTTTGTCCAGACTCTTTCCACGGCTCTTCATCTTAATAAACTAACTCTTGATGTTGTTGTTGAAAGATGGATGAATATTTATGGAACAGGAACCGTGTTTGCTCTTGAGATTTTCCCTGCATTTGCTTCTATGATTACAGACGCATATGTTGGAGCATATCTCAATAACCAGAAGGCAGTTGAGAAAGTTGCCGGAACTAATATGACAGAATTTACAAAAGTATTGCTTATGATTGGGGCTGAATCTATATGAAAACAATAATTGACACTATTAATTCCTATATGCCAAAATCAGCAGATAGGCTTAAGAGTGAGCAAATTTATTATACTCCTCAAGTTAGAAGCGATCAGATTGCATATGCAGTCAAAGAATATATCGTGGGTAGCGAGAGGAAGATTTTAAATCAGATCAATCAAATAGGCCTTAAGCTGAACTATTTGGATTTCTACGATATCCAGTTTGCAGATTCTAAAAATATTCGTAATTTTAGAAATTATAACGAAAAGTCTACTGGATTAAATACATTAGTGACTAATAGAATCATTAAACCAACTCTGTTATTCATTAATGGTCATTTCATTCCCTGGGAATATATCCAGGTTGCAATTAATAATAGCAATTACTATTTCATCATTACAATTCCTGATAATCAGGTTTTAGCAGAAATTGCAATTGCTCCTATTTACGTACAAACAATTGCACTTCCGGAGTGCTTTAAATATGCGAAAACAGATAGCCAACTTTGGATTGATATGAATAAGAATGACTACTTTGGTCAGTCTATTCAGCTTTTCGGATTTGATGTTAATGGAGTATATACTCCGTATGCTGATGCAAAGTATGTATTTTATAATGCAATGCCGGTTATGGTAGATCCTTCTGCGACACCACCTAAAGTAGCTACCTATTATCCTACAGTGCAGTTTGGTTCTTTTAGATCTTCAGAGCCTATTCTCGGAAGAGAAATTCTCACAGATACCAGTATCAAACTCTATAGTGAAAATGTAGTACTGTTTACAAATGGTCTATTAACTACTGGTGAAATAAGAAAAATAAAGATAGCTAGATATGCTATCAAGAATAACGACATTGCTCCTTTAGCATTGGATGAAGAAGACAAGCTCGAATTCTATGAATTAGATGGAGACATCCCATCTGTTCCAAATATTGTTTTTGATTCTGTTGTTTTAACTATTGCTGATGGAGCAACAAGTCCTGAAGGTTATTGGGATTTTGTCATTAGCTATAATGTAAATTATACAGATAATGCTGATAACCTCTCCAAGCTTAGTACTTCCGAAATTGCTAATCTTGTAAAGGAAGGAAAAACTGCTGAATACTGGAGTGACCTATCTAGTCCGCTGCAAATTTCTATGGACAGAACCAAGTCCTATGAAGATAATGTAAGTGCTGCTATTGATACTCTTCTTCAGTATGATAAATCTATTTTTAATGAATGCGTTCAACTTCATTCCAATATTGAAGTAGAAAATTATTCTTTTGATGATTTTATGAATACTTTTGTTAAAGGAAGAGAACGCGCTCATATTAATCTTAAGAATGGTCAGGATAATGAGGAGAAAGTTCTTCTTATGGTTAATGGAGAGCTTTATTCTGAAAATATTCATGCTGAATATAAAGCAAACACAATAATCATTCCTATTACATCTATTCCTACTGATGCAAATATTGAGATTATAAGATTCGGAAATGTTAATAATAATGTATCCGATATCATGATTTCTGATGATTCTGCATTTAGAGCATATGATGATAAGTACGTGAATGAAAATACAAAGCTATTCTCTTCTGAATACACGTATCCAGAAGGTGTAGAGAATGGATTCAACTTTAATCCGGCTGGAGGACAATTCTTTGTTGTAGATAATACTATGACTAAGGATGAATCTGGTAAAATTAAAATAAGTCTTGCTGATGAGCAGTATTATGGTAAATTGCTTAAAGCTGCTCATAGTAATAGATTTGCTCATGTTCATGCATCTATAGCATATGAAGGAGAAGAGTTTAGATTTAATCTTGGAACCCCTTTCAAATATTGCTATGATGAAAATAGATATATGGTATTTATTAATGGACGCAGAATATCTCCGGAGTACTATTATTTAGCTATTCCGAATTCCCCAAGTGTTCCATTTACAAGTACGCATATATATCTCAGATTTGCTATCGATAATGAAGCAACACTCGATGTCATTTATACTCCAACCGTTATTCAGGATATTGTTCTGAATGCTACTCTTAAAACTAATGGCAATATTATCATAGATAAGAAGCTGCTTGATTATGGACTTAGTTCTGATATGTATATGGTTTGGGTTAATGGTAAAAAGATTGCTAAAGAAGATATTGTCGATATTGATGCTACCCATATGAGAATTATGTCTGCCGAAGAATCTATTAAGAATTTCTGCGTAAGTAAATATATTGACTTTGCAGCAATTTCTGAAAAATTCAAGAGCAGCGATAAATCCAATTGGGAGAAAGTGATTGCCAAAATCATTAACTCCAATGCTGAATCTATATTCGGTATTGAGAAGAATATAAATATTACAGATACTGAGGTTGACATTTATAGCGAGACTCTTTCAGCAAGTGAAGTTATGACTCAGCTTGTTCGTGAGCAGTATTATGCTAACCCTGTAGTAGATGTAACTAAGGACTTTGTATTTAATTATGCAGCTGCGAATATAATTGCCGATGGAACCGACTCTGCTGGTGCGGTAATTCTTCCTGTTGCAGATGCAGACAAGTATACAAGTCCTAAGATTAAAGATCAAACTTATACATCTGAAGAAGAAACCGGCGTAACTTATCCGGTTGAGGAAGAGGAGGTATAACTAAATGATGACTCAACAGATGATGAATGAACTTGATAAGTTCTTTTCAGAAAAAACTATTACAGATGTCGATAGAAATACATATCTTGTATGTAATTTAAAAGATGCTGTAAATAAGATTACGATATCTCTTGTATTTATGAGAGATTGGCATAGTATTGAAAGTGATAGCTATAATACCGTAGCTGTAGTATCCAAGGGAATTGTGTTTACCTTGCCTTGCTATTGGGTTTCTATTCCTAGAGAATTGGCTATCGAGTATATTACTGCTATTATCGAAGACTTTTATACTGAAGAGTTGCCGACTTGGCCCGGATTTGAACATTTAAAAGGATCTAATAATTCTAATAATAATGAAAGTGGATCCGGAGCTAATAATGGATGTCCCTGTCCTCGTAATTAAAATAAATAAGGTGGATAGAATATTCTATCCACCTTGTATTTTTATATAACTATAACAAATTTGTAAAGGCATTGCCTTAATTATCTTATTGGAGGAGGTTCTGGAATTATGAGTAACAACAATGATTTTTACAACCAGAAGTTCGGTACAAGCCGAACTAGCGATTATAACGGGAGGAGCCAGTCTCACATGGGCACGGGGATTGGTAGTTATGATCGTAGAATGACAGATTGCCCTTTTCAACTCAATCAGGTTGTAAGGCATATTGCTACTGGAATCAAGCTTGTAGTTATTAACTACGGACGAGAGCAGGTTGAATGTAGAAAGCCCGATCTTAGTGCGGACTATTTCTATCTTCATGAGCTCGAAGCTATTCCTGAAGGTGAAGAAGAGCCTGTAGCAAAAAATACCACAAGAAAAAATAAAAGTCAGTAATGAAAAAAAAAGAGAAGAGGAGTCGTATGACTCCTCTTCTTTATTCTTTATTAATATTATTGAGAATATGTGAAAATTCTCTAGCAGCATTACCTCCACTGAGCTTACCAAGGTATCTGTACTTGATTCCCTCTCTTTCAAACATAGATCCACACATAGGACAAATCAAAATATCTTTTCCAGGAGATATGCTGTTATGCTCTAACACGGCTGTATCACAATGAACGCAATAAATCATATTATTCCTCCTTTTTAATTCCATATTTATTGAAACTATATGGAACACAGTAGAATTTGATTTCATCATCTGTATTAACTGTAGATGTTGATTCAAATCTTATATGACCATTCTTGACAATAATTTCTGTAATATAAGATGGAATACTCTTTTTGATTGGAATAAATGCGAAATTCTCAAATCCCTCTTGGAGTTCTAATGCCTCAAGCCCATATGTAAGAATTTTGATAGAAATAATTTTTGCCAAATCTGTATGAAAATAAATTTCATTGATAGAGCATTTATCTTCTCTCTGAAATATGATTTCAAATCTATCAAATAATAATTCAGAATTGCGTATAGGTGCCATGATTGTTATAGAGTTTTGATCTGCTGTATCATATGCATCCATGATATTTATAAATGACTTAGGGGTATGCAATACAGAATCATAAAATGCCGTAGATAACTTTGTAAATTCACTTATAACGACTCTCAAATCATCAAGCTTAGTTATCATTCTTATTCTCCTTCCACTTTCAGAGTATAAGGTATAACTGCAACCTTAATCTTTTCTTCCTGCAAAGCTTCCTTTTCGGCATTAGTATAGACATAGAAATATCTATAATCTTCAAATCTTTCTATAAGATTTGAAAAAGAACCATAAGGAACTATGATTGCATCTACGATTACTTTATCAGGATAAAAATCTTTAAGCAAAAATGCTTTATTGATGCTTGCAAGCAATAATTCTTTTCTTCTGCCTCCACTATAATGCCATTCAAAATTAGGATTGCTAAGATCAATCGTTGCATCCATTATTGCATTATCAAAATCAAACACAACCGTATTGAATGGCATTTCAGGAGCAGTATGAATTCCAACAGTATACCCTATAGGGTTGGAAAGAGTAAATGATTCATACTCTTTTCTATTATCACATTCTATTCCGCAGAAGTCGCAGTTATAGATGCTAAGAGCTGTCAGCTCAGGAAATTTGTTAACAAGATTTGTGATAGAATTCATCACTCTTTGAATTGTTAAAACAGTCATTTTATTTCCTTCCTTTTCTTTTCATATGTATATGGTATTTTCAAAAACTCAAACTCAAGTTCTCCAACCAAAGGACACGTAATACCTACAATAAACTGATCTTCAGTTTCAGTAAGCAGGTATGCTTCTTTGGGGTATTTAATAGGAATGTAAAGTGCTTGAGAACTCAAGCCACCAACTGTTTCCCTATCCATAAATAATGAACAGTCATTATCGAGTTTTAGTTGAGGGATATTATTACTACGGAATAACACCTTTGAAGCATGATCGATATCGAACTTTACTTCAATAAGATCGAAATCCTCATAATCTTTACTCAGATGGAAATTATGAGAAAATGTAAAATTTTCATGCAAAAATGTAAATCTCTGAGAAATAAGATATGCATGAATATTATTGCTCTCATTTCTGACAATAATAGATTTTCTATCTTTATTAAAGTCTGAAACAAGGAATTTCTTTAACGCTTTATCCAAATTTCCGATAAAAGCATCGCTTTCATAAAATTCTTTTGTAAATTGCATTTTCTTTCCTCCTGGTTTTAGAAAATTACTCTTCCATTTTTAAACTTAGCAAAATGAAAAGGAATTGCCAAATAATCAACGGTTTCATCATTTTCAGATTTTTCTGAAGCTTGAAAAATGTTGCGAATTTTATGTTTTGCAAAGTTAAAATCAACGCAATCAGTACTTAGTCTGCTACAAGGTAAGTAGAGACAATCCTCTTCATATTTATAAGTAGGATCGCCATTTGTTACATCAACCCTGTAAGCTCTATCAAAATCAAATCTGATTGTATCATAATCCTCTGCTGTATCCATATAGATGACGGAAGCAAATGTTTCTATACCATGATTAACCAAAAAGTTAATGCTGATATATACAATGTCATCCTCTATCTCAATTTGATCAACTGAATCAAATACAAGTTGATCTATACGATCTTTGAGAAATTCGTGAAGTTTCTCAAGTTCTCTTTTTGTGTACTCTAACTTAATCATTTCCATTCTCCTTATGACTATTTTATTTGGTAGTCAATTTAATTATTTATTTCTACGATCTTCGCAGATTTTGAAAGCTTGATCTCGTCTTGTATAAAAATTCTTATCTGTATTTACGAGAGAAGAATCGATATACTTGCTCTTTCCAGTTCTATTGTTTACGAGCTTGTAAACAACTTTTTCTGAATGAAGTTCAACAGACTCTATAGTCCAATGAATTGGAAGTGGGAGGTCATCGGTCACCTCATACATAATATCTCCAGGATGTGCTTTGAATACATATGCATCTCCAAAGCCATAAGATACAATAGTATCTACAGACGCTCCAAGATAATTTGTTGTAAGAAGAGCAATCTCGCTACTAGGAAAGCCTTCAAGCCTTGCTATAACCTTTCTTGCTTCTTCAAAGAACTCTCTGATATCGCTTTTGTTTTCTTTGTTGACCCATATAATAACTGTCTTAGGGTACTTAAAAGTGTGGTGGCTGTAACTGATTAAACATGCGTGTTTCATTTTTCATTCTCCTTTTTGCTCAATGTAATATTTGTGGGCTTTCTTATTAATTTCACATGCTTTTTCCAAACTCGTATAGTATCGGCATGAAGGATTATCTTCATTATTGATACATGTGTTACCTATAGTTTTTGTGATAGCATATGGACGAGTAAGATGATATTTGATACTGAATTTGTCAGCCTCAATTCGGTCGATTGTCCATTCAATAGGCTTATCGAAATGGTAATCAATTTCAAAAATAGAATCTCCTGGGGTTGCGTGTACATGAATAACTGTTGACATTTTTCATTCTCCTTTATTTTATTTTTGTGGATATTTTTAGGGCTTTAGATTACGCCCTTTCTATAAATATAGTATATGCTTATTTGAAATTAAATTTCCATCATATATTATAATATTGACAAAGATAGAAAATAGTACAACTATCCTTTGTAAAATCCTAAAACTACCAAATGAAAAGGAGAAGAAAAATGAGTACTAAAGAAACAACTATCGTAAATGGCGGAGCATGGAGCTCTACAGCAGAACTCAAAATTCCTATGCACTACATGCATGTGGAAATGGAGTGGCTTGAAAAAGCACTCGGAACAAGCCCTAATAATAAAGATATTCTGGGCGAATACATAGCTTCCAAGGCACCTGATGCAAGGTCTATGGAAGAAGAGATTGCTGCTATTGGCACTGATGGTGTTATGGATAAGCAGCTTTGCGTATATCCTAAAGGTACATTTCTCTATGATACCAGTTTGCAGAAATTTGAGGATACTCTCGATTCTGATATTGAGATCATAGATGAAAAATACTATCGTAAGAAGAGTAGAGACGATGTGACTAATCCTCGTATTTATGAGAAGAAAGAAAACATGCCTTTCTACTACAATTATCAGCTTCGCGGATTCTTTAAAGATTCTTGTGGATTGCTGTCTAAAGCAGAAGATACTGATGAGAATGGAAAGAAATCCACCGCAACAGAATCTTCTAAAATTAAAGCCTATAAAAAGGTCGTCGATGGATGCATTTTTGTATTTCCTCGACGCATTCCTATTAAGATTCCTGATTTTTATCTTGACGATGACGGAGTCACCATGATTCCTTCAAGAGATGAAAATGGAAATCTTAGAATTGTTCAGCGTTGTCTTCGAACAAGTGGTCCTAGTGGTGAAAGAGTTGCAATTGCCGCTAGCGAAATGATTCCCGCGGGAAGCCGTATCAGATTTACTATCGGTATGACTTCGTTGAAGTTTAAGCCCGCTATTATTGAGTGGCTTAATTATGCAGCAGTACATGGGCTTTCTGGATGGAGAAATTCTGGTCTTGGAATTTGCCGTTGGAGAGAGATTGATGAAAGATATCTTCCTTATACTGTAGATAAATCTGAAGACTAATATATTCTGATTAAGAGAAGAATTATTTCAAACCGTAAGAATATTCTTCAGGTTTATTAAAAAGATACGGAAACGCTGGGAAGTCAGATGGAAAGGCGAGGAGTTTAATCGAATGCATCCGACGTGATGTGGAGTAGACCGGAGACAATCAGCCGATAAAAGAAATGGCTAGGAGTTGACGGGAGTTCACTAGAGATGGACTAGATTTGAAAAGACAAAAATTGAAGCGGAGTTGAACATACTAGTCTTGAATAGCCATGGAATGGCGTGGATTCAAAATGAGTCACGGCGAAAGGCTACGGGGAAGCTGGGAAGTTAGATGATCTAAACTCAAATGAGGTGGATTAGATAAGATACTCAAGCGAACCGAGTGGCGTGGAGAAGTAGTGAGGAGCCATGGGATGGCGACGACAGGAAACAAAACGCGCGGCAAAGGATCAGATTTGAGGTTAAGCGAGCAGGAAAAGACATGCCTAGCAGACGAAATAGCTCAATCTGAAAAGTTTAGATATGGAGAGGCAGGGAGATCTGCAGAATTGCGTCGATAGGGAGGAGCAAGCATAAGAAATAACGAGAGCTGAGTTGGGATGGAAAAGTCACGTAATGTTTCGAAAAGGAGAGGCGAAGAAAGCCTACGAAAGTAGCGGAATAGATACGGGAAAGAAGAGAACATCACAGAAAACTAGCGACTTGAATCGGCTGAGCTCCGACCAGTACAGTTGTGGACAGCAGAGTATCTGAACGGAAGAAAGGAGAGTAATATTACTCTCCTTTCTTTTTTATGATTTGAACATTTTAATAAAATTCTGGAGGTGGTAAACATATTTACCATCTCTTATTTATTTTTTTTTATAAAATATAAATGAAAGTGAGGAAACTTTTATGGCACATGGAATGATAATTAGCCGAAGTACGAAAACATCTCAGGGGGGGGGGTACATCGGTGATATTAAGTTCACGCAACGTACTGACCTCGAAGATGGACTTTTAGAATGTGATGGCTCTGAGATAGATCTTGATAGAGCCAGTGAAGAATATATGAATTTAGTTTCGAAAGATTCTGCCGGAACAAAGGATCTATTGGATTCTACGATAAATGAAAAATATATAGGATATGAGGATTTTGATTTAACAACCCTTAATCCAGAGGAATCATTTAGTTTCTTCGATCAAAATTATTATATAGACAGTGACAATTTTATTCGCTATGCTCTGTTAAATTATCAAGAAGGACTAAGTATTGCTATGATAAATAATGGTGTTAAAGAAACCAGAGGTATTTTTGGAGATTCATCCATCCCTGGTAGTAATATTAAAATCATAGCTCATAGATTAGACAAAAGTTCAAGAACACTTATTATAGTAGCAATGGCTAATAGTAGCGAAATAAATTTAGAATTAAACTGGGTTCAGGACGATCAGTTTAATTTAAATAATAGTACTATATGTATAGATATTAGGCTATTTATGATAAATGTCGTATTTACTGATGATAATTATAATGCTATACAATCTATATCATATGTTAAAGATGACTCGGCCGCTGTTTGTGGAAATTTATCCAGTGAAACGATAGATCAAGCTTATGAGTCAAATATTGAAGAAAAACTTAATTTTAGAATCGAATTAAGAAGCTCTGTGTTGAATACAATTGATAAAAATAGTTCTTTTATATTTGATATAAAAACAGATATAGATATTGATATTAATGATGGCTATGGAGCATCATTTAGTCATCCTAACTCTATAGGCATGAATTTTAGCAATAACAGCTTTTCAACTATAATACCAGTATATGGAGTTACAGATGATAGTCCTTGGTATAGTTTTACATTAGATTACGATGGGGATATATTAACCAATACAATCTATTCTCATTCAAAATATGAAAATAATAATACTTGGAGATCGTATGTAAATCCAGGATCAGGATGTTGCACAAAAAATGGTTCTATGATTGTGTTAAATGATAACTCTACACTTCCTATTTTCTTTATCATAAATAATAATATTTATATAATTAATGCTAATTATACTGCTAATACGCTTTCTATTTGTAATAATGAAGGAAATGAAATAAATGCTGTGGACGTTGATGCAAATCATCCGTTTTTAATTACCGATTATTATGGATATACTGGTGTTGAATGCTTTAGTATTCATTATAAGGATAAATATTATCTTGCATATACTGATGATTCCAGCACATATTTGTGGTATATCAAGGATGGAGACATCAATAATTTAGACCTTAATAATTACAAAATCAGTTCAAAACGTTTCGAAACCCTAAATAATGCAGATCTAGATTTTGGAGATGCTGATGAATTGTGGTTTCAAAACTGTATAGTTACCAATCTGGAATCAATTCCAACTCTTCCCACGTATACATATGGTCATGTAAAAGTAAAATAATATTTTTATATTAATTTATTGGAGGTGGATAAATAAACTATCCACCTCTTTCTTTTTGATATTACCTATAGATATTTACTGACAGGGGTGTTACGTAAATTCCTCTCTATAGATAATATACCCCATAGAGGCCGAAACCTCTATGGGGATTTTTAATTTATTGCATATTATAAAAGGAATTTATATATTATTCCGTCTTTACATACGCATATCCAGAATCATCATCTGGAAGCGAAGGACCAAAAAGTGATTTATCTTTCGGAAAATAAAGAAATTTTTCATTACCAAATTGATATTCTTTTACGAGTTTTCTATTTAAAGATATATCACCGCCAGACATTGCTTTATTTACAATCTCTTCTAGAGATATAGAGTCTGAAATTTCAACAGCCCTACCAATATTATTAATCAAATATTTTTTCTCATAATAATCAGATTCTAAATAGTATTTATAAGTATTAATAGCCATTCTAGAACTAAGAACTATAGTGCTATTATCTATCATATTTATCAAGTACTCGTTTGTACTTAAAGCTGAATCTGTTGCAGTATAAGAAACATATGGGATATTATTATGCAGTAAAGCATAACCATTTGTAAACACTATATCAACAAAATCATCCTCAAATTCAATAGGATCTCTATTGCTATAAAATAGATATACTTGACTATCTAAAATATCATCATTTTTATAAGATCGTACAATTCCATAGCAATCGTTTTCTGTTACAACTAATGATGTGTCTGAATATTGCGGCAGGTTAAACCATGAATCATACAAAAAATCACTAATATATGCCATATTATTTGTAAATCTTATACTAATAACACCGGGTTTATGATCATTATGCTCAATAACATCCCATATACTTATATATAATGCCGAATCACAATTTTTTGAAATTGCAAATCTATGATTATTGATATCAGAACCATATCCACCACCATCTGCTAGAGTGCTAGAAACTCTAAAATTCGATACACCAGTTTCTAAATTTAAACCACAGAAATATACATTGTCAATGCAAACTTCACCATTTTGATTAATATAGTCTTTATACGTATGAAGCAATATGGCGAAATTATTATTACAAGTTCTGTATGTACATATATGCACTAAGCTTGTATATATTGGAGATTCAGATCCATAATATAGTGAGCCTTTCCAATCTTCAACAGTCATAAAGTTACCAGCATCTATTAATGTATTCATATCGACAATAGTTTTATCAATTTTTTCAAAGACTATATGAATATATCTTGAAAAATGAACTGCAGACCATTCTTCATACAAGAATCCACAGCCTTGGTTATTTCCATTGTCCCAGAAGAAGATATAATTATCGTTACTATGCTCTTTAGAGTCATACAAGTCTTTCATCTGTTGAGACATTCTGGAATAGTTATTTAGATAGGTTTTACACTCTCCGCTAGTAAACACATCCCCATCTGCAAGTGCAGCATATTCTGGAGATATATCAATATAATCGATAAGTGTACCATCGCACCTTTTCCAATCAGGGGTTAATGTACGCTGAGTGTACTTAATATCGCCTATTTTACCCCCCCCCCCCTGATAGGGGAGTTTCCTCGGCTTAGAATTGCATTAGCCATATTAAAATCCTCACTTTCAAAAATAAATAGCGGTGGATAATTATATTATCCACCGCCTCATTAATAAAATGTTGAGAAAATATCATTAAACTTTATATAGCATTTGTATAATTTTCTCCGTAAAGCCTCATAAAGCGAACATTGTATTAAGTTAAAGAAAGGAGATTCGTGTCTTATGAATAACGTTGAAAAGGCTTTATTTGAGCAGATGGAATCTGATAAATTTATCGCTGTCGTAAGTGACGAATTTGACTTCGTAGATAATCTTACAGATCAGCGTGATCTTGAAAAAGTTGAAGATAAGGAGGCTAACTAATATGGCCATTATGAGAAAAAAGGTAAATATCAAAACTACGGTAGCACTCCGTAATTTTACTCCTCCCCTTTATGGTACATATAATGGAGTATATCTTACTAGTGGAGAGATTCTTTCTTGCCTTTGTAAGAGAGCTATTGTTGACGAGGTTCTTGATGATGGAACACTTGTCAGACTTAATATGAGCAATTATTATACTGATAATTCTCATCTTATGAAGAAGCCGACTCTTGATCAGCCTATGAATAAAACTGTAGTAGATACAACCAAGAAGGTAACTTCGAAGAAAGCTATGGCAGAAAAGAAGGTTGATGAGGAAGTAGCTCCTAAGATGGCAGAGCCTGTACAGAAGGTTGAATTTGTAGAGCAGCCTGAAGTTAAAGTAGATGAAAACAATACTACTGATAGCTCTGTTGCAGAAACTGATAATATTACTACTGCTGAAGATATTAAAATTGAAGATGCTAAGGATGTAGATTCTGAGCTTTCCAGCGCAGATAGTTCTGACTATGTAACTAGTGGTTATATTACCACTGCTGAAGATGTAGTTCCGGCAGAAATCGAGTCTGTGACCACTAATGCTTCTAGTGATGAAGTAGTTGTTGCAAATGTAGATGCTACAACTCCTAAGAAGAGAAATTATAATAAGAAGAAATAAAAAAAAGATTACCCGTAGTAGATTATTCTACTACGGGTATTTTGATTTTTATTATGCTTTATTTAACCTTTACATATGCATTCTCATCATTGAGATTGGGATAAGATGGACCATAAATTTTCCCATTATGAATAAGAATAGAGGCATCGCCGAAATCTTTATTTACTGCAAATTTGTCACTTGAAGCAGCCCAGGAATCATCAGGAGAATAATCAAATTTGAGCAAGTCAATAATTTCAGAGCTTTTAAGATTTGTAATATCTTTTATAAAATAGCCTGTTGTACTTCCGGTCATTTTACATACATATGCTTTAGTATATTTACTTTCTAAAACATACGCTGTCTTATTATGATAATCCCAATCGGGAGCATCAGCAGCATTTTCATAATAATTATTAAATATAGAAATCCTTGAGAGTTCATTATTTTCATTATCATAGTATAAATAAGCACGTCCATTATGATCCATTTCTCCATATCCATAATGGACAAGCATACCACTTCCATACTCGTCTACTGCAATTGGGGTTGCACTATTTATAGAATATGCTGGGCCACCAGATCCATCTCTAAGATCGAGATTATATAGTTCACTAACACTTCCGTCTGTTGAATATACTGCTGCATAGTAATATTTACCATAGCTACCAGAGGCATTTGGCATATAATCACCATTATAATATAGTAATGCATATGCATTTTCATCTGTAGCCGACAGTATACAACTACATGTATTCGCCGTACCATCAGAATCTATTGAAAAAACGGAATCATCTAAGTTTATATATTGTATAGTTGAACTATTTAAATCATATATATTAAGAGAATTGCGCACACCGTAATAATCAACCCCAGCAATGAAACATATAGCTTTGTTAAGATTTTTGCTAAATTTAATATATGAATAATTAACTAAATTATTATGACCATTAGAAGATGCAACAGTCCATATCTTATACGTATTGCTATTAGAAGCTATGTCAATAGTATTTAAATATATAGTATCCTCAGAAGTTTCACCATATATACTATAACTATTATATATATGCAATGCTACTCCAATAATATTATTTTTACATACGCAATCTTTAATAGTAATATCAGGATTAGAATACCATGAACCCCATTCTGTTTCTGCTTCTTGATACTCTTCATCTGTATATCCCATGTTAATAGATGGAAGTTCTAATTCTATGATATCGAGATTTATATTTTCAAGAATAATTTTAGGAATAAATTTTATATATCCTTCTATTTTTTCGCAATTTATAAATCCGCTACCTCTCTGCTCGCCATTGTCCCAGAAAAATATCAGACCATCCCAAGTACCAGTGCACGTATCATACTTGGCTTTCATGCTATCACTCATCATAGAATAATTATTAGTTGATTTACACTGCCCATTAATAAATACATCGCTTTCTGCTAATTTAGCATACTTATTACTTATAACATTAGGATCTACCATCGATCCATCACATTTTACCCAGTCATCATTCAATTCTCTCTGAGTAAATTTAATATCTCCGATTTTATCCCCGCTAGCAGCAGGGTTATTTCGGCTAATTATACTTTGTCCCATAAAAGAATCCTCTCTTTCTTA